GGAACGGCTACGGCTTGCCATGGACGCGCCGCCTTTATTACTGCTGGCTAATTCTTACCAACAAGGCCAGCGCCGTTCAATACACTGAAGATCACGTTGCCATTGCACGAAGGAAGTCTAATGTCTAACGGCTTTAATCAAGGTGCTTATTACGGCGTGGCAACAGGAAGTGCCATGAATTCTGCTGGTCTCATTTTCCATTCAATTGGCAAGAACGGTTCTAGCTCGGAAGCACCGGTCTTACCCCCACCAATAGACCCCTCTTGCTTATCAACAACCTCCGCCAAGTGGGACGCCAATTCCACTGTTTGTTTTCAGCCAAACCAAACACACATTAACCTTCTAGAATTCAGTTTGATTGGTAACGTTATACTTGTTTTAATCGTCCTCATTCTCAGGAGAAAGAAAGATGCCTAAGTCCTTAACCCGTTATAGCTGTGTTCACTGCCGAAGTGAATTTGTTTCATTTGCAGATGCCTCTGTCTGTGAAGCTCGACCAATACCCGAACAGTTGTATAAGGAAGGAGATACTTGTTCCTTCGAAGATGAGAGTACTCTGTTTGGGTCGCGTTATTCTTACAGTGGCGACAGTGGCCCAGTGTTGTACGCTTATTTGGCACGTCAAGGTGAAAGGCACATTTGGGTATACGTTTTGAAAGGCCGCTATGACACTGAGTGTTTGGTACTGCTAGCAGAAATCGACGGTAGTACTCGACTCTTTAGCCCGGCAGAATACAAGTACAAACCAGGGTATGCCGAAGTGCTACGCAACAAACACCAAACATTTTAGTAGTAGAAAGGAGAACACTATGGCTTTACGCTGTGAGCCCGGCGACACCTGCGTCATTATTGGTGAAGGGCCTGGGTGTGAGTGCAACATTGGTGCCGTGCTTATGGTAACTGAAATAGATCCCACAGATCCTAGTGCTTGGTTGTTTAAGGGCGCTACTCGACCATTGCTTATGCTTCCTCTTTTACTAGAAGACGGCCTTTCGTACGCAGTGTCGTCATATGACGACACTTTCTTTTTCTACTCTATTCTAGATAAGTACTTAAGACCTGTAAGAGACAAGGGTAAAGAAGATCAAGTGACAACAGCTAAGGACTTGGAGTTAGAGTCATGAGTGACCCTTCTTTATGGAAGTGGCAGGACATGCCAGAAGCTGAACTGAGGTCAAAGCTGCACACAATCGGTATAGACTCTAGGTTTGTTTTCACTACAGTGTTTGATCAGGATGAACTTGATCGTGTCTATAAACCAACCATGCGGGCAATAGGACCTTACGAACACTTAGACATCGAATCGCCTACGTTGGGTTACTCAAGGGTAATCTTTAAACGTAAAACCTTGTACCAGTATTGCCTAAGTGTATGTCAGCCTGACGATACGGATTACGTTGACTTGTCACTAACTACTTTCACTCCGTATGTACCTCCACCGTACTGTCCTCACTCTTACCGTTGCGATTGTTAACTAGGAGAAAGTATGTTAACCTTAGAAAAAGCGTCTTTGGTCTGCTCCTTCACCGATAAGGACAAAAGACATTGGGTCAAGTATAGTAACTACGGCTATGTGGTTGACGTTGATGGCAACGTGTATAGCCTAGTAGAGCAATTCACTCATGGGCTTATACTAGCTTTGCTATTCCCAGATGACTTTAACGCTTGGGTAGCTGAGAAGCCTGAAGCTGATAGGTTCTCTATACCAGATGACATTGAAGAAGTTCGGCCACGCCTGTTTCAGGACTACGAACTTGCACGCAGTGGAGACCTGTCGGCCGTTCGAATTGCTGGTTGCCGTATCTCAGGCTATCCTAGCATTGACCGAGGACCAAAGCCTATAACTTCAGCCCAAGCTGAGTCCTTGCGCGTAATATTCTCAGGAATGAGTCTAAAGCCAGATTCCATTATCGAAACGCAGATGCGTCCCCTACCGCTTAACAAGTGCTGGGACTACCTCTTCAGTGACAACCCCGAAGTTTACGCTATTGACCATAAAGACGAAGGCGATATTTATGACGACAACTCTTGGTGAACACCTACTATCACTACGCAGTATGAGACAAGCCCTAGTTGGAAACATAGAACTGCCTCCTGGCCAATTCTTTGTGCCTAACGAAACATTCTGGTCTTACCTTCAAATGTATAAAGACTTGCGGTTTGTAGACTGTGGTGCAGGTAACGGAGCTACAACAGTAGAAGCTACTCAACGTGGTTTCAGTATGTCAGCTTGTGACATAGCTCACAGGTCTGATTCTTCTGGTTGTGTCATGATGTTAGATGTTACTAAGGGTATTCCTTGGTGCTCTAGCTTGTGGCCAGTTATATGCCGACCTGATCACGGTGGTTGGGCTACGGAAGTTATTGCAAGCGCTTTGTCTAAAGGCGCTAGAGCTATATACGTGGGATTACCATCAAACCTAGACCGCGACTTGTCAGAAGACCAGATAAGCTGCATTCACCTCATCGGCAAGAACGTTGGTAACGCCGGTGAAAACTTTTACGTCATCAAACCTTAACTGGAGAATCAAATGAAAGTCATTGCTCAAGTAATTGTGCTGATCGCTATTTGGGGACTATACGCTGTGGTCTGTGCCGAAACCTGCTCGCGTAAATGGGCACACCTGGCCGAGGCTACTGAATGGGGGCCTCTTCAAGGCTGCATGGTCAAAACACACTTAGGCCGCTGGATACCAGAGTCGGCTGTAATTGACCCCGACGCCCTTAAGACAAACACACAAGGAGAAGTCAAGTGAGTAAGTCTTCCACCAAAGACAATCCGAAAGACGAAGCTCCCCTTCACATATTTGACTGGATTGAAACTCAGGTGATGAGCCGTGACGCGAATGTTAGGTATGCCTGCTTTGTCCTGCACCATAAAACCTTGTCGGCTGTTACGCAGATGGCATACAAGCCTTATATAGAACAACACCTTTTGTTCTGCACGTATGAAGGCCTGCGTTACAAGGTTAACGTCGCTAGCCGTCTCGGTGACATAGGGCTAGCCAAAGACCTTACACGTCAACACGGCTACGACATCCGTGTTGAGGTAACCAAGTGCTCTGACTGGAGTGCAAATCCATGATTCGACAAACACGCCATTACGAGGTGTTTGACTTGCAAGAAGCCATAGACCTCATGACTAAGTATCCTGAGCTTAGAAAACAGCCAGGCTTAATTCAGATAAGTCTACGCTTTGAGGAAGTTCAAGAGATATCAGTGACCAACCTACTGCCCTTTGGATTCCTAGACTTTTGCTATGTTCGTGCCGATCTTCCAATCGAAGTCATCTTTAACAGAGTGTACCCTTATCACATAGGCTATACCAGTGAGCGTTCTACTAAAGACACAAGGACACAGCGTATCCTAGCTCCTAGTAGGCTACAGGCGGATATATGGGCTAAGAACGTTGGCGCAACAGCTTACGTCCAACACCCTTGTGTATCTATTCGATATTCCCGCACTCCTGCGTCATGCATCAAAACTCATCACGTAGAGCTAGCTTAGACACTACTAGGCGTCAAAAATGTAACAAAAACACGTCAAAAATCGTGTTTTTCACTCAAAAATGACGAAAAATCGTTCAAAATCAATGATTTAGCTCGGTTTTTGTGTTACAATAAAGATGCAAACGCATGTGTGGGTAGTCGCATGTCGTTTTACACATCGCAAACTAGCTCACGAGGCTAGGTGGTGTGTCCGCTCTTTAATCCACTATCCATGTCCTAGTAGTACTGTTGAAAAGGAGTTCACCATGCGTGACACTCAGAGCAAGGCCAAGGCTACTTCCGTAGCCCGAGCCTTTAATGGTAAGTTGGTTGGTACCGATAAGGTTTCGGGCCGTGGTCAAGTCACTGTCAAGCTTCGAGGTAACCTCGATGTCAAAGTCAAGTTCTCTAAGGAACGTGGCGGCGAACGTTTTGGTGTCGAAGTAAGTCAGAGCGTTGGCACTGGTTCGATGAAAGCCCGTCAACACTTTTCTATCGTTCATGCCGTAACGCCTTCAGGTCAGCCTATCTGGACTGTTCCTGGAATTGCAATACGCGTGGAAGATCCTGAGAAGGGCTGGTTGGCAATCGCCAAGCACCTTGCAGAAACGAGCCTTAGCTCAGACACTTCCCCGGAGGAATTGTTTCGCGTTGGAGACCGCGTGTCTTTCACTTTCCATTCAAAGCTGGAGATTGGAGAACTCGTTGATATCTACCTCGAAACTCAAACCGCCGTGGTATGGGTCGACAAGAAGTATTTGCGTCATGAGAAGGACGCGGGGCTGCGTGAAGTTTCACTCAAGGAACTTCACAACGTCTAGGAAGAACTAGGACGGAGATAAGTAAGCACTCCTATAAAAGCTTGCAGTCGTTCAAGGTCGGCGTAGAGAAGTAATCAGTCTCTGCGGGACGATTGTCATCCTCTCCAATATCAATCACATCTTTCGGAGTTCAAGTAATGTCTTACCAAGCCCCAGCACTCAAGGCCTACGCATCTGGTACTATTGCTTTCTTTGGCGCTCGCCATCGATACTACCTGAAGCGAAAAGCCTCTGTGTTAAAGCTCCAGGTCCGCAAGGACTTGATGTCTGAGTTCCTGAAAACACAACGAGGTCGACAACTCCTGCAGATCGTTGACATCGTTTCTGTGGGTTACGGCTGGTACGAGATTCGAACGCAAGACTTCTCCCACTTGGACTTCCTCGAAGCAGCCGGAGGTAAGCGTGACGGGTTGCCTTTGTTCATTCGTATGTTCAATCTTTGGATTCAACCTCCCGTTACTGTAAACATGCACGCTAGCAACGATTCAGACTCCAAGTCTGAGCCTAAGCTTAAGGCCGTGATCAAAGGCAATACGATCAGCATGCCTAAGAAGGTAGCTTCGCAAGAAAGTTTGCAGGCTCTTGTTGCTAAGTTTAACTAACCAGGAGATAGCCTTACATGTCTATTCGTTCTTACGCGCTGGAACAGCGTTTGCGATTCATCGATAGCCTCCTCACATACTACGGTAAGTTCAACCGTAGTATGTTGATGGACTACTTTGGTATCAGCATGCCTCAAGCCAGTAAAGACTTGCAGGAATACTTGAAGAACACAAACGACGGCGTCCGCTACGACCTCACGGCGAGAGCCTACGTTACTACACCAACCTTTAAACGCCAGTATCCAGGCGAGGCAAACCAGGACATATCAACATGAAACTCTCTGAACTCATTCAACGCGTTGACCAGTCAAAAGAAAACACCAGCATTGCAGACCCCGACGATTTTACATCGGCTCTATGGTTAGGCTATATTGAAGTGCCTTGTCAAGACTTCGAAGCCAGGGTAAAGGCTTACTACTTGTCACACTGGCTGTGTACGGACAGCTGGGTAGGCCGTACTGTTTACTACATGGACGGTGAGCCTGTAGCTGTAGGCTACCAACAAGGTCGCAAGTGGGATAACGTTATTGAGTTCGTTAGCGAAGACGCTGCGAAAAAGGTACGTGATTACCTGTTGACCTTTCTCTCACAACCCTCTGGTAGCATGCCTCTCGCTGATCTTGACGAGGACCTTGGCGAAGGCTATCAAGTTGAGTATGGTAGCCAGCTTCTCCAGAAGTTCGTTCCTTACAAAGGCAAAGAACGTGAAGTTGTTCAACATTTTGGCGTGAGGAATGAAGGCTCTTCTGACCTTTGGCATGTCGTTGGTCTTCGCATGGACGATGGCTCACAAGAAATTGCCAATCTTGACGACATACTTATCCCTTACCACATCACTGCTACTAAGGAGCAAGCATGAGCTTTTTCAAACCTTTCGAACCCACACCCTTCAACACCTTTGACTTGCGTAAGGGTATAGCCCTTCAGTTTCCTGAATACATAGAAGCTTACTACAAGGCCTCGTCTAATGCTGACTTCTACGGCGGCACAGGCCTGACTAACTTCCGTCCTGAAAGTCTGCACGCCCATATTTTGGCTTTGCATGATTACCGGTTTTTACCTGATCATGCTTCTATCATGCTTTCCTTGTACGGCCTGGAACCTGATTCTTGTAGCGAAGACGGGTACTACCCTCGCTGCGATGACTGTTCAGTTCACTTGATGGGGACTTACACATCTGGTAAGTATGTTAACTCTACTGATATAGACCTTTCACCTTTCTGGCGTCTATTAGAACTCTACGGAAGTCTGTGACTCATGAAAAAGTCTAATCTTGTTTGGGTTGATGTGTCCCTCCCTGAACACACAGCTGGAGGGCACTTGCTTGGCCGAATGTGGTACGGAGGTTTCCTAGAGAAACTAGTTACCAAGGAAGAACGTATAGGCTATCCCAATAACGGTGGCTATCACACCTTGGAACTTCGTCTTAGCCGTGAGGACTTGATTACTTTTGTAGAACTCGTTGCTGCATCCTTTTCTCGCCCGTCAGACTACCTAGGCGTGAAAGAACTCTATCTCAAGATATCCCAAAGCCTGGTTCAACGCGGCGAGTTTCCGCTGCCACCACTTAACTTGTTTGTCGAAAGGAATTGACATGCGTGGTACACCTCATGAAGTATCTGTTCTAGATCAAGTTTGGGATGATTCTGTACCGTCAGCTACTAATTCAAATGGAAGTTGGGTGCCTGTACCTCCATACGTTCATTTGACCAACGTTGACGACCTAGAATATAGACAGCATTTTGAAAACTGGAAAGAGCTTAACGAGTTTATTGCCAGGCTGAAAACTGCGGGCTATAGAGCCTTTGGTCCTGATAACGGATGATATCCTATGGACGAAATAGTAAAGATAGAAGACGTGCTTGGCGTACTAACCAGTAGTGTATTTGATACTACGCCGTGTCTTGTTAACGAGCTTGGTACTAAGTGGTGGCCTGACGATGACTTAACACGGTATGCTCGCAAGCGAAATTCTTTAGGTAAGATTTTGGGTGCCCGTGTCTTTTACGTGGAGTTAGCCTCAGGTCATAGAACGAGAGTCCTTGTTTCTGACTCAGGCAACATACTCTGGGAAGATATGTCTCTTGAAGGCATGGCCGTGAAGATAGATGTATTAAAGATGATAGACGGGGACAAGGCAATAGTTGAAGGACAAATGAATGACCAAAAGACGCAAGCAAAAGAAGCCTCTAACAAGGGCTGAACAAGAAGCCTTGGAAAGCTATCGAAAGATGATTGCGGCCTGGGACAAACTACCTAAGTTTGGCCGTGGGCCGCGACCTACTTCAGCTACGGCTAAAATGGTAGCACAGTATGTTCCTTCAAGCAGACCTTGTGAAGGTGGTCCCGTTAAGACTAACTTTGATTCTCTTAAGGGACCAACGTATGTTAAGACTTCGACGCAATACACGGGGTCTAACATGAAGGGCACGGCCGGATTACACAAGTCTAACGAAGTCCCCGTCTTTTCTAACGAAGAAATACTGGACATTGCCAGAATGAGAAGGAACTGACATGGACAACTCGATACTAGGAAAAGTATTAGACTCTCCGTCATGGTACCCTATGACACTAGCACGCGAGATTTTCAGTAAGGCTGCATACCATACTGACGAAGCGACAGGAAACTGTAGCCTACACGCTACCTACTACCTGAACAACAGTGTTAGCAGTCTTACTGACAGGGAACGCATGCTAAACGTTTACCGAAGCTCTTTTTCTGAGCTGCTGCCTCTTATGTGGGATAAGGTAACCGATAAGTCGGATAAGCTAGACTTGCCTTCAGACATGGCCTCTGCCATGATAAATTATGCTGTTAAGCACACAAGATTGATACTAGAAGGAAATTCTCCATGCTCGGCTTACTTGCCTACAGAAGAGGAAATGAAAAGTCGTAAAGCGCATGAAGTCAACGCGCTATGCAGGATAAACTTTATGATTGTCCGTAGTCCTGAAGGCTTTGACATGTCTTCTGGCCCATCCCTCCTACTACTCAACCCCACCACTAAGGTGTTTGAGTATAAGTCTATCACCTGGGACTAACCATGACCATTGACAAAATACCGGCTTTGAGTTTCGTCTCTCACCTTAGTGTGAATGTTGACAATGCGGAACTGACGGATCGCCAGTTTCGTGACATGGTAAGAAATACCTTACCTATCGTCGACCTGTTTGACCACGCTAAGAATTGCGACGAACTGGTAGACATTCAGAATAGGCTGCGTCAAGCAAAGCGTGACTTTGAACGTGCTTGGGAAGACATTCCAGTATTGACAAGGACAGCTCTAGCCACGAGGGAGAGTATTAAACGTGGAGACCTACTTAACGTAGACTATTCCGATGACTGATCAACCTAAGCGTCCGCGTATTACTATAAGCCGTCTACGTCCTGGTCATCAACCCAAGGACTCTAGATCGGCTCTTGGCACTAAGCCTAGATCAAGGTCAAAGCGAAGGCCTGACTTGGAGGCCTTCTGTCTTTCAATAGAAGGCCGTCTAAAGAAGATGGCTTACCTTACGGCTTCTCGCACTGATCTAGGCGTAAGAGCCTTACGCAACACCGGAACTCCACTAGAACTGTTGGTAGCAACTGGACGAGCGGAGATTGTTGAATACGAGGTGTTCCTTGAAGAAAAACACCAAGTTATAGGCGGTGCTACGAAAACTTAGTATTTACCCCTAAAACATCACATTTTCAGAATTGCGCAGAAAATCTGTGATAAACTCGTTACTGTTAATTTTCTGTGCAAATTCAACACTTCTACACTATCTTTTGGAGTACACGTAAAATGCGCCTCGCCTTAAAGCCAATGCCTACAAGTAAGAAGGCTCCCGCAAAGAAGGCTCCCATGAGCCAGTCAGACCGTATGAAGGCTATGCAAGCAGCCCGAGCTGCTGCAAAGGCCAATGGTACAGCAAAGAAGCCTGCAGCCAAGAAGGCCAAGGCCACTCCGCTGACCCCTGAGCAGAAGAAGGCCTTGCTGGTGCATGCAGCACCGGAAGACATGAAGCCGTGTTTCATTGAAGTCAAATTCAAGACGGCAAAAGACGGGCTTCTGTCTCCCAAGTTTTCAGTGAATCGGGTTCGTGGTCGTTGGGACAATCCAGATGCGAAACGCTTCGACATGTTGACGTACGACGCAAAGACCGTTGTCGCCATCATGCAAAGACTTATGGCCGCTACCTGGGCGGCGAATCCTCAAAGTCGTTTGCCTGGCAATGCGACGTTTCAGGTAATTCTGCGGGCAGGTGTGAAGAAGGCTGACGGCTCTGTGTTATCACGCGTTACCAATGCAGCTCGTTTAGTCAAGAGGCCCGGCGCCGCGAAAGCTAGTTGGAAGTGGTACGAAGACAAGGCCGACCCTGTCTATCGTAAGCTTCGCCGTGCGTCAAATAACCTGCGCGGTGCCTTTACTGAACTGCAACTGCCGCCGAGCGGTCGCCAGCCTAAGGCCGACTCTGAAGAATGACCTTTTTAGGGTCATTTCGTTCTACTGTTAATTTAGTTTCTCTGTTCTAGTGGACCAGAGCAGGAAACTACCTAACAGTAAACGGCTACTACGTTATTTGCTGTTAGTTGTTCCTGGATCTCCACTATGAACAACTCATTAGAACTGACGGTTTTTACAACTGTTAATTCTACGCATGCCGGGTTTGACTTCCCCGTCCATGCTAAATAACTGAAGTCGATATTTCCAATTGGAGAAAAAGCAATGTCTTACAAGGTTACCTTCACGACTCTCTCTGCCCTGCGTCCTGTTTCGGGTCCACCCCAGAAGCATCCCGAACTTGAAACAATGCGCGTAGTCGGCGAGGAAATCGTTGACCGTCAGCAAATCCCCTACTCTGACTCAAAGGGCCTGGTGATGATCGCCGGCGTCTACAGCTGGACCGTGACTGCCAAGTCAGTCAAGTGGAGTGAAGAAAAGGATCTGTACTTGATCGTTACTGACGACAACAACAAGATCCTGTTCGCTCCAAATCGCGGCATTACTATCAGCATCGCTGACGACGAAGGCAATGAGGTCGAGGCTGAAGACGAGGACGAAGCTGAAGAGGAAGCACCTAAGAAGAAAAAGGTGCCTGCTAAGAAGGCACCGGCGAAGAAAACTTCTAAGCGTGCCGATCCTGACGAAGAAGAGGAAGAAGACGAAGCTGAAGAGGAAGACGAAGAAGACGAAGCTGAAGAGGAAGAAGAGGAAGCTCCTAAGAAGAAGAAAGTTCCTGCGAAGAAGGCACCTGCGAAGAAGACCTCAAAGCGCGCGGATCCTGACGAAGAAGACGAAGCTGAAGAGGAAGAAGAGGACGAAGAAGACGAGTCTGAAGACGAAGATGAGCCTCCTGCCAAGAAGCCTGGCAAGAAAACTCCTGCCAAAGGCAAGAAGGCCTCTGACGACGACAACTTCGACTGGGAAGAATAATCTACTCCCGTTAAACTGAAGTGGTAAGCGGTTTGCGACGTAAGCCACTTCAAGTCCTCCCTTGTTATCTCACCAGGAGAATTTCAATGAGTAATGATCTAGCCGGCGGTAACCCGCTTGGTGTATCTCAACTGCTAGCACCTGTAGTAGTCGATACTGATGACGTAGAGACCTTGTCGGTTCCTCTGCCAGATGCCTTGCTGCCCCCGCAAGACGCGGCGGGTAAATGGACACTCAAGATGTATAAGGGGGACTGCGTCAAGTGCAGCGCGCTGTTCCCCGGCGACGACGAATCGGAGATCGATGGGTCTAAGCAGAAGTGCCATTATGCGAACGGCATGCCTCTCTGCCCCGCCAAGCATGTCCAAATTGAATTCGTTGGCATGAAGGTGATTGCAGTGAGCCGTTTGCGCAAGGCTCAAGAGAAAGGCCCTGACGCATTCCTCCAGGCCTTGACTTGGTTGGGCAAGCAAGAGTCTGACATCCGAGACTACGCTCTCCAAGAGCTGGGTTTGGTGAAAGCGCCAGTTCCTGTAGTCAAACCAGCTTCAACGGATGTGGATGTGTCTAGCATTTCTTCAATCTGATAGTTCTTTAAGTTATAGCCAGGTAGAGATTATGAGCCTCTACCTGGCTTTGTCCATTTCATACAAACCTACGAGGCAATAGCGTGTCAAGCAATATAATCAACCTTGTTACGTTACGTGATCATGTGTACCCGGTAGCACCGGAAGACTACAGAGCCATGATAGATTGCGGTCTGTCTACGGCTAGGATTCCTGCTGTAAGCTTGGACATAATTAGGCACACCGTGCTTAAAGGTCAAAAGATAAAGGTGCACGCTTGGACTGACATATATTCTCAGATCCTTAGTCAGTTTGAAGACGCCGTAAGCAAGACGGATCTTCTGTGTAAGACGGAAGACAGAACCGTTATCTATATCATCCAGCCCAACGCAGAGGCTCAAAAGTCTGCGACTCAGATTATAGATCAGTTTAGCCAGTACATGTCCAGGTACTCTCTCCGTGTAAGACGCGAGGCCAAGGAACGTGCAGACAGAGGCGACGTCCTTTGGCGTATCCGCCCTGTATTTGATCTGGAAATACCCAATGGTATGTTCTATCAGGACACACCTCCCCCTCCAACAGTAGCAGCCCTTGACTTTAAGACCTACCGTATACATCTTGCTGTTGAGGACACAGGCGGGGCTAAAACCCTTGCTGTTAAAACTCAAGACATGATTGGTAAAGACTGGGTGACTGGAACTAGCAGATCGTTCCTTAAGTCACAGCTGTCCCGAACCGATGCATACGAACTCGCCAACTTCTTACTGTCAAACTTCTAATGGCTACCTCACCTCAAAAGAAAGTGTATGACGAAAGTGCTCTTAAGGCGCTAACGTCTGTTCAAGCCGTACGCGCTAAAGCGGGTATGTACATTGGCCCTACTGACGCGGCGGGTGTATTTACCATCTGTCGAGAGGCCCTGGACAACGTAGTGGACGAGGCTCTTGGCGGTCATGCTACCAAGGCTACTTTCATGATAGCGGAAGACGGAAGCTACTACGTTCACGATGACGGACGAGGTATGCCGACTGGCTTGATGGAGGTAACGGACAGTATCTCTGGTAACAAGTACAAGCTTCCAGGGCTGCAGGTTATTACCTCTGTGTTGCACGCAGGTGGCAAGCTGGATAAGGATTCTGCTTACGAGGTTAGTCGAGGGTGTTTCACAGGTGATACAAAGATTCGGCTGTTGAGTGGAAAGACTGTAACACTAGAAAAGTTATACGAACGTTGGTGCAACAACCCTCAGCCTATACCTTTGATGACTTATAACAAGGTCACAGGTAAGTGCGTACCCTCTCAAATCAGCCACGTCCAATTAACGAAGCGGACACGTAACCTTGTAGAGGTTACTCTAGACGATGACTCTACGGTTAGATGTACACCTGATCATGTATTCTATACACGTAGAGGTGGAGCTATAAAAGGTGTTCAGGCTAAGAATCTTTTGCCTGGTACTTCCTTAGTGTCTACCTACTATAAAGAAGATCGGGATGGGTATCAACATCAAACAGAACAAGGCAAATGGTTCCATATCCACCGGCGTGTAGGACAGCACTATCATGAGTATGAACTTCGTCCTCACGTGGATGAGGTACACCATAAGAACTCTATACGGAAGGACAATAGGCCTTCTAACCTTAAAGTCCTCACCGTGTCTGATCATCACAGAGAACATTCAGAAAGCCGATCCAAATATGCAAAAGTGCACATTCGCGTCAAACAGGCCGACTTAAGGGCACATAATTCAATTAAGTTTAGTGCACAAAATGTAGACGAAGACTTTATTTACCAGTCCTATACGCAAAAAGTTATTCGTATAGCAGCTAGAGCTAAAGTACGCTTTGGTAAAATAACGTCTTCTACCTATAGTGCTGTTCGTAGGAATAGTGAGATAACCTGGCTCAAGGCTCTTCGTTATATATCAAAGCCTGACCTTGTAACCTTGGTTGATGAGTACCTGTTGGGACTAAAGTCAAAGGTTGGAAGGTCACCTATTGCAGAAGATAAGCTCGAAGATTTACATAATGGAACTGGCACAGATCCTGTAACCTTTAGCAAGAACGCTAACTGGCAAAAGTCGCTTAAGGTGTGGCGTGAACACTTGGAGACGTTTGACGATATATCTGAGGTTACGCCTCATGAGTTTAATCGTAGGCCAAAAACCTCGGCTGTTATCTATGGACGGTATGCTCAGTTGTATAGGTATACCACGCTGACAAAGTTCAAAAGACACCTGCTGAGTGGTGGGCCTCTTGTATTGCATGAAGACCAGTCCGAAGAAGCTCAAGAGCTTCGAATGATGCAAGCTGAAATTCGTATGCGCGCCCCCGAGTCTTTGCGCAAAATGGTAGCTTACTTTGTTTCTAGCCTTAAGAAAGCTAAGTCTCTTACAGAAGAAGCATACTCATTAGTTAAGGCTTCTTGTGCGCCTCAGTGGAAATTTGGTCTTGCCATTATTGAATACGAGCACGGAATAACCTTTGAAGGTCTTGAAGACTTTGTTAATAACTTCAACCACCGAATTACTGGAGTACGGCCTTACAAGGTAAATCAAGCTGTTTCGGTCTACGACCTTACGGTGGACGGACAACACTGTTTCTTTGTGGAGCCTGGAGTGCTAGTATCCAATTCGCACGGGATCGGCATAAAAGCCACAAACTTTTTGTCAACGTTTTTCAATGTCACTACTTTCTATAAGGGTGCGTGGTGGACTATTGGCTTTAAGCAAGGTAAGCTTACACAAGAGCTAAAGAAGCTTTCCGGCGCTACCTATCCTAGCCCTTTTAGTAATAAGCCTCTGACAAAAGGCACGCTAGTTCACTTCAAGCCAGATCCCAGCATCTTTTCTGCAAAGTCTTTTCCGGGTACGTTCATTTTCGAGTGGGCTAACATGGCCTGCTACTTTACCCCTAGCTTCACGGTTGAGATTCAGCATCACTCAGGCAAGAACAAAACCATCTGTCATCCTGGCGGACCCAAGCAGTTTGTCGTTGATCAGGTAGCAAAGACCCAGTCTAAGCCTATCGACCCTGCTGTGTTTCACTTCACAAACGTGTTGATGGACGTAGTGCTTCAATTCACCAACTATGACGGTTGCGGTATGCAGGCCTTCACGAACGGGTTGTCCAACCCAGAGCGAGGTGTTCACTTCAATGCCTTGTTCTCTGCTATGTTTGCAGCTCTTGAGCCTTTCGTCAAGAAACGCCAGGAGTTTACGCTTAACGAATTGAAGGACGGTGTGCTAGGCGTTATCAACGTCAAGATGAGCTCCCCTCGCTTCGCATCCCAGACTAAGGAAAAGCTGGTTGATGAACGTGGTGACGGACCAGTTAAGGAGACGTTGCTAGCAGAGTTTACTACCTTCTTCAAGAAAAACAAGGCTCTAACTGAAGCTCTATGCCAAAGGTGCTTTGACCTCAAGCAGTTAAAGACTCAGTTCAAAGCAAGCAAAGACGTTATTGGTAAGCTACGCAAGGCGTCACAAGGTGGCATGAAGCATAACGCTGCCTTGTCACCTAACTGCACTCCTGCCGAGCGTGAGCTTTTCATTCTGGAAGGAGAGAGCGCGGCTGGCGGGTGTTTTATCGGAAGCACTATAGTGCAAACAGAACGAGGTCCTCAGTCTTTATCTTACTTGCATGAGAACGCGTTGGAATGGCAAGGACCTTTCTTAGACTTTGATACCAACAAGATAATGACGGGAACTTTCTCTGTACCCATAATTACAAAAGAGACGTGCGATCTAGTAGAGGTCGAGTTAGACGACGGAACGGTTATAACGTGTACTCCCGACCATTTGTTCTTAACGGATGACGGTTTGTATACTAAGGCTGAAGACTTAGACGGTAAGAAAGTAGTCTCACATAATGGATACTAAGTAGTTTACTAACTGTGCTTTGGTAGGGTTGACCATTGTCTTCCACTCATTCTTCCCTTCACACACAGCCATGACGTAAACAGCCTGGTGTTTCTTTGCTACCTTAACGGCAGCTAGGGCACAAGCTATAACCTTGCTTCCTTCTGCTTTGAAAGTGAAAGGAGACTTAACCTCTACTAAAGCTTTCTTTCCTGAGGTGCTTATTAACCCTAGATCAGGAAAATAACGTTTAGTGCCGACACTTATAGTAGGGAGTTTATCTCCTTGAACTACAGCCTTGATGTTTTTGTTTTCTTCTAGGCGTTTAACAAATGAGGCTTCTAATCCTGAGCCTACCAGTAGCCCTTTCCCTCTAAAGCTTACCTTAACCGTAAGCTGCTGTTTCATCACCCGTCCTTTCAATTTCCCGTCAGACGTTCTTATCGCCTGTTGCATTTCTGTAGAACTAAAGTTGTTCCTACCTTTGTTGCCTTTCATGTGAGGTGATGAAGACGTTGTGCCATACCTAGCTATTTTTGTGTCCAACATTTTCTTTAGGGTAGCTGGGTCATGCATAGGGTTGTCAAAACCACTTCGCTTTTTGTACGCGGCTCTACCTAACGCTGAAGTGTTCAAAGCTACGTTTCGTCGGCTAGTTTCTGCTCTAAATACAGAATGGTGCATGTGATGTTCTACACCCCAGTTACTTAACGCCGTTTTTCGTTTTGACCTTTGAATATCTTCGTATTTTTCCTTCTGGACCCTTCTCACGTTTGCGTTTCGTCTTTCAGCTATTTCTGGGTTGTGGTTTGCTTCTTCATACCCATAGCGTGCCTTGCATGTCCCTCTCCTTCTCCTCACTACCTCTTCACACGCGTTCATACACGCTATGGTGCAAAAAGAATTACGATACCGGCCTGTACCTTTCTCTGCTATAGGTAACGTAAACTGGTTGCACCCTGGGCATTTAAACTTCATCTTGTCGTTTAATAGGTAAGCTACAAACGCGTCCTCTAAAATACCTTTGTGTGACGTAGACGGTCTAGACAGGCCTAAGGATGTTTGTGCATCTATGGTAGCAGCTAATAGTAAGTCCAAGGCTTGTTTAGGTAACTTTAGCCAGCAAGCCTGTTTGAGTTCACGACCTGTTAATTTAAGTAGGTGTGTAACGACCTTTTCCTCTATGGGGCACTGGCCTCGGGCTATTACCCCGTTTTTAAACAATCTTTCAGCTACGGTATCTTTCATGATAACTTCCTTTCAATTGACAGATGAATCACCCTCTATGAAAATGAGGACAGTCACGTCTGTCAAGCGAATTAAGCTTGACAAGCCTATACCTGTATACGACGTGACGAATCAAACTACCCGAGGACATAGGTATGAAAACCAAAACTTTATCGCCAACGGCGTAGTAGTTCACAACTGCCGCGAGGCTCGTGACTCCAGGTATCAAGAGATCCTTCCTCTCAAGGGAAAAATCATGAATGCGTTTCGGGAGTCTCCCGAGAAAGTACTTCTTAGCGCAGAGATCGTCTACATCTTGGCCATGATAGGCTTTGACGCCAAGAACCTTGAGAACCCTATCGGGAACTTGCGCACACACTTTATCTGTGTGTTGAGTGACCCCGATCCCGACGGTGGCCACATCAACAACCTCGAGTTGGCCTTGTTCTACAAGTATATGCCCGGCTTGTTCAAGGCCGGCTATATTCACCTTGTAGACGTTCCTGAGTACTATTCCATCTACAAGGGTGAATACGTGTTCGGCCCATCAGCTAACGATCTTCGAACCACGTTAGAGGGATTGGGTGCACCCGCTAACTTACATATTCAGCATATCAAAGGCTGGGGTGAAGTTCCTAGTGAGCTGATCGAGTACGCTGTCTTTAACCCTGCCACACGTAGGCTTAAACAAGTGACTACGGAGATGGCTGAAAAGAACACGTACTTCACCTTGCTCATGTCGGACGACGTGTCTACACGTAAGGAGTTGCTAGGTGTCTAACGTTCTATACAATCCTACTTTGCAGTTAAGACTGCCAGGTAGACAGGACATAACGGAAGTCAGTCAGTGGATTGACGATCCATGGGTTATAGAAGGTCAGTCTAGTTTTGCCAACGCTAGGTTTACTGTAGTATCTTGGAACAAGGACAGAGGCTATCACTTAACCGAGGCGTTTGGCGTGTCACAGTCAAAAGACTCTGGTACTTCGGTAGTTCAAATCAATTTGTCAACAGGTAAGAAGTTGACCTGTTTACCCCACACCGTGTTCCCCCTGCTTCGCTATAAAAACGGAGACACCAGGGTTCAAGAAGGCTGCGTTATGGCCAAGGACTTGAAGTCAGGTGATCCTTTAATAGCTTGTAGCTTCGAAGACCTGACTTGCAGCGCGCCTAAGGAAGTCCGAGTGGTTAGAGTAAAACCTCGTACTGTAGACGACGGTCACTGTTTTATATCCTTTGACACAGCTAAGAAAGAACCCGTCGGCGTTTCCGGCGTCCTCCTTTACCCTTACTAGGAAACATCATGACTAAGAAAGACACACGCACAGACCTCGTAGTTGAGCTGGAAAAGGTTACGCCGGTTACGCCTCTCATCACGCGTATGATTGAAGAGGCTAAAGCCGGTGAGTACCATGACTTCAAGAATGAAAAGTACATATGTGGCAAAACGGCGTTAGCTGGGTTGTTGCATGAGGCAGGTCTTCACGAACTGAGGCAGAAAGTTATCGATGGCGAGTACGACGAACCTGCTGACGAAGAAGACAAAGCATCTATGGCTGAAGGTATGTCACCAGCTATGCGCAAGGTGTTTGGGTTTTAAGACCGTGTCTCACCAGCATATAGATAAACAAGGGAAGCTAGTTGAGTGTTATCACGAATGTAGGTCGCAGTTAAAGTCACTTTCATTCTGGATCATGCTGACAATCAGCTTTCCTCTTGAGCACTTTATCTGGGAGAAAGTGCCTGGCTTCTCTTGGATAACACACTGGTTAGGGCTTTAGCTATGGAACCCTCACATAAAAGGCTAGTACCAACAGTTCAGCCTAGTTTCTTTGACGCTTCTGCTTTCTATAGTGCCTTGTCTAACATGGTAGCCCTTAGAAACATTGACTGGAAGACCGTTAGTGAACAAACAGGTGTTAGCAGGACAACGTTAAGCCGGATGAAACTCGGTCGTAAGCCCGACGCTGCCAGCTTAGCCATGTTGTCTGCGTGGGCTGGTATAAATCCTGCCAACTACGTGCGCCCAGTGTCTGTTTCTAGCCAAGCCTTCGTTCCTCCAAACCGTAAGGTAAAGGCTGCTCGCATGCTGATAGACTGGACTCAAAAGGACCTCGCGGCTAAAGCTGGCGTAGCTGTTTCTACAGTAGCAGACTTTGAAAGCGGAACACGCGAACCTATACCCGCTACGTTAGAGGCCATGACTAGGGCGTTAGAATCTCATGGAATACTCTTTCACATAAACGGCTGCTCCTTAGACCCCGACGCTAGGCATAGTGGTTAACACCCCAAAGCCTAGTGCCTGTTGGATGTGTAACAATCCCAGAAAAGTACACGGCAAACCTTTCAATCAACTTCGTCTTGAACAGGACAAGTTCTACCAAGACGCCTAATAGGGCGGGGCTACGGCCCCGTTTATTTATGTCACACGACTACCCCTCCCGTTCTCTTACAGCCCTCAACGCAGGTCGTCAGTCAGGTCGTACGTCTCGCATGTACGAACGCGCCATTAACGAAGCTTTAACCAACCGCTTCGTTGTTATTCTGTGCTCCGACTCTAAGCACGTAAGCTTGCACACTGACGCCTTTCGGCGTTTCGTTGTCGAAACGTATTCGAAATTTATTAGGAACGTGGACTTCGACTACGTGGACTCTCGCGTTTTATTTACTACTCCTGAAGTCTGGGCCACGCGCAGTCGTCGCCTAGGAGACGTGGAACGCGTTGTCTTTCATAATCATTCCTACTTTGAATTCGACCCCGTTGCGTCATCCGTCATCAAAGAATGGACTAGGTTCGATCTTCCTCATGCTAGACTGCCCCACAAGTTTCTAGATAAACTATGCGCTGACGTTATGTCCTGGGCAGAAGAGGCTGAGACCGCAACTAGTTTTACTCCTCTGGAGAAAAGGCTTATGGCTACCTCAAAGGAGCTGGAAAGTCTACTGAAGGATATTCTTGATCTGGAAGAGTCCGAAGTTAATTCTGAAACAAAGGGGGCCTTCGGAGGCCTATGCAATAGGCAAGCTTGCTTGAGTCCTGGAGCCACTTGGTTTAATAGAAGCACTCAAAGGTACTACTGCGCCAAATGCGGGTATCAGCTTAACTGCGCCAACCCCGATGCCCAAGAACTTTATAATGGACCTCTATGCGTCAAGTCTGAAAACGGTAACGACTAGCTACTGTTAAACGTGTTTGTATGAATTCAACTTCTTGGAGAAATCATGAAAGACTTTGAGCTAACCTCTTATCAGAAGAAAACTTTGCCCTATAGTAGCGTAACGGTACGTGTAGACGCCAAGGCAACCAATGCAAGTGCAAGTGTGTTGACTAATAGTGTAGCCCGCGTCGTTCCGGTCAGTAGTGCCGCTATGACTACTCAAGGAGCCTTGCCTCTTAGTCTAAACGAGTGCGCAGGTGATATCACAGCTGGCTGTAATTCGGCTGCCTCCATGCAGTACAAACCTCAGCCAAGTATTAAGGCCGTGCGCATATATACAGACGGTAAGGCTCTGCCCACCGGCGTTGCCTACGTTCCTGACTGGTTTTATCTACCCGAAGGTAAAGTCGTGGAGTGCCTCAGTGATCTTCCTATAATGTCAACAATTCATCTGTTTAGAGATTTTTCTCTAAACAAGGACCCTGCCAAAAATGTATTGCAGGCAAAGTCGGTTATTATGTCGTTTACAGGCCAGCAGGTGAAAGCTCCAGAGGACAGACCTCTGAATATTACCTCTGACATGATCACTCTGTTATCGCCGAAACCTGACCCCGTTGGCTATGAGACCTTGACCCTCACCTCCGCAAACGATAAAGTACATCCGGGTGTCGAGGCGAGAGAGTATATGGCAGACCTTCTTATCGAAAAGTACTCTGTTCATACTCTAGGTACTACGCAAGACTGCCAGGTTAAAGACCACCAGGTTCATACTCTAGGTACTACGCAAGACTGCCTGAAGGTTGAATCTTCAACCTTTGCTACAGACCAGGCTGAGTCTGGCGTTATCACTCCTAAGGGGCTACACGGAGGTTTCAAACGCGGCGAACTATCCATGATTGGTAGTATGTCTGCTATTCATGATGTTAAGGCCATGTCAGAGCACCATGTAAATGGCCTTATCAGCAAAAAAGCCCTATTGGAGGCTGCTGGTTTCAGCGACGTGTATATCCATAGCATAGCAGGGGACTTTATAGGAAAACAGTACTCGTTGCCTAACATCGAAGCCGCTGTAACGCTAGAGGACGCAGATACTCTGTCGGTAGTAGGTAAAAATTCATTCTATGGGTTTTGGATGGAAAAATTTCGAGATCAACTTACTAGCCTTAAGCCTCTTAAGTCTCGTACTGGCCCTATCCTCATGTACTTTGACTCGTATGCGGGCTTTACTCCTGAGTACGATCCTAATTCAGAACAGCTAGGCCTGAACACTGACGAGCCTAAGCACTTGTACGCTCGACCAGAGCCTAGCACCTGGTATCCTGCAGCATATGAGCAGGGTAAGAGCAGGTCCAAGCGGGAAGTTAAGCCCATAACCGTAGTCTACGAAACCAACTATGAACATGATCACTATAAAGGCGAAACTGACCAGCAAGGTCTTGACGCTCTGGAAGACCTTGAAAGCACCACAGTGGTTTTCAAGCGTAGGTCTAAATGGGATGGAAAGCAGATCATTCGCCACTCCGTAGTTTCTAAACCTGCTACGCCTGCTACGCCTGTTAAGAAGGCCTTTCCTCATATGTCAGGCCTAGGTCTCGACATGGACAATCCACAGCATGTCTACGCTAAGGTGCCACCTTCTGTGATGGAGTCCCTATAATGCTCATAGCTGTTAAAGTCGTTCTAAACAACGGGGCCTTTATCAGGAAGTCTGAAGTAGGCCTCTTAGACGTTCGTAAAACGAGGTTCACTCCCATCAGTACAACGAGTGCTGACATAGCAGACCCTCTGTCCTTAAAAGACATACTGTCGAAAGCTAGGTCTCCTACAGACACTGAGACCTGCGGTATCCTTAACACCATAGACGCCTTGGTCATATACAAGCTATTCGATCAGAGGTTGAAAGGCCACTATCTTGATATGAAGGCTCTAAAGCATCTTGGACAACTGTCTTGGTCTTTCACCAAGACAACTAAGGTCCAGAAGGCTAAGGTAGTCAATTCCCTTACGGTAGACATAACGCTGCCTTCCGTTCCTCGCATTCGCGTATTTCCACCCTTCGTTCACTTTCAACCAACCTCTACTACTGGAGAATCCAAATGAGTATCGCTCGCAACAAACTCGCCAAGGCCCGCCGTGAACAAAAGAAACGTCTCAAGGCAGACAAGATCGATCTTGCCGGCAATGAACCTTACCTCACTAATGCAGCACGTCAGGTAAAGAACTCGCACAAGAATCCTCTTTATTTCTTGTCACCAGTTCACTTCATCAACAACGCGCCAGTGCAGCACTTCGTTTCTCGAAAAGACATCTTGATCGCCGCCCAAAATGGGCACGCGCAACGTCTGGCCCAGATCGTCTATAACCGTGGCAACGGTTATCAGTCTCTCCATAGTTCACACATCTGATTTAGCATATGACCACGCCTCAATTCAGTTTGGAAAGCGACGCCTCTGCTATTGAGGCGTGTGCGGATGTTATGCAAGTGGAAGTCAACAAGGTAAGCTTGTAGCTTACCGATGTTGGCGACCTCATGATGTTTGCGTTCAAGAACAAACTTGGATTCTACAATCCGTTGGAGTCCAGCGAACAAGCCTTTGAAGTTTTGAAGACCCTAAAGTTTGGCATCATACAGTCCATTTCGCAAACTCGTGTGTATGAGCATAATTCAGGTGTGTATTTTGCAGTACGCACTTACGGAGAAAAACTAAAACACGACCAGCTAAACATCGCTATCGTTTATTGCGCTCAGGAGTATAGCAAATGGCTAAAGTCACGTTAGACCTTGAGAAGTATGAGCTAGAGGCCTTGATCCAATATCATCTTGATAAGGAGATAGACTCCGCTAGCAGGCAAAAGTACATAGACGCCGAAAACCATGTTCGTCGTGGTAGAGAACTACGTGAGAAGCTTTTCCAAAGTAGTTTGCCTGGCGACACAGCCACTATCAAACAGGACTAGTATCATGACAACAGGCACAGAGTTAGACACCGGGTACAGAGCATTCGTTAGATCGGTAAAAACACTTGTAAAATATCAACCCGGTATAACTCGTGTTGACCTGATAGCGAAGATACCTGTTATACCACCTATCTGGGACGACGTAACCATGATAGGTAAGTTTCTTGACAACATGGTCATCAAGGGCGAACTAGCCGAGATAGGCTTTCAGGTATCATCGTCCAGCCCCGTAGAAAGCCTATACTTTCCGGGGACATACTTAATTCACGTACCTGTGCACTCAGGCTGAGCTAGCATAGCGTCCAGCGTTGGAAGAGACCTAGTCGCATAAACTGGTACAACTTGGCCTAACATTTTTATTGGCCTCTCAACTGAAGGAGAATAACATGCTTGCATAGTAACAACTTCTACCTAAGCATCATGTCAAGTTCATACCGTGAAGAAAGCCTCCGCTGCAAGAACGTACGCCGAGGCGTAGTGGACGTAAAAGCCGTAAGCCATTCCTCAACTGAAAGACGTAAGGACTGGGTTGTAGTTTATTTCTGTTGGTTTAGACCTGGTGGTATTTCCAAATTCAAAGTTTGGGACTACTACGCAACTGAAGACTTGGCAAGAAACATAGTCGAACGTGCTCACCGGCCTGGTTCCGGATCCAGCTGCGGCCGACAATACTATTGTCATGTTTCTGTTTACGAAAAGATGAAAGCCCTCTATCTCTGATAACCTAAGACGGCGGCCTAATAAGTCGCCTCTAGCTTAAACATGTTTCAGCCTTCCGACTTCCTGTCTCTGGACCTTGTTCAATTTTGGCATCACTACTCAACCCTTATATCAGCCTTAGCCATTCTGTTGTTCGCATGGCTATGTCTTCGTGCCAGCAACAACTCAGCTGGTCACTTGTTCATCATAACCTTTGACTACCTTTTCTCTGTCCTGTTGTTTCGACGCAGTGGCATAACCGTAAGCTCAGAATCGGCCATGGCGCGTAACGCAGGTAAGAGGTGGGGGTGCTTGCTTTGCAAGCTGCTAGACCGCCTAGACACCAATCACTGCACTCTAGCAATTCAGGCAGACATAGACAGAGCTAACCTCGCTCTGAAAACACTGCAAAATGCTCAAAAATGATGCAAAAACCGGCTAAATTTGTCGTTTTTTGACAAAAACCTGTTGAAAATCAACGATTTAGATGGTTTTTCTGATAAAATCAAGATGCGTACATAAACTGTTAACGACATCTGATAGGAGCTAGTGTCATGCAATCAGTTTCAAGTTTCATTCAGCAGTACCCCGAAGAGGCTATCATCACCTTCTTTCTTCTGGTGGCGGTTGTCGTGTGTCTCTGGAAGATGGTCGAGATTCTTTTGAACACCGACGTGGTAGTTAAGAACGGCGTAGTATTTTCTGCCGACGACGTTTGTGTTCCACAACGCGCCAAGCGGGCGTTGGATCGAGTTAAGTAAGTTGTGAAGTTTGATGGGCCGGACGCCGTATGAAAAGACATAACCCAGAAAATGACAAATGGTTTTTGACTCGGGTTAAGCGCGGAGTCCTTTCAGTGACTAAGTTGGGGCTTGTTGTTAACAACGTAACTGGTCGGGTTATTGGCGCAACTGGTAGCGGAGGCTATCCGAAAATTTCTATGAAGGACTGTGCTGCGGACAAAATACGGCACATGCAGATTCATAGACTTGTCTGGATTGTTTATAGAGGCCACGTACCAGAAGACCGTATACTCAATCATAAAGACGGTAATAAAGAAAACAGACGTTTGTCCAACTTAGAGTTGGTTACTGACTCAGGTAACGTTCAACACGCCATCAAACATGGCCTACACCGAGCGTTAAAAGGTGAGGCTAACAAGATGTCTAAGTTTTCGGATGCGCAGGTCGCAAGGTTGAGACAGAGGTTTGCAAAAGCAAACGGACGTATGCGACCAATTGACGGAGCTAGAAAGCTAAAGGTCTCACCTATCATAATTTCTTTTATGTTAAGAGGTCGAACGTACAAACACGTAGTAACTGGGTACGAAAAAGCTTGCACAGAGATTTTGGATAGGAAGAATACAAGAAAAGGTAAGTAAGTTTACGGAGGGCCGTTAGCTCAGTGGGAGAGCAGAGACCTCATAAGTCTTTGGTCGCTGGTTCGAAACCAGCACGGCCCACCACCTTCCACCACAGTTAAGGAACTACTCATGTCAAACCATTCCCTCATGACAGTATGCGAAGGTCAGCCTGTTGTTCTTCGCGCAGGCTGGGATGTTCAGTTGAACTACTTCTTTCTCAACATCCAAGAACTTTCAAAGTTGGATTCGGACGAGTACATCTACAACCAGCTTGATGATCCGAGGTTGTCTCAGGCTGTTAGAGAAAAGAAGTTTGATTACCTTGACGTCCGCGACTATCTGCAAGGTAAGGCTCGAAGACTTATTCCCGACTTACCTGATTGGCTTTGGTCTATGTTGTATAACGACATGGAAGAAGGTGTCTCTGGAACGTTCTACCACAAGGCTGACGGCACGCTGGTATCGGAAACAGACTTCTTTATTTAAGTGCTCTGATGAGCTAGTGAAAATCTAGCGAAACGCTCGCAAGGGCGTAAGCACGCTTGAAGCTAGGGACTGATACCGTCCACCTAGTATTCGAGGGAAGAAACTCTAACAGTGAGAGTCTGGCAACTCTTGAACGGTATACGGGTTACTAGGCCCTGACGGACGCTGCCACCGTTTTGTCTTCGCTTAGTAGCCAAGTTGTACGACAGCGGTCAGGTCAAAGGCCACGATCTGAACGCAAGAATGCAGCCGGTAGGACTTCGGGGTCTCAGACTTGTAGTTCCTCCGATTGTGTTTTTATCTATGAAGGAGTTCATCATGCGAGGTAATTACAACTACTGGAGCACACGATGATCAAGTCGAAAAAGTTTTACCTTCGTTTCTTTGCCCTTGGCTCAGGAGGTTGGCATTGCGATTGCTGTGCTCCTGGGAAGCCTCGCAAGAAAGTCTTTAAGGCAATGAAGCAGAAGGAGAAACGCTTGATTGACAAGCTGATCAAGTCGGAAGACTAGTCACGACCTGCCCATAGCTCAACTGGATAGAGTGGTCTCCTTCGTATAGTGGATAATACTACGGCCTTCTAAGCCGTCAACACTGGTTCGACTCCAGTAGGAGACACCATAATTTAGTTCAGTCGAATAGTATTTTACCTTTGTCAACAACTGGAAGAAGGTATTAGTTAAATAACACAATACCTGTGCGCGGGAGTAGCCGAATTGGTATAGGCAGCGGTCTTAAACACCGCCGGTTCTCGAAAGAGACCTTGTTGGGTTCGAGTCCCACCTCCCGCACCAACCACTTAACTAGGAGAATGAAACATGTCCTATGAAGGTTACGAAGAATTTTTGTGTGAGCGAGGTCACTACTGGACAGTAGACGCTCTTACTCTAATGAATACCTATGGGGAAGAGCGAAAAGAAATGTATACCTGCCCTCATTGCACGCGTCCAGCTACGTTGACCTGCAGTGTTGACGAAACAAATGGGTTCAGCGAAGATGATCCAACTACGTACCAAGGCAAGAAAAACATAGTGGGCTTTGACGACGAACCTGCTGAAGACCATCGTGGTAACAAGTACGTCAACCAGGTCAACCGATACGAACCTGATATGACTTCAGGACGATGGACCGTCATACCCGAAGGAGAATGAATGTACGTTTTAATGCTTAATGACATGCGCCTCTCTAAGAGTGAATCTCTTACCGAAGTGTGCCAAGCCGAAACTATTCAGGAGTTGAGAGACTTTGTTGAAAGCGAAAAGGTTGAACTCTATAGTGACGGGCGCTTTAGGAAGGGCTTTCGCAGGGGCGGCCCTCTTGAGTGGTGCAACTATCCAAGTGATTTTAGACCTGGTGAAAACTACGTAAGCCTGATGTTGCCACCGACGGTGATTGAACTCAAACGCCGATATCTGTAATGTTTTTACGCTAACAAGGAAGCAGTCACCTTATGATTCGCAACACTATAGAACCAGGCTACTGGTGCATTTGCCGTGTGCCCAAAGAAAACGACCAAGGTAAGTGTATGAACTGTGGTCGTTGGATTAACTATCTTGACGACGACCGTCGCTAAGGAGTCCATACCATGTCTAACCCAACAACCTTTCATGTCGTTTATTATAGAGGCGACAAGTCCAAGGAATTGGCCGCATTTAACGGGAAAGAGACACCAAAACTCGGGAGATAAAACAGGTTCTAACTATTCGTTAATTTAACTGGAGATTGTCATGAAGAAATTGATTCTTGCAGTTTGTCTTTGTGTTGCCGTATTCCCCGCACTCATGATAAGTGCGACTGCAAAAGGTGGCTCTGGCAGTGGCCACGGTTCAGTGTCGTCACACGCAACCGTTTCTGAAGGTCACACGTCTCACTTGAGTGAAAGCACCGAATCGGTAGGTCATGTCACAGAAGAGGAGACACCAGCTACTGGAAGTGCTATTCGCACCTGGGTCATGCCCCACTCTAGCCAGATGCCACAGGCGGCTAGTAGCTCGGTATCTTCGGACAGTATGTCGGAATACAGGGAAGAGGAAAGCCAGCACACAGCCTTGATTTTGTTTGTTTCGATGCTGGGAATTTTCTCGTTTGCGGTGTTACTTGGTCTTATAGTTCGTCACTCCTGACCAACAGCCAGTTTGTGATAGGTAAGTTGCACGCCTTTAAAGTGCAGCACTCAAATCTAAGCCTAGGAGCTTACTGTCATGAAATCCCGTATTGTTTGGAAACGCTCGGAACTGATTCAACTTGGCATGGCCTTTGATCGCCTCAAGGCTGACCCTACTGTTCGCCTTTTGCCTGACTCAGACCTTCTTCGTTCTTACGCTCAGGTGGAGGCTCTTCCTCTTGAACGTCGCCGCCAACTCAGCACAGAGCAGGCTCTGTTAGTTATATCAAAGATTGACGCGATGCGGGATTCGCAGGCCCACACGGAATGGTCCGAAAGTGTTAATGACTCTGCTGACGCTATTGTGTTGCCGACAGATAGCCTCGAACTCAAGGCCATTCAACATCTTCGAAAGGAGGTAAACCAGATGGAAACGCGAATTCTGATACGCATGGAAACGCTCATCAAGGAGTCAGAGACTCGCATGCAGGACTTTATCCGCGGCATGTTCTCTGGTTTGAACAGCAACTCAACTCCACAGACCGTTTCTCCTAAATCGGCTGATACGGTAAAGGAACGCTTCCTCGTAATATATCCAGCGGAAGCAAGCTGGGCGCACGAAGTACCTTCCGGCGTCGCCGCACTGCGCAAGGAGGGCTGGGACATTATCTCGTCTACCATTGACGCCAATAACAAGTGTTTTGCTCAGGCGTTGAACTTTGACTTTATCATAACGGTCGATGCCAACAATACCGACTTGTGTAAGAAGCGTGTCCTCAAGATGACTTTCGAAGTTGGTTATACGAAAGAACTCACCAGCTTCCACTGTGCTACACGGCAGCAGATCATGAGCCACGTCAAGGCTCTTATTCTGTCCCGTGCTGCTAAGGCCGCCTAACTAAACCAGGTCAACGAGTCTCGCATTCGTTGACCTTCTTCCCTTTATACAGAGTCTAAATGAACTACGCTAAACTTGAAAAGTTATCCTGTCTTGTTCACGAAGAAGGAAGCCCTTTCTTCGACTGGATGTTCGAAGCTCAGGTTACCAAGGCTTACATTAAAGAGCTGGTAGCGGCTCTCAAGCTGTTTATCCGCCCGCGCCCGGCCACTAGCGTAGATGTTAAGCACGTCTTTGACTTGGCCAACACCTGTGAACACGATATCAGGCCACTGTCCGATACTGAACGCAAGACCATATCGGAGTACCTTAGGGACTATGGAATTCTGTTTACCGAGGGCGCCGTATACCCCTGGTCTCTACGTGAACTTCAAACGTTTGTTACCTTTCAGCCTGAAGAAGCGAACTCAGGAAACTGGGAGCGCATCAAGCAGACGGTTGATACCTTAGTGGCTCAAAAAGCTGCAGGACTACAGGATGATAAGCGTAAGCCAATAGGCTTTCTGTGGCGTAGCAGGGAGTCCACGTCTGACTATGACTGGAAGTTTAGCCCTCAGATAAGCCAGCTGGAGAATTGGTCTGAAGAATATGGAGAACAGTCCAAGACGGAGTTCAAGTATGTCTATGAGTGAAGAAACCGGTAGAACGCGTCCGAGGAGATTCACGATTGTTTGCACTGCACTAATAATAAGTTCTACTGGCAAGACTTGGCCAGTACCTCTTAGATCCTGGTCTACAACTTCTGTTGCTGAGGCTGCCTTGTACGCGGACGAGTTGCTGTGTCTACACTACAACGTGTACTTACAGGGCGGAGACGGTGTTCCACTATTGTCTTTCGGCCTGTCCTTTAACCATTATGCTTGGAGTCAGCATGAATAAAGACCTTGAATTGTCTATACTTAGTCTTGTGTGGGAAAAGTCTAAGGCTGACCTACGTCTACCCTTGAGACCTAATGTGTTCACCATGATAACTCGTTACTACCCCAACTTAGACCCTGACGACGTTTCTGCTGCTATACAGTCTCTTTTGGATCAGGGGCATCTAAACGACGTGGGGCCAGAAAGCCATTCCGGCTGGCCAAAGGTATCGCGTCTTCAGATAACGGACTCAGGCCTGGGTATTGTTCGAGCTGAAAATCGAAACCAGGTCAGGACGCGCCTGGACACCACAGACTATCGTCACAGGTCGACGCACTCTAGTCTAGAGGAGACTTTGACGATGCTAGCCTCTGCCCTTACGGTAATAGATGGCCTTCGGAAAGACTATACGTCTTTGAAAGGTGCGGCAACTAAGCTGGAACATCATACCTCGGAGTATCTCTGATCATGCAATACCCTCCGGACTTCGCCTCTGTTGTCATTCCACAATTAACTACCCTTCCGCCTGTCATGAAACCAAAAACCGATATTGACCCTCGCCACCCTCCAATCGCTCTCTTTATGCTTCTCATAGCTAAGAGCTTTGGCGTCTTTGTTTATGGCAAAGACTACCCCGGCATTATCTCTGCGGGTTCCTCTGCATCCGAACACTGGCTAATCAAATTATCTAACGAGGGTCTGTTAGAGCCTAAGGGGCCGAATTCCAATATGGACTACGCCCTTACCAAGAAAGGCAAGGTGTTTGTAGAAGCCTTGTGCGACTTAAAGTTACCAGTTCAAACTTGGGTAATGCCATCTACTATAGGAGATAACGATGAATAAAGGTACTCCGCAAATTCTTCCAGAAGGCTGGCTCTTCTTGTTTGACAGCAAAAGCGTTAAAAGGTCTATCCGTTTCAATCATGACCATTTGGACTCTAGCTGTCCTACGTTTGGTCTACCCTGGAGGGTTATCGATGCGTCCGATGGTACGATGACCTTTGCGAAGGCTATCAAAGGGATGCACAGCTTTGAAACGGAATTGGTCGAGCACGACGGCGAGATCAAAGGCAACCTTGTGATAACAGGCTACTTCTTTATGCACTTGCCATCTTGGACGGTGGTAATTTTGCCTCGCGTAAACTTCTACCGTGTTTTGACTACTCTGGAGAATCAACTTGCAGAAAAATCAATTTAGCCCTGACTGTCTCGAAGTAGGAGATCCTGTTGACGCCAGCCCCGTAGGGCCGGGCACCATAACTAGTGTTACTGAAAGGGGCTACCCCAGAGTGAACGAAATCGGTGTTTCGTGGTGTCGACGGATCGATGGAGCTACTTTTGACCCGCATAACCATGTCGGCGGAAACACTCCTCCCAGAGCCAGAACTACAACTGCTGTTATAATCCCCTTTCCTTCTAAGGAGAAATTCCATGCGTAAAACGCCTACCCGAAAGGCTAAAGGTGCCTTCGATGAAGCTAAGAAAGACTTTGACTACTACAAGGAAAGGATATCCCAGTGAGCCTCTTGTCGTGTTTGGGGTTTTGATAGACTCGGACAATCCATTCACGGCTGTTAATGTTCACTTCAAAACAGCGGACATCGCCAAACTGCTAACCAGCTGCTTGTACGAAGCGTCTGGCCTTCCCTCCATCTTTGCACCTTACTCTTCATGAACTCAATAATCAAAATTCCTAAGTCCATAGCTATAGAGGCTGCGACTAGATCCGAACAGATAAAGACTCTAGCCAAAGCCGCTGGTATGTTCTCGAACGGACCTTTGCGCAACTTGGAAGTTGATTTGGATGAACTCAATCCGGGGTCTGTAACCGTTTTAGCCGAACTGGTTAAAGACAAAGAGACTCCGTACGCTCAGGCCATCAGGTTCACCTACTCCGGTCTCCTTACATCTACCGACACAGATGAACCTTTGTCTCGTATGTCAGACATCGGGCCTGCCCTTAGGTCCTATGTCAGTAATACAAAACGTCAATGGCTGTTCCGTCAGGGAAAGTTCAACGCAGTCCTTGCTTACCTGGTAACTAAAATCGAATTGGGCAAAGACTATTCGGGTTCTCCTTGGATTCGAATGTGCCTTCACCATTCTCATATATGGTCGTCCTCACCTGTAGGACTGACCATCACCTTTGATGTTAGTGACCTGATTAGTCTGTACGACGCTAAAGGTGTTCTATACAAAGAGGTAACTGTCAGACCCCGCAAAGACTCAGCCGCAGTTACTGTAGACGCCGTAATGCTAGAGGAATCAACAATATCGGTTACTATCAAAGACTTGCTTAGTCACCATGGCTGGTTCATAGAATCGGAGGGCATGACGGAGTTATACGATAAACAGTTCTCTCTGATGGAGCGCCTATTCTACCGATTTGGTGAACAGCTCGAGGTTAGAGGCAACGACGTAAGCGGCTACAACCTTTTGACAGAAGGGAACCCTTCCAAGTGTATATTGGACACTATTCCTGCCTTCGTTCTTGATAGGGACAACGATACTGAGGATGAGGATGAGGATGACCGACCTAGAGGCCTTCGAAGGAGCAAAGCGGCTTCTAGCCAAGAAGCCGAAGGCAAGGTTCCTTGGGAAGAGCTACGAGGTATCTTGAAGTCTGCCAAGCTGGAAGACTCAATTATCGCTGCACGATCGGAGTTTCATCAAGAGATAGAAAACCTCTCCGAAACACCTTACGTGCAAGTCCCCATGCACTTTCTCTTGAAGATATTCCACCTGGAAAAGTACGCCTTTCACACAGTACACGTCAAGAACCTTAAGCCTTATAAGTACAAGGAAGGCCTTGACGATAAGCTTATTCTCGATCCCGATGTGAAAGACATGACGCGCATGCTGGTAGCCTCGGTTACCGACGAAGACGTGGACGACATCATAGAAGGTAAGTCGCAAGCAGTAATCATTACCTGTATCGGCGCACCTGGTCTTGGTAAGACTCTGCTAGCTGAGGTATTGGCGGAAGCTTCAAAGAAGCCTCTATACAAGGTACCGGCTGACCAACTAGGCATGGACTCTTCCTCTCTGGAAGAAAACCTACAGCAGATTCTTCGCAGAACCGAACGTTGGAACTGCGTCCTTATGATTGACGAGGCGAATGCCTACATTCACACGCGTGGTATCGACATATCCCAAAACGCTCTCGTAGGTGTGTTCCTGCGCAGACTGGAATACTTTAAGGGCGTTCTCGTCCTTACTACAAACCAGACCACTAACGATGGTACTCAAGACATTGACGATGCCATCCTAAGCAGGTCTAACGTGGTCATAGAATTCAAGTTGCCTAATCTGGAACAAAGTGCGGCTATCTGGAAGACACAGGCTGAGCTTCAAAAGGTCAAAGAAAAACTAGACTGGACTGAAGTGGCCTCAGCATTTCCTAAACGAAGTGGCCGAGGAATTCGGCAGTTGCTTCGTCTGTCTAAACGATGGGCAGCCTTCAGAGAAATTCCTCTCACCCTTGACCTAATCAAGTCTTGCAACAAGTTTGTTCATAAATGAACTGTTAAATACTTAAGTCTGAAAAGACAGTCCTCCCTACTCAACTCTCAAAGTTAACCATGACTACAAAGACCACAGAAATGTCCCTCACTCGCGTTCTATCCGAGTTGAAGACCCTCACAGCCCGTATCGTTAGCCTGGCTCAGACAACATCCTATGTTGCCGTGCAGCGGGGTACTGACGCAAACGCTATGCTCCTCACGCAAACAGGTAACACAATCAGCGCAGTGGCTTCTCCAAAGCCCAGCGAGGTGGCTGCTGCGATGGTGACAGAATATCAGTCCTTGAACGACCTGATCAAACGCAAGCAGAAGCTTAAGGCTGCTTTAGTGAAGGCTAATGCTACGACGTTTGTGACCATTGGCACTGAAGAAATGACAATCGCAGACGCCATTGAGCGCAAGGCGTCAGTGCCAGTTCAACAGACCGTCATTGACATGATGAAGCGGCAGTTCAATGGTATCTCCGGCTTCATCGAAAAGGAGATGAGGGATGTTAATAGCAAGATCGAGACTCAACAATCTCAGATCAAGGCTGGTGATAAAGAGGTCTCTGCGGAACTGCTGGAAAGCACTCGCAAGTCCATTGAGACACGATGCATGCCTGTGTTGATCGACCCTCTTAACATCGTGGAAGAGGTCAAGAAGCGGGAAGAAGCCCTTGCAGCCTTCACGACTAACGTGGACTTTGCTTTGTCCGAGATAAACGTGAAGACAACGGTTCACATCCCAGATTAAATACTGTTAACCTGATGTAGTTAGTTTCGATGTTGTGTGTTTGGTTAGCGAACAGTAGAAACACGAGGGCCCGTTATACCGAGGGTTTAAATATCGGTGTATATAACAGTGTAGCTCAGTCGGTTAGAGCATCGACGTGAAAGGTCGGTAGTCGCAGGTTCGATTCCTGTCACAGTTAGCCTTGTAGGCACATGCGTCAGGTGCATGCTAAACTATTTAGCGTAAAAGTTGAAAGTTTAACGCTCAAAGGTAAACGTTCAAACCTTAAGTCTGCAACGTTCAAACTCGTACACGTTCAAAAATCAAAGCTTGTCCAAACCCTAGATAAAGAGTTTACAACCGAGTTCAAGTCGATCGGGCTGCTGTACTCCTAGGCTGCTATTCCAAGCACACAACCTCCACCCTTAAATACAGAAAGTCAACAGATGACAAAGAAACCACCAGCCGCTAAATCAACGAAGCGGGCTGAAGTAGGCCGCGTAGAACTTGGAGACTACGCGAAAGTATCGTTGAAAGCTTATGGCACAGAAGTAAACGAGGAACGTGCCACCCCAGCATTGCAGGACGGCTTAAAGCCTGTCACCAGACGCATAACGTGGGCCTCTTCAAAGATAGCTAGAGAGTATACCAAAGCAGCCCGTATCGTTGGTGACGTGATTGGTAAGTACCACCCCCACGGGGATTCTTCCATATATGGAGCTATGGTTGTCGCCGCTACGTGCGACGTACCTATTCTTGAAGGGCAAGGGAACTGGGGTAACCTAGTAGACCCCGCAGCGGCCATGAGGTATCCTGCTGCTCGCTTGTCTATATACGGTCGGCAGTTTGTGCAGCCAAACTATTTGGCGGTGTCGCCAATAATGCCAAACTATGATGACAAGGATGAAGAGCCTGTATATCTGCCCTGCCTGCTGCCAAACATTCTATTCAACTCTCAAACGGGTATCGGTTACGGTACCAAATCAAGTTTACCTGGCTTTACTCCTGAGTCTCTTCTGCCGTTGATGTGTAGGATGCTAGACAGAGAGGAGGTTACGCCTGTAGACTTTGCTAAGGGCCTACGTTTCAATACTTCCTGGGGTGCTCAGGTAGTAAAGTCAAAATCGAATCGAGAGTCCATCCTAAACTTGATGAACACGCCTAATGCGACCATCGAGTTTGAGTCTCCGCTAGACATAGACACCAGCAAAAAGACTATCTCGTGGAACAAGTTTGCCCCTGAAGTAAACATAGGCTCTGTGATAGCAAAGGTGCAAGGAAAGCTCCCCGAGTCAAAGAAAGCTCCTACCAAGCGACAACTGGAAGAGTCCAGATGGTGGAAGAGCATGGTGCAAGGTGTGTCTTCAGGTAAGGGCCTTAGCTACGTTATTCAAGTTCGCAAGACAGTGAATATGAATGACTTTAACGCGGTAGCCGAAAAGGTCAAGGCTCTCACGCGAAGTAAGGTCAGCTACAACGTCTATGTGTCGGATAGAAAACTTCGAGTGCGCAATGGTCGCAACGAAGCGGACACAACTTTCAAGGCTCTGTCTGTTCCTGAGCTTGCCATGACCTGGCTCAAGTTTCGAGTAAAACTTGAAGCCGATTCGCTTGACTACCAAATAGGTGAAGTAGAAAAGCACATTGCCTATATGGAACTTCTCATTCATGCGTGTGATCATTTGGACACTATCATGAATGCCTTGCGTAAGCCAAACACCGCAGAGCTGATTGCCAAAGGTTTGAAGATAACGGTTGAACAGGCTAATCAAATTCTGGAACTGAAGGTAAGGCAATTGGCTAAGCTTGATCAGGACAACTTGAAAACCAAGTTAGCCGAAACTAAAGCCAAGCTCAAAGCTCTTATTGCCAAGCGAAAGAAGCCAGCCCAGTCGGTAAAAGCCTACTTTGAATTCTGTCTGACGAAGTTCAATCAACAAAACAATCGTCCAACAAAGTCTCAAACTCAATGGTGGCTGGACTGATAGGAACTGTTAACTTTTAACGACAACCACAATTTGATTCACTACATCATTTGACACAAGCGCAAAATTGTGTTATAATGAATTGTGAGTAAATGAGCCTCAAAATCAGCGTTTCTCGTGAGGGTCTCGCTAGCTGAATTTGAGGATTTTCAAACAGAGACCCTCGCATACTTCCCTACACGGAAAAGGAAACATCATGAGCAAACGAACAATTGCACTGGCTAACAAGGCCCAGAAGCAAACCGCCGCCTTGAACACGACACTGGAAGCCCTTCAAGCCGCGCAAGAAGCTGAAGCTTCTGGTGCACCGGCTAAGAAGGCTCCCGCAAAGAAGGCTGCTAAGGTCGTCAAGACTGCACCAGCTAAGAAGGCTGCTAAGGGTGCACCGGCTAAGAAGGCTCCCGCAAAGAAGGCTGCTAAGGTCGTCAAAGGTGGCAAGCCTGTCAAGAAGTCCATCAAGGTGAAAGACGACGACTTCGGCGATATCTGATATCTACCGAATCTGACATCCAGCAAAAGAGCCTGACTCCCTAACAGATCGTGGGACCAGGCTCTTTTGCGTTTCTGGATTCTCTCGAATGACCAGGTCTGCCTTCTCTACTTAGTGGCTTCTACTGCTACAAACCTTTTCTATACAGTCTTTGAGAGGTTAATTCCAAATGGACTACACCGATTCACTAACCCTTGAGGGGCACGCCAGTCAGGTATCGGCTCGCGTCAAGGCTTCTCTTATAGACCCCGATAATGGGTCTCTCCACAAAAGCGTTCACTCTGTTCTCAACGACATCGGCAAGAAGCATTCGGCTTTGCGCCCAGACATTCTAAAACTGATGAACACCTTTTCGTCCGTACGTGACGAACTTAGTAGTGGCATGCTGTCCAAAGCTGGTGCAGCCGCAGTGCTGAACCCCGTGGTTTTGTCTTTCAAGGCTCGCGTGGCTGACTACATAAGCAGTTCATTGGACTCAACTACAAAAGCAGATGCTGCCGCAGATATCCCTAGGCAAATGGGTTCTTATGGCCTCGTCCGCTCCGAAGTGCTGACAGCTATCGAACACAACAAAATTTGGCTAGGATCAGCGCCTATCATTCCTCAGCTTAAGCAGGGTAAATGGACACAAGTCAAGCGTACGGGCGGCCCTGCTCAGCCTATCGACGTTATAAATGCCATCAGCTACAACATGCTGGCAAAGCATGGGGTACCTAGTACTTCGCTAGGCGGCTACACTGTTCTTACAAAAGAGAAGGTGCTTGTAATTCCTCGGGACTACATTCACTCCTTGATGAAGAACCCTGAGTTGAAGCCTTCTGAATGGACCTCTCGTCATAGGGACGAGGCTGAAGGCCTTTATGCCGAGATTGTAGAATCGGCATTGTCTAAGTTTCCGCGTTACGAGGTTATAGAAGTGACATCGGCGTGGCGAGGCGCTCGGTGCTACTGGCTAATAACGCCTGGCGAGCTGGCTATCCTTCGTAAGTGTTCAGGCGGAGCTTTCGCACTGACGCGATGGTCATTCGCTTTTGGAGACGCATGATGAGAGTTCTAATCGCAGAATTTGACCCTAAGTCTCTCGGTTACTTGCACACGATATCGGGAGGCGCTCCTATAGAGCTTGAGCGCAACCCCACAATATTTGTGTCTGCTCCTATTATGGAAGACATAGACCACGAGGCTACCTCTACAATCGACCTCCAGTTTAACAGCGCCAAGCTCCTGTTCAACCCGCGCTTGAAACAGTCGGAACTGGATATCTTTCTAGACCTCGTGACGCATAGAACAGACCTTGCAGAGTTTCTTGTAGGCCCCTTGCCTAACATGAAGCCTTACTTCAAATGGGTCAACGATCCCCTGAGAGGTGCTTCAGCAAAGAATTTTTGTCTGAGCCTTGTCAATACACTCAACATGGACTTGAAGCCTTTGCGCGCAACACTACGGTCAGTAACGCTGGATGACCCTGTGTGTTCTATGTTTAATACCAGTGTGCTAACATGCGATCAGCCAGATCACAAAAATAGTTATGGCGCGTACCCTAACTCATGACTTTACTACTGGCATACCAGAAGCACCAATACGCCAGACACTGGTATTGCCTTGTTGCTGGGTATGCCGTAAGTTATTCATAGACTCGGGTGGTGATGACCCCGGTATCATACGAGAGGAACACCACCCTGTTCCTCAAGCTTACGGCGGTGCCAAAGGGCCAACCGTAAGTCTCTGCACAGGACATCACACGCTTTTGCACAAAATTGCAGAAGGCATGATAGCTCAAGGCTCACCTTTTGCAATAACACCTGGAGTAGTCTCTTCTCTGAACCGCATAGGTAGACAAGAGTACGAACGTCTGCTATACTTGTCACGCGTGGTATACACTGCTTGGCTCGCCACTAAAGACGATCCGAATAAGAAGGCCCCTGTACACCTTGAACTAACAGGAAAACAAAGACGAAAATTAGAAGCACTTAAGTCGTTTACTGATCTGACGACGGGCGAATACATATCTGCCTTAATAGATCAGGAGTACTCGAAACACTTCCCTACATGACATAACTAGGAGCTAAGTATGCCCGCCCCGAGACAAATAGTTAAACTGAAACCGGACACAAGCGACTCGGCTAAGCTGACCAAAGACAACGTTAACCTACGTTGTGGGGACTGCTTTCACTACAAAGGAACTTCACACCCTTCCATTGGGGCTCTTTGTCATACACAAGGCGTAAGGCCAGGGGCTAGTGCACCTAGTTGCTACACTCCAAACGTTACGGCCTTCCGTTCTCTAGGGCCAACGGTAGTAGGTCAAATGGCTTCTCTGGTATCTGTATTCTCGCCTCAGCAGAGTAGAGTGTTTATGGGCCTGTTGAAGTGTGCGGCCTCTTTGGAGAAGGTAGGTCTTCACTTCATGCAAAAGGTATACTTTTGCACGGGGAACGACTCTTTGGAAAACTACTTCTCTGCGTTTGTCATGGCCACAGGCCCAGAGAAATCTATCATGTTGATAGGCCGGGACTACCTCAAGTGCAACAACAGTTCTTTGGTAGCTTTGCTTCCTAAGTCTTCTCTGATTACCTCTAGGGAAGAGTTCGACAAGAAGAAGGCTAAGCTTATAGCAGAAGGTAAGATTCGCGGAGACAACGCGAAGCAGGCTAAGGCTATGGCCAAGATTGATTACGAACCTCCAACCTTCGATACAGACCCCAGTGTTTTAGAAGCCAGAGCAAACAAGGCTGCCAAACGAAGCAAGACAGATCCTTTGTTCTCCATAACTCAACATCGTTGATTGTGAGGCTCTATCATGGGTATGTCCTATGTAATTGAGTCGGCTGTAGGCCTGACTAACGAAAAGAAGATATGTCTATACGGGAATGTCCTACTGTTTCTGTTCAAAGGTCAGATACACCAAGAACTTTCAGCTAACCTTGCGGCTGCTGGCATAGACTTTGACGTTCACTACTTTCGTATAGAGGTACAGAAAAACGGCAGGCTGCTTCGTGATGGTAAAGCTTGGGTGCACGCCAAGTTCAATGACGTGACTCTCACTGGTCATAGCCTGACGCGCAAAGACCAGAATGCACTAGCCTTGGCTATAATGCATCCGCCTCTGCGCAAGAAGCTTCAAGAACTGAAACGGTTGAAACGCACAGTCTTTACGCTAAGCCAGTATGACCAATGGGTTGCAGAGGCTATCAATGCACCAGACGTAGTTAAATACGCTAGGTCTCTAGTGTTTAAGAAGCTAAGGTTTCTTACTAACTACGGTATGTGTTTAGACAACCTTTACAGCGACCTCATCCACGCGGGCCTTCTTGCGATAATGAAAGATTTTCCTTGTTGGGAAAACTTTGATCACTTAAAGAAGTCGGCTAAAGTGGCTATCCGTAATCGTACGATGAACGTGATAGATGAGCACACATCAGCTAAGAGGCAGTCCCTAACAACCGACGATCAGGGCAACGTTACTTCGCTAAAGACGTCCTTTGACGTAATTGCGGACATGCCTGCCCACGTTGAAGGCCAGGGGTTCACGACCCATTCCTACTTGTCGGTAGGGATATCTGGAACTAACAAGAACTTTGAGCTGGTAACTAGTCTCAAACAGCTAATGTCCCGGAGAGGTGGCCTAAAGCCTTTGCAAAGAAGGTACCTTCAGTTGTTGATAGGCGAACAGGACGATGACTTTAGCCGTGTTTTGGGGTCTCGCAACTCAGACGCGTTAGAACGCATGGACTTTACTCGATACAGGTCCAAAGTAGAGTCTTTCTTGGGTATCCCGAGTGACGCGGCTGACCGCTTTTTACAGTCCTTGCGCCGTCAACTCTGATAGTCCAATTGCGGGAGTCTAAACTGTTAATTCGCTGTGTTACAACAACAGCCTAACTTTTTGGTTTGGACTCCCTATGCAACACGCACCTGATGAAGATTTTGAAGACGCCGATGACTTTGCAGGCGAAGACGACAATATTCCTGCGCCTAGCACGTCAAACGCTTTGACCATTTCTCAGCTTCGTTCCCTGAAGCCTTCCTCCCCTATCTGGGTTATCAACACCAGCGACAACGTTTCTAGCCATAAGGGCGATGTGTTTATCTCTATCCGTCAGGCTGACGGTAAGACAGACGTTATCGAAATCCCTAACTCGTGGCTTCCAATCGACCTCACTAAGATGGCTCCACAAAAGGCCATCCTTAATTCGTCTCACTTCTTGGACGCCATCAATAGTGACACGATCATGCCTGTCACTAACGAGTACGCGGAAGAGCTTCTGGGCCGAGAATCTGCAAAGACAGAAAAGCATCGTTTGAAAGCCCAGTCTGAAGCCGTGCGCGCAGCTACTCAGGCCAATCAAATCGGTAAGAACGTCACTATCTCTACGGGTGACGACGACGAGGACAACGAGCATCAGGCTCTACTTGATAAGGTCAACGGGCGTAGCCGTAGAGCTATTTCTGTTACCGATATCGACGCGCCTAACCTCGATCTGTTCCCCAAAGTATCCCCACCTTTCAAATCTTGGGTTACCAAGAACAACGAACTCACCGAAGCGTCTGCCATTAACGATCTGAAAGTTCGTGGCAAGCTTAGTGCTGAGGAAGCCGACTACTACGTGCAGACAACTAAGCACGACCGTATCAAAACATTCCTCAAGTCACGCATGTCTTGATATTATAATGTCCGTAGGAAAGCCCGCTAACTTGATGAAAAGTTAGCGGGCTTTCCTTTGGTCTATTTTACAGGCTATCGTGAATGATAGATAGAGCGAATAGAACTTCGTCCCAAGTGATGGGGGTCTTGTTCCATGCATCAAATTCGTCTTCACTCTCTCGGACAAGTCTGAAGTCTATTTCCTTTGCGTCCATTATGTTCTTGGACGTTATGAACTCAAAGAACTGAGCGGTTGCCAGGCCCGCCTTTATAAGACGTGTTCTCGACTTAACTTCAGTAACACTGACACCAAAATAGTCAGATACCATCTTGTCGTCTTTGTTTTCGTACATGCCTTGTACCATAACAAACTTACATGCGCCATTCGAGTTATACATACACTCGGTTGACCTGCATGTACTGCCTTTTTCTGAGTCATTGACGGGGCACTTCATTTCTTTCTTTTCTTCCGTTTGTTGCGTTTCTCTTTGGACAGACCTTTTTTAATTTCTACCGTGTCTATTTCACCGTATCCTGGAATGTCTGCTACAACATCTTGCTGCTCTGTAGCTATGATGGACTCTAAGATGCCTACGTGAGATAGTAGACCTTTCGATAGCGCGTTGGCACCATACCAGCCTATGTGCCCTGCGTCTATCTCATGCGGCGTTATGATCTTTTTATAGGCTTCATACACGTCATTGAGGACGAACCCCTTGCGGTTCAAGTCGTTCTTCCACTGTGAAGCTGGAAAGATACGAGTCTTCACATCGAACCTAGAAAGTAAACATCCCAGCATGATGTTTACGTGCTCAATGGTCGCTCCACCCATACCTCTCGACTGATACCTCTCAGCTACTACAAACTTCACCTCGTTGGTTTCTATAAGGCTATTAACGCAACTCTTGAAAGCTGCTATCTGGACACGTAGATACTTTGGACTTCGCAAGTCAAATACCGTTGACTTTATGAATCCTCTTTGGAGAATTTTTACTGAGGCCTTTTCTGTTTTGGTCGTTAGCTCCAAAACGGAATAAGCAAAGGAATTTGTTCCTGGGTCTAGACCTAAAATTCTCACCGTTGGCATGATTTGGTATACTTGGTTCTGCTCATTTTAATCTTATTACTACTGACTTAACAGTCATCGGAATAAAAATGGCCTCTTACAGACTTACTTGAAAGGCTAAACGTGCCAATCAAGTTATCTACCAACAACCATCTACTCCCGTCTAACGTTAGAGTAGCTGACGTAGCCCGGCAGGCCATAGACATACTGGCTCCGGTGCAACGTCTTAAGTACCATCAAGCCTTTATACCTCAAGGCTATGAAGCCATTGTTTATCACAGGCTGACTTGCGGAGTAAGGTGCGCGTGTCGATCTAAGTCATCTGCCCTCAAGACACGACTAGGAGAGGACGGCAACGGAGACGTAGCCTTCGTCAATGAAATGCTAGCTAACGGCCTAGAGTTTGGAGTTAGTCAATACGGGACACGGCCTGCCACACAAGTAGGTGCACTGTTAGACAGCCCGAAAGGCGATAGCAGCTTGTTTAGTATTGACCAAGAGCAGGTCAATCAAACCTTAAGGCCCGATCTGCCGTCTGTCTGGGAAGTAGACGCTAACACACCTGAACACATAATAGGTTCTCCTAGCGATCTCTGGTCTAATGATCCAAACACTCCAGGCGTGACCACGTTAGTTCCCGACGGCGTTGGACCTAACGGGCCTGTAGATACCCTAGTAGAAGTTCTTCCTGAAGGCTTTGACGATTCATTCGGGATAGGAACTACTGACAGAGCTTGCCCTGTGTGCTTTGGTACAAACTTTGTAGGTGGCTTCTCTGTTTATAACGGCTGGCGGCAAGTACTTAATTTCCAATGGCCTAACGCCATATTAGGAGATGACGGTCAGGTCAACTTCGAGTTGTTCACGCCTTCAGTAACAGGAACTCAAGCTTCTTTCCAAGTAGTGTTGCCCAATTTCGCATTTGGTGTTGACGCGTTAACATGCTGGAATGGTCGCACTCAGATACCTTGCTCTTTCTTTGTTGATGGTAACTTACTATCGCAGGCTTCTGACTTAATCCCTTACTGCGATGGGTTTGTTCATACCATTCAAATTATGTTTGCGGCTACAACGGAATGGACTCACGTAGAGATTCAGGTCAATCAGAGTCAACAGATTGCCTACTTGGACTTCCCTAAGCTGCAAAAGAGTTCTATTCAAACAGCCCTTGAAGCTCTGCAGGACTTTCAACTAGTGGTATCACCTATAGTCCCTCTTGTAAGAGCCAATGACATCATAGCTGACTCTACATACGGGAAAATCCTTCACGTCAAGAGCACAAACATGTCTAACGACAAACGATGGAACATACTTGGGTGGGAGTGCGACGTAAGGCCTGTACAGCCTTCCGAGCTTTACAACATACTACCTCGTAGGTCTCAGGTTCACACGCCTCGCACGCCCGCGCTGGCCCGCGACAATCTAACAGGATATAGCAGAGTATAATATGGCAACTCCAAACGCAAAATCAAAGACAATCACTCAACACAGTGTTGCTTCTTCCAACTATCGGTATGTGGAAGAAGTTATGAAGGATCTCAAACAGCTCGGTGAAGACGTGGACGACGCGTATGCTTTGCTGCGCCAGTCCAAGAAGGTACTGCAACAAGCTACCTTGTTCACTATTGACCAAGAGAACATCAAAGACAGCCCGAAGATCAAGCCTACCAATACCATAAAGCTTAAGCCTAGTGAGCTTAAGAGCCTCCAAGAAAACTACGCGGTCACACGCCAATTGTACGACACCTTGCAAACGCTAGACACGATGCAAAGCAAAATGCTTGCGTCCTTTCCTCGCGATAGCAAGGAAGCTAGACACGCGTCGGCTGAAATTGAACGCATGCGTAAATCCGTTATGGACAAGCTTAACGAAGCTTTCACGTTCCTCCGTGACTTAGCCAACGGCAACGCGCCGCAGGAGTTTAATCGTTTCGTGGCTGCTATCTGTCAAGTTCTAGAACGCAGTGTGCAATACGAGGCTAGCAATAGCTGGGTATACATGTTTGAGGTAGAAGGTGAACTTGCGTTTACCAATTACATTGAACTCAATGGTCTGGTGTCTGAAACCGGTGAAGAAATTAGCAAGCTTTTCATCGCGGTGTCCTACACACACTCAGTAGAGAAAGGCCCGCAGTTCTATCTGGCCACTATGACTACATTTGAACCACCTTCTGGCGATCTGCTACGCAAGAAGGTTGCAGATATAAAGTCGGCCATTCGTGGTATCAATACTCTGCTTGATCTAGACGGCTTTGCTAACTCTGTAGGTGCTTTGCCACTCGACCTCTTGCTAAAGCCTGGCGCTATTCCAAAGAGCCTGTTCGAGTATCAGACTAGAATCAAGACCATCGAGATTACACCTGAGGGCCTGGTGCAATTCTTTTTGAAGCCTAGTGTTAAAGACAGAAAAGAAGTTGATGACATCACGCGTCAACTTTACTTGGACATGGTTGGCATCACAAAGATTTCCAAGAACAATAAACTCAGCCTGACGCCTTACAAAAGCGAAACGGGCTGGGTCATAAAGTTCTTTATTCAACGCCGTGACAAGGAAACATTCGTGCAGCCTGAAGACCTTGAATTTCTCAAAGCCCGTTTCAAACTGTCGGATGACGACCTTAAGAAGGCCGCCAAGATTCTGAATACGAACCGCGAATGAACAACCTCTTTACACAGACACGTCGGAGAAATAAATGAACAAGCCTATTACTCTTTCCGCTTACGCCCGCGTTCGTACCTTCATCAACGATCGTCCTAGTATTCAAGCTTCTACAGTGAAGCCAAATGAAGGTGTCCTTGGTGAATACCTCAACACCTTCGCTACCATCGCAGGAGTTTCTGACGAAGAGGTCGTAGCCTTTGCTCACGTTGTAGGTCTAGCCGACAGAGCTAAGAGCCTAGCTTTCACATACGGTTATCAACTGCAAGCAGACGCAGTAGCACAAGATGCCTGGTGGAATTCCTTGAACCGCGATCAACAGCAGCAGTATATTCAACTGCATCCCGCGTCCAAGTACGCGCATGACCAACTGAATCAGCAACAGCCTCAACCTCAAGTTGTGCAACCGGCTGCACCCCAGCCAGTTCAACAGCCTCAACCTGCACCTCAACCTGCACCTCAACCTGCACCTCAACAACCTGAAGTTCCACAGCAACCGGCCCAACCCCAACCTCCAGTCGTAACACCTCCTCAACCCCAACAACCTCCAGCCGTAGTCCCTCAACCGGCAGCACCAGTTCAACAACCTCAACCAGCTACGCCGCCAACAGACGCGCCAGCAAACGACGCAGTTCCAGGTAAGCCTAAGCTGTCGGAACGCCTTGTGCAGCGTTTGAAGAAGATGCCACCTACAGCGGCTAAGTTCTTTCAGGACGGTGGCACACAGGCTGGCAGTCCTGAGCGGCGCACGGCTGCTCAACACTTGCGCGATAAGTCTCACGCATTTGCTAAACACCTTCTGCATCAAGGTAAGGAAGTTAAAGACGGGCTACACGGTATCGCGAAGCTCGTTCATATCCGTAGCTGGGACCAACTAGACGATCACTCCAAGAAAGCTATTAAGAGCCTTGGCGTGGAAGCAGCTACACTCGCTGGAGGTATTGCCCTAACAGGTGGTTTGTCTCACTTGGTTCACGCGCCTGCTATGATTGCCTTGAAGCACGTTGGCGGTCACTGGTTCGCTGAGGCCGCTATGAAGGCTGCTGGTCACTCTGTAGTTCATGGTAGCACAGAGACCGCTGGTATTGATGAACAAAAGATGCTGGTAGGCTTTATCAATTCTCTGGCTGACATGCTTGAGTCTGGCGATATCCCAGACGAAGCTTGGGAAAAGACTGCTGATGATATTGCAGGCGCTCATTCCGGTATGCATCCTCCACCTCAAGACGCCGTCACGCCTCATCCTCGAGACAAGACCGTTACTGACGATGTTACTGACAGCCCCCGTCCAGGCGTATCCAGCGAGGACCTGAAAGACGAAACTGATCCTCGCGAAGATGACGACGAGGAAGTAGAAGAAGTTCCTACTGAAGCTCCTGGTGACGATCACCCTCGTGAGTTTACAGACAAGGACGAAGAAGGTCAACCGGAAGGTAACTCCGAGCAAGAGCCTGTCGGGGACGACCAGCCTGACGATGGCGAAGACATAGGTAATGACGGTCGTGCAGACGAAGACAAGGAAGTACCTACTAATCCTGATGGCAAGGTACCAGAAGGTGCAGATGAACCTGTTTCTTCAAAAGACGACCCCGAAGCCGCAGAAGATGAAGTGGAAGAAATTCCCTTGAAAACTGACGATTCGGGGAAAGACAGTACATTTACGCAGAATGACGAAAAACCGTCCGTTGGGGCTACCCCAGAGCCTTCTGGGGACAGTGATTTGAGCGTCGAACCTGCTGACGAAGACATTGACGAAGTACCTGATGAAAACAAGCAAAAGGTACAAGTTAAGGAAGATGTCAAACCTTGTTCTAACTGTGGCCATGCTGAGGAAGAAGAGGACGATGACATTGAAGAAATTCCTTTAAAGAAGGAAGACGATCTTGAGAAGTCCCAAGCTGCTACTAAGCCTAAAACACTTCCAGCAGGTTACAAGATCGTAGAAGGTCCGCAGAAAGGCTTTCGCTTTGTTCTGCTCCCTAACGGCAGGCTGTTACCTAATCAAGGCGTGAACGATTACAAAACGGAACAGGACATTATTGATAACTTTTACGCTTGGAAAAAGACAGCTGGTAAGAAGACTTCTAACGACGAAACCTCTCGTATCAAAGGTGCTGATGAATACACCTGGTTGCGATACACAGGTAAGCCAATCATCCTGAATTTCCGAGGCACTCGTTTCACGTTGACGAAGGGTATGGAATTTGGTGTGCGTATGTCTAGCAACAAGAAGGACAAGCGCCTGATCGTTGATGCACCTGACATGGGATTGACTAAAGTCATCACACTGACACCTGAGTTGGAAGACCACTTGAAGACTCGGGTTGAACGAGTGTGAGCCACTTGCAAGAAATAGCTCAACGTCTCCGGGCGTTGAGCGCTATTAGCCCAGATCGTTGTAGTGTAGTAGCTACTAACGCAGTGTTAGCTCACTTTAAGAAACCTTTGTTGACTCCTGAGGAATACCCTAGGTCTCTACTTGACATGACTTTTATCATGGACAGCCGAGGCCTAAAAGCTAAAGCTAACTATGCACACATGGCTAAGGACAAGTATACTCTAGCTGACGCATTAGCTCAGTTTTCTAAGGGTGTATATTTCCTTCAGAGTAGTCAACATGTCATGGCCTTGATAAATGGTAAGCTAACAGACACTGAAGGCGCAGGAACTCGCAGGCAAGTTCTTGTTTGGGAAGTATACGAGCCTACTGCTGCTCAGATAAAAGCAGAGGAAGACCGGCTTCGTAGAAATCAACGTAGGTACAAATAGGAGTTCTTTATGCAATGGTGTCAAACACATTGGGACAAGCTACGTGAGTTTGTCGAAGCCAAAGGCCTGTCCAAGTTTGGTGCGCAAACCGCTGAGGCCTGTCACGCTGAAATGGTTAATCAGATAGAGGGTGCTGAACCGTCCTTTGACCCCTTGATAGGTTCTATGTGGAACATCACTAACCACGTTCTAGAACACGCAGGTCTTCGAGCTATGGAAGGCTGTCCGTGCTGCCTGGTTGCTAGCGAGTCGTCTGAGGATATCCCCTTACAGTGGATGGAAGACTGCACGGAAAGCGCGCGCAAGTACGCTATAGAGAAAGGCTGGGTGCAATTGCAATGAGTCACATCCAAGAGATAGCCGACAGACTTATTACGCAAGCTTTAGTAGAAGACCTTGCAACTAAACTGCGTAAGGCTAACGTACCAGAGCCTGTCATTGCTTCTATCCTAGCCGTGGTAGCCGTGGGTCCAAGCTTGGCAGACCCTTCAGCACGGGCTTACGCACGGTCTATGGAACAGGCTTTTGACGAATACGGAGTTCCTGGCGTTGCAATGCAGGTAGCTTACTTTCTTATAAACGCTGGTAAGTGGCAAGGTGATGAGGCTAAGGCTCACAAGGTAGTGCTGAAGAAGTGGTCGGCTAAAGACCACAGGGCTTCCGTCTTGCTTAGTGAGAAAGCCTGGACCGACAACGTAGAGACGAGCTGGTCTCCTCCAGAAGGTTTCTTCAAGCAGACTCCTGACAAGATAGCTCATGGTCTCAAGGCGGCTCACCCAAGCCTGACCTCTGCTATGGGTTCCTTGAACTTCTACATCAACCGCGCAGGTAAGAATCTCGATCCAGCAGCCAAGCACCGTTTGCATATGGCTCAGGACAAGCTCAAGACTTTATATGAAGGAAACAACTCATGATTGCCAAGCACGTTAGAGAGATAGCCGCCCGTCTTAAGGTGACCTCAGCTCAACCGTTCACGCCTGAGCAGGTTGCTATTTTAGCTGAGCAGGTCTTACCAAAGATAAAATCTTTGTGTTCTAGGATGAGGTTTGATAAGTGCCTTAATAAAGCAAGGGGCAAAAAAGGTAATGTTCATAGTGACTACTACTACAATAAGGCTTACTTACCTTTCACTACTCTTACACATGCCCTAGAGTCCATTACTTTCATTCTATCGTACGCTGTGGAAGAGGATACTTCCACACGTTTGCATAAGGTTGCTCATGCTATAGAAAGACCTTTTGGCCCACTAGGTACAGATAAATTAAAAGGCTCTGCTTGCTTTAAGGTTATAAGTGATAGCTTACGCAAACTAGAACTTCTGAAAGCGGAGCTAACACCTGAGGGGGAAGATGTTGTTGAGCAAGTAGCCAATGACGAATACTTGCCCAAGCTTAAAGGTTCCTGGCCTTTTATCCTGAACTCGCTAACCTCTGAGCTAGAAGAGGAGCAGAAGTCTGGGCAGATGGTAACAGATACTTCTCCCGAAAGTGTACTTAAAGAATTGAAGACAGCTTTGCCGAGATGGACTGTAGAAAAGAGGCCTTACGGTTATAACAAGGGGCTCTTTGACTATGTAGCCACTGACCCCGAAGGCCTGAGGGAAATAAAGATAGTTAGTTACGAGGGTATTAAAGACGAGTACATGCTCGCGCCTGCGTACAAACTCACTAAAGACGGTGGACGGTTTTCTTGGGCCAGGCTAGGAGTTGATGACGGAGAGTTATCGTTTCCTAAGTCTATGCCTCTTAACCACGCAGTCAAAGTACTCCTAGATAAAATAAACAAGGCTCGGGATAAAAATCTGAAGACACACGTAGAGGGCACAGATCACAACTTTGGTCCATTCACCCGTAAGTTGCTACCTGAAGCCTTCAACGCCATAGTAGAAATACTAAAGAACAAAGGTCGATGGGAAACGGGGCCAGGAGGTTTTGGTACCTACTACATATTTAGGACGTCTCCATCGAGTGGCTACATACCAGCTAGCCCTGAGTTAACTACCGCAGTAGGTAAGCCTGTTTACTATACAACTGAAGACAGAGACTAAGGAACCTGATGTCAAACAATATTCAACCTCTTGTTTACTTTAAGGACGACCAGGCTTCGTCCTTTACTGTAGACGTTACACCCCTGCTTCTAACAGGCGAGACAGTAACGTCGGTAACAATTGTTCAAACCATACCGGCGACTACACCTATGTTGACGTACGGAACTCCTGTAGTTCCTACGTCCTCGACAACTTTCACTCTCCCTGCTAACAGTGGAGTACTAGGTACAACTTACGGCACTCAACTGCAAGTAACGACCTCGGGAGCTCGAACGTTGACTGTGACCATTGCGGTTCTAGTTGACATCGATCTCAGTGTGCCTTACTCTACCAAAAGCCCAAACGCCTTCCAAGCTCTCGTTGATAGTATCCAAGCGGGCGACGCGTCTGTGGGAACAGCATTCTTTATGCTTCCCGCAGGAACTGATGTTTCTCAGGGATTTGTAAAATGGTCGTTGATTGATAGCCTAGGTACCTTATACTCTACAGGTAATGCCTATAGCTATACAATCAACAACGGCTCTATGTCCACTGACGTTACCGCGTTGGCCGTTGTTAACGTACCCTCAGAGACACCTCCTACACTGGAAGCTCAACGCTATCAGATTCGTTGGGAACTTCACCTAGACCCAACAAACCCAACGAACGTCCAGGTGATGTCAGAAGGCGTCACCGTTCTGGGCCAGTCGTCTGTACCTCTAGGTCCTGATAGCCCTGTTGAAATGTACGGTGACCTCGCACAACCGGGGCTAGTCCTTGATCGCCTATACGCAAGCGTAGGAATCGAAGTCTATCAAGGCAACAACCTGGTTGTTCATTACTCGGTAGTAAACACTAAGTCTAGGGTATCCGGCGGTTGGTACTACTCAACTCAGATAGACACTTCAGTGTTGAAAGCAAGCTTAGAGCCCTTCAATCTAAGCTGGAAATACAACGACGGTTCTGGGCCTAACAATCGAGAAACCGGCAGGCTATACGTGGTAAACAGTTCTATGCTGAATGCTATAGAAGATGTGCGCCAGTTAGTGATGAAGGCTAGAACAACAATGCTAGGCTTCCCCGATACGCTGTTTGATACCACTACTATTATCGCATGGCTACGTAGAGCTAAAGATATGTTCAATGCTGCTTCAGGCATGATAACGTCTTTTGACATGACCAATGCGTCCGGAGGTATTAGAGAGTACTGGCTGTCTTACGCGGAAGTAGCCATGCTTCGTGCGCAATACCTAGCTGAAGGTGAAAAGGCTTTCGAGTTTCAAGGTCAAGCTATTTCCTTGAACACAGACAAGACCCAGTATTACCAAGGTTTAGCTGACACCTTGCAGCAACGTCTTGACGCAGAAATGAAACCGTTCAAGCAGAACCTGAAGATCATGGCAGTTACCTCTGGTGATGGAGACCTGGATAACGCTTCTGGTCAGATAGGGGCTATGGGTGCTATTGGTATTGGCTTAAACGCTGTATCTCCAGGCTATGGCTACAGGAGGTACTGGTGATGGAAGAGAAAATTGATAGATGGCTACGACGGCTAAAGGAAAGGCGTCAAGGCCTAGGTAACGACCGTAATGAGGAAACTGCAATGCCAACACCTTACATAAAGAAGTTAGCGTCTGAAGGTAAAGGTTCCGTCTCTGAGCTTGAAAAGAAATGGAACGAAGCTAAGAAGGCTGCAGCTAAACAAGGTAAAGGCGACAACTTTGCCTACGTTACAGACATCTTTCAGAAGATGGTACACGCTAGTGTCGTTAGCACTATCGATAAGCACCTCGAACAGATTCAGGCCAGGCTGGAAACAGCCACTAGGATTCCAGGACCAGCGTCTACGTCTGACTCCGCTATAAATAGTCTTATGACCAAGTTTGACTTTTGGCCAAATCACGTAATAGAGAACCCTTTCAAGAGTTCGAAGCTACCTAGGATTATGTTTCATGGTACACCACATACAGGGAATATGCAATTCAGGATTCCCTCCAACGGCTTGTGGTTTGCTGAAGACATTCAGTATGCTAAAGACGAGTACACAGGTAATGGCTCAGGAAAAGTATGGGCTTGCTACATAGACGTACGCAAGCTTTATATACCTACTGAAGACGAGCAGGACGAATGGTACGGCGAAGAAACCAGCGAATTCTTTAAGTCCTTGCTAGCCAAGGGTTACGACTCTTACTGGCAAGGTATGGCTAGCGGGGCCGTTGCTATCCTTAAAAAGGTGCCAATTATAAACGCTATATCGGGCGAACGAATGGACAGCTATGATTCAAGGACTACTGCTGGGGTACTACCTTCGCATTTTTAACTGGTGGATTCCTTCTACTAAGCCAAAGGACAAACACAAGTGAGACCGCGTGCTCGATATGCAAAAGGCAGTGGTGTAGCAAAAATCAGGCGCGATACCTACGGGCCTAAATGGTACACCACTGTTAATGAAGTGCAGCAGCGTGATGACAAAACCTGTATGTCCTGTAAAGCCGTTGGCGGTACTATTCGCCATGACGGATCAAAGGTCAAACTGGACACTCATCATGCTATTCGTCTTTCTAGAGGTGGAACCACGTCTAAAGCCAATCTTCTGACACTTTGCGATAGGTGTCACGGCAAGAGGCATTCACACCTTTAGTCTTTTACGCTCTATGCCACTTGACTCATTTTTATGGGACAGGAGAACTCAATCATGCCTTTCGAAAACGAAATTACCATAGGTGAAGACGACATTCTGGACATAACATCCGAGCCAGAGCTTGTCCAAGAAACCTTGTCTCCTGAACCTGTCTCCGAACACCTATTGATGGTGCTGGACTCGTACATGGAACTAGTTCCTGCCCCCACGCCTGTTCAAGTGGCAGCTCTTGCTATGGCTATCGGTATACCTGAAACCGATTTATGGCCTCTCATCAATTCCATGATAGTTGCTGATGACAACTTCGGTGACGTGCAAAGCGTCAATCCAGGAATAGCCTCAGCAGGCCCTATTCTTCAGACAGACCTTCTGTCAGCGGTAGAACGCGCAGTTCTATTCACCGAAGACGAAATCCGAGCCCGTGGTAAGCAATACATGGAAGACAACGGTTTGGCAATAGAAGAACCGATGGAGTTCTTTGTTGAACAAGCCGACGCAGAAGACACACATACAGAAGTGGATAAGGAAATCGATACCAGTGACGACGAACTGGTAGACGAACTTACTACTGACGGTGAAGACGACGATGACGAAATCGACGAATTTACTGATGACGGAATCTCCGACCCCACGCGAAAAGAAGCCAACGGTGCTTAAGTGACGTTGAGCCATCCCTTACAATCATACTCTTCAAACTGAAATAGGAAAACACCATGCCTTCAAATCTTGCTACTATCAACGAGTACCGTATTGTCGCTAGCGCTCCTGAAGCCAAGCTGGCTTTTGTTACCGCTACCATTGTGGGTGGCGTTAAAGACAAGGATACTTTGTTCGATGAAATCTCTCTGGCCCTGAATAACCAAGCGCGTCCTGTCAAAGACAGCTTCCGTTGGTTAGACGAGCGTAAGAACTACGCTGTTGGCTTTGTTGTGCCCAACCGCGAAGTTCGATCGGTTGATGGTCCTGTTGTTGCTGGCTTCCGTGAAGTAGCTGCAAACATATACATGGACGAGAAGGATCAAACTCGTTGGGAAATGAAAGAAGGTCACAGCGGTAAGTACTTAGCCCGTCAAGGTGTTGATGACCTTGCTCACTTGCTGGAGAGCGCTCGTGTTAGTCCTCGTGGTTCTACACCTCGTATCTCTTTTGTGCAACAGGCTAAGGTAGCACCTTCAACGTCCGAGACCTCTTACTTTGTTGCTTTCGTCAATGCCGCACGCTATGGCGCTGACATGGACTACGGTGTGTGCATTGGTCACAATGATCAAGGTGACGCCATTGTGGTTGCTAACTCGATCAAGAAAGCAGTGGCTGTGCCATCCGATGTCATCGTGTCTATTGCCGAGTTGGACACTAAGAACATTCCTTCTATTCGCAACAAGGTTAAAGCGGCTTCTGCTATGGATGCAAAATTGACGCCAGAAGAATACTGGAAGCTACAGTATTCTTACAGCCCGGAGTATATGAACCTTGTGTTGCAGCAAGTCCGTGAAATGTCTGCTCTGTAATCCATAGGTTCTAAGTGAAACTACAGTCCTTCCCTACTACAAAAAAGCCACCTTCGAAGCCCGTCAGCCAACCTGTTAATAACGACAAGTCTCGCAGACGGGCTTCGGCCTTTTCAGTGGATGACGAACCTGAAGCCATAGTCACAACGACGAAGATCAAGAAAAAATCTAAGTCTTCTACTACGGCTTTAGCTATAGTCCAGCCCTATAAAGATATGCCTGTAGTTTCAACGCCCGCTAGCGACGCTGAAATCGAACAGGCACTTAAGTCTAAGTTTGGCGAAAAGAGCGATGTAATTCTTCAGATGCTGGAGCTTGGAGAAGACGACGGTGCCGTTACTCTGATACTGCGCTCGCTCTTGCAGATGATGGTATCGATTCTCCCTGTTGTGGAGCACCCTGTCCGTACGTCACACGGCGCTAGAGGAATACACGGTTTCAACATGACCGTGTCTCAAATGCGAGAATTGATAGCTGACGTTCAGGCAGTACGGGACAAAGGTATGTTAGGGCAGCACATAGTTGAGAGACATGTGCGCCCTGCCTTTATGGATATAGCTGTGCAAATCGTTACTGCCTTGTCAAGGCTAGAAGCAAGTGCTAGACCTCGTATGGAGAAGGACGATTACCAGGTATTCAGCACCGAAATGCTAGAGATCAAATCAGGTCTTGCAAACTATATCCAGACCCAGTATAAAGAAGTATCTGACAGTGTTGTTAAATCCCTTAGCTGATTCATACAAATGAAAATCCTAATCAAACCTCAGTCCGTGGCGCGGTCAGACCGTGTCATGGAAATGGCACGTCAGATAGCACGCAACTATGTTGTCAAGGCTTCGTCTGAACGGCCTGTTTCTACGCTGAAGGCAGACCCCGCGTTCTCTAACCCTGCCTTCGTGCGTGCCTTAGACATGAAAACGGGGTTCATGTTCCTGTATAACAACAGGATCAAGAATTCTCGCTGGTCTTGGGCTGCTTTCACTACGGCTGTCCTATATCCTCAACTGGTTCAACGTCCACCTTCTGGTCGTGATCGCGCGCAGTACAACAAGGCTATCAATCAGCTAGCAGAGTTCTGGACTGATTCCGCTGCGTCTAGCCTTGTAAAGGTAAAGAAGCTCAACAACACGTTTGAAGTGTCTGTTCCTGTGTTCACTATGCCTCTTGAAGGGGCCAGCACCTGGACAGAAAAACTGAAGCAAATATTCTGTGGTAATGACCAGCCAGAAGGTCTATATACTGATCCAGCGGTTTCGTTGACACCTCAGTTCCCTAACGAAACTGTGACTATCCAAGTAACGCATACCCAGTCCGTCGAGTCTCTCCGCGATACTGGAGGTATCTTCAAGACTGCTTATCTTGCGGCACTTAAGGGTTTGAACAACGGTCAAGTGTCCATAGCAGTTGTAGGCGAACAGGTCACAACCTTTTTGACGTTCGAAGTAACGTCAATGCAAGCAGAATACTTGTGTCAGACACCTTGGATGCAGATTCGACCAATTGACTTCTATGGTCTTATCCGTGAATGGATTGACGGCCGCCTAGGCTACTTCCGTGACCCTCCAAAGTTTGCACTCCCCTTATCGTCTATAGCTCAGTCTATTCAAGGCGTAAAGGGTGAGTCTCGCGCGAATGAACACGGTATTCTCATAGACGAAAACGCGGATCTATGGTACATACCTCAAGAGTCAAACAACGTAGGTAAGTATGACTCGGAGCTTAGAGCTGCCTTGTCTCAGGCAGACGGTGTGCTATGTGCCATACCTCTTGACAAGACTACGGAACGTAAGCAGTTTCCACCGTCACAGCCTATATTTACCGACTGGGTTAACCTGAAGTTTGCCTATTCTAACCGTGATGGTAAGTTGATGGTCAAGTCTCTTGATCGCTCGTATCCGGTTAATGCAACTCACGCGGCCCGCCTGCTTCGTCAGCCAGTGAACGGTGAACGCGGAGGCAATGCCTATACTCTATTGCGATCAGTGTCAACAGGCAATGGCAATGTGAAAACTCCTATGCCAGACCTGAAAACGCTTTTGCCCGTAATGGTAGAAACGATTAGGGCTAGAGACGACGAGGCTGAGACAGAACCCAGTGATATCACCTTCGCCGACATTCTCACTGTGGAGACTAACCTCAATAGTAAGAAGGCTATTTGGGAAGCTATCGCTCTTGTTAACGAACTGGCTGCCACCTCGTTTGAGACATTGTGCATAGCCTACACGGTTCAAACCGTGTGTAGCGTTGTGGCGGTAACTAAGATAGCAGAGCTGTACGGAAAGGATATCGAAACTACGTTTTCGACAGACCGTGAGGCTCGTAAAAAGTATGAGCACCAAGGTGTAGATGCCAACTACCAAGGCGAGTCTATTCCTTTTGTGGGTGAAGGCAAAGGCTTAATGCCTCACCAAGTTCGTGCTCAAAACGTTCTTAGGAATTCTCCAGAGTTTGCTATCTTAGCAGTTAGCGCAGGTGGTGGTAAGACCACAATGATTCTGACAGACGCGCTGAAGGAAATGAAGTTAGGTCACGTACACCGTGTCCTTATCATGTGCCCTTCACACCTTGTAGGCCAGTACGTCAAGGAGTTCGTGTACTTCACTGAAGGTCGCGTTAACGTGATCGCGGTGAATAGCTATACTATGAGTCCTCGTCGCCATGGCCTGAGTGGTCTGGAACAGATGATCCGCACAGCCCCCGTTAATACTGTGGTTGTGACAGACTATAACATTGGTAATGGTAAGAGTAAAAAGACGCCGATTGGTTATGGCGTAGCTCCTACCAATGTGTTTCCTGTTGTCGAAATGCTGCGCAAGTTCAAGTTTGACTACGTGGCTTGCGATGAGTCCCATTACTTGAAGGGCACAACAGGCCGTCAGAACGCGGTAGCTCGTCTTATCTCCGATATCCCTTACAAACGTTTAGCCTCTGGTACCGTTACGCCTAACAGCCTGATGGACTTGGTTAAGCAGGTGAGTTTGTTTGATCCTTCCATCTTTGGTAGTCAAGCAGACTTCATCAATAAGTATGCCGATGACGTTCGTGGCAACAAGGTCATGTCGTGGAAGCCAGGTGCGGAAAACGACATTATGTCTCGTCTTAAGTCTAGCGTGGTAGTGGTTAACGCTAAACGTAAAGAGTGGGCTGCCTTCTTGCCTCTGCTGAAAGAAAATACGCACATGGTGTCTTTGACACCTAAACAACAACACGTCTACAAGTCTATTCTTGAAGAAGTAACCTTGCTTATTCAAGAGGAGATGTCTAAGAATAAGGCACTGAGGTTCTTGCTTACGGGGCAATCAGAGGACGGTGAAGACGAGGAGTCCAATGCAGACGATCTTGACATCGATAGCCTGCTCAAGCCCTATCTGCAACGACTAGAACGCTACGTTATATCTCCAGCCGCCGACCCTCTGGCTACAGTTATGCTGGAAGGTGAAGACCGAGTCAGCCCTAAGGTTCTTAAAGTAATTGAACTGGTTAAGAAGCACCTGGATAGTAATACGCCAGGTAAGGTACTGATTTTCTGTAACTACAATCAGTCGGCTCAGACTATCTTCGAGTGCTTACCTCCAGAGCTTAAAGCCCAAGCAATTCTGTATACGGCTTCTAACAAGGCTGAGTGCGGAGCCGAGTTTGAAACCAACCCCAACAAGAAAATTATGGTGGGTGTTGAAGTTTCTATGAACACGGGCTTGAACCTTCAATTCTGCTTCACAGCGGACACACCTGTTCTGATTGATCGTAAAACGTCATTGCCTATTAAGGATATTTACGAGAACGACGCCATCACAGAAGTTCTGTCTTATGACTTGGAAACTAAGAAGATAGAACCTCGTAAGATTCTTCGAAAGATCCGTACCAAAGTACGTGATAAGGACAAGTTTGTTAGCGTGTCCACACAGGACAATAAGTCAGGTGAACGGGCACAGGTAAAGTGTACGGACAACCATACTTTCTTTTTGAAAGGCGGTAAGGAAGTTCAAGCCAAAGACCTTAAAGTAGGTGACCAGCTTATTACTTACGGCCGTAAATTTGATCAGCTCAAACTGGACGCAGACGGCTCGTTTATCCCAAGAGGTCAGGTAAAGAACGTGGCGTGCGCAGAGTGCGGCTATATTTTCCGCCCAGGTCCTGGATTAAACAAGCACAGAGCAACCGTGCATGGTATTGATACAGAGAAATTTGCAAACTATAAGCAAACTCAAGTGTTTCATGCTACCACGCGTTGGGAGGACGATACTTACAGGGAACTAATCGTAGCCAAGCGTAAAGCGTTTGAGACCATGCCCGCAGGTAAGGCTGCGCGTAAGAGAACAACGGAAGGGGGCAAAAAAGCATGGAAAGATCCTGTGCGCCGCGCAGCCCACAGTAATAGACTAAGAGCACTTTGGGCAGACGACGTTTATAAGAAGGTTGTAGGTGCAGCCATAGCAAAAGCTTGCTCTACAGATGAAGCCCGTAAGGCTATGTCTAAGAGGTCTAAAGCTAATTGGAAAGACGCTGCTTATCGAGAACTTATTTCCAAACGCAGAAATGCCTACTGGGAAATCCAAGAAAATCGAGAGGCCCGGAGTGTTGTATCAAAAGGTATTTGGGAAGCCAAACGTGAAACAGGCGAAGACGTTGACTGGGGTAATGCTATATCGGACGCGTGTCTGAAGCCTGCGTCACGTAAGCTCCGTAGTTCTATAGTAAAGGCCCGTCACGCCACAGATCCTTCTTTTACAGCCAAAGGCGTACGCGCCATGCTAAAGGCTCAAGGAACACTTCCTAATAAGCCTGAGCGTAATGTAATTTCGCTTGAAATACCTGGCTTGAAGTACGTGGGCGACGGTCAGTACTTCGTTTCCCTTGAAATCGACGGACAACGCGTAGTTAAAAATCCAGACTTTATTTCTACCGAGCACACTAGCTCCAAGGGTCGTTCTTTGCGTGTCGTTGAGGTTATTGGTGCTCGCCAATATACAAAGAGAGGTAAAGTACATGATCGTAAGCTAATAAAAGCCTATGCTGACAAGGGTATAGAGTGTCTTATTATAGAAGCTGATGCCTGTTACGATAGCGAAGGTCTAGAGAAAGTTCACGCTAGACTGGATTCCTTTATAAACAACCACTATCTTACCGTTAATGCTATCACACCTTTGCATAGTGCTAAAGTCATTGGTGACTATAAGTATGACCTTGAAGTAGAAGGAAACCATAACTTCTTTGCGTGTGGCACTACAGAAGGTAAAGCTGACGTTGCTATACCAGTTCTAGTTCACAATTGCTCTAGGCTAATTCGTGTTGATTCCGTTTGGACGCCTGGTGCTCTTGAACAAGGTAACTCCCGTATTGGCAGACCTAACATCAAGGTCAAGGAAGAGCGCAAGTTCATATACATAGACTGGGTCATCGCAGCTGGAACAATCGACGTTACCAAGCTAGCCTACCTGGTATCTAAGAAGGTTGTTATCACTAAGTTCGAGGAAGCGGGTAACCCTCTATACAGTGATGAGAACGTTCCTAGCCCTGACCTGTTTCCGATGACTCTAGACGTTATTGCTAGGTCGAACGAAACTACTGCCGATGAGCTGCGCCCTGCATTTGAAGCATACACGGCAATGCACGTAGCTCAGTTCAAGGACTACGCCGCGTATCGGGAGCAACATCCGGAAGACATGAACGAAGACGGCTCCTGCCGCATGACCCCAATTGTGCGCGCACCCAACTTGCCTAATTCTAAGCTGATGTATAGAGTCCCTTATGTGCCAGGTCTTGACATATACAAGGCTGAGGAGTTGGGGCTTGTTCGTTACGATCAGTTTCTTATGCAGGACTTGGACGACTCTGAAGAGGATGACGAGGACGAAGGAGAAGAAAAAGAGTCCATTGCGCAGAAAGAGCTTAGTCGCGCAGAATTCAACAAGGTCTCTAACTTCTGGGTTCACACGGAGTATGGCGATGGTCAGATCGTGGGCCTAAGTAAGAGGGCCTTACGCATCGAATTGTCTAGTGGTAACAAGGTCGTAGTTAACAAGCTTGCCGCTTTCGTTATCAATAGAGCGCAGACTAACCACGGTGACATGCGTACACTGATTCTCAAAGAGTCAGGTGACATCCCTTTCGATGTTCCATATGACATCCAGGTAAAGAACGCAACCGAGGTTGTTATCCCCAAGAAGAAGGCTGAAGACACAGACGAGCGCATCCACGTTGCTCTGGAAATTACAGTGGTCAATGACTTCATAAACCTAGAGTTTGATGGCGTTGAAAAGAACCCGGGTGGTGCTCGCGCTCTTGAAGGTATCGGCTTCACCCAGCCTCAGCCTTATATGTACGCTGTCATGAAGACGCCTCAGCATATGTTCAAGCTGTTCAAGGCTTGGACAGACGCGGGGTTTACTTTCGATGCCAAGTCTAACAATGCTTGTAAGAACGTTTATCAGCGTTGGATGAAGCAAAGAAAGAACGCGGTGCACCAGTTTGGCATGGCAACAGATGCTACTGTAAGGTCGTTCTTCCAAATGCAGCACAAGGCCAATGCTGACATGTCTCTGCTGTTCCCTTATCCACTGATATACGAAGATCAAGTATATGTGGCTATGCCGTTGTTAGGTCACCCTGCAACAATGAAGGCTATCAACAAGGTTAAGGTTCCAGGTGTTCGTTTCTACAAGGCCGACACCAAAAATCAACTTTACGGTACGGTGTCTAACTTGGCTAAACTAGACCATCACTTGGCTCTGATGATAAAGAAAGGGTTTGTCATCACTAACATTGAAGACCTCAAGAAGGAACGTAAGCGACTTCAAAAGGTATCTCCTCAGTTGTATACGGGCATTCAGCTCAAGTAATCACAAACCGCTAGGTGGTATTCAAACAGACATCACCTAGCATTTACCTAGCAAAGGACTACTATGTCAGCCATCATCATTAAAAACGCTCTGATTCGTTTGAACGCGACCACTTCCCCAGAGCTTACCGAACAGCTAACAGCACAGGACTTCGTTTCTTACGCAGGTATCCTTAATTACTATGGTGGTATCAGCAGAGAAACAGCCGCCATGTCCATCGAAAACTTGGATATTCTTCCGGATGCCGTTATAGCTATGCTACAGGATGAAGGGTTCGTTAAAGTTAGTATTGACGCAATCCAAGCAGCTACAACGGGTAACGTTGATATCGCCGCTTTGTACGTGCCACCAGCTGATACTGAAAAGTTTGCAGAAGTAGAGGCCTCCTTGGAAGCAGATTCTATAGCCATAGACGCGCAAGAAGGTCACCCCGCCGACCCCGTGTTAGACACTATCGTGCCTCTAACTGACGCTACAGTGCCTCCGGTTATTGACTCACCTGCACCACCAGTTGACACTACTACAGACACAACTGCTACGGCTACGCCTCCAACAGAAACGACACCATCTACAGATGCGGCGGCTACAACGACGCCTCCAACAGACACAACTGCTACGGCTACTCCTCCAACAGACACCCCTACGCCTACACCTGCAGTCTAACCTATGTCCATAATCGTTAAACGTACTTCCAGGGCCCGTCCTTCTGGAAGTCAAATGATAGATATCGGGTATGACGGTACAGCCTCTACAGGCTCCATCGTAGTAGTACCTGTTACTAGCATGGTTCGTCCGCTAGAACGCGTCCCCACCTTTATGTCATACGGTGCTGGTGCTGCAAATGTCAAGATAGAGATTACCCAGTCTGCTCTAAACGCAGATCGTATTCTCCAAGACTCTGAAGGCGGTCCAGCTCAGTATCACTGGCGTACGGCCTTAGCCAGTATGACAGCCGATACACCTGCGCAAGACCCTGCTCTGCAAGTGCCCACTGCGGTAAGGTTCACATTTACAGGTACTAGCCCTGCCACTGTAACTATGTCCTTTGCCTAACCTGAAGCCTGCTCCTACTGTTAATCGCAGTATCAGCAGGCTTCTCCCTTACATCCATATGCCTTCCTTCAAACGCCTCGTTAGTCAGCTAACACCTGTAGAGTCATTTAGCCGTCTCGCAATTGAAGACGGATACGAGATTGTTCCCAAAGTTCACTCTACTTGGAAAACGGCAAAACGCCGTATTCTTTATGTCCTTGAGTCTATGGATTCTATTGACATAAAGAATGGTGAGTTGTTCCATAGCCTCAAAATAAAGAACCACGAAGCAAACGCAATGATTCCCACGTTTACCAACGTGAATCAAGCAGCCTGGGGTCTTCTCCAAGAATACTTTAAGGAGCCTAAAGACTTTGAGGCTTCCATCGCCGTCGTTAACTTTAACGCAGCTAAGTTCTACCACAAGAAAGGTACGGACAGGCTGAACGCAGAACGTGCGTGCTCAAAGCGCGTAACTCAAATAATAGATAGGCTAAAGCCGACGGATGTCATCATTATGGGTGACGCGGCTGCTAGCAATCTTATAGGCCATCAAGTAGACAACTTTCAGTATAAGAGAGGCTGGGTACACACTTGTACCTTCGGCGAAACAGAGGCCAAGGTAACTACTACTCTCGACCTTGAGAGTTTGTATAATCCGGGCGGTGCTACTATAGACGATGACGAATCAGACTTTGACGACGTGTCAGGAGCAGCCGACTTACTGTACTTCGTTGCCCGTAACCTGATGAATGCCTTTGCCGGCAAACACCTTCACGACTTATCTCACATAAAGCCTAAGTGTACGGTAGTTGATACCATCGAAAAGTTTGACGTACTATTTAGTAGATTGGTCAAAACAGAGGAACCAATAGGCTTTGACTTAGAAACAGAGAATCTTGAAAGTGAGCATAACACAATCTACACTGCTCAGTTTTCCTTTGACGAGACAGAAGGTTTTCTACTTCCTTGGCGTCATCCTAAGACGTGTTTCAACGAGGAAGAGTTAGAGTACATAGAAGGTAAGCTCCGCAAGTTCTTTGCCACAAACAAGAAGGTCAAGGAGTTTGTTGGTACTAACCTAGCCTTTGACACTCGCGTTATCCGGGCTAAGCTTAAGATACCCTATCTATACCACAAGGTATGGGACGTGACTGCTGGTGAAGTACTTCTGGATGAAAACGTGGGTCTAATGGACCGCTTCAAGTTTGACACTGGAGGTGGAGTTCGTGAAAAGACGACGATGGGTAACCTACGTAATCTTTTCTGTCACTACGGTAACGACTACTATTACACGGCCTCGTTTTCAAAAGAACAACGGAGCACAATCGGGCACGTTGATATCCTTAAAGACGTACCCGCGCAAAACTACTGTGTTGCAGATACCCAGTCCGTACTAGGTATTCGTCGGCAACAACTGGCTAGGGCTAGACGAATCAAGTTATCTCCAGGTAAGACTTATGAAAAGTTTTACTATCGGCATGTTTCTAAGCAGATGTCGAATACCGTATTAGGTATCAGCCATAACCATCAGTCAGGCTCTCATCTTGACACCGACTACTTGCAATTTCTTATGAGTAAGGAATCACCTCTTTTGAAGGTGATTCAAGATGTTGACGCAGAACTAAAGAAGTCCCCTAACGTCATAGAGGCTAACAAGAGGCTACTAAAGGAAAAGAACGTTCAGGGTAGTTCGCTGTTTGGTAAGACACAGTTTGTATTCGAGCCTAACAAGCCTGACCACAAGGCCATGCTGTTCTTTACTGTGATGGGCCTAGACCCCGTGTCTACTACGTCTACAGGCAAACCTGCTATTGACAAACTATTCCTTAAGACCTATTCTGATAATTACCCTGAAGTCAAGCTTTATGAAGAACGAGGTAAAGCTGCCAAGCTCTTATCTACCTACGTTAAGGGGTGGTACAACCAGATCGTTAAGAGCGTTGACTCTGCTTTGGACCATTGTCTTCGTCCATCTTTTGGTTTCTTCAATGTAGTTACTGGTCGTCTAAATTCATTTAAACCTTCACTACAGCAGGTGCCCTCTCGTGGGCCTTCAGCCAAGTACATTAAGCGCATGTTTACGGCGCCTCTAGGCTATCTCCAAGTTAAGTGGGACTTCTCCGCTAACGAAGTAAGGTTTTGGGGACTAATGGCTAATGACCCTGCTCTAGCTGAGAGTTTCAGAGCAGGTCAGGCCCTGAGAAAAGAACTTCTGGTGGCTGTCGCTTCCACTATAGAGGAACTAGTTAAGCAGCTTAAGACAAAAGGTGACCTTCACATTCAGAACGTCTTCCGGTTTTTTGGTAAGTGGATTGAGAAGTCTGATCCTTTACGAGATTCCATTAAGCAAATAATATTCGGGGTTTTATACGGAAAATCTTCAGCCACACTTGCTCGTGACCTGAAGAAGGATAAGGAATATGCTCAAGAGATCATCGACAAAATGTTTGAGGCTTTCAGCAAGGGCAAGGAGTTCATTGACTATTGCGTTGACTCGGTAGAAGAGAAGCAGTGGTTGATATCAAACCTAGGCCGGCGTCGCAATATATGGCGGGTCATTACCGAGAAGCCTAAGTTCGTTGCTGACGCTAGTCGTCGGGCTAAGAACTCTCCTATTCAAGGTATCGCATCTGAAGCAGGCTCTACCTCGGGTTACCTTGTGCTCAGAGAGATAGACAAGTATATGAGGCAGTTTGGCTACGACTTGGAAAACCCTAAGCTATGGCCTCACTACCAAAAACCAGTCCATGATGCTAACTACTACCTACAGCCTTACTACTTGGTGATTCCTTCTCTCCTTATAAAGAGCCATATGGCCACACATGGGCTTGCTCAGTACTATGAGGAAGAGTTCGGATGGAAGATGAATATAGAGCCTGAAATCGAACTGGAAGTATCGGCTTCGGAAGACAACTCTCACAAATGGGACTGGCAAGTAATTCAGCAACGTACGGCTAAAGCTCTGGAAGATAGCAAGTCACCTGATAGTAGCTTAGGCGCAGTAATAGAAGCAGCCGTTGACGATCAGATCAAGCTAAATATTCTACCCGCCAAGCATAGAGCTAAAGTTCTTGCCACTATCTTTGCTCCACTTAACGACCCAGAAAAACGAAGATACCTTATTGACAATTATCCCCTGTTAGCAGTTAAGGACAAAGAGGTAGAACGTAGACTTATTAAGCTCGCTGCCAAGTACAAGCTCCCCGAGTCCAATGATGCTGTTAATGACAAGAGCTATAGAAAGGCTACAAAGTATGCCTGACAACACCTTCTTATTTTATCTAACCCTGTATACTGACAAACCGTTTGTACTTCCCGCGTCAAGGTCTATTGTTGGTGATAATGCCCACGCTCACTACATTACCACGAACAAGTGGAGCCGCGGCCCTACCGCTGTTCACATGTATACCAACTCGCCAGTTGAACATCTAGGAGGAGAAGGCCAGGGAGTTGAATGGAACAGCTTAGGCGTATCCTATACCGCAGACGAGGAATCTATATCCTTTGAAGTAGTAGGCCTGCCTACCTACTTGTACGGTTTTTATAGTGGTAACAACGCTTTACTCGCTATAACTAATATAGCGGATATGGACACTTTTGTTCAGGCCTCTTGCCGTAATGACTGGTGGGCTTACAGGTTCAAACCTATGCAAGCCTTCTCGGTAAAACTAATGCCTGCACGTCTAACTGCCAAGTGGGTTAAGTGGTCAGGCATGGAAACAGGAAAGAGGTTTGCTGCATTGGAAGCCAACCTATTTAGTCTGAATAGCTATGAGTCAAGACCCTGAGGAAAAGGTTGCGTTCGTAAAGGATCAACTTCGTAAAGTTACTGGAGCTCGTCATGGGTCATCTTACACAATGGTTAAGTGTCCTTGGCATTCTGACAATAGTCCTAGTTTGCGTGTTAGCCATAACCTACGCTATCCAGGATCGATAGGTTGGACTAAGTGCTATGCCTGCGGGGCCAATGAGCCCTGGAACGAGTATGCTAGTACGACAGGCCTTCAAGGTTTCGATAACAAGAAGTCGGACAAGATACCGTCGACTAGCTTTGACCTTTATGATGCAGACCTCCTAGAAGATACTGCTGTAGAGCTAGGTACAGAACCCCTAAAGTACTACGACCTTCTGACTAACGCCTATATGCTGGGCCTTGAAGACAGGTGGCGGGGTTTTAAGCTGACGTTCCTAGCTAAACTAGGCTGTAAGATAGCCTATCATAAGGACAAGGAACGATACTTTGTATGGATACCTGTCAACGTAAACCATCAGTTAGTAGGCTACGTCAAGGCGTACCCCCAAAAGTCAGTTGATAGATCCTATCCGTCATACCTAAATGCCCCTGGTTTCTGGTCTAAGAATAAAGGCTTACTGATGTTTGATCAGTCGTCTAAGCTTATGAGAGACCGAGGCTTGAAAACCGTAGTGCTAGTAGAAGGACCTAGAGACGCCTTACGTTTGTTGCTCGCTGGTATACCAGCTATCGCAATACTAGGAACACAGTCCTGGTCGTCAGAAAAGATATTCCTTCTTCAGCAGCATGGAGCAGAAAGATTTGTACTGTGTACTGACGGCGATGACGCAGGTAAAGCCGCAGCAGACTTAATGGTAACAGGTAATAGGGTTAACAATCAGGGAGAGGTAATTCGTGTAGCTGTACCTCTCCCTGAAGCGGTAGACGAAGTTAAGGTATTCAAGCTATGGGAGTACGAAGGTGACTACGACCCCTGCAAGATGCCATTCCCCCTCCTCAACAAGCTAAGAAAGTTAATTGTATGAATGTAAGCGACCTCAATCCCTATTCAGCCTTAATAAAAGTAGGTCTGTCAGCCGCAGCCCTAATAGGTGTTTACTTCTTATACGAACACCAGTTAAGCGTTCATTATCAAGAAGGCTATGACGACGCTAGAAAAATATGTGACAGTGACCTGGCTAAGCTGAAAGCCAATAAAGACACGGCAGTAGCTAGTGTTCAAACCACGGCAGCAGTAGCAGGCGTCAAAGCGTCTGACGCAGTTCATACGCAAGAAACAACCGTGGCCAGTCAGCCAGTAAAGATAAAGTACGTGGCTATCCAGTGTCCAGTCCCTTCAGTAAGCTCCACGGCATCTTCTCCATCTGTGGTAGTACCTCAGTTTACCGACGCGTTTATATCGGATCTCAACAACCTTATTACTAGCGCAAACCAGGCTTTGCAGACGAAGGAAACTAAATGAAAACGAATCTTATGTCTACCTTGGTATTGTCAACATTTTTATGCGTCGGGTGCGCAAACACGGATGCTATTACCAAGGACGTGTCTGCCGTGGCAACAGCAGACACCAAGTCTATAGTGATTGACCCTAAGCTATTTGATCACTGTAAGAAACCTCTTCCTCTCATCGAAGGCAAGTCACCTGACGACGTAAAGTCCAACTATGAAGCGTGGACAACTATATACGTGGACTGTGCTGCTTACTTTAAGGCTCTGTCCACGGTAGTTCAAAAGGCTTTTAGGTTGGACGAGAATGGAAATCCTTTAAAGTGACTAACCATGCCCACCTCACAGAACGATACGGATGACGATACAGAAGTTCTTAGCGTATCCGTAATGGAAGCCCAAGACCTGAACTCTCGATACATCGAATTTAGGTTTCCGCCAAAGACACGCTTCGAGAACGCAAGTGCTCTGTTCCAGGCTCTACGCGACTTGGTTGTAGACCATTTCGATAGAAAGATATTCTGGATGATAAAGATGAGTTCTAGGGTCACCTGTACTAACATGCCGTTACTACATGACCCTACTAACTTTCGTGTTCTGGTAGACATATTGCAACCTATCAGGGACCCTGCTGCTGAAGTGTACGCACGCGGAGTTATTCGGCTTTATTTCTTCCCTTCAAAAAGTCACTTCTACAGAAAGAAGATACATGCACAACCAGTACGCATTGGTTCGGTACAGGGACGTAACCCTAACGAGCAAACTGGAGATACTGACGGCTGCGACACAGGGGCTTACTAACTTTGCTTCTGGGATTGAAAGAATCCTTCAGGAGATAACAAGGACCTCTGAGGTAATAAAGAGTCTTGTGACAGACATAGCTGTTCTAGCCAATGACTATGAACAACTGCTGTTAACTAGAGCTACTGAGGGTGTCAGAGTTAACATAACGGAAGCTACCTATTCTTTGACCTCTCTTATAAATGATAGGACAACCGTAACGTCTAAAGTGGACCAAACCACTATAGCCAAGTATACTAGAAAGTTGGTGTCTAGGTACCATCCGGATAGGCGTAACGGCGATGCTAACGTATTGGACACAGTACTCAAGGCGTCTAAGGCTGGCATGATAGAGATTCTGTACCTATACTTGGTAACGGTTGACCCAAACCAGTTTGACATAGACGCGTACGGTAAGATGATTGGAAAGGTCAATCAGCGTAGAAGCCTGCTGCAAACGTCTAAGGCTTATGACATAGCACGAACCTGGATGGTAGGGCGTAAAAAAGAGGCTACTGTCTTGATGATTAAGGCGCTAGACACCCGCAAACTTTGCTACGTTAGACTGCTGTCTGGTGAGGCCTTTGAGTCCTATAACAGCCTAGAAGAAACTGAAGACTATGAGTAACCAAGCAGTATACGGATGCCATAATAGTATTCGCTCTCATTCCTACTCTGTTCTCGACGGCGTTATTGACCACTTGCGCCTAAATGACCTGGTTAATGTTTCGAATGGAGATGGGTGTTTAGTACCTGTCAGGGTATTCAAGATAAAAGAAATTCCAGACCTAATGTCTAAGGATTGTAAATATGACTTATCAAGTAAAGACGTTAAGTGTGGAGGCTGCAGAAAAGCTAAAGGAGACCTGCGCGATTAGGGGTGCCTATGGCGCAGGTATTCTGCTTCTATGCCCACACACTCAGACAGTTCTCTTAGGTAAACGCAGTGCTATGTCGCCTGAGCCCGGAACCTGGGCGCCTTTCGGTGGCACTAGTGAAGAAGGTGAGCACCCCTTCGAGACTGCCGTTAGAGAACATGCGGAAGAATGTAGCATCAACGTGTTACCTCACGACTTAACTCTACTGTATGCTACTAACCGCAATGGTCGCTTCCCCTTCTTTACGTTTATGGCAGTTGTTCAGCGCGAGATAGAGCCGCAGTTAGACTTAAGCGAAACGCAGTCTAGTGGATGGTTCCGTATCGATAACATGCCTAAGCCTTTACACCCCGGCTTCCAAGAACTAGTTAACTCGGCTCAGTGGGATGACGTTACTAGGTTGCTTGGTCAGCCTGATGACACGCAATTCAATCAGTGGTCAGGTAACACATGAGTGTTATTCTAAGCCCCTTTATTAAGTTGATAACTGGTGAAGACGGTCCGTATGGTAAGCAGATAGCTCACTGGTGTCCTGGCTGTAGTGAAGTCCATTTGTTCAACCTAACTAAACCTAACTATAACGGTGCGATATGGTCATGGGACGGTAACGTTACGACTCCGACCTTTAGACCTAGTATGCACATACGCGTTGGTCCTTACATAGACCCAGACGACCCCTCTGAAAATATTCCAGTTCATGTCTGTCATTACAACATAAACGCCGGATTCATTCAATTTCACAGCGACTCTTCTCATTCTCTAAGTGGGCGAACAGTTCCGCTTCCTGAGTTCCCTTCACATACACTATAGACCTACCATGAATGCTCAACCTGGTGACTACGTTATATCGCGTAACCGCAACGCAAGCGGAAAAGACATAGATGCTCTTATTAAGGTAAGAAGTGTAAACAAAGAGGGTTTTGTTTTTGGCGTACTTCAGGTTGAGCCTCACACAAAGAATACTCAGGTTGAAGTTAAAGGTGAAACCATCATAATGAACTTGGGAGCTAAACCGCACCCAGGTGTCGTATATGGGTTTCACCTTGATCGTTTGTACCTTGGTAGCAAAGAACATCCTGACCTAGGTGAAATCTTTTTCTTCACGCGCATGAAGAAAGAGCAACGCGAGATTCTGTTTGATGCCCTGGCTAACGGATACAAGGCTTACAAAAAGCGTGGCATTGACCTTTCTAAGCTTCCTGTAAATAGAGAGGTCCATGCACCTCTGCCCAAATACTTAGGCTCCTACTCTCATTCAAAAGACTTGAGTAAGAGGTTTAGTAAGATAGAATATTGCCCCAAGCCTACAACGCCTACAGAGGACTACACGTATCTGGTAGCCCACGAGGAAGCGCACGCAATGGACTTCTTGCTAGTGCGTCAAAACCAGAAAGCCCATGCCTCTTGGATCAAAGCGTATAACGGGTCTATAGCTACCAAGTCTATATCTAAGGAAGACAACAAGGTATTGGTACATTCCTTCGCAGGCTCTGAAGTAGATACCGTTAAAGAGTGGCTGTCTAGTCTTGATGAAGAACTCAAAGACCCCGCCAAGTACGCTTTGTACTATTTAAGGCACGTTCGAGGACTCTCCGTGCCTGAGTTAAATACCTTAATAGCTACAGGCAATAAAGATGAGATTGTGCGTCTTTGGCCCAAGATCGGTGTAGACCTTAAAACCCAAAAGCCTACGCCGTTAGTAACCGAGTACGCCACAAAAAACGTACATGAGCTTTTTGCTGAATCTGTTTCCTATAATCTAGTAGGAAAACAACTCCCCGACTTTGTAGAAACACTAGTCGATAAGTCTTTCACCCTTGCTAAAATCAACTTCAAAGAGTACGCTTAAATGACTACCGAACAAACTCAAACCACACCTGACACACAAGCACCTGAGCAAGACCTTGTTATTACACGGTATACCGACAACGTGAGGTTAGCCTTGTTGAACAAGACCCTTATGTGCAACATCTTCCTTGTTCGTTGTTCAAACGAGAAGGTTCGCGTCCTCGCTAGTAATGGTATTGCACAACTAGCACCAGGCTTGTTTGGTCAACAGGTATTTCAAATTGGCATTCCGGATGATGTTAAGTCAAAGGCTATGGAACGTCTGTCAGACATAGTTCTCAGAGCGGCTAGCAACTTTCTGACCGTTGTTATCGACGGAAACTTTGAAAACGAGTATCAGCTTAGAGAGTTTGCAGCAGACATAGGCGTATCCTACAACCTGATTGACGTTCTATACGCATCGGAAGTCGAGGACCGTGTTGCTCTGGTGGCTAAGTCTAACGCTAATGGTAACAAGGACTTTCCTGGTATTGACATCCGCCTAGACTCTACGGACGCAGCAGACGTAATCAAGTCAGGCCAAAGCATCGCACAACACTTCTACAACGTCTTGCAACCTTTGGTTCAGGAACAGCGAGATAAGGCTCAAGCTGCCGCTCAGGAAGAGGCTAATAAGGCTCAAGCCCTTGCGGACGCACAGAACGCTAATACCATTACCGATGTGGAAGCAAAGGATATTCCAGCAGCCGCTGACTCTTCGGAGCCGTCTGTAGAAGTCCCTGAGGCACCTGCACCTGATACGGCAGGCACAACGGACACGCCAGCGGTAGAGCCAGACACTACACCTGTTGCTCCAGACACTACACCTGTTGCTCCAGACACTACACCTGTTGCTCCAGACACTACACCTGTCTCAACACCGTCTGTCTAAGGCTAACGTATGTTGACGCTTGGCACCATCATACAGAATCTCTACCGTTTTGATCCTAACGGTACTAGAATAGCAGGGATACCTTATGTGCGTGCCACGTCACTTAGGGTCGGCTATTCCAAGTCTATAATAGACGGCCACGGCGGTTACATAGTTCGTTCCATATGTAAGACTAAGACTCCCAATCACACGCTTACAGGATACGACGACTATGTAACCACGATAGACTTTATATCACCCAAAGGCTACGTAAAGGTATCTTGCTCTTGTCCTGACTTCTGGGCTACCTTTGAGTACGCCCTACACGCAAAGGGTGCTTCAGAAATACATTATTGTAATGGAGAGCCTCCTAACGAGCGTAACCACAGACAAATGGCGGGGTGTTGCATAGCCGAAGGCGAATTTATTCAGACAAAGCGTGGACAAATTCCAGTAGAGGACGTAAAAGTAGGAGATCGTGTTTTAACTCTTAACGGATACGAAAAGGTTACAGACTCCGCACTTACCCGAGAAAATACTGCCACCTTAACCATATCTCTAAAACAATTGGGTAGAACACTAACCGTCACTCCTGACCATAAGGTTATGACGGTTAGAGACGGAGAGCTACCTAAATGGACAGAAGCGCGGAACATAAAAACAGGAGACTTCCTGGTGGAGCTAGTTGATACTAATACAAACCCATTAGGAAAATTAATACCAGAAGCCGTGGTTTTAGGCTACTTGATATCTGAAGGGGGTGAGAGAGGGTACGCGCCTATGGAAAAGGATCTATCAGGTATCAGTAGTCTGGTATCTCGCCTTATTGAACCTGATATACGATATGTTAAGGTAAAGGAAGTTAAGAAAACTCATACTAAACGTGTTTATGATTTGACGGTTGCTAATACTCCTCACTTTACGGCTAACGGCTTTGTTGTTCATAATTGCAAACACATTGTTAAGATGGCTCAGGTGTTGAAGCAAACTAATCATATTGATTCATCCTACAGATGGATCCCTCAGTCAATCAAGAAAAAGAACAAGCCGTAACGGGGAGACATAGTCGTGAGCACCGGGCAGTACACTCATTCAAAGTCTTTCGCTATCCTAAAGCGCGTCAGGGAACAAATAGGTACTAACCTAACCTCAGGTCAGTATCTTCAGCTACTGGATACTCTACTGTATCGCAGCCTGGCACCTATAGTAGAACACACCAATCTATTTGAAACATACCTGTGTAGTCTAATAGGCTGGCAGGAGAAGAATAACAAACGCAAGGTCAGTCTTGTGGACAAGCAAGCCTTCGCTGGTATAGCTGTAGCTTGGCTCCTATACCCTAAGTGGATGAAGGTGCAAAAGCTTTCATCTTTGAAGCTTGATCGTATAGCCATATACGAATTCTGTAGAACGTTTTTACGCCAGCACGCAGACTATGAGGCCGCGTGCAATTGTGAGCTAAAACGTGGGGGCGTCGTTGTCCCATTAACCGAAATGCTAGTCTATAAAAAGCGAGTAGAGAACGCAGTAAACACTACCTCGTCACTCCTCCCTGTTATGCAAGAAGTACAGTACTGGATTCAAGAGGCTGACTCTTTCAAGACTGCCGTTTTGGAGAAGTACATTCGTATGTGCCTAACCACGGCGCAAACGGACTACGTTCGTCACTTTGAAATGTCTGTACCACTCGACGACATAGTTCAGAGCTATGTGGTGATGGCTTCTAGGGCTATAGACAAATGCGACTTCAGGCAAGGAGTCTTAACCTCACACATACAAAACTGGTTTCTTACAGCCAGAACGCATCTTACAAAGAATGCTAGGGCTGACTATATACCAGAGTCTGCATCTAACGAAGCTCCTGATACTGAAGCCGAGTCTATGGTAGACGCCATGGTTAGGGAAGAAGAGATTGAGCACGTTAGAATAATTGCAAGGATGATGGACCCTGTAGGCTCTGGCCGTGTAATGCTGGGGATACTAGAGACTAGATCCGTTATCGAAACCTTCACGTTAAAAGAGGATATCAGCAATGGACTACCTAGATCAACAAGCCGAGAAGGTACGCAAACGACTCCGAGAGTCTGAAGTCAAGATTGAAACCAGAGAAAAGCTTTTTGAGGAAGACATAGCCAAGGTTAGAAAGATTCATCAGGTAACCGAGTCAATAGGCTTCAAGTTTCTATACGTGGCTATAGACGAGGTAGACTGCCGAATTATATCTGCGGTGTTTCATCTTGATCTAGCTCACCCCGAAACCAAGTCAGCTATAGACCCTAAGACACCTTCCGCTACCTTGGCTTCGAAGCTTAAGGCTCTAGGCTACGGAATCATAAAGTCGCCAGGCGATAAAGGCGTGTCATTCAATAATGAAGACGTTACCATTACGCTAAAGAAGGTCAATGGTAAGCTGGAATGCAAAATGACCATTGACTTTTAGTCCATCTGTTAATCAAGTTAAGCTAACTTCCCTACACGAGACCTTGTAAAATGACCACCACGCCAAAGACCGACTACCAACGTATGCTTCGACTGCTTATCGAAAAGGCATTGCAGCCGGTAGAACCTGATCCCGAGTTTAAGTACCTACTGATGACAGCTAACACCCTTGAAGGTGTGTTGTCTCAAATAGGGTATGACATTCTCAAGGTAAAGGCTGTTGCTAGAGAGGCAAGCTCTGATAAAGAAAACTTAAGGGCGTCCATTGATCAACAGGGCATCAATACTCTTATTGAGGGCTTGCTAGGTTCTCTTGTGTGTCTTTGCACAGCTTACCTATCTAACAAGAACCGCACACCAGAGTCTGCCACTGTAGACACTACGGAACAACGTCTGCTTACTAGCATCGTTGAAACAATAAAGGTAAAGAATGCCAACTACGGTGAGAGCTGGTCTAAACGTGGTGGTCAAGGGGCGTTCTTTAGCTTTGTTCGTAAGACCGACCGTCTTGCTACTCTAGTGCCTAAGTACCTTGCGGGGGAAGTTCTTAATACCGCAGGTGATGACGACTTTGATGATACTTTTGTTGATATCATTGGCTACGCAGGCCTGTTCCTTGAACGTCGCGCAGCCCTCATCGACGTTATGCTTGAACAGGCAAACAATGGCACATCTACCTGATTTTGCTCCTGACTACAGCAAGAAGTTAGCCAAAGACTACGGTCTTACTGACTTCATTGACGCAAGTGAAACCCCACCAGCGTTTCCAGGTGTCTATTTCTGTAAAGTAGAAGGGCTGGTTGCTCCTCACCAAGGCTTCTCTCGATTTGACGGTAAGAACTGGTCATACATATATTCTTCTCCAACAGACGCCCAAGGTGCAAATTGCCTGTCTTACCTTTCTAAGTCTACTAGCATAACGCGCTTCTACAAAGGCTTAGCGTCCAACCCACAGGCCCCAACCGTTGTGTCTGCTAAGACTAGCGCCAAGGGCTCTGTTGTTATCAACCTCAAACCTAACAAGTCCAAATGAAACCAGCACTCTACGTTAAGGCTTCGTTGTTCACAGATCAGCCTCATGCCCTCGTGATTCCTCCTTTGTTTTTCGAAACGCTCCCAACGGCCATTGGTGACCGAAACGGGCCTGATGGTCTTGAACTGGATGAAACCAAGCTTCAGCTATTGCCTTATCTAAACCTTCTCAACGAAGACGGAGAAGTATACTGCTATTACAGAGGAGGCTCTGGGGAAGAGTCTCGTTTGCATGGCAACCTTAGCATAGGACTTGGCGGTCACGTGGACAGTGAAGTACCTCCTTACTTCAAACTGGAACACCACCTCAAGAATGAGTGCGCCCGGGAAATTCGAGAGGAAGTAGGCCTCTCCGTTCTTGATCCCATCGGGTCAGTATCCTTCACTCACCTAATATACGACGTAACTAACCCTGTTGGCCGTGTACATCTGGGCATTCGAAGTGTGTTTGTAGTTCCCAACAAGCAAAAGCTTCAGGCAGAAGAAGGTGTGATTGAAAAAGGCTTTTTCCGTAAACCATCAGAGTTTACACTAGACGAGTTTAACCGTCTTGAGAACTGGAGCAAGGTTTGTCTGAGCCTGCTTATTAAAGAGGCTAAAGGCCTGTGATCTGTTAATAGCTCATCTACACTTTCGTCAACAAGGAGTAGCCATCCATGGCCACTAAACCAAAACCAAAATCAAACCTTCGTGATATCGATGACGTCCCCACAGGCGGCGGAGATAACAATCGTCGTAAGCCGTCCGACACAATCGAAATTTATCAACTACCCGATGGCAAGTACGCGCGTTTGCGACCGTTCGGTCAGATTGCAGCTATCGGTGGTCACTGGGTAAAGACAATTAAGAAGGACAAGTCTAAGGGCTCCTTCTACATCGGCTGTTCTGCCTGGGATGCAGAGACTTCTCAACGTCTAGGTGGTAACGGCGTAGGTCATTGTGCATTCTGTACCTATGAGGCTAAGGCGAAGGCTGAAGGGGTAGAAAACGACGCGGCGTTGTCCAGGTTCTCACAGGACTACTTCTTTAACGCTATTCTTCGTGGTAAGCAAAAGGCCGGTAAGCCTGCTGACGCGACTAAGGCTACACCTGAAGAGAAGGCGTCAGGGTACAAGGACAAAGAGTCAGATACTTGGACTCCCGTTGTCGCTGTTCGTGCTACCAATAGCGTCATTCGGGCTATGAAGGACTTGAAGCAACTCAACACGCATGACGACGACAACGGAGATACCAAGGCATTTAGCGTATTGCACGCTGACAACGGCTGTGACGTGTCCATCATGAAAGACAAGTCCAAGCCTGCTGCTCAAATGTACTCGGTTCAAAAGGGTGAACACTCCCCTATTACAGAATCAGAAGGCCGATACTTGGTATGGGACCTTAGCGACCTTGCTGAATATCCAACTACTGAAGAAGTGCAAGTGGAATACGATAAGTGGGCGCCGAAGATGGGCTTGAAGGCCACCAAGAAGAAAGACTCTGACGAGGACGACGAAGACGATACTCCTCCAAAGAAGAAGGCTCCTGCCAAAAAGAAGGTAGAAGACTTTGACGACGAGGACGATGACCTCGACGAAGACGATACTCCTCCAAAGAAGAAGGCTCCTGCCAAAAAGAAGGTAGAAGACTTTGACGAGGATGAAGACGAGGACGATGAACCGCCAAAGAAGAAAGCAGTAAAGAAGAAGCCTGTCGATGAAGACGAGGATCTCGACGAGGATGAAGACGACGAGCCTCCAAAGAAGAAGTCGGCAAAGAAGAAGCCAGCTGACGACGACTTTGACGACGACTTGGACGATGAGCCTAAGCGCCCCGCAAAGAAGGCTCCTGCCAAAAAGAAGGTAGAAGACTTTGACGAAGATGAAGATGAAGATGAAGACGACGAAGACGACGAAGACGAGCCTCCAAAGAAGAAGGCTCCTGCCAAGAAAGCGGTAAAGAAGAAGCCTGTCGATGAAGACGAGGATCTCGACGAAGATGAAGACGAGGACGATGAGCCTCCTAAGAAGGCCTTTAAGAAGCCTGTTAAAAAGAAGCCCGTTGATGATGAAGATGACGATCTGTAATGTCTGACTGACGTGCAAACCAAGAGGAGCCTCAGTGCTCCTCTTTCCCTTTCTCCAACTCATTTTACAAATGGCCAAAGCAACCGCGTCTGAAACACCTGCAAAAAATGCCTATCGCAAAGCTGAAATAGCTGGCATCATTGATGAAGTCAACAGCATAGTTAAGATTTCCGCAATTAGTCTGACTGCGGAAGATCGTCTCAACACAGGCCTATTATGTCTGGACCTTATATATGGAGGCGGCCTTGCTCCTGGTATGCACGTTATCTTTGGTCCAGAACAATCGGCAAAGACGACAGGCGCCATCACTATGATGGGGGCTTCTGTAAGCCAAGAGGTCGACATGCGAGTTCTATGGGACGCCGAGAACTCTACTGGCTCGTCCACAGACTACGTGGCAAACATCTTTCAAACCAATGGTGTCAAGGCTACGGTCGAAGACATCTTTCAGGGAGATGAAAAGAAAGGCGAAGTTCCTCTAGTCCTGTACCGTGACGACTATCAATCCGAAAAGTTCTTTAACTGGCTACACGCTGTCGAGAAACGTCTACCCGAAAAACGGTATGACGAAGGCCAGTGGTGGTATGTATACGATGAAAAGAACAAGAAGGCTGTAGAACGCGTTAAGGCCTACGCGGACAAGCGTATGACTTCTAAGAATGAAGGCATATGGGTACCAGCAGAAGACGGACGGGCTCAGCTCATAATTTTGCTGGACTCGTTCCCTTCTCTTGTCCCGTCTTCTATGGACGAAGAAGAAGGTGATAACTCTATTGCGGTGCAAGCACGCATGTTCTCAAAGCAGTTACCCCGTATCAAGGGTGCGCTTAGAGCTAAACGTATTGTGTTCTTAGGAATCAATCAGTTGCGCCTAAACCCTATGGCTAGATTCGGTAATCCCGAGACGGAGCCCGGTGGCCAAGCCTTAAAGTTCTTCTCCGATACACGTTTGCGTAACTTCCCTCGTGCTCTATCTGGTGTTCCTTATAACCCTAAGGGTGAAGGCCAAATTGAAAAAGAAGCTAGCGTTACTGATGAAGGTGAAGACGTATACCGATACATTCACGTTCGTGCTCACAAAAACAAACTGGCTATTCCTGGTAGAGAGACTTGGCTACGCCTATGGGTTTCTGACGCTAACGGGGAAGCTAGAGGCTATGACCCGGTGTGGGACTTGTTCTTTTTCCTTGAGCAAACAGGTCAGGTCTCAGGTAAGCGCCATCAGATAAAGTTAAACATTCACAAACTTGGTGAAGCTACAAAGGCCGTTACTTGGCTTGAGTTTAAGAAGATGGTGTTGGACCCTAAAGGCTCAGTTGATACCTTCAAAAAGATTGGACTGAAGCCAGTTAACCTTAGGGCAGGCTGCGTTAATCAGATTCGCAAAGGCATCGCCGAACAGCTATACATTGCAACGCATAGGTCTCGCCTTAAGACTAAGAAGGAAGATCCCGATGACTGACACGCCTAGCCCCTACACGAAAGACGGTAACATAGTGTATCTAACCAAGAAGGTGCATGACCTTAGTCTTAACCCCGTAGGGACAGTAGTATGGGGTAACGATATAGTAAGCCCACCTGGTTCTACCTTCTCATATTCTTCAGAGCCTAAGAAAGTAAAGGCTATAGACTGGCCTTCTGGGGTAGGTACAAAAGGTATGCAACTCATTGACTGGGGAGAAGCCAACCCCAGTCAAAAGAGGGTAATAAACGTAGACCCGTTAGACTTTGACATGTTCTTAGACGGTAGTGCTTCTATGGTAATGAGCGTAAATGCCTTTGATCCTAAGAACATGTGGTTTATCCCTGACTGGTTTTTGAGGGACGTTAGAATTCGTAGAACCGCTCAGTACACCTTGAACAACTTCTTTATGTGGGAGACCGGGGGCTGCCGGCTAGGGAAGTACAAACGTACACCCTTGTATGTAGTGGCCCAGAAGGACTTTGGTAAGTTAGGTTTAACGCCAGGTCAAGCTTACACTATATTCAAGTATGCACCACCCATGCATAATGTAAGAATCGAGTTAGTAAAATGAACCAAAACAGACTTAACGTTTATGAAAAGGTTATCGACTATAACCTCTGGTGCACGGCTCTTACTGCCACGTATGATGAGACGGCTGCGCCTAAGTTCATTGAAGACCTTATTGAGAAGGTCAAAACCAATCCCGCCTTTGAGGTAGTAGAGCACTTTCTAGGTGACATAAAGCAGTTCGTCACTGACGTGTCTAACCATACAAAACTTGGTGTGCAGGAGATCGCTTTGGCATTGTCCCACAAGGACATATATGCTCTATTCAAAGCTATCGGATTCAACCTCGCCAAGCTGTTGAAGGCCGTGGTCGAGGCAACACGACTGCTAAAGACTACCTTCATCACAGTATTCGAAGTCATTCTTAAATCAGGTCTGCTGGATGAGATAAAAGCCGGCGCGGCTTCTATAGACGAAGTGCTAGCCAGGTATCCTAACTTAAAGAAAATTGCAGGTCCTGCGTTGGCAGGTATTCTGTTTATAGTTTGGATGAACAGCTCTTTCACCGGCCACCCTGACATCGACTTGGACATGTCCGACATTGTTAATGCACTGCATGGAACGTATTCCATTGAAGACATGTTCCTGTCTGCTACTGGACTCGCAAGCTTGGCATTGCTTTGTGCAAACTTTGCCACGGGCGGTTCCTTGTCCATGTGTAACTGGCTTGGCAGCAACTCTTACAACCTTATCCTTGCCATTGTTTACACTGGCATCTTGAAGAATCCTAAACTCAAGCCTTTGGTAGCTCAGGTTAAAGCCAAGCTACCTATGTCTAAATTCAAGGTCGATAACCACGCGATGAAACTCGCAGGAGCATGACATGTATTCAAAAGACGCAAACTAAGATGACCCTTCAAGCGATTGGCATAGGAGACCTTCACCTTGATGGTAAGCTTGCCAAGTATATACCCGACTGCAATGCTGTAATCATAGGCGAAGTTAAAAAGATTATACGCTACGCAGACAAGAAAGGTGTGTCCACTGTTATCCTGTATGGTGACATATGTGACGGGCCTGTAATGTCTGCGGATGCTCACATCCGACTGACTGAAGTCTTTTTAAGCAACCCTCACATAGAGTTCATTATCATCAAAGGCAACCACGATGTTATGGACTCTGAGAATTGTAGCCTTGACTACTTGAAGTTTCTAAGTGACAATAAAGCCATACCTAACCTTCACGTAGCCTTGAAGCCAGAGGTGCTATTTGAAGACACAGCCACTCCTGTTAACCTTCTGCCCTGGCCTGCGAAAGAAACACGTAAGGACTGTCTCAACGTTATGCACACAGAGGCTGCAGGAACAACGTGGGAGACAGGTAGACAGGTAACCGGAGGCTTCTTGACTAACCACTTGTGTGTTGTTGGCCACGTACACAAGGCACAGTCAGTTCGCAACTCTCACTTCTCCGGTACGACTTACCAGGTATCATTTGGTGAGCCTCAAGAAAAGTTCTTTCATCACATTAAGTGGACAGGGAATATTAAGACGTCCTCTGTTGAACTAGTTCCTCACAAGCCAACGTATACTTTAGTCAACAAGGTAATATCAAAGGCTAGTGAGATAGATGAGCTGGAAGACGATCCTTACGTACTTTACAAGGTATTTGTCAAGAAGTCGGTGATATTACCTAACGGAGCTTTCAACGGTAAGCCTAACGTTGTCAAGACCAACTACTTCGCTAACAAGGAAGAATTGAAAGCTTTGATCATTGAGGAACTTGTTTTGGATGATGTTAGCTCTGAAGTTCTTATAAGACACGATGAGATTCTGTCAGACTGGCTGACGAATAACAAGGTCTCTAAAGCCCTAGCCGAAAGAGTGAAGGCAAAGTTCAAACTCTATCAAGAGAAGGTATCCGCATGAGTAAGCAAGTGGTAGCTAAAACAGACTGGGCTAGCCTCAACCGGGCTGTAGTTAAGACCAAGTTCAATGGACTGTTAAGCGTTAAGATTGAGCAAGTCAATGGAGAGCGCGTAGTAGTCCGGCATCCGCCGACTGGTGTAAACTACAAGTTCAGGCTCGATGGCAATCCTACTGAGCACACTAGCGAAGGCTACTCGTTACACTCACCTGACTCGTTTACTCCAGATGAACTAGCCAAGTTTTTCTAACCCTACTTCCTTACACGACATGTCTGATCATTCTGCACTTCACTTAAAGTATCGTCCTCTAACCCTTGACGACGTGGTCGGTCACGAACAAGCCGTAAGCAAGTTGAAGGGTATCATAGCTTCTGGCAAGTATCCTTCAGCTATTGCCTTCTTCGGCCCGTCTTCCGTAGGCAAGACCACGCTAGCTCGTGCGTTCGCATCTACGGTTTTGGGTAAGCCAGTAGAAGACGGCAACCCCGATTGGTTCGAGCTGAATGGTACAGACAACAAGACCATAGAAGACGTCCGTAACATGATCGGCATTTCAAAGCTGAGGCCTGTTAGCAAGATCCGACGCTTTGTTATGGCCGATGAAGCTCAAGGCATACTTAGTAATCCTCAAGCCGCGGCTGCACTGCTGAAGCCCCTGGAAGAACCGCCAAAGTCTACTACTTGGATACTGGGTAGTATGGACCCGGATAAGTTCTCGACCAACAAAAACGGTGTTGCTATGCTTAACCGCAGTATGCAATTCCATCTGAAACCGCCATCTGAGGATGACCTGAAAAAACAAGCTGGGCGTATCATAAAGGGTGAAGGTTTCACTTTCTTTACCAAAGAACTACGCGACAAAATAGTGGAGCAGTCTAACAAGGAGATGAGGACACTGGCCAACCTCATTGAAGGCGTAGCCGCATACTATAACGGGCTTGAAGACAAGCCAGACAAGATATCAGGTGACGCAGTTGAGGCTGCTATAGCGGCTGCAAGTTCTAACGACGACGCGGCTGCTGTGAAACTTCTTATTGCCGTGTATGCGAAAAAGTTTGGTGCGGCTCAACGCACTATTCTTGACATAGAAGACGGGTTTGGTTTCGTGCGCAAGCTTAGTTACCTTAACTGGTTCCTACTGAACGACGCGGTGCTGAAAGGCGCAAAGCACCCCAAGGTGTGGGGTAATAAGTCGTCCTATGCTCTGAAGGCTCAAGTAGCAACTTTGCTTGAAGCGGAAGACGTTACTGTGCGCATGCGCGCATTCGGTTTTGTTCAATCGGCTATAGCGCGTCTTCAGTCTCAGGTTCAAACGTTTGCTATTCCTGAACAGATGGCTGTTAGCACATTTAGCTTTGATACCATCGAAGCTCTTAAGTCTATCTTAAAGGTAGCCTGATCATGAAGCTAATGAAGTTCTTGCAGACCCACACAGTGCTGGCTAACGGTTACCTCGTAACGAAGGCTGACCTTTTTACTTTCGAACCTAGTCGTTACCCCTTTGCGCGTGAGATAGCTAAAGAAGGTGTAGTCTGCCTATCGGCGGGAGGGCTTAACTACGTTGTACCTCAACAGGAACTTTTGTCAGTGCCTTCAGGAGACTGGGCGTGTACCAATGCCTTGATAAGACACGCTTCAGGATACCTGGCGGAATGTATTCTGACTTTGCAGGTACAACTGCCCCCGGTCAGACTGAATACGTTGTTTGACAACATTCCGTGGTCCAACACCGACTACCGAATGTATGTTGACGGTAAACCTGTTGTTAGTGTAACCATAGGTAAGCACTATGACAGCTTTGTTTATAAGGTATCCTACACTGACGTTGACCAACGTGTAGTCAGCGTCCTAGTACCAGATCAAGGTGTTGAGGTTGACGTGAATGGTAACTTTACTTTGGCTGTTCATAAGGCTCTTAGTGAAACAATCTGGTCTGAGGACGTTCACTATCAGGTGTTCAACGTAAAAGTAATGACACCACTAAAGGCTGATGATCTAAGAGAACTTTGTCCAGAGTAACGCATGCGCGAGTACCAGTATATTCATGTCAAAGGAATCCCTTTCTTCAAGGATCAGAAGTTTGATCTGTCGCAGAAAGGGATTTCTGCTATTTTGGGTCTTAACACTAACAGTGGTAAGACCGGCAATACAAATTTCGTAGGCAAGTCTCTGTTCTTTTCTCAGATCATGGAGACCGTAGCTCCTAGCCGGGAGTTCACTAACCCAAAGGACAGACTAAGAACAGGCTTCACTGAAGTAGGTGTTAAGGTAGGTAGTACAGAGTACAAGATTCGTCGGGTGTATAAGTCGCCTGAGAAACTTCTTATTGCCAAGAATGGAGTGAAGTTAGACATACATACCTTGTCCGACGCGCGTGACTACGCTGAGAGAATCATAGGTGGTTACTCTACCGATGTGCTGTCTCTGCTTATGTACTTGGACAACACAAAGACTCATCTAATCCGCACAGGGGATACTGCGGTAAGGCGCAAGTTCTTTACAGGCTTCTTCGATCTGGCGGCGGCAGATGAGATAAAGAAACTGGTAAAGAAAGACAAGGACGAGCTTAGAGCCAAGGCCCTGGTGTTTGAGGAGCTAAAGTCTCGCATGTCCGTATTGAAAGAGCAGAAGGCAGGGTTGGACGCAAAGGCTATTCGTCTAGCCTTGCTGGATGCTAATGCCAAAGCTCAAGGTACGATGGCGAGGCTTGAAGACCTTCGACGCATCGACCAAGTATCTTCTTTTATAGAAGCCAACGAGCTGTCCGTTAAACTGTTTCGCAAGTATGACTCCACAGCGGACAAGCTACGTAAGGAACTCCGTCAGGTTAAAGCCTGGCTGACAATGGCCTCTGCCATTAACGAGTATAAGGCTGAATGCGCCTTATACGGGAAAAGACTTGAAGCGTATCAAAACTACTTATCCGAGAATGAGTTAACTGACTTCGATGCCGAAGAGGCAAAGAAGGGTGTTCAGAGCCTTCTGGGGACTATTAAACAAGCAGAAAAAGCGCATTATGATGAATTGCGCAGCTATGACCAAAGAGTGTCGAAAAAGGCCGATTTTGAGGCTAAACTAGAAAAGGTTAGAAATAGCCTAAATTCGCTAAAACGGGAAGGTGACTGTTCTAAATGCGGGCAGCCAGTTACCAACAAACACTACAACAAAGAGCGCGCCGACCTTAAGGCAGAAGTAGCAGAGTTGGAAGAAGCCATAGCCGGTATTGACGTTGGGGAAAAACCTGTCATGCCGGAACCTTCAAAGAAGCTGGCTAGGCTACAGGCTAAGATAGACCTTTTGTCTAATGGTCCAAAGGAACCCGAGAAGGTGACTAGACCAGAGGGGCTAAAGGCTCTACCCCCAGGCATAGACGTTGAAAGCCTACACGAACGGCAGAGCAAGATAAGGACCATTCTAAGAGCCATTGAGACAGTGGCTCAGTCGGGATTCAGCGATGTTATCAAAGAGGATAACTTTCAACCTCTTAGAGAAGGCGAATATGAAGAGGCTCTCCGAGACGCTACCAAAGCGACAGAGGTAGTCTCAAAGCTTGAATCTGACCTCATGCGCGCAGAGGCCTTGAACAAAGAAGGTTCAGAGTTAAGCGCACGCATTAAAGCCTTGAGTGTAGAGCTAGACGAGCTTGAGGTTTTAGACGTGATGGAGAAAGCGTTCTCCGGTGATCGCGCAGGTAGCATCAAGCAGATAATCATCCAGGGCCTGTGTAGCAAGTTGGAAGAACAGGTTAATAAGTATAGCAAGTTATTGTTGCCAGAAGACTATGACTTCACGTTCGACCTACAGACCCAGTTCTCCATAACGGTGTCCCGTAATGTCGGAGGTAAAGCTATAGCGTCGGACGTGCGAAAGTTATCAGGTGCTGAAGCTTCCTGTTTTAACCTAGTGCTGACTATGAGCCTGCTAACGTTTGTTCCTCCAGCTAAGAGACCTAACATACTTATCCTGGACGAGTTTAACGCAAACTTCAGTGCGGAGATGACTAGTAGCTTCGTTAGGTTCTTACCTACACTCAACCAGGTCATTCCTCACATAGTTATCATCACGCCTAGAACGGAAGACAACTACGGAGATCAAGTTAAATACTATACCGTTATAAAGCAAGGGTCAGAAAGCAAGATAGTTCCAGGTAAGCACAGGACAGCGCCAGTGTCCAGAAAGAAGGCTGCATGATAGTTGGAGTGTTTGGGTGTCCAGGTGCAACAAAACTACACTGGACCTTTATGTTCGAAGCATTAGGTGCTTCGTTCCTGTTTGTTTCTACACAAGGCGAGTGTAAAGTCACTAAGCCTAGTAAGAAACGCATGTTCACAGCTACACGATTGGTACTGTGTCAAGATGCGTACGCCTTCTTTGGAGTGCAGGAAAGACTTATACGGTCGGGCTTCCGATACTGTGTATTCGTTGCAGGTAACCCTCTATTGTTAGAGGAAGCCCAGCTACCGGTATGGGCTAAGGACGACGTAGACAAGCAAGACGTTCTATCCTTTGATAACTTGCTAACTGCCGCGCCTATGTTTGCTAGGCTAACTGATAACATGGCGAACGTTAAAGGCATATACGTGACGGATACGTCTGTGGTACAAAGATGCCACACCTTGTTCTACAGGGTTGCAGACAAGGACGCTAGGTCTAAGCTACAAAAGGCTGTATGGAATTACTTAAGTGGGAAGACTAGCAAGGTTCCCACTACAGGAATAAACGCGTTAGACGTTTTGCTAAGAAACGAGTTTGCTACCAAGCTTCGAGAGCACGCTATAAAGGCTAAGGAGATAGGTATAGAGAAAGCTATAGAGGAACTAGGGGCTGACGAATTCGAGCTACAGTACCTTATTCATAAAAGCAGTGAAGAATGAAAAAGGCCCGCTAACTACAGATGAGTTAGCGGGCCTTTTTGTTTAGTGGTCAAACGTGACTGCATCATTTACGGGAGTACTTGCGAGTTCTCCACAAGATCCAAGCTACAAAGATTGCGGCTAGCAAAAGAACTAGGAACAGGTCGCCAAGGAATGTACCTATGGGCCTAAAGAACCAAAACCAAAAGTAGTGCATTATTTAACCTTTCTGTATCCAGTTATTAGTACGTCGGTGACGAACGTGGTAGGGAATTCTTTCACGCACACGTACACGGTAAAAGTCTTGTCATTCTCTTTCATGACGAGTCGCTTATACACACGGCTAGGGAACACAAATTCGGGTTCAGGAACGGCGTATACAGTATCTCCATTAGGTACACTTACAGTCCGAGTAGGTTTAGTGTCAGGTAAAGTACAGAACTGGACATAGCCGTATCTTATGAGAGGGCTGTCAAGGTAGTTTATCTGAATGTAGGGGCTGTCAAGGTCAACGGAGATCCACTCGTCCGCGTGCTCGCCGCCTATAAACAAACACTCGCCTTTAATAGTGTGTAACCTACCTACGCCCTGGTATCCGTTTAACAGACGGCTTATAGGGTCAGGCTTTTCTGTATAGCCCGTCAGGTAGACGGTAAAGAATCGCGGGTCAAAGCAGTCGTCTTTCTTTTCTGCGAGGTGCGTTCTAGTATATATTACTGTCGTGTAGGACATAGAAGGCTTGTCACCTACATCAGTAACCCGCCAGTGTTCCCTGTTGTCGTCTGCACTGATCCAATCACCGTCAGCCGGTCCACCTAAGAATAAAAAGTAGCCCCTCATGACTTTTGCTGCTATCTTATAGCTTCCCTAACTTTCTCTCGCGTGCGGGGATTCATATGAAGTCCATATACCGTTTTTATTATCTCGCCGTCTTTAACGTTGTTATACGTGCCAAAGAAACTTATCATCCAGGCATCTATCTCTTCCTTGAAGCCAGGCGGCCAAGGCACAACCCCAGGTATAACCTCTTCGGAGAGCGTCTTTTTAGGTAGGTCTTCAGACACGTAAACTTTTACCCCGTACACGACGTCGGTTAACGCGTCAGGCTTGTTTGATAGGAACATATCAAATCCATTTCTGTTCGAGGACACACCAGTGCACAGGAGTAGCCTCTTTTAGGTGACGACCGTCAAGAACTACGTCGTCTAAAGGATAAGGTAACTTATAGTGCCTATCCTCTTTAATTACCGTTACCTCTTCCTCAGGATCTAGGTCGATGGTAACTCTAACCTTACCATCAGGCCTAGGGGTGCTTTTTACGACTTTCATGATACTCCTCAGTAGTAACGGGTTCCAGCCATTCAGGCCTAGCATAGGCTATTCCACCTGGAACGTTTTCTAAGCCTATTAAACACGTACTATCAGCCTTAACTATCTGGATCAGGTTAGTAGGTCGAGAGTCATAGCCTAATATAGCTACTATGGCTCCAAGGTTAGGACTATTGAGCGCGGGGCTGTAGGTAAGGCGAGCGAGTGTGCTTACTGGAAAGTCTGATTTGGTAAACGAAGTCAGTCTTCCGTTGGTTTGCATACAGACTCCTGTCCTACGTTAGCTGGTGCTTCTGGGTGTTTTATAAACGAAGTAAAGTAATATGGGTTTATTGAGTAGACGCCAATCCACTTTCCTTTAGTCATAACCATACCTGAGGTGACTAGGTCAGCTAGTATTCTATGGGTTGTACTAGGATTGATGTTGGCTAGGACTGCGAGGTCTTTAAGAGCAATTTCTCTACCGTCTTTCAGGACGTTGATAATAGCAAAGGCTCTTTCTATAACCTGAGCGTTATACTTAGAGTTGGGGTCTTTCATGATTGACTCGCTTTAACAGGTTTAACAGGTTTAACACTACCGCCTTTGAAGTCTGTGTATGTGCCTACGTTTTCTCCTGAGTATAACTCCGCCACGTAGTCTTCCTTATTGTCCTTGTCCTGTCGGATGATGGCGTTTGGATACCTAATACGTACCAAAGCCACCCAAACTTCACGACCTATGCCACGCTTTTTGTCATACAAGTGCGGCCGGGTAAGCTTAGGTTTATACTTGGTGTTCTTAGAGACCACGTCAACTCCGTATATCTAGTTTCAGGTATAGCTTGCTTCCAACTATTCCGGGGATATCTGATGTCAAGCTACCTGTAAGTTTTACGTCAATTCCTGAGGGGTCTGAAAAAGACCTAACAATCTCACCCACGTGAGGTGCTTCAGCCATCATATACTGGAGCTTAGCCAGGACTGCATCAACCACGGTGTGTGTCTGAGCTGACGTTGTATAGCCAAGCTCTCTAATGGCCGAGAATAACTCGGCTTCTAGGCCAGACGTTGGGGTACTTAAGCTAGAAGTCATTTATTGTCTTTCGGATAATGGAAGCACAAGTCTCTTATCAAAAGCATACGTGGTAATTTTCTTAACCACTTCCTTGCCTTGCTCAACGTTGTTGGCTAGAAGAGCCTCGACGAATTCAGATATAAGGTCGTTTGCTTCCTTACACTGGAGGCACGGCGTAAGCTCTGTTACCTTACCGTTAGCCAAGTGCGTGTCCACTACCTGTAAGACATGAATGGCCTTTTCTTGTCTAGACATGCACTGTGTATAGGACTGTCCGTAGTCTTCCGTATACTTCCAGGCCTTTTCTACTTCGGCTATAAGGGATTCATTTTTGGATAACAGCATAAGGGGATCTCAGTTAAGGATTTGTCATTGGCAACTATGGAAAAGTCTACTACTTGGTTATTATTGCAGCCTCGCATACGCAATTTGAACGCAGGTCTCTTGAACCTTCACCATTGTCATACCTTCCGTCTGCTTGAGAACCTCTTCCCAAGTGTCAGGCCAGTCGGCTAGTACATACTTTATATACTTCATGCGACAGTCCTCGTCAGCTACTCCAACGTATATGAGTCGGTCTATACGACCTGGGCGTGAAGACAACCCATTCTCATCCATAGCACCTAGCGCGGGGTCTATAGTTTCGATTCGGTTTGTGGTAACAATGAGAAACACACCTGGCTGGGTGTTGACTCCACTTAGCTGATTTAGTATGCACTCAAATGTTAGTGACTTATGCTCGGTCATACTGACACGGCCTTCAAACACGGTGTCAATGTCTTCAAACAAAACGACGCACGGAGTAGGTAGTGTACGCCACCTGTCAATGAACTCCTCGTCTGTAAAGGTTGCGAGAGCAAAGCTTATAAGAGGTATGCGTAGTGTCTTTGCTGTGGCTACAGCAAGACTGCTTTTACCAGTACCTCCAGGTCCATACAACAACCAACCTCTACGCCAGGGGATAGAGTGTCTAGCGTACCAGTCTTTAGACGCATACCACTTTGTTGCATCGTTAAGATTGGTAAGAACCGTCTCAGGGTAGAACAGAGCTTTTAGTGGGTCATCCGTCTTATCCAATAAGAAGTCTGACCTGTTGAACAGTAGAGACTCATCCAAGTATACGTCTATCTCATTTATGGTGCTATCGGACAGCGTAGTGGCGCCTTCAGGCTGAACAGAGTCTTTATTATGATCACCATTGCGGTTCTTACTAAAGAGAAAGGAACCCGCGTGCCCTCTAATCTCACTTATCCTAAAACGATCCTCGATTATGTTCTCACTAGCATGCTTGGTGATAGCTTCTCGAATGAAGTCCGAGTACTTTAGCATGCCGCGTAGAGTCCACATGCTAACAGATCCGTAGGGCCCGTACTGCGAAAACGTTACTACGACTACGGCCTTGCGTTTCCAAGAGTAGAATATAGAAGTCAACCCTAGAATGCGGAAAGGCGTAAGTCGTGTCTTACCGTCCCTATGCTTAAGCTGTGTAGAGAATACCTTGTGTATGCCAGACGGAACAGTGCTCCACTCAGTTCTAAGTAGCTTTTTGATAGGTTGTGCCGTCAGGTTGTCTGCTTCAAGGTGAATGATGAGGTAAGCTGATAGGTTGTTAAGCCAGGCCTTGACTGTTGTCCAGCCAGTGGCAACAGCTACAGCAACACCACCTATGCCCAAAGTTTTTATGGAGGTTAAGTCAATCATTGTTATCGCATTCTAACGATTAAGGAAGGGTTGTTTCTGGTGGGTTCGAACACTGACCTGTCCAGATAAGTAAGAGCCATAGCATACTGATCGCTAGCCTTAGCCTCAGACTCGTTACGTGTAAAATGAAAGGTCACGGTATCTGACGCACGCTCATACTTACGGTATTCCCAAGCAACTATCACGTTAGCAAGCTGGTCTCTAACTCGTGCGGCCTTGTCTTGAGTAAACTCCATGTGTTCCATTTCGTTTACTATATCAACTTCAAACTCTGAGGCTATTCGTTGAGAAAGAAGCTTGGCTAGTCCAACGTAGTTTCTATCTTCTACACAACCCTTGACAAGCGCATCCTGAAAAGCATGCGTAAGGGTTGCCAGTGCAAGCCTCTGTGCCTGATCAAGGGTTAGACCGCTGCGGATTACCGAAGCGCGGCAGCTTGCGAGCCTGCTTCGCCTTTCGCTTTTCATCCACGGCGTAGTTCCAAGCTGCGATCTCCTTGGATACCGTAACCTTGGCGGCGTGAACTTTCTTATCGTGCCAGGAGGGCGTGTAAGAGGTGACGCCGTTAGCGAAAAAGTTGCCAAAAGGGTTGACTGTTTTCATAATGATTTTACCTTGTATAAAGTTGGATGTTGATTCGAGCCTTGTCTTCCCAAAGCTCTAATGCGGCAGGCGTGTGATATATTGACTTTCGTTGAGGATCAAGAAACTTGGTAAGAAAGCTCTTTCCTTTTTCAATAGCCGTTTCGTAGGGTACGTAGTCATGTTCCTTTGCTATGTTTTCCTGATGAACAACAAAATCAGGATAAGGATCGGCAAGCGACGAAAGGTCTGCGTCTAGAATTATGGCTTCCCATACAGACTTCGGAGAGTGATCAACACTAATGTGGTTACCTACAACAGTAGCTTTTATCAACTCTTGCACGTACTCTGAATTAACAGCTACCCCGTTGTCTAAACAAGTAACCCAGCTATCATAGTCCCTTTTGAACAGGCCTGCCGACATGGTCTCGTTGTAGTCGGTATAAGCACCTGGGACATATATAACGTCATGGTATAAAATGGCTAGTATAAGTTCCAGCTCTGTGGAAGACCCGTAGTCATAAAGATAACTGGCGTTACGCATAACTTTGGTCACATGATCCCAGTTGTGATAAGCAAGGTTTTTACCCTTGTATATAGGCCTAACACAGTCTGAGAAATACCCAATCATCTTTACCTCAGGCAGGTCTATCATGATTCCTTTTCCTTGTTTCTAATATGATGTCCGCGTAGTTAATAAAGTTTGTCAAAGCCTCTCGTTGTGTCGCCGCGTAGAGTTCGTATGGAGGAAAGTATAAGGGGCACGTTATGTCGTGAGACTCATCGCCTAACAGGTCTCCGTTATCACACATTACCACTTTCGCTACACCGTCAGTAGGGCGCACGTAGTCGTACATCTTGGTACGGCTACCACACACCGGGCACATCGGCAGCTTCATTGACTCAGGAACGTTGGACTCCGTGTATTCGGCTTTGTCTTCTCTGGTCGTTACTAAAGTACGAGCAGGCAATTCCTTTTTAAGCTCTTTGACCCATCCTATAACGTGACTAAACGCATTTTCGTCATAGTGGCCCATAGTCGCACGAGTAGGATTAGCTTTTGCCATGTCGTGCGCTTTGGTGACCGTATAGTCAGAATGGCGATACAGACTATTAAGGACGCCTGAGGTGTTATCGACCAAGGCTTCAAGGCTAGCTATTTTGCCGAATATCGTGTCAAGGACTTGATGAACAAAACCTTTGTCAGAAACTTCGCGTAGTGTGAAGCATAGGTAACTTAAGTGGGCCAGCAGATCAGAGGCGAGGGGTTCTTTACCTGATTCAATAGTAGGCTTATAGTCTTCAATGAGCGTCATGGACCGGTGCCAGTCATCGGCCTTTCTAGACCATACCCCAGGTGAATTAACACTTGCGTAAATTACCTCAATGGGATAACGCAAGTGGTCATTAGACATTAGGTTTGTTAGAAATAGTACTAGGTACTCGTTTCCGTTATGGTGCCTCCATGTAGACAGAGGGTTAGGCAGGTTTTGAATCAGCATCGGTAGATCCCTTTACGTTGTGGAAGAAAAGAGCGTTAGCAATAGAAGCGAAAACAGAGTTCTCACTGGCCATGTAACTATTACGAGCCCCGTTGTGGAGGTCTGGCCAGTCAGAGAACATCGCCTTCTCTCGTTCATATACTCTCTTGGTTATACGAAACACACTGCCGATAACGCCGGGATGCGCAGTACTGGCATCCAGGCCTCTAACAAACTCTATAACGTCTTCAAGTTTACCTTGTGCTAGCTTAGCCTCTACCCATCGCATAGCGGCGTAAGCTTTAGGCCTAGAGTCTACTTCACCTGCACACGCGGCGTTAACAAACGCCAAGGCTTTAGAGACAGGAGCGTGTATAACTTCATCTGGTTCCATTTTTCTTCTCCAGGAATTTCCAAGGTTTTAGTAGAACGAACACACCAACTGTGTCCACGTTGTAAGAAGCTCGGGTTAGCTTCGCCGGATCGAATACTACTTCACCGTCTAAGCCCACACATGAGTGCCCTAAGTTTTCTACTCCGGATTCAACACCTACCTCATGATATAGGCCACGCAGGTCATGAACCTTAAACATCTCCTCGTTATATACAAGCAGTATGAAAGCTAAACCAAACGGCCTAAGAAATTCATTAACGTCAGCTTGCCACGTAGACTCGTTGAACGTAGGTATAGTTTCTATAGGCAAATGCAAGAGGGACGCGAGTGTAGCTGAAAAGCAGTTACCTTCGCGTCCCTCTATTGTCTGTTTAACAGGAATCAAGACTAGATCCTAATGTTGGCATTAACTATGGCGTAGCCTATATCTGGCATGCCTCTTTCTCTGAGTGAATTGGCTAACCCGAATTTGACCTTGTCTCCATGCGCAGCAAAGGCTGAAGCAAACATTTCGGCAGCCATGGCCAGCATCATGCCTTGAGCTGTAAGCAATTCATCTTGCTTAACTTCTTTAAGGTTAAGCCACTCGTCCACTTGAGCCTTCAGTCTAGCGTTCCCCTCAGTGTCGAAGTGATGGACAAGTCTTTCGTTAACAAGGCCTCTAACTTGGTTCCATACAAGTTGTCGGAAAGGTGATACCCTTGCACTTATAGTATATTTGGTACAGTTGTAGCCGCCCCTGTCCTCAGAAAGATTCCACTCCTTCTCTTCATTAAAGAAAGCGGATATCTCCCTGTTGATCATCTTTTCAAACTCCCCAGGTGGGATCATCATCCCGAAGTTATTGATGATGTGTTCTTCAACCCTCTTTTTAGGGCATTAGGATCGAAGGTGGTTATGTCAGTCATTTTGTTGGGTTCCAATTTACTTGAAGGACGGATAGTGGGTATACGTCTTTGCCTTTAACGCATGCAAACGCAATGGACTTACCGTAAGGATACTCAGGCTTAGGCTCTACGATTGCTATTCCATTTATAGAGATAGTGTGAAACTCAGAATCAGGAGTAGTAAGTATTGCCTCGTACAGGAGCTTGTCCTTTATTATAGCTTTTGTCAGTATGTCAAGTCCGTAAGGTCCACAGAAAAAGTGGGTGCACGGTAGACCAAGACATCGGGACAAGGCTATAAAAGACTCTAGAGTTAGCTTAGGCTCAAAGGGCAAGCATAGACTCTTGTCTGGCACACTAGGTAGAAGGATTACTGGGGTCATGACCAAGCCTCTTTGCTGCTACGGCGTTTTGTAACTGAAGGTCATGCCTATTCTCAAGCATTTTGCCACCTAGTTCAAAGTCAGAATTTACCTCTCTTCGCAAGGCAACGCGCAACGCAGGTGCTACAGAATTGGCCTCAAGGAAGTGTTCAAGCCGGCGGGCCATGGCCGTTTCTTGTATGTAGTCTTCAGGTACTTCTGCTTTGAAAGCCTCTACCAGTTCTTGAAGAGACTTTTCGTTTACGGCATTAAGGCTAGTGTTTCCTATAGACAAAGCATATCCAAGAAGCTTTGCTAGCTTAAGACCTAACGCTGAAGACTCAAACTGAGCTATAACGGTTACCTTGCTACCAGATATGTCTGCGGATGCAATAAGATTGTTACCGGATAAGAAGCCCTCAACAGGTCCACGCAAGTGATCTATCTCCTCTACGCTAGCACCTGCTTCACTTAGAGGATCTGCCAGCAGTAACAACGCAGACTTATGAAGCAGACCTTGCTCATACTTAACCGTTACCGTTCTAACAAACGTATTCTCCAGCACCCAGGTGGAAACAAACTCCAACTCTTCTGGCGCGTTAGTCCAGTGTTCGTTAGGTATGTCTCTGTTAGCATTATCTGGAGGACTATCGTCAAAGTCTTCGAATTCAGACAGCTTGGTACTGAGACTAAGGGCGCCAAGGATGCTCATAGTTTTCCTTCGATAAGTTCTTTGTTTATGCGCATGGCCGTTAGTACGCGAGATACCATTTCTCGGGAAGCACCTATTTTGTTAGCCAGTATTTGCCCACTGACCCTGCGTGCAGAATGAAAAGGTCTTGAACCTAGTTCCTTGGCCAATACAAGTATTACGCGGTCTCTAACGGGGAGGGTAAGAAGGCGTGCAGGAAACTCTGCCCGCTCTTTTACCATGTCAAGAATCATGTTTAGAGAGTAGTCCCGGCTTCCTGTACTGTCAAACATGGCTGCCCTATAAACCGACTTCGGTATCTTTATTAGAGTAGCCGACTTATTCTTGCATCGCAAAAACGTTGTGTCGGTTAGCCCTTGCTTGTCATTCAACACTGAGTCTAGAAACAACAGGTCTCCGTTTTGCACTGTGTATTGCACCGTGTCGTCGCCTGAGCCATCAGGCCCGTAGCACATGATTTCCAGGTACCCATATACCACAAAGTAAAGGTACGCAGGATCTAGACGAACAGCTTGGTAGCTTCTTGGTATCTCAACACGGTAGCTTTTGTCAACGGTGTATTCCTTGAAGTTAAGAAACTCGTTGACTGACATCCAATCGAAAGCCTTGGATGAACGCATGACGAGGCTAATAGTGTTGAACTTACTAGGATCGTTTGCCATTAGCCTCTCCTACAAAACTTACACCACTCGTCTGTGATCCCCGGTTAATAAACGTTACCCTCTGCATAGTCAGCATCCCTGTTGTTGACTTGCCCTTCATCTCCATAAGATTTGAGTTTATGTCTCCAATAAAGTAGTGGAATCTAGAGTCTACAAAAGACAGCCTGTGGGAAATTTTCGACAGGTCTACTTCAAGCAGTCTGGTGACAACAAATGTCTTACCTTGAAATTCCTGATTATTTAGGAGTCTGTTACCTTGTGCGTCATAAACAGCCTTACCATCGAATAGAGCCTGTAGTGCCTCTGTATCTTCATGTACCCCGTCACCGTACAGTGTAGGCCCAGGTTCTGCATAAGGGCTGTAGGGACTTAAGGAGTTTGCATTAGCAGGCAATACTAGTGGCGACAGCAAAGTGCTTAAGCCTGCCACTAAAAAGGCACGTCTTTTAAGTAAGAGGGTCATGGTAATGATATCCTTGGGGCTGTGGACTTGTCAAAGGTAACCTGAGTAGTAACTGTGCGGGTCATAGATTCATTGTCACCAGGATTATGACCTCGGTATCGCTGCTTACTGGTATTTGACCACTTACCTCCATTGACCACGGTAAGTACGTCAATTCTAGCATTCATTATGGCATCAAGAAAGAACGCCTGGTTGTCTGACAAGGAAAGCTTGATCAAATCACTTACCAGAGTAGAAGAGGCTACAAAAGCAGGCTCAATCACTTTCCGCCCAAGGTGGATCATCGTCATTTCCGGCAGGCTCATGTCTGTTGCCTTGGTTATCCTGTAATCCAGAATTGTTGAACCCTGGAAGAGAATCTTCTCTAGAGACTTTACGTGACGGTGACTGTCGTGATACGTCACGGTCATGCTTACTTTGACTAGCATCTGTTTTCTCCGGTTGTTTGGAGGTTACTCGAATCTTGGTTGCGTTTATAAAATGATAGTTACCGCCGGCGACGGCTATAGCCCACCTAGGTCCATGCACGGTGTGAACTTGTCTAGTATCTTCGAACGCATGTTCTAACCAGGCGTGCGCAAGCTCAGGACTAGTGCATACTATATAAGGGTTGCCCAAAGCAAAGTTTATAGGCTGACTAGGAGACTTCTTTATAACTGACCATACTTTAACAGCACCAATTGATACCATATAGTCTTCTGTCTTCTCTTTGTAAGACCTTTTAGGTTCGGTGCTACTACTACTACTGGACACAACGAGGCTCCTTGTGAACCTGATGGAAGTAGTATCCTCGTTTTGCAAGGACAACACCGTTTTCGCCGGGCATGATTTGAACAAGGCCAAGGCTTGTAGCTCTTTCCATGATCGTACTAAATTCTTGTTCTGACTGCCAGTCAAATCCTAGTGTCTTTAAGTGAAAAGAAAGCCGGGTGACAAACTCTTGATTGGCTGGTATCCATGTGTCATTGAAAAATGACAAGAGGCTAGAAGACTTGTGAAGTAGGTCTTTTGTCAAGGAATCATTTGGGCGCAATGACTTCATAAATAGTCGCCTATAGTTAAGATTTGATTAGACTACCCAGGTCAAAGACACTCTTAGGAACTGTAGTCTTTGCTATATTAACAATATCGTTAGACGACAAGTCGATGTGTTCATCTTCAATAGCAAGTCGGACAGGCCGCCCTTTCGTAGATTGCAGCTTGCTGGCTACTAAGGGTTCTACACACGCTATAAATCTGTCCAGGTCATAGCCATTCTTAACGGATATAAAGTTTCGTCTGACGCCTTGTTCTTCGGGGTCTTCCACGGCTCGGATAACGTTTACAAGGCCCCCGGCTTCCATTACTGATATAGCCTTGTATACTATAGGGGCCGAGAAATTTATGCTAGCCTTAAGTTTAAGAATAGGGCTAGGCTTGTTGTCGCCTTTCTCCAGCAGGAGAATAAGGGCCTTTGCTATAGATATTGTGCTATTGGTAAAGTTAGACCTATGAGTAGCGAATAGCTCTTTAAGGGAGTCTTCAATGCTACGTGGTTCTTTGTCAGGAGTAATCATTTTCACCAGCCCACGGCTTCTTAGTTAAGGTATCGATGCGGTCTAAGACTTCTTTTATAGCGCCCCGCTTCAACTGTATAGAATCTACAGGACATTTGTTGTGAGACGTAAACCTCTTCACAACCTCTTTGCCTAGGTTTCCATACAGTGTTTGTAACTCGAAGTCAAACTTACCTGCGCTAAGGTCTGCTTCCAAAGTGAGACGGTTCATAGCCTCCTCAAAGTCTACATGCTTAATAGACCCTAAGTCGTCATGTCGGAGAAGAGGCATACCATAGGGGCCTAAAGCGCCACCTCTAACATAAGAGGTCATTTCAGGCATCCAGGGAACAGGAGGAAATAGTTCCTGAAACTGTAAGCGTATACAGGAGTCCCACGTGGCTACACTCTCTTGATCGTGAATGTGAGATAACCGAGCTAGCGCTTCCGTGACGTAGAACACACTGGGATCAATGCCGGATAGTACTAAAGCTTTTGTCCAGTCTTCGGCGCTTAACGAGCTAGCGCCTATGATGCCAGGCATAGCTTTAAGAGCACCTTGCGTTAACAACGCGCCAAAAGGGTCACGGACACGTGTGTCTGCAGGGTTGACGTAAACGAAAGAGCGCCCGACCACGCACTTGGCGCGTTGGACAAGAAGGTGGCGGGCGCTCTTTAGATATACGGATACACCGTATTTTATGGCATCAATCATTTTTGAATCTCTCCTGTTCGAAAGCCAGTGACGCTAACTCTCGTTCTATCGCCATCTTTCGGTTGTTAACCGTGTTACCTAGGCTTACCAGAACGTTCTGGATGTCTCCCAATTCGAATATGGTTTCAAAGTGGGACTGCACTAGAGTTACGTCAGGCGAAACCGCTAGGGCCAGAGTTATCTTAGTCTGTATGGCTTCTAACGAAGACCTTATTTCCCTGTAGTCGTTAGCCTCAGTCCTACCTGGATATATGTGCCAGTCACGAATAGGAATAGGCTTGTGTATCAACTTGGAGTAAACCTCTATCAAAGATAGTGGCCGACAATAGATGTCCCAGCCTACGTCTAACTGGCGGGCCTCACTAGGATATATGCATGACCCGTGACTGTGCCCGTGTAGTTGAAACGCTCCATGGTGCATGCGGTCCCAAACGTACAGGGGATCATGACTTAGAGTCATTGGCACCGATATGGACTCTCCGTGATCATATACCAGTCTAAACGTCTTTCGCAACAGGCCGTCTACATGAAAAAACCTTTCACGCAGGCTTGGCTTTGACAACACCTTATCGTGATTTCCCCTTACAAGGATGATGTTCTTGCAGTGGATCTCGTTTAGAAGTTCTGCTGTGCGCTCTTGCTTATGAAAAGATATGTCACCTAGGAGGTACAAACGGTCAAGAGGTTGCACAGAGCTATTTATAGACCGGATTACTGCCTCGTCCATTTCTTCTATGGACGAGAAACCGCGGTCTTCTACTATAGGCTTATGACCGAGGTGCAAGTCACTAGAGAACCAGTCGGTCTCGTCGCTAAGTTGCTTAAGCATTGCTTTGACCTTCAGCTTTTGAAACCTCTGACCGTGCTTTACTCAGGTGTGAAGACCAAGTGTCTATAAGGTCTTGAAGAACTACTAACCCTTTCTCAGTGGTTAATGATTCATCGCTACCAAATGCGTCCCTAACCCTAATAGCGTGGGTTATTGTTGTAAGGCTAATCCCCGCTAAAGAAAAACACTCCAGACTTTCCCCCGTCTTGACGGACAAGAATGTATCAGTCATATACATGGAGAAAGCCGTGTCACAAGCGGCCTTTAAGCTGGTACAAGCTACCAGCTCCTTTACCCTGGCCAGAAAGTCTTTGGCGGCCATAAGAGTTTTTGCGTCAATTTCCTTAGCAATAAAGACAGTCGTTGCCTGATAGACACGCCCAGAGGACATAGCTCCTCTATCGTTGTCCATTTGGAAACGGTAGGGCTCTGTTACGTGAATACAAAGACGGGTATTAAACGTGACTTCCACCAACCCCTCAAATGCCGGTTTTTCTACCAGGGGCTTATCCACTTCGTCGTCTACGTGCTTGTTGGTCTGGGGGCTTTTCCACATCAATGGGGCAAAGAAAGACTTGACCATTTCAAGGAACTTGTTTACCATCATTTTTCTCCTTAGACAGCAACAAACTGTCTATTGTATAAAGTGCGGCTTCGGCCATAGGCCTGTAGCCAACCCAGTAGTTTGAATGCCCTTCGGCCTGTATGTTAATTGCCTTCGCTACTGATTCCACTAGGGTTGCCAGATTCATTGTCGATAAGGCTTGGCTGGCTAGAGGCTTCATGGTGTGGAGGTTTGAATTTTTCGTCCAGGTCTTTAATAAGATTAAAGAGAATAGCAGCGTCTCTAAACTTACCTTCCTTATGCGCGTTGTTGGCTACAGAGGAAATCTCTGAAAGAATTTCTTTAATCGTAGCACTAACAGCCGTGTTGATAAACTCGGTCAAGTCCTCCTCTTGAACAAGACCTTGCGCGGTGCCTTGCATCTGAGCAGTTCTAACCGCGTTAACTAAAGGGTCGCCTAGGAGCACCATAGTGTCTGAAGACCGGGGACGTATCCTCGAGGGGTACGTTATAAGAGTAGCTGACTTCCTGACTTTAGATATCAAAGCAGGTGCCACGAATTCTATAAGGCTATGCCTCTTGTTAGTCATATAAAACCTCTTCTACAAGTTTGGGGTAGCATACCATGGTTTGGTCTGGTTCTAAATAGTCATCAAGGTACCAAAGATTTGGACTGAGGACATACGTGGTTCTGTGCGTAGTACCCGGCACAAAAACGGGGAATAGCTTGGATAATACTTCTACTGCGGTTGGGCTTACGTCTAGGTCTGTGTCCTCCTCAATCTCTGTGCCTGACCACATATAGGAAGCATACTTAGACTTTACTAGTGCCGAAGCCTCTTCCTGGCATAACCGTGACAAGTGAATCAGCAGAGTTCCTTCTTTCACCATGTGCGGAAGCAGTTCGCCTGTCTTGCGTTTCATGGTCTCTGCTTTACGCATACCTTCAGGCAGGAAGTAAGCATAAACCTTCTGTGTTAGCTGCCGTGATGGGACCCACGAAGTTGAGTCTCGGATCAAGGCCACTACAATTCGCCTTAGTTCTACCCAGGCGTCAGACTCATAGTTAGTTGACCTCTTTCGAGGACTCTCAAACATTGTGTCAAAGCCTAGCTGAAGGTCTTGTACCACTGGACTAGACGCTACTAGCATACGTAGGACGGCCTCTTTATAAAAACGCTCTCACCTTCACGCACAAGGATTCCCATGCAGGATAAAAACGGCTGGTCTTCGTCTTCGCTAAAGACTGTGCTGACCGGAACAAACACGGTCAGCCTCTTAGTCAGTACGTCGTGTTCACCTGGTGTCGTCAATAGAACGCCGTCTGTCCCAGGGGTTAACCTCCACGTTTTAACCTCACCTGCTTTTGGTTGCTTAACCTCTTCTGCGCTCACATGAGGCTTGGCCGATTCTGGTACAGAGGTTTGCGAAGGCAAAACCAACTTGAACAGACGCTCCGTGCCAAGAGGTTCGTAGTGAACGGCCCTCAATACCAGTAGAGGGTATTCTTTAGACATCAAGCTCCAAACTACTTTTGTCGTGAATAGTCCAGTGCTTCCACGAACAATGGTCTGCTGTAATTCGATTATTCGGGCTTCCCATACGACATCTGCCCTACACACTAAGGAGTATGGCACAGGTAAACTTTTGCCTGGCGACTCATCTCCTACCAGAGCCTGAGGATTCATAATAACTTGGTACGTAACACCTACTTCCAATTTCAAAAGAGACATGACAATTCTCCTAAGGTAGAATGTACTTGGCCAGAATGATTAAAGAAGCTCTATAGGTTTCCTTGCAGTTATACAAGTCGTCGTCAGTGACGTTTGGAAAGTATGTTTGAAGAAACCATCGCCCGAATGTTCGTCTACGACCCTGCGCGTTTACCCATTCGCTTTCCAGCTCAAAGTATTTCTTTACTGTAAGCTTTTTGATAGGCTGCGCCGTTGGCTGAGGTGAGTCTGACATGACTCAAGGCCGGCTATAAGGAAACGCTGTTTGAGGAAAGGCATGTACCACGGTTTGTGGTCGATGGTTACGCGACCCGTAGTCCGCTTGCCAGCCGTTCTTTGTGGAACGAACTAAGGCTATTGCCCTGAATGCTTCTCTACGCAGGTAAGAAGGATCAGAGCAGGTAAGGTGAGTTCTATAAACTCTTTCTATCCGCTGACAGAGTTTGTCTGTGTCCTCAACACCAGAAACCGGATTTGTCTGAAGAGAAAAATCCTTAGGCAACCACGGAAACATCTGGGTGAGCCGCCCTCTGTAGTCCTGTTTGTTCAGAGCTTTCTGAGGATCAGTTTGGCGTTGCAGGTCATCTGAAGAAATACGTTGCATGAAACTCTCCTTATAGAGGTGTTGTGCTTTTGCATTACTTATTAACAGTGACGCCTCGACCTTAGTCGTTTCGCTTGCTTTTGCCTTTGACTGCAAACCTTTACCCCGGCTTCTTCCCAAGCCTTCGCTTGTTTCAACTCTCGCTCCAGTCTACTTGGCTCAGTTAGAAACAGGTAGACCAGGCAGATGGCGAACACCGCCATCAGTACATAAATCGTTATCACTGTAAGTCCTCCCGGGCTACTGTGTTCTTCAACTGGAAGTGGTCTACTATCCAGGCGTGGGCGTGACTCTCAGAATATGGCATCCAGTCTCTACCATTCTTTCTATACAACAGCGTACCTAGAAACGTTGTGACCTCGTAAAGGTCTTTGTCGTATACTGCGGAGTAGATCGTTGTTGTAGTAACGTCTCCTGACTCTGTATCTCGCAGCTGGACGTCTTCTCGATTGAATTTCATGGTTTGACTTCTTAGGTTGAGTGTGGCGAAAACTATTTGGCTGGCCAGGAGTCGGTAGCTAGGACCAACTTGGTATACACAGCCTTTCCATGTAGGCCGATTCTTCACGAACGCAAGTAGCCTGTTTATAGCTACGCCCGTCTCCTTGTAATAGCCTCGTTCCAGCTTGGCCGTCGCGCTATTAAGATACCTTTGCTGTCCGTCTTCTCTCGTTAACAGGACTAAGAATTTGGTTCTCATGAGACACCTCGCAAAAAGGCAGAAATAGGAAAAGGGCCTAGTGGCCCTTTTCGTTTATGTGAGCTTACGTTCTCACATGTTTGCCGACATCTGTTCGAAGTCAAAGTCTTCGCCGCGAACCTTTCCCTTCCGGCTCTTGCCCACGATCTCGCCATGAACCTTCTTCGCAGCCTTGACCGGCTTAGTTGCCTTGACTGCGACAACCTTGGCCTTCTTCGTCTTGCGGCCAGCTTCAGGAAACACACCATTCTGACGAATCGACTCGGCCAGCTTGAGCCAAACTTCCTTGGCGGTCTTGCCATCGAAGCCTTCAAGAGCCTCCGAGCGGGGCGAAGCGAAGGGGCGGAATACACCGTCGTCTGTTGGCATGATGAACTTGTCGCCAATGCCCTTGACCACGACACGGAAGAACGTTTTGCGCTGGCCATCGATCTGAACAAAGCGCGTGTTGGCTGCGACTTCAGGGTTGAACTTGACGAATTGGTTGACGTGAGTGCGTTGCATGATGAGACTCTTTCAAAAGTTGCGCTCAGTTTTCAGAGTGAGTGCTTCTCTGTTTGTGTGCTTTCAGTTTAACACCAAAATGGACAAAATTCAACAAGAAAATGCAGAAAATGGACAAAAATGCCGATTTTTCGCTATTTTTGTCCATTTTCGACGTAAAAACGACACTTTTTAGCGAAAATTAGCCATTTCGCGTCTGTCTAATGGCTTCTATAGCGGAATAGAACTCGCTTTTGAGGTGTAAGTCTTTTGAGAATGCACCTCTTAGAACAGTGGTTAGTGTACGTGCGTTAGACCGTACGCCACGGCACGACATGCAGGTGTGCTCACCAATTAGCTGTAGAGCTGAACCATCGCTGTCTATACAAGGTCTTGACTCAGTAGGCTTCACTGTAATAGCCTGCGCGCTAGGCACACTGGATTGTTTGTGCCTATATAGAACGTCGGCAATATCGGCAGTAAGTTGTTCTTGCAAAACGGGGCGAGCGGCTAAGGCGATCACAATGCGCGCCAGTTTGCTTAGACCAAGTACATACCCACCCTTTGTGGGTTTGTAAGCAATAAAGGCCGTGTAGTAAACCGGAAGGAAGTGATGGGGGCATAGACCTTTTGCATGAATGGGCCCTTGAGTGACAATGCCACAGTCCTCATCCTCTGTAGGAAAACCTGTAGCGATGATTTCCTTTACTTCCGCGAAGTATCTAGGCTTAGCCATTAGGCTGTCTATAAGAGTCTTTCTGTCGTTAAGCACGCGATGAAGGTAAAGAGGCTGACAAGTGTCCTCTTCCAAGCGTGCTACTTCTTTAAGCACTCCCTGCAAAGCCTTAGCCGCACGAATAGGTGTGTCTGCAAAGTTTGCAAGCTCCGACTCAGACGCTTGACCGTCAAGCATGGACAATGACTCCTCGTCACTACAATACTTTGCTATAGCCGTTTTAATGTCAGCAGCGTGATCGACAAGGGTTTCTGCGTCCTGAGGATACATACCTCTTATCGAGGACTCAAGACTATGCTTTTCGTGTATGTGGTTCATGATCTATGCGATATTAAGAAAGGTGTGCATTTGAACAGACACCCTATAGCCGTATTTCATAGCCAGCTTAGCCGCGTATTCATAGTTGGCTTTAGTGGCTTCTCTGTCTATGAGGTCACCGTCCCAAACGCTCGACACTTCACCTTCGTACGCTTTTTTATACACTGTCATAGGAGAAACGTACGTGATAATGTTGTCTGCCCATTTGGGTACCTCATGATGTGGGTTGTTAGGGTCAGCGGACACTACAAACTTATAGTAGTATCCAGTCTTATACCCGTAGTCTTTTTCTAACCCATAGCTACCTTTAACAGTCTTTGGACTTATTACCAAAGCGAAATTTTCTTCGTCTTCCCAGTCTCTTAGTAGCCTTTTAACAACGGGTATCTGTGTACCATTTGTCTCTATCTGAACCTTGGTATTAGGCACATAGTAAAGACTGGTCTTAGTCAGCAAGGCGCTAACCAGCCCTTCTACGTTATCTTGGAGCAGGGGTTCACCTCCAGTTATAACCACTACTGGGACAAAGCCTAAGCCGTAGCAAAGGGAATAAAACTCATTGCACAGATCGTGAATGGTCCTTACCTTAGACTTCATAACACTAAAAGCCGTATCGCAAAAACTGCAAGCTATGTCCTTGGCACCGAAGTTGCAACCGGCCAGCCTAATGAACCAGGCAGGAATACCTGCTAAGGGCCCCTCACCTTGTACTGTGTAAAATGTACCGTGAACAGCTAGCTCATCTTCTTTGAAGTTCTTAAAGAAGTTCTTGGTCAAATTGATGTCGGCATTCTGCACGACGATAGGTATAGTCATCAAAAATCCCCTTCTGCGGTTTGATAGACCACTTTGCCTAGTTTGCGCCAGGCCTTAACCATGCTGTTACGGTCTTCGAACACAAGAAAAACTCTATCCAGCGAGTAGCCGGCGCGTTCAAGCAGCCATGGCTTCAGCTCCGCGTCTTCTTTAACCTTTGAGGTCATTCCGTCAGGCCGCATCAAAAGGTTCTTCGAGTTGACAACTTCACCAAACATACCTTCCAGTTGAGCTTGGGTGTACTCTCTACACGATTCGAAGCGACCGGTTACGAACACCCACTTAAGGTCACTGGTCTTCATGATCAGATCGTAAATAACCAAACCTTGTTTAATAGGTTTGTCGTCTACCCACTTTGCATGGTACTGATCTATCTTGCCTTGATGCATTAGATCAACTCGATGTTCAGAGTCAATAACGCAGCCGTCAATGTCAAACACAACAAGGTCTTGTCTCATATCAGAGCCTTCATTTCAATAGCCATTTCCCGTATAGACGTATTGTTACCGGGGTAGCCTAAATACTTACAGCTACCGTGCTTTAGTGTATTAACGGTATCCTCTATGGTCACTCTATGCTTATACTTATAGTTATTAAGATCCGTAAGGGCCAACAATGTTTTTAACGCTCCGTCTTCGTCATCAAAATAGCAGGCATCTGGAAGGCTAAATTCGTCATGGGACAAGCCTGACCTAAGGATTGGCAGTACGTTATAGATAATGGCTTCTGCTATACAGTACCCGAAGTTTTCCTCTATAGAGAATGACATCATAAGCTTGCTTTCGGCTAAGGTCTTATGGTAGTCTTCCTTAGTACAGTTGGTTTTTATCTCAAGAACTCCTAGCTTCTGCATCCAGTAGGCATAGTCACTAAGCCATTGCTTATCACTGGACAACGTTTCTTTACCTGTTGTTACTACTACATTCCAATCAGGTCTCTGTGCCTTGAACAACGCAGCCACAGCAAAACTAAGGTCAGGCCTCTTACCCCAGTCAATACGATTAGGCAGTATTATCTGGTTCTTCTTTGGCAAGCCATAAACAGGATAATCAGATTGAAACAAGGGGTTGCCGGTTACGATTACCTTCTTGGACAAGTCGCTTAGACCTGGTAGAGTAAGACGCCGGTCTATTAGTGCTCTCTTGTGGTACTCCGAGCCAACGAATACCAAGTCCAATGCCGCTATCCAGCCAACCTCTGTATACCTCTGGTAAGGAGCTGCAATAGAAAACGCATCGTCTACTGTGTAAGAAGCCGCATGCAGGAACCCGGATATATGAATCTTGACGTTGTTCATGTCAGCCATCAAGCGCAACGACTCAATTCCCCAGAATTCTATGTCCATGAAATAGAAGTGAGCGCCTTGAGGCACTTCCTTTCTATGAAACATGCCAGCTATCTTCCCCATTTGGGAGTTCTTATAAGCTATCGTGGAATTGATATCAAGAAAGCTACCAACTTTTATGGTATCTGTGAGTGGCGTACCGTCAAGCACAGTAACGGCAAACCCCAGCTCTTCAAAGGCTGGGGGAAAGTTTTTGTACCAAGAACCTGTATACCGAGACGCTATAGGTTCAAGAGTAACTAGAAAAAGTTTAGTTTTTGGTCTTTGCATATAACTTATACAAGGTTTTTAGTGAAATGTCACACTTATCTCGTTTACTCTGGTTATCTGTTCTGGACAGAAGTCTAAGGTTAGGTAAACTAGCTATAACCTCAGGTGGGACTTCATTGTCAAATCCCGATCTTATAGAATATACGTGGTCTAAGTGAACGTCTTTAGTCCGGGTGTCCTTATCGAAGTGAAGTTTAAACGTTTTATCGGAAAGTCTTCTAACTTCTTGCCTGTATACGGCAAAGGCTGATTTTAGTTTCGGGTCAAGGTATAAACCACTTGCAACCTTTAAGTCTCTAACTCTCTTAACGTTACACTGCTTGCAAACGTAGCCTTTAGAATAGATTCTACTTGGCTTTACTATGCTATCGCCGTGGAGCTTGCATGTTATGGTAAAGCCTTCTCTACTGTACTCTAGCTTTGAATAACTTATCCATTTAGGCTGCGTAGCCTTCAACCTTTTCTTAACCTCTATAGACGTTAACAGCTTCCCACCTTTACATTTTGGACAGCCTGTTTTAGCGTTATACAGGATGTCTGTGCGATGTTTGACAAATTTACCGTGAGTAGAACATACTAAGGTAAATTTGTTATTAGGCGGGAAAGGGTCTTTTATGAAAGACAAGTCGTATCTATTACCATGCAGACTAACTATCTTGTTTTTAACTTCTTCTAAAGTAAGAGTTAAGGGGTTATTTCTCCCCTTACGCTTAGGCTCACCTTTTTGTCTATGGCTGGCCTTTTGTTTTCTTTCATCAGACCATAAATAGTTGGTAAGGCCCGCGCAGTGAGGGCAGCCTTTACGAATAGCGTTGGTTACAGTGCTTTCAAATATACCATGATGCGTACACTTAATTTTTAAGCGGGAAGCCTTGCCCTTAGTGCCCTTATTTAGTATTACACACGCATTTTTCCAAGCACTGTAAAATTCAGTTTTAATCTTTTCGTCAGTCCATATGATTTTAGGCATTTTCGTCAGGTGTAGTTTATCCTGAATAAAAATGAGAGGTTCTAACGGTACAAGATTTTAGACGCTATAGGCTCCAAGGGTACAAGGTACAAGGGGAGTGGCTGTTTAACTAGGTTCATGGTGAGTTTCCTTAGGCTTAGCCTGTGTGAAGAGTTTGTTTGCGCTATCCATGACTTACAGGACTATGTGAATATCATCGTCAAGTCGGTATACTACCTTTGAGGTAAAACCTCTTTTAGCGTAATGGCTGCCTTCAGCCCAGACACCTGTTCTATTGAATCTGTCTACTACAACGGCAGGGAGAATGTCTGGCAGCGAGTGGTAGAGTATTGACAGTAATTCTTCCGCAGAGGGCTGTTGGCTCAAAGTCATTACGTGTCCTAGATAGGTATACTAACAGAGTGAGACTCGTTAACAGTCACCTTAACCCCTAGCTTAGGGTACAGGGAGCGGATACGATCAGCTATTAGCTCTATGTTGTGAGCACCAACGTTATCAATAGCATGGAAGCACCATTCGAGACTAGGAGGGAAGCCCCTTTCACCAAAGCTACTCAGGACGATCTTAGTGTTATTTCTATTAGTCCACCCATAATTTCTATAGAAAGTGCAGTCGTGGTTCCTCATGTCTTCGAACAGATGATACTTATCACTGCTATTAAACAACGAGGCCTGTGAGGGGAAGAGGGTGTAAAGGTCATGTCTCTTTTTGTCACGAGTCTCAACCGATAGTACCGTAGTATTAGGAGTGCTCATGTCCACCCCGTAGTAAGACGTATAGGAAAAGTCGTCAATAGGCCTAAACTTTGCATTCGCCTTCTTATGGTCAGGATGGCTGTCATAAGCTGAAGGCAAAACTATACTACGCGCTACGTCTTTTCTTAAGTAGGCCTGTAACTCCGACTCGGGGTAGTCAACGCCAGCTATGGTAGCTTTAAACCCGAACCTCTTAGCGCAAGCAAGAGCCTCAGACTTTCGCACCTCGTCTACTTCATACAGGTATATTACTTCAGACACTAGACCAGCGTCAAGAAGGCTATAGCATCCTATTACCTCGTCATCGACGTGAGGTGCTACTATGGTAAAGGTTTTTGTAGTCATTCTGCAACCCAGCCTCCGTCCTTGGCAAACTGCATGCCCGAGCAACCTTTGCACAGGGTGTAAGATTTTTGGGGCTTGAGGTTATCCAAGTCGTCGATGTGACCAATCACATGTTTGCCTTCGTAGTCCTGGCAGCAGGGGACTACATTTCCACTAGCCATTACAGCGTAGTAGTTGTACTTCAAGAAGTAGCATTCACCTTTTATCTCTGACTCTCCAAGCTCAGGCATTTGATTAGCCCAGTTGTTGAGAGGCTTGTAGTCTAGGAGTATGCCTTTCGTTACCGCGTGCATAGTAATAATGGTTGACACGTTAAGCGTTAGAGCTTTTTTGACAAACTCATCCGGTTGAAAGAAGTCATAAGCAATACGCATACGATGAGGTTCGGCAGCCAGAACGCGACGGAGGTAGTCGTCGCCGTCTTTCTGATTATTCAAACCTTTCCCGTTCGTGCTGAATTCAACACGTTTACCTTTCTCTTTGGCATACCATATCATGTCTGGTAGGTTAGGGTGCAGAAGAGGCTCACCAAAGTGATGTAGAGCGAGATAGTCGTTCTCCATCACATCGATAGCTCGTTTGAACAAGTGTAAGTCCATATGCTCTTTCGTTCTCTCCATAGTAGGATGAGGACAAAAGGAGCACGTAGCGGAGCACTTACTTGTGGACTCCATCTGGTAGATTTTGATAGTCTTGGTCATGATTTTAGTTGGGCTTGAAAAAAGCTAAGGGACTTGAGGTAGTCGTTCACATACGGTCGTATCCCCTCTATTTCGAAACGGCTTTGGCAGGCTCTCACTAGTTCGTCAGTGTCCTTAACTACAGTAACGGATCTGGAATGACAATTATCTAAGGCTGAAGTACTACCTGCGCTAGTAGTTACAACCGGCACGCCATACATCATAGCCTCTATGGTCTTTATCTTTAAACCGGTGCCTGCTTTAGCTGGATTAACAGCAAGGTCAATACTAGAGTAGAACTCGTCAAGGTGTTTCACATAGCCGGAGTAAACAACCTCATTGTCAGCCAGACCCAGTACCCGTAGGCTCTCTGCATACTTGCAGATAGAGCCTGCGATGTTCAAAATAAAGTTGCGGTGTGTGAGTTGCGAGAAAGAGAGCAACAGGTGTCTAACTGCGAGCCTATTAAAGTCATTGTCCGCTGCTATGTAACCTACCTCTGGCTTTCTCCTGCAAGGCTCTCTGTAGTATGGCAGGTAGGTAGGTACTACACCTAGACACAAAAACTCGCGTGCGTCTTCCGTAGATATAGCCAGCACCATATCAGCTCTAAGAAGAGCCTCACGCTCTGCGTCTATAGAAGTAGAGAACCATTCTGGTTTCAGTCCAGCTTTAGTAAATACCTTGTCTCTATTGGAGAACACGTCGTGGGTGTCAATCACCTTTAAGGAGTTTGGAAAGTATTCAAACGCCTTAGAATACCAAACGTAGTTTACGTGCACCACGTCAAAATGGTAAAGGCTTCTTTGAAGTTCGATTTCCGACTTCAGTAATAAATACCCGTCAAACCAGTCATCCGGATTGGCCTGGTGCGTTATAGGATCAAGGAATGAGGACTTGTCTGTATTTGTAGTAACCACTCTAAGAATGTCTACCGTGTCCTTAGTGTCGTCCCTATCGTTAAAGTCGAAGGGCCTTTCCGCTTCGTGATATAGAACGGTAACAGAGTAACCGAGTTGCTTATATATCTCAAGCATTTGCAAGGCTCTTTGAGAATTGCCTTGGTTGGCCGGAGTAAATGGTGTAGCCGTTATGAATAGAACTCGTTTCATACTAAGCTTTCGTTGTATAGCCTAGAGGCGTAAGCAACGTGTGAGGTAAACTCGTCGCTGTCTATAAAGTTTACCTCAGTCTGAGCCTCGGTAGCCTGTGTATTCAGACCATGACTCTCCATGTAGCGTAACACATGGTCATACTCAATCTCCGTTACATACTTGGTCTTACCGTTGCGTGGTTTATCAGTCAGAATTGTTCCCCAGTAGTCGAGGTTCTGTCGGCCATAGGCCAGCTCCCATATAATCTTTTCATGAACAAAGGGGTTGTAGGCCACTGTGGTGCGAGGGGCTATTCGATTGTCCTCATCGGCAACAAAGACATTGGTAGAGCTAGCTATGATAAAAGACTTAGCAATGTCCTTGAAGTCCCGATTGAGGACGTACACGGTGTCGAATGCTTGACTCCATTCTAGGAGACGGCCTGGTGATATCTGGTAGTAAGGACCTGCGGGCAGGAGCTTAACGATTGTCCCCTTACCCGAAGCTAGGGCCTTATCCACGTTCGTCATTTCTGCTTCGTTCAAAGCCGCAGCCTCTCTAGGCTGTAACTTACCCCAGTTATACCCGAGTCCTGGCTCGTAGAAACGGTAGTACTCGGGATTTTTCTGACATATAGCCTTATACAGCAAGGTACTACGGGTACGAGGCATAGACAGGATGAGTATGTTTTTCATGGTTACCTACTTGGAAAGAGCATCCGAAGTTAATACTCGGAGTTCGGTTAGACTTTTGACTAGGCTAGAATGTAAAGGCTCAGTCAAAAGACTTCCTAAGAGTACGTCAAACTTAGACAGTTGTTTTATAAGAGATTCTGGTGACTTACAGCTTCTTGGTAGGATAGACGCGCTGGCTGGAGTTTTGATGGTTGCGCTAACTACTGTGTTACACCAACTGTCTTTTAACAGAGCCGTCTTAGCATAGGTAGAGGCTCTAATATGGTCCTCGTAGGCCCGAGGACCTGGCGCATCCGCTATTACGGACGCCCGTATTCCGTAGTTATTGGTGTTATACCTATAGGTATTCGCCTTTACCTCTATGCCACAAGTAACAGGTACAGCCGAAAATAAGAAGTAGTTGTTGGGGTCTATACGAAGGAGAGGCGTTACTGTTACGTCATAACCGTCAGGTAGAGTGAGGCCTGTTATTTCTGATGAAAAAAGATCATCGTCATCATGAAAGTAAACCAGCGTATTTGTGTCGTTGGGTATGCAACTTATAGAGAAGGAAGGACAGCCTGTAGCCTTAACATAGGCCCTAGACACGTCGGACAGGACGGACCTGAACTTAAAGTAACTTACAGGAAGGGTGTCGTTCCAAACGTCTATAAAATGAGGAACATTTTTAGGAAAACAAGGGACTTTGTCACGGGGAAGATATAAAGAAGGGTCTACGTATCCGTTCTTGTCATATAATTTTGACAGGCCATGCCAATCGGGAGCATTTCTTAAGACAAAGCAAACTTTCATTTCTTGGCCTTTCTGTGTGAACCGCCCCGTGTCATCTTACCATGACCGGAAGACGCCTTGGATACTTCTGCGTCAACCATGGTGACGCCGTGATTGTCAAGAATTTCCATTTCAAACTTAGAGTACATCTTTGCCTCTTTAGCAAGTGGTCGAATGGAGTAGACTGTTGCAGGTAACCCTTTGTAGACGAAGTTCTGAACCTTGTGGTATATACCGTGTCTATACACAGAGTCTACAATGGGTATGCTTGTATCAACCAATACCCCAGCGTAGTCATGTACAACAGACTTGTCGGGGCAACCAGCAGTTATCCAAGATTCTATTCTGGGGTAAACTGAGTAGCCGGCGCTTTCCCATAGTTGCCTGTTATGCTTGTCAGGAAAGAATACAAGACCGCCTACGTCTTTGTATGCCTTACCCCTTATTCTTATGTCAGTGGTCATGCAAGTTTCTTTCCAGTCTTTAAGGACACGCCATGAAACTTTTCGTAAACTGCGTGAATGGCATGATATCTGTCAAAGATGCTTTTTTGCTTACTGGTACTAGCCGCCGAGCCAAATAAAGAGCCTCGCGCACTGTACCCCTTAAAGGGCGCTAGCTTAGGCACGTTGTCATACCCCTTTGATAACACAGCCTCAAAGTAGTCGAATACCATGTTTGGTAATGTACGGAAACCTTGGTTGGAATCGCCCATAACAAACTTCCACATCTCCCCACGCGACACCCGACCCTTTATATAAGCGTCAATGCAATTGTCTATGGACACCTTCTGATGACTAGCCATATACAAGTGATGAAGCTCTGATATGCGAAAGTCTCTCAAGATGCGAGCGTCCCCTACGGCTACACACGCGGGGCAGCTACAAGGGAGTCGGGCAGGCGTATTGGTTGTAACCGGTTGAGTTAAGGTGACAGGACCGTTGAAGTACGGTAGTATCTTGTAAGACCCACCGATAGCATTCTGCCTGTGACTAACGGAGTCTCCACCAATTGATACCACGTAGTTAGACTTCGTTAGCAGCGCGTACAACGCCAGCATCCAAGGGGATGTTGCTCCCAGAGCGTGATAGTAGATGACGTCCTGACGTGTTTCATTTAGAACCATAGCCATGCACGCGAATCTCTGTTTGAATGCCTCTGGCGAGTCTGTTCTTTTTGATATAAGGCCCGCGAGTGCCATTGCCTTGTCACGGCCTTTCTTAAAAACTGTGTCTAGGCAATGCTTGCGCGTAAAAGGCGAAACCCCGTGAACAACGGGGGCCATACTAACGGTGTCAGGAATGTTTCTACGGATGTAATCGTTGTTAAGGGCCTGTAGTCTACAGTTCTCCACGTATAGAGCCTTGTCTATAAAACCTGGAGAGGGGAAGTCTAGCCCCATGCCTATTGACGCATGTTTAGTGTAGAACTGAGCGGTCTCCAATGGGGACACAAAGTCTGACGTACCTTGCGCTAGCTGAAACCCTCCAGAGTCGACCAGTACGTCTATGCCTTCACGCAAGTATGAACGGGTGTCCATAGCAAGAGGCGCATGGATGGGATTGAACAGAAGCATGTCAGTCCCCATTTCCTTATGCTGGTTCAAGTCCCGTTTAGTAGACACTATAAGATCAACGTCTCTATCAAGGACTGTAGACCTTTTTGATGACTTGCCCGACACGTACACAGTCCTATCAGGCAGCCTTATCTCTAGCACCTTGGGGTTTCGGCTAACTAGTGTCTGCGTGTTTTTGTTCTTTTCAAACTTAACGGCTATTTGATAATAGCCGTTAAGTGACTCTTGTCCGGCAAATACCAAGCGCGATTTGCCTTGATGGTATTCACGCTCCGAATGAATCATGAGAGTTCCTACGGTGTTCTGCCAGCATGTCGTTCACCACGTCACGCACGTCTTCTACGTTAGGGCGTGTTAACACAGCACCACATTCTCCGTCTTCTGATACCTCTACCTCAGCAAAGCGCCCTGAATACGCCATATCCAGGTAGTTCATTACGTCGGCGGCTAGCATTTCGCAAGACTTGTGATCTATCTGTAAGGTGTTCTTACCAAACAGACTAATCAGTTCTGACCTAAACATGTGGAATTCAACTTCACGGTTGTCATGTGTGACTTCCAACGTCACCTTGAAGTTGAACATGTGTCGATGTTCATTTCGCAAGTAGGCTACTTGGTCCGGTGCGTCAGGGTACCTGTGGAAGCCTTCAAGCTGAAAGGTCACCCAAATGCGAGGATTATTGCGAGTTAAGTTTGTCATGTTAATTTTGTGATTGGTGTTGAACAAAGAAGTCGGCAGGGTAACGCTGGAAGTTGTACTTGAATAGCTCAAGGCAGTTGTCGTCAGATATGTACCAACTGCTAGAAACGTCGTCCTCGAATATAGCGGACGTATCCCCATATCTGTCTTTGTCTGTGGCGTGGTAAGGGCGCATGGACACTACCATGAAGTTGTCAGTACCGAAGCCTTTAGTAAATGCGTGTAATGTTTCCTCAGTAGGCATAACAAAGTCAACAACGGGCAGACACTTGTTGCACAAGGCTAGCCTCGCTATATGACCTAAAGACTCTGCTTGACGAATACGATCCTCATGGCTAAAACCCAGATGCGCATTAAGGCCTGACCTAATAAAGTCAGCGTTAATCTGAAACGGAGTAAACCCCTTCAAGGCCAACGTGTCTACTATCCAGTTAGACAACGTAGACTTACCAGACCCTGGAAGACCTCTCAGCACTATGGCTTTGACAGAAAAAATCGTATCAGACATACGTGCAGATACGTTTTCGACATTGGTTAAAGTGTGGTTTTCCATAATCTACTAAAGGGTAAAGGTTGGCTCTGAATTCCAGGCGATTGACTCTGTATTAACATGAGAGCTTCTACTCTTTGGGGTCTCCCACCAGTCCACGCGGGTGCACGCGACCTGCAAGGAATACATACGGAAGTTGACAATAGAGTGAACCCATTTGGCTAGGTTTTCTGATGTAGGAACAAAGTCTACAACTAACAGTCCGTCAAACAGTTCGTTTACCGCGTTGTTAGTTCCGTTATACAGTACTCTAGTACCTAGGAACATCTTGCTGGCTGTAGTCCAGCTACCTAGAGGCACTTGATCTAAAAACTGAGGCTCAGGCTTATAGCTTCCGGGTTTAGTGGTGTCTAGAATGATAGGCAACAAGGGGTCTTCCTTGTGCATAATAAATTGATGATCGATCAGGCTATTGAACAACTTCTTGGCCCATTCCAAATGACGGAAGTCCGTCAGCATGCCTTGAGGATTCAGCTCTGATCCAGATAAGTAAACCTGAATCTTTGCTTCGTGTCCATGTAGATGACGGCAGGCACACTTTAGGTCATTAGAAAATCTATCGTCAAGAACTTGCGTCCACACCCTATGGCCATAGCAGAGTTCTAGGGTCTTGTCTATTGTCCAGCATACGTCGGAATCGAATCCTGGTAGGTTTAATCGATGTTTCATGTAGACTCACAAATAGAGTTGAAAGGTATCTAGTGCTTTTAACAGCACCGCGTGGATTGCTTGTCCAGTTTTAGCATTAGCCACGTCCAGCATTAGCTTCCTCTTGGCCTCGTAGTACGTGGGGTCAGGAAGCTTTTCTTTTGGTGGCGGTTCTTTTCCCTGCAGCACTTCGAGCCAACCTTCTATACTATGAAGTGCCACGGTATCCAAGTAAACAACACCACTTCTGTTTTCCACTAGTTCTTCTCTAGTCATCTTAACTAGACGCAAGTCGTCTGGCACTTCACACCTGGTAGTGTCCCCTACCAGTGACTTGCCTTTAGCTTTCATCCTAGCAGCGTAAGAGGCTTCACATCCCACAGTGTCAGCTATAGTGACGTGGGTGTCGTCTACAGCTAGCACATAAATAAAATAGGTATAGTGCTCTTGAAAGCGGTCTCCTACTACTGGGTTGGCCAGCCGTTCTTTCGTTTCGGACAAAACGGCGTCCCACGCGCGTTTAGGTTCAGTCATTCAGTATCTCCGTTAAAATAGACCGTCGCGTACTCAAACGCATGTGGGTTTTCTGTATCGTTGGGCCTTACGATCATACCCTATATGTTCGTAAAACTCAAACACGCTGGTGAATTCTTTTTCGATAGGGGTCAACTGGGCCCTGTGTTCATAGAAAGGTTCTACAAAGCAGTATTTAACCTTACGATGGTTTCCTGGTTTTTTTCCAAAAGCCCTACCGAGTTCCCTGGTCTTAAACCAAAACAAAGATATCCTTTGTCTGTAAGTAGAACTGTTTCTTTCAACGGAAAGCGTATAGAAGACAGCTTTCTTGTCCCCATGCATTTTACATACTAACCAGCGTTCAGTATAAGACATTGTGAACCTCGTTTAGATAGGGAAGATGGTACTATCAACCGGCTTAAGGCTTATAGTACCATCTTTAGTCTTGCTATTGTTTAACAGTATTCTTGCCCTTGAATGGCAAGATCGAGTTGAGGGGAGACTGTTTGTTGTGGCAGAGACTGAAAGGGGTTGAGATACAACGGAAGCCAGCCGTGTCGTAGAGCTTCATGATGTTCACCGTGCCACATAGTCCAGTTAAGGGCTGCAGGCCAGTTCTTTATTTGAGGAGGCGGAGAATTCTTTTCGTTGAATACTATAACTCCGTCGCCACGCAAGTATGCGAAAGGTACTTCTTGCGCCATCTTGTCCAAAACGTCGCATACGTCGTTTAGGACACCTCGTTCGTTAGGGCAGTCTTTAAAATGCAAGGCATTCATTTCACAAAGGTGTTCCACGTAACTTTCGAAAGCTATTTCTTTCATGATCAATCTCCAGGTAGACGTACATTTTGACCTGAACTTGAGCCCCAAGATTTTCTATAGGCGGGGGGATGTCTAAGGAAGTCTATGTTGGTTTCAACAACCGACTTCCAGAAGTCACTAAGGTGGCTATACTGAGTGGCTAGTACAACCTCTTTCTCCAAGTCTAGCAAATGTTTAATTTCAGCGTGCAGAGCCTCTACTTTAGCCACAGTATCAGGTCTTGCATATTGAATACTGCCTATTGTACTCATGACTTTACCTTTACAGGCGATGTAGAGAACACTAGGATAGTTGGCATTTCTCCACTGGGGTCTAGCTTGGCTTCTCCACAAGCACATCGAAGCAAGACGGACGCAGGCACTGGTACTTCCGGCACCCAAGGCGCCCCCTGGTTAAAGTGAATCTCACGCTTTTTGAAGCGGTGAAATCCTAGATTGCATAGGAATGACATTAGTTCTCCTAGTAAGGGGCTAAACGTTTAACTATCAACTCGCGTACTGCTTGAGGGTCTGTCTTGTATATTTTCAAGACCTTTCCCACGATAGAGTTGATTACCTTGTTATCAGACTTTTGAGACGGAACGCTAGCTAGAGCTGTTTCCAACGCTTTGACAAGTTCAGAAGGAGGATTACTAACAATGCGTTTGCAAACGGCTTTAGCCTTTCTGCGCCTTTCAGTGCCTGGCGCGCTAACCTTTCGCTTTCCTGCCAAGTACCTGTTCGCACAAAGACGCCTCTGGTCATCCGTGGTGGCAAAGCCTTTCATTTCGCAGCGTTGCACGTAGTAAGCTACCTCGTATAGAACTGACTTAGGTACTTGGTCTACAAAGCAAGACAACGCCGCTATGGTCTGCAAGTCTCTTGCACTAACCTGCCTTGTTGTATCGTAGAAGTTCATACCGCAACAGGTGCTTTGATGGCGGGGTGATGAACGTATTTGTCTACGTCAAAATCTCCAGGCAGGTATTCGTCAAATTTCTTGACGCCGTTGACAAAGAGGAGGGTGGGGTAGGGGTAGGGGTCACGTTGCAACTGTTGGTGAACCTGTTCCATGTGATTGTTGTAGATATGGCAGTCACCCCCTGTCCAAACGAAGTCCCCCGCGACCATGTTCACTTCTGCTGCAATGATATGCGTCAGCAATGCATAGCTTGCGATATTGAAAGGGACGCCCAGGAAAGAATCGCAGGACCGCTGATACAGCTGGCAAGACAACCTACGAGTTGGTACATGATTTTCGTCCATGTAGTATTTAGGAATCTCGTCGGCAGCGGCAAGGTCTTCGCGTTCCGTCAAGGTAAGTTCCTCAGTGTAGAACTGAAAAAATGCATGGCAAGGTGGTAAAGCCATGTCAGGGATATCAGCAACGTTCCACGCGCTAACGATGATACGACGGTCATCGGGGTTAGTGCGAAGCTTGGTAATGGCGTCTTGTAATTGATCAATGCGTTCCTGAAAAGCAACTACACCTTTGTTATCCTCATCGACAAGATACGCGTTAGCATACAAAGGGTGAATCACGTCACTACGGTGTAAACTTACTTTTCCTGACCAGTCGCGCCATTGCTTACCGTACACGGGACCTAGTGACCCGTCAGCCCGAGCCCACTCATCCCAGATTGTGCAGCCATGTTCCTGCAGCCATTTGACGTTTGTGTCACCACGCAAGAACCACAGCAGTTCAGTGACGATAGACTTGAAGTGCACCTTCTTAGTGGTGACCAAAGGGAAACCTTCAGCGAGGTCAAACCTAATTTGATACCCAAAGGTCGACAAGGTGCCTGTGCCTGTTCTATCTGTCTTGTAGCGACCCTTTGTCAAAACGTGGCGTAGGTAAGTTTCGTATTGGTTCATGATTGTCCTTTGTAGTAAAAAGGAAGAGGAGCCTAGGTTATAAGCTTCTCTGTTATTGGGATTTAATTCTTGGAAGTCTTCTTAGGAAGAGCTTTCTTGGCTACCTTCTTCCCCGGATCCTTCTTCGGCAGTGCCTTTTTCTGGACTTTCGTCATCGGCAGTTTTTTATTGTTTGCGATGGCGTCAGGGACCTTCTCTAGGGCCTTAACCAAGTCGTCGGCCTCTTTGTCTTGCATGGACGTGGTCATAGCATTTGTGGATATGTAAGTCATCCTATCAGACTCCGATTCTCCTGTAGCCGAGGACTCAGGTACCTCTGGGAACGCGTCATGTGACAACCCTAGCAAGAATCCGTCAAAGCTTACAGTAAGCCCGTGCTGTTCCCAAACTTCAGCCGACTTCTTAAAGCGTACCTTCTCAGGCCTTACGTCAGCTCCTCGTTTGACGGCAGTTGTATTTCCAACCTTTATCAGAATAAAGCTAGGGTCAAGGGCTGACTTCTTTGAAAGAGTGAATACGGAGAGAAGGCCGAGTTGATCAAAACGAATAGAAGGCATGTTCATTATTTCCAAGTTGTTTGCGGTGCGTTTGAAATATTGCAAGAGTAGGAGCACCGCGGGCCTAACTCTTGCTTAGGGTTAACAGTTAAGTTAGTCCAGGTCCAATGAAGGGCCACTGTCAAAGTCGAAGCCTGAACCAGAGCCTGAATCTATATCAAGGCTAGGGCTGCTGTCGTAACTAGGGGTCGGGGCTGGCGTGTAGTCTACGTCTACGCGTGGACGCTCATAATAGTTATTCACTACCTCTGGACGAGTTTGTTCAAGCAGACTCTCGGCCATATCTAGTCTTATAATGTCATCCACCACAGAGTTTTGTTGGCCTGCTACCACCACGGTCGTAGTGTCATGGTGATTAACTACTGGAGGTGAGGGTGGAGGCGCGTAGCCGGCAGATCGATGAGCCCTACGTGGGCTAGAATCGGCATAGGTGGTTGTTTTTGTATTGGCTGCAGGCTGTCTGTCGTTCTCAAAGACTTTACCAAAAATCTGCTGAAATGAATCAGACTTGTCTCCTAGACTACCTTTAAGAGGTGTGGCATCAACCTTAACCGTCTGTGCTTTCAACAGCAGACTAACCACGTTGTTTGCGTTACGCTCATGTATGGATAAGTCGGAGTAAGCTCCAGGCTTATACTCAAACTTTTGAAGATTGTTTATACCTGGATAGATGTAGCTGGTTAGAACATCACTGACTTGATCAACCCGTGTCTTGTCACCTTCATTAGTAGACAAACGATACATGGCAAGCGCGTCTTCAGCCTTCTTACGTGTGTTCAAAAACACCGTGAGAATATCTGTCTTGGCCTTCATAAACTTGGCCCGCTCTTTTATAGCCTTAGTTCTCGTAACCCACCACTTGATAAGTAGGATCGATCCTACTATCATGCACAGGATGAAAAACACAGCAACAGCAGAGCGCCAAATCCAGGAGTTGTCTTCAGAGTGCGCTGGTTGACTTTCCAACCTCCGTTGATCTGTGCGCGCGACCTGCTGACTAAGCTCAGCTCGTGCATACGTGTGATTTTGCAGTCGGTCAAGACGCGATACCATGGCGGTTACAACTTCGGGTCGACCAAACGAGATAGAGGGGTCGATAGTGAGAGCGTGACGAATGTGCACCAGAGCCTGCGGAAGTTCCTTGTTTCTCTCTTCCGACTGAGATAGCCAGTACAAGTACTTGGCATTGTTTGGCTCCGCGTTAACCAGTTGTTTAATCTGGTCTTCTGCAACGGCAAAGTTACCTTGTCGCATTAAGCCCTTCACTGCGTCTTCAGACGGTAAGGCATACGCGAGTGTAACGGCTAACGCGCAGACTATAAGGTAAAGGTTTTTCATCATGATTTAACTCCTTCAATAGTTTCGGGAGATTGAACAGAAGCTTTAGCGAACTCGCCAGTAAGCTTTTTGTAAGTAGTCAACACTTGCTGGAACTGTTCATTCGCTTTCTTTGTCTCACCTTTGGTAAGCAGCTCATGTAGAACAGTTCCAGGCATAACAGTGTGGCCTTTAAACTCAAGGGCCTTTGACACGTTACTTTTTCAGCAAGTCGGCAAGGGCGGCGTCAACGCTCGAAGTCTTAGGCACTTCAAAGTCATTGGCTGTCGGGTTCGACTCACTAGCGAGGTTGATTCGGGCTGAAGCCACTGCGTCCTGGTGTACGATCTTGTCCGTCAGTTCGTTACGTGCTAGGCCTGATGTCGCGGAAGCAACCACGTCGGCTACGGCCTCTTTCGCTTCTGCGGCAGACGCTTTAATGCCAAGGATTTCAATGCCCGCTGCATTGTCTTCGATCTGACTTTTGGCCTTCAGCAATTGATCCTTCAGACCTTTCGTAGACTCTTCCAGGGTTGACAGTTCCTTGCGTAGTGCGTCGGCTTGGGCCTTGCTGGCTTGCGCATGCTCCAAACACTGGCGAGCCTTGGCGACAAAGGAATCTGCATTATCAGGATTCTCCTTGGATGCCGTAGCGTTGTCCTGCGCAAGGCGGTTCCAGTTTTCGACAGTACCGTCGGCTTCGTTCAACTTAGCTTGTGCGACGGTCTTACGTGCTTCCAGGTCTACCAAAGAGGCGTTGAGCTTGTCAATGGCTTCTGCGTCTTCACGCTTTGCTTGACGCAAGGCTGACTCAGTGGGAGTCAATGCGTCGACCGCGTCATGAGCGAGACCAGTAGCAGTAGAAACCAGTTTGGAAATGAGAGACATGTGATGATCTTTCTATAAAGAGGCTTGCTTGATTAAGCTTTGCCGAACTTGGCACGAAGTTCACGAATCCTATTTTCAAGATCGTTGACCTCGGGAAGGTAGGTAGTGAATTGATTTTCAATAAGCCAGGCACATATCATCTCCTTTGCTGTAGGGAAGTCCGCGTAAAACAACTCGGGCCACTTGCGTGGTACATACATGAAACAAAACCGTTGACCTAAACGTTGATGGTCAGTCTTCTTTCTGGCGTTGTGTAGTTTAAGAAACGCATCAAATGACTTGGGCTTTATCGTTCGTTTCGGTTTAGTCGAGTTATGGTTATCCATAACATCAACAACCTGTTCTTCGGTGTCTACTTGAACGATGCCAGTTATTGCTTTTGGGTACATTTGCTTTTCTCCTGTTTGGTGACTACAACAACGCTTCAGTCTTTATTTTGAAAGTGCTTCAGTTCTCCTTGGGCAGCACCACTACCCAGTCGGGTTACTAGGTCAGCGGTGCACACGGTATGGGGCACAACGCCAGCTTCTAAATGAAAGGTACGGCGAGGCTCTTTGAGGTCAGCGACAGGTACACCCTTAAGACGAGCCCACTCCTTCAGGCTATCTAGGCCGATATGAAGTACTTCAAGAGAAAGACTAATACGTTCCTTCTGTCTATCAGGGCACGCTTCATCTAGATTTTTCTTTGCCAGGTCAATTAGCAGACACCCGTAAGAGTAGTCCACAGGCTGACTACCAGGTTCCACTATAATGGGGCTAGCGTCTAAGCTTGCGTTTTCCCTCCGTAGATTGTTGAGACGGGTTTCGAGGTCTGTAAACGAGGTGTTGGGCATAAGGGGGTTCTTTCTTTTGGTCTTGACAGGTAATGCTAGGTATAGCCAGACTAGAGAGGTGACAGACTTCAGTGCGGGATACAGGGATAGTGTGGCACAGGATAGGCCTAATGATATCTTGTAGATTAAAGGGCTACGAGTACCCAAGCAGTCTCCTTGCGGTGTCTTGTCACTGCTTATTAACAGAACCGACACCGCAAGACTACGGATCAAAAGTCGCGGCTAACGTTTGAGAAAGACGACGGTGACTCCAAGTCATTCTGACATTTGGCACATAATACATTGGCCTGATTACTATCGGTCATCGGGCTACCACAACCTAGGCATGTAAGTGTGTCTCCATCGGGGTCAAGGTGAGTTATAAGTTCTGAGGTGTTTAATACGTCTGCCATAATGCGTCTTTCCAGTTACTGAGTTGAAAGGCCGCATTAAAATGCTAGATTGTTTGACAGGTATATTAAGTCTTTCTTAGAGAACACCAAGCGTGTAGACTTATGAGGGAACGCAGGGAAGAGTTGAGACCAGTCGACACCATTCCAGTAGCACCAGAAAACACAGTGTTTAACAGCGGGCGACTTCATCTTGACCTTGTACCACCCCGTACCCGGAGGCTTGCTAGTCATAGGTACGCTGTCTATTTCTTTAACCACCTGCCAATAGAAAGGTATGTCTGTGTGATGAGACATGTTCAAGGCAGCCTGCTTGTCCGAAGAGAACGTCAGCCATTGATACAAGTCCCATACCGCGTAGTAGATGGAACCTCTAGGATGAATACATACCTTGCATAAGACTAGCTTACACGGAGGTTTTACGGAAGGGTGAAACCATCCGCCTTTCGTTTCTTTCTTAAACTGCATTTCCAGATCTCCGCAGACGTTATGCCAAGACGTTTCAATCGCCGAATGACACGGCCGGGATGAGACGACAACGTGGACGGGATAATGGTGTCGTTAACTTTGGCTATGAATGCCGCAGAAGCGTCACCTACGAATTTTTCAGAGTCTTCGTCAGTCATGCTGGTTGTCCTATCAATCGCAAGTAGAACATTCAAACACGTCTTCGAGAATAGGCTTCCACAGAAGGTCTTTGCGAGCCTTCGTGATGTGCCCGAACTCACACAGGTGTTCGAGAATGCGGTTCATCACACTCGTCTTTGTAGGTTCTGTATACGAGTTTTTGTGGAATAGCCACAGGGCGGCTTCTCCAGTTAGGCCAAAGAATTCTTCTACCGCGCGCCAGCCATTGTACTCGTTGTAACTAGGACTGTAACGGCCAACGTAAAAACCGCGGGCCTTAAACAGTGGGTTGGCCGTGGCCCATCCTATAGCGCAAGCGGCTGTACCGCAACCAGTTATAAGATCGTTGTCGCTGATATCAGGAACGCTACGCCAGCTCTCAAGGTCGAATCTCTCATCAGGTATGCCGTCTAGTAGTGCCCACAGTTCTTTAAGGTTGTCTACAGGATCGTTAACTGGTGTTATGGACATGGTAGGACTCCTAATTCCAAGTTTTTGACTTCCCTTTTACAGGCTAACATCCGATGTATGTCTATATGGCCATTGTCGTATAAGACAGACAATATACGTCGCATAACATTATACTTGGTTGGCACCTCAGACGCTACCTCGTAATGGGACTTAAGAAACAGAAAGTTTGCCTGAATGTCATTTACACCAAAGAATCTTGTAACGGCATTCCACCCCTTGAAGTGTTTAAACCTAGGCTCACTGTCTTCGATCTTATGACTAATGGTCAGGCCTTGTTTTACAAAAGGAGGATAGGCCGTAGCAAAACCAATGGCGCAGGCCGCGGTGCCGCAATCGGTTATCAAACGTTCGTCAGGTATATACATGCCAAGCGTTGGGTCCCCTTTAACCGAGCGCCAACACTCAAGTTCAAACTTTTCATCTGGTATACCCCATAGCATGGCGTAAAGTTCTTTAAGATTTTCTGTTGGATTAAAGTCAGTCTTTCTCATTCTTCAATTCCTTTATCTGGCGGTGAAGGCCGAGAATAGTAGCGTTGCGGTCTGTTATAGTAGACTCGGCAATGGCTAGACTCCTTCGCAGCTCTTTTTCCTGCTCCTGAATAGAGTCCATGACAACGCAACAGATGTCATAGGCTATAGAAACAGATAACACGCCTTCGTCATACCGCCCCAAAGACAGAATGGATCGAGCTTCTTCCAGAACTGCTTCGGGGATTGAGCGACCACGTACTTTCATTGGTGTTCCTTTCGGCGGATGCGTTCAAGGGCTTTACCCTCTTCTATCTCTTCGGCTGTATTGCGACAGTCCTTTACAACGTCGTCACCTTCAGAGGCTTCAGCCACACACCTGTTGAAGGTCGCTTCTATGGCAGCGTAGTCGGTCTCCTCGTAAACTTTCTTAGCCACATCGTTAGTTCCAAAGCTATTACTGAAGTCACCCCATAGTACAGCAAGGGCAGCTATCATAAGTGCAAATAGCCATAGACCGGCTTTGACTGCTTCAGTTTTCAATACTGTCTTCATCTTGAACTCCAAGTTGTTCGTTTAGTCGTTTAGCTACTACCTCTTTTACCTGGTAGTAAATGGTTAACCCCAGCATTTCTTTTATAACGGTCTTCATGACCTCTGCTTCACTGCCTGCTCTGAGCAGGTCTAGTTCATGTTTCCTGGCAGCGTCTGCTTCCTTTGCCTTTAGTTTTTCAGTTGCCAGTATAACACTTGCGTTGTCTCTGGCAATGGCTATTTCGGAAGCTATAACCGACTTGACTCCGAGGCGTGGAAGTGTGATGTCATCGCCTAGGCAAAACTTAGCCTTGTGTCGCGCCAACATCTCCTGCAATATACTGTCTCTGTCCAAGTAGGCCTGACGGATGCTAGCTTTCAGGCTTCTTCGTCTTTCGTCAGGGCAGTCTATGTCAAAGGAACTCAAGTCAATCTTAGCCTGGCAGTTAGCTATACGCCCATTGCACTTCTTTAACAAAACAACAAGGCCGAAGTTAGAAATAACAGTTAAGTCCTCTGGCCATACGTTTCTATGACCGGGGAGTACACGTTGAAAGACTGTCATTGTTAGAAGTCCTCCGGCATGCTGTCATCAGTTATTCCGCATGTGCCTAACATACGGGTACGCATGTTAAGAATCTCTACCTTAGGAAAGATTTTGATTATGTCCTCTTGAGTCAGGGAGACAGGTCTTAACTGGATGAACCGCCACGGACCGTGATACATGTCCCAAGGACCTTCGTCAGTACGATCTCTGATTATGTTACCGAGAAACGCCTGAGGCTCACGCTTCTCATTACAACGGTGCACGCCACCGCTAAGCACTCGAATGGTTATCATGACAGTCATCCTTGAAGAACAAGTTCGTCGGTTTGTGGGAGGTACCCGCAAATGCGTTTGTCACCTATGTAAGATCGCACTGCCCAACAGTTAGCGTTATACCAGTTTTGCGCGCCTCGTTTATTCCACCAACCGTGTCTTTTGATTACGTAAAAGGACTGCATTCTTTTAAGCCATTTGACGTAGGCCTCTTCTGGTGAAGACCCTTGAGCCGTTATCCAGTATTCGTTATGGCATAGCCAAGCACCTTTATCCGTATTCCAACCAGAACGAGGGATGGTTAACTTAAGGCCAGCCACCCATACGATTCGGGGCTTCAAAGCAGCAGGGTTAACCCAGGTAGGACTGGGTGCCTTTTCTTTCCAACCGGGAAGAGGAAACACAGGAAGCTCACTGTTATGAACAGGGCGCGGCGACTTCTCATAGTTCAGTGTAGTCATAGCTTGAGGTCCTTGAATTCACAAACACGCATACCCGCGTTAGCAGCCTTGTCTAACTTAGTTGACCGCTTGCCTGTTGGCCTGTGCAAAAGAATCGTGGTCTTTGCGCTGAACTTGTCTACCACAGCACCTGCGGCTTCCAACGCGGCTACCTCTTCCGCGTCGCGGTAGCCCGTCATGGTAACTACTTCCCCAGACAACGTACCACCAGCGCCAGAAGGCTTCTTTAAGTTACTAGGCTTACACACTTCGGGGTAGCCAGCTTCTTTTCGCCAGTCCTGAAACTCTACATACTTGGACGCGTATAGTTTTGCGAAGACAGGACCGCAGCCGTTACCTTTGATAGTAGCAACCTCAGCCTCTAGTTCTTTTATGAACCGTTGACGCTCTTTAGCTACCGTTGGAATCTTGCTTGTCATCAATGCTGGATTGTGTCTGTATACTGCTTCTAGCTTTGTACTACCTACGCCTTTATCAAAGACGCAGGAGGCAGCCATCAGGTCTACAATAGTGTACTCACCCTTGCTAACCCTAGAGAGCTGGCCATACAACTTCTTTGCAGAGTCTTTGATACCAGGTAGGCAAGAAATTTCGTAGAGGCTGAGGGATACCAGTTCAGCAGTACTAGTATACCCAGCGTCCGCGAGCTTTGTAGCTAGTGCAATACCGGTATCGGCCATTTTAAGCTTGTTGAAATAGCGCAGGAACTTTTGAGCTATGACGGCCTTCGAGTCTTTCTCTACAAGGACGAGGTTGGTTTTAGTTTCATCCCAGTCGTATTCGCCAAACTTTTGTTTGCTAGGATAGGACTTGAACTTGACAGGCTTAGTGACCGCTACAATCTTAGGGATGATGTCACCCCCTCTGATAACCTTCACGGTAGCACCGATGTCTGCGCCACGGTCAATAGCCCACTTGAAGTTATACACGGCTGCGTTGGTTACTGTAACGTCACCAATCTTCACAGGCTTGATGACCGCCTTGGGGACGAGTACGCCGAATGACGAAGCTTTGATAACCATGCCTACGATTACTGTCTCGATGGCTTCTTCCACTTCGGTGTTAACCTTGAAGGCCTTCGCCAGTTTGGGCCGATCTTCAGTGTCAACAAAGTGATTAGGATCTTCAGAGCCGGACTGAATAACAACGCCGTCCATGTCATACTCGGAGTCCTGCTTTGAGTTGACGGTGTAAGATGTAAGCTTTTCCAGAGTGAGCTTTTCCAGAGGCACCCGACCACCAACTGGGGTAACGAAGTAATGCTTGCACAGAAACGTTGAGCCTACGGCGGGTGCCATAACGGGGTGTTGAACCTTCAAGGCAACGAGGTCAACGTCTTTCAGGGCTTCGTGAACGTCCTGCCGATTGAACACTGCCGAGGACAAAGCGCGGGCCGACTCGAAGTGTTTAGCCCACTTCTTTTCATAGACGGAACGCTTGATGACGGCCTCGAAACGAATCACCAGCTTGTCAGGTACGCCAACCAAGGTCTTTGGCAAACTTACATACGGGATGAAATAGCTGATGTCTTTTCCCTTCACACCATCACCCCGGGTGCGAAGACGTGTCAAGGTACCTTTGATCCAAGTACCTTGCAAAGATGAACCATCTAACTTACGGCTCAGGTGTGCGTGAGAGTGCAGACGACTAACGGCCGTTTTCCAACGTTCGAAGGCCTTAGGGTTGTCATGCAGAATCTTTTCGAGTGACGCACAAGGCACGTCGAGGTCAGCTTCTACTTTCTTACCGACCTTTACTCCAGTGGCTTTGAGTCCTGACCATTTAGGTTCTTCAACTCGGATGCTTTCTTCCAACAGGTCAAACATAGCATCGGTCAGGATGGCCTTTCCATCTTCCGAATTGTAGTAAGCCTGCTTCGCCTTGCTATACAAGGACTTCCTCTTCGCCAGCGACAGTGCCAGCATTTCAGCTTTCGTCATGACTTTTCTCTCCAGTTTAGACACAGTTCATTATATCACGAATTTCCTGTGCCCCAAAGAAAAACGTGAACCGCGTCTTTTATCTTTTTTCTGACTTCGATAGCCCTTTGCATGCGCTTTGTGACATCTTCAAACACGATAATTTTGTCGAGGCCTAGCACTAAGTTGACCACTATAAATAGCCAGCTCGGCTTGGTATCACCCATATAGTAATAGGACATAGGCCGCTGGTTGACAAACGAAACATTAACACCCGAGACCGTGGTCACAGTACCTATGAAACGTCTCAGTGTTTGAGGTTTGTTGAACGCTATAGTACAGGCTCTAGCCCACGTCTCGGTTTCGAATGAATAGCGTTCGTTTGGATAATCAGGATTAGTAACCCAGTACTTACCGTCAGCTTCCTTGTTTTCATACCAGTGACCAAGGCCTTTTACACTATATACAAAAGAATTACCCATAACTAGTCTGGTCCTTAGCTAAAGAATGTTTCGATGTTACCTGCTCCAACTATGCTTAGAAGCAAGTCTTCATTAACATTAGTCACCCGAAGAGGATAATCCTTGTGCACGAAACGCTTTGTGGTATAGTGCTTAAGGTGGAGCATAGGCAAACCATCAGCGTTGTCCAGGTCAGCCGCCACTTTGAAAATAGTGAGTTTTCCTTTGTGCGGCCAAAACACTTGATCCAACACTCGAATTTCTTCCTGCTCCAACAGAACATCTTTCAACAAAAAGCGCCGGCGTGCAAGGATCGCTAGAAGCACCACCATAATTTCTTGCTTGGACGTTCCAAACAAGACAGGTGGCCTAGTAGGCGTTGGCGTACTGCCTACGAAGTTGTCCACGCCGAGCCACATGCGATGTTCAGGATCTTTGTCGTCAAAAAGCGCAGAGCTTATGCCTGTGCGTTCTTTGCAAGACGGCGCGTCCTTGACGCAAAGGTATTCTAAGGCCATCCTCGCCGCGTCCATGTCTACAGGATCGCAAAGAAGGAACAAGTCGCGTTTGCCTCCAAAGTCTTCCTTTGGAATAACCCCTAGCTTAAGTTCGCTCACACTCCTACTTGATCGTTCACCTGTTGTCAGGTAACTCCAAGTTTTGGGTACAGATCCCCATTCGAACTCGGAAGATCCCATAAAGTCGTGAGCTACCACAGCGGATACATGTTGAGGAGGATCACGTTTGAGAAGGCCCAATCTAGGCTCGCTTTCGTACAGAAGACGCTGAACGTAGTAATAGGTGTTACGCATGATTATTATCCCATTCACGAGTTTCGGGGTTCCAAGTATACTGGATGTCAGGTCCGTAGTCAGTAAAGAAGTCAAGGGCAGGCATAGCACCTCGTCCGTACTTTGTAGAGAAAGCGCCTTCTACTGTTGACCCGTAAAGAGTCTCGTGCTTTCCATTACGCCAGTAGAAGACGAACGGTCTAGAGGTCGCCTCTGCAACTTGGTAACTAGGCAAGAATAGACTTACATGATCGTCGTTCTCTTCTATAGTACCAGCTCGCGGTTCACTCGGGTGAACAGGTATCACCTTCAGTAATTTGTCATGGCTACTTAACTTTGCCATCAAGGTAGCTACCTGAACTACTGTGACTTTGAGAAGTTCAGCGTTGTCCATACTTGCCTCCTTAGGCGTTAATAGGCTTGAAGTGTTTGAGAGCGGGAAGGTCACCACCTTCCTCAAACAGGAATTCTTCGACCTCGGTAGAGTCATCAAAGACTTTAGCTGAGGTCTTTTTAGCAGATACCTTGATGACGCCATCGACGACGTTGACCAGGTACCTGTCTGTGGCCTTCTTATAAAGAACCAGCTTTTGGTTAGACTTGCTCGACGAAGACTTCTTACCCTTCTTCGGCGTACTGGTGTCTGTCAACGTGTTTAACAACCCTGTGAGGCCTTCAACATTTTCCAGTATGTTGTCTTGAGGCAAGTTAAAGCCATCCTTCGTGACGATCTCGTTGCCGTCAGCTCGAACGATGAACTTACGGACACCCAACAACGTCTTGCCTTCGGGCGACTTAGAGACTTGAGCTTTCCACACAACAGCCTCAGACTGTTTCCATTCGCCCACAACTTCGTGAGACCATTCGCCTTTTGCTTTTGTAGCCATGATGTTTCCTTCTTACTTTCGTTTGGTTGATAAAGTGTCAGTGATTATGAGGTTAGCTAATATGGTCAGAAGCAGAAGGCCTGTTGTCCTCGTCAAGAGTCACAGGACTAACGAAGAAGTCGTCATAGGTTTCGTCAGGTGCATAACACGATCTTGCTTCAGACGCTGTAATATTGTCTTTGGCGTCCCCGTATTCCTTACGATATTCTCTGTCCATGTCCTCTTCATACATTCTGGCATAGAACTCGTCGTCAGCCTTCTGCACGGCACGCCCGTTGATCTTGAACTTGTTCAACTGGCTTGCGAGGAATCGCTTCAGCCTCTTCTTGTTCAAGACCCAGGAGTCCTGGTTTACAAAACCACCCGCGCCGTTCTTCCTGTGCCTAACTATAGTGCCTTGGTCAAACAATGCGATACGCAAGTTCTCGAAGTCCAAGGATTCAAATTCACCTACGCTGTATTTGCCCTTGTCCAGGTACACTGCGAGGTAGTCATGCTGACCTACGCCCATTTCAAATATGACCTGGTTACGTTTTATTTTAACCCATCCATTTGATATGACTCGGTCAAGTTTCTTCCGGTGTTCCTCCATTTCAGCAAATTTGTACCTGGGGCCGACTATGACGGTCGCGTTCTGGTGAGCAGGCTGAAGCAGCTTGACAGCCCAGACCACGTTGACAGCCTTCTGCATATCAGACAAGCAGCCTGTGTCCACGGTGAAAACTTCTTCAGGCTTGTCCGACATCCACCAGTGGGAAAACACCGCCAGGTAGCTGTGACCACCATTGCGGACGAGGTGAGATATAACGCCTACGTAGTTCGAGGTGTCGGTGTCGGACTGATAGCCAGTCCTGAATTCAACGATAGCTCCAGGACGGAAGTGAACGAGGTTAACAAGAGGTTTGTTTTTCATGACGATTTCCTTTGAAAGTTGATTACCAGGTAATAGTGACAGGGGTAACGACTGCTTCTTCAAGGAAAGCCTGAACATGAACATTAGAACTCATGTTCTTAGACCCCAGTGAGAGGAGAAGCCTAGCCTTGTCCTCGTATAAGAACAGGGCATCTGTAATGTCAAACGTGGTAGACACTACAAACGACTTCTGACTCAGGAATCTGTTCTTGTCCGCGTTGGACAAGACGTAAGTGGTAATAGACGACATGGTCAAACCTCGAAGTAGGAGTTGTATACGTCTTCTGTGCAAGGCGCCACCGTGACCCGAACGTAGGGAACGCGCTTACGGCACTTGGCCAACACAGACGGCGTAACGTATTCAAGCAGCTTGGCCCCGTCATAGTCTTCACGCGTAGACTTGATGACGTTGATCTTTGCGAAAGCACCCGGCTCCAGCTTAACTACAGTAGAGTAGTCAATACCTACCTGCGCTTGCAGCTGACCTCGCACAAGATTCTGTTTTCGCTGCAAGGCTGCGATCTGCTCAGACAGGTCTTGATATTCCCGCGCAAGAGTCTTGAGAGACTTTGTACGGATCATTGGTGAGGGGACAAACCCGTGTTTGCGTGCCATTATGTTTCCTTTCAAGAAACTTGTGTAGTTTAAGCTTTTTGAGACTCGGAGTCTTTACTGTAGACTACGCTAAGGCTCAAGCGTAGGTCACCCACGTAGGTACCGAACCAGCAGTAGTTAGCTTCGATTTCTGGGCCTAGTTCAATACGAACACCTTGGTCATCTGGTATTTGAAGGACGGGCCTTATCGTCCAAGTATTCGATATACCTCGAGTCCCATAGTACTGACCTCTTACCATGTAACAAGGTAAGAGCACTCTAGTGCTTCCTTTGCCTTTCTTATCAAACTTGGTAACCAACACGGACGCCAATTTTCCCAACTCGGGGATGGCCTTGGCATTGAGCCGTTCCTCTGTAGCTTGAAACTGAACAACGGAAGCTTCGTTCTTACGCAAGTAGTCTTCCAAGGGTGACAGGTATACGGTAAGTTCTCCCTTCTTTTGTGGGGCGGTGGCCTCGGCGGTAAAAGTCCAGTCTCCTTTAATACACTTTACCTGTATCTCAGGGTTGGTGTAGCCTTCCTCTAATAACGTGTCTTCCAGTTTTTTCACGTCTTTCCCAAAAGACGGATTTATGATGGATACCTTTAGCCTGTCGTCTTCGTCGTCGTGACTAAAAACGGGGTATATTCTTTTATCTACAGGCGTCACAAAAGAATTGATGATGGACTTGAAGGACTTTGGTTTGGGCATGTTAGGATCCGAGTTTAATGATGCAACGAATACAGTCGTTACGGCTGATAGAAAATTAGAAGCTCAACCATGTTGTCCACGCACGTTTTACGTGAGTCACTATGTTTGCGCTAAACATCACAACGCCACCGACGCACGGTAGGTTAATGACATGACGTTCTTCCCAGACGTGATATCCGTTCATTGCTATGGCAGCAACGAGTATCACAGAGAAATAAACCCAGAGCCCATGAATGATGGCCCTGGTTATGTTGAAAAGAGACTTGGCCATAGCTTCAGCACTCATCTTTTGTTCCTCTTTCACAGCATACTGCGATACAGTCGGTCGTCCGCTTTGCAAAACAGTTCATAACATATGGCGCTTTCGTAAGCCCTTTCAACACGGCCACGCGGTTCCTGCTTTGCCTCGAAACGCTTCCACGCTTTCTTCAAACGACGCTCGGAGATATTACGATCCATCCTGAGTTTGTCGAGAAGGCTGTACCAGTCATGCTTACGCGCACGTGGATCAGCCTTCATGGCTTTAACTTCCAACTTATGCTCTTTCATGAAAGAGCCAGCAGCCTGTCGCGCTGTTCTTTGATTGTGGCCTCCGTAAAAGTAAGGCTCCTTTGGAAGGTAGCGCCCGCGGGCGTCAGGCCGACGACGGTACACAGGGATGCGAGTCATGGCGAAGCTCATTTGGATTCCTCGAAGTGGATAACAGTTGGAAGAGGAAGAACACGAATAATGCGCGCCGAGTGAGTTGAGAACAAGCCTGCCATGTAGTCCGACTGCGCCTTGGACATAGCATGCGTTGTCAACTGAACACGCTCTTTCGTGATCACATTCTCGGCGAAGATGTGATAGAGCTGGCTCATTTTAGTTACCTTCTGGCTTAGCCTTTAGCAACCAGCCTTTCGTACGTTCGTCCTTGGTAATCTCGCGTCGGACTTCAATTCGAGTGATAAGACCACTAGCGTGAGCATCGGCTAGTGCTTGATCGAAGGTGTCGTGTTCCTCGCTGATATAGGCTGGGGACTCGTTGTCACCTTTATAGCCTACCACGATGTACTTGATACGAAACTGACGAAGGAGGTCAAGCTCCAGCTCCAATGTTTCGATGTAGCAGCGCAGGTTGTAGGCGATAGTTGTGATGTTGGAAAGGCCAGCTTGTACTTTAGACAAAGCGGCATCTATAGACTCTGGTGTTTTCATGATTGATTCGCATCCTCGTATGCGTATGTGATTCGCGCGTTTGTTGTGAGTGCGCAATTACTCGTTTTCGTATTCATTTTAACAGAAAACCTGCTAAATAGTTGATTTTCTTCACTTTTTCGCCGATTTTTCGTAAAATGCTACATTTTTAAGCACTTTTTGCTACATTTTTAAGCATTTTCACTGTTTCAGTACATTTTCTCAGATCGCCGTTTTTGACGCCTTTTAGATGTCCCTAGAGCCTCCCTAGGACTACTATTTACTGGACTATCCGAACAAAGACCTACGTGCTGTTTTGGCTAGGCCAAAGTAGTTGTAGTAGTTCTTTGGCTTGATGTCCTCATAACCCGCTACCTGTTCAGGCTTTAGCTTAGACAAGGTTAGTTTGTCCACAGACTGATTAACCATTGTTATCAACTCGCGGTTAAGCTTAACAGGACCTGAGTGTTTCATAAACCATTCTCTTCCTTCTGGCGTTTTGAACCATCCCCCTAAGCTGCCGTAAGTGGACACAACCTTGTAGGCTTTGGCCGGAGTCATTAGCTGAGGTACATCGTCCATCGGGTCACCTATCAGAATCTGATAGTGAAGGAACTGCTGGGAGTCTTTGAACTTATGTCCTAGGGCCTCTATGCTGGAACAGGTAACGTACACAGGTTCTTTCTTCATCATGGCCGGCGTCCATAAGACCACGTGCTCGTTTATTAGCCCTTGGATGTCGTCCTTATCATTGCATATGAGGACGACCTTACAGTCAGGGCCAGAGAACTTATTGGCACAGCCTACTAGAATGTCGTCAGCTTCAAAGGCATCCTCTTGAATATAAGGTACCTTCAATTTGTCAGCTCTTTCGAAAAGCGAGGACAGGCATTCATAAACGGGGTTGCTATTTGATACGCCTTCAACGAAGTTACCGCTGTCTCTGGCCTCGGCCTCTCGCTTCTTTTGACGCGATAACTTGTACCCTGGAAATATGATTTTGCGAAAAACGTTGTCTCCGTCTATAGCAAGAAGCATGTGAGAGGCTTGATGTACCAGCGCGTACTCAAACATCCAGGCTATGACCTGCTTGGCCGTGGACTCCGCGGGGTTACGGTGAGTAGCGTAAACGGAATGTGCTCTGTTTATAAGCCAGTTGCCGTCAACTACTATCAAGGTGTTCTTATATTTTTTTGCCACGGGCCTTCTCCTTTCGACGCTGCAAGGTAACTACAACTTCATTGCACTTTTTGAAGACAGCTTCTTGTCCGCCTTCGCACACGCCAACGAAGTTGCAGTCCTTGTCAAAGCAATCATTTGAGCACAGAGGACTGAGCTTAGAGGCTGCCTCAGCGTCAAGAGCTTTCCTAGCTTGTTGAGCCTTAACATAACGTATCTCGTACTTACTTAGCTTCTTTAGGATGGCTTCTACCTCACCGTCCTCAAACAAGTGGAGTACCAGCTTTCTATTGCTAGGGTTGTCTCGACATATATAGATAAGGCACCAGCCTATAACAGGATGACCCTGAGACTTCTTGATGGCTGCGTAGGCTTCTATCTGAGCAACGTTGTCCGACAGAGGTAACTCACCTTTATCAATCTTAAGCCCTGAAGTAGTTTTGTAGTCGCAAGTTATCTGAACTTGAAGCTTATCCATGAGAAAAGCTAAGGTCTCATCTATGTGACCTACGATGTGGTTTCCGTGTACCACCGTGTGTTCTATACCTTCGAGGTTAGACTCGCCACAGTTCTTGCACACCGAAGGTCTGGGCACGTAGACGTGAACGCAGCCACATTCAGGATTCCTACACTTCCAGTCCCTTACTATCCAGCACTTAAGTGCCTTGAATTCTTCGTCTAGGGACTCGATGGCTGTTTGCATTACAGTATGCACGGTTGTGCCTATACTAGTAAAGAACAGGGTCATGGTGGGGTCACGGCGTGTTCTAGCAGTGGACGATGGAAGAGCAAAGAACCAGCGACGTGGGCAGAACGGAAAGGAGGATATGCGGAGCTTATTAAGGCGTGTAGGATCTACGTTGTTTTGAACGTAGCCTTCGTCTAACACAGTCTTAAATACCTGTTCGAGTCTGGCGTGCAGTTTAGCTTGAACAGGTACGGGGGCTTTAAATGAAGCCATGCAGTCCTTAGTTTAGTAAGTCTGGGTTCTCACCTTTAAGTGATATGTTTACATGGAGTACGTCTTCTTCCAGCGTACTCCAGTAAGCTTCCACGTCGGTAAAGAAATTAAGTGTATTCAAACAGTACCAATCAACAAAGTCTTTTATAGTATCGGTTCCTATATGACTTTGTTGAGCACAAAAGTTTGCTATGCTTACATGGATGGACTTCGAGAAAGCTTGATAGTCTGTCAATCTCGAATTAAAGAAGTCGGAGGTTGTCATTCGTATTGACATCATGGGACGCTACCTCCTCTGCGTTGTTTCAATGTGGTCTCACGATCATAGGAATCTCTACAGTCTGCGTCACAAAAACGGAGAGCTCCGCCTAGCGGCGTTTCGCAGTAGAAACACTTCCCTGTATACTTTAACCGGGCTGTCTCCCTGGCAGCTCTAAGCTTTTGCTCATTTATGGCAGCCTCGGTAAGCATTGCTTCAACTTCACAGGCTTTATCGATGGAGTTTTCACTCATGGCTTATTCTTTTGTGATTGGATAAAAAAGAAAGGGTGTGACCCTTTCGAGACACACCCTTATGCGTCAGTACAAGCTAACGCGTTAGCTATTAAACGGCTTGGCTGAACACGATGCCCAGCGATGTAGCTACTGGAGCTGGGGCTGGGGCGGGAGCTGGAGCTGGAGCCGATGCAGGTGTGTACGACACATCGGCAGAAGCAGTCAGAGCACCCGACGTAACTGTGACAGTACCTTGAGCCACCAGAGTAGCGTCAGTAGGGACGATAGAGACGGACAGGCCGTCGGCAGAAGCCTTCAGAGTGAAGCCGTTCGTGACAGTCCAGACAGGGGCGGAAGGCAACGAAGGCGTTGTCACTTGTTGTTGAGTTGTGGGATCGACATAGTAGCCAACTACGGATGCGGTTGTCTTGCCATCGGCGGTGATGATTTGAGCCATGAGAAATTCTCCAGAGACAGTGAAAAAAGGACAAGAGAGTTGAAGGACGATATGATTGGCTACGGGAGTAACATCATCACTATCGTCCTCATCGTGATGATGTTTATGGTGAGGTTTTTTGGGCTTCACTATACTACCCAGCCAGGTACAAAGGTTGAAGGACATGAGTTACCTTTCATAGAAGAGAACTCAAAGCTTAGTTAACAGAATTCCGTACACTACTGACTTATCATTTGAGCCACTACACTACGGATAGTAACAGCCGAAGCTGTAGCGGAAGAAAAGTAAACACCTACATAAGATAGGGCGGTAGTTACTATGGTTGCGGGTGTACTTAAAGCACTAAATACGGAAGTAGCACCAAACATGCCTGTCGCTGCGTTGTTTCCGTTAAATGCCTTGAACGTTACCATGGCTGTAGTGGTTGACAAAAGAATAAAGTCAACCTCAAACAGTGCGCTACCTACCACGGCGGTACCTGCGGGCAAAGCAATAGTGAAAATTGCTGCGTCACCGTTATAGTTACCTGTACCATACCGTACAGTAGCCGTTAGCGTTTGTACCGTGGCTGAGTTGGTAGCGGTTATATACCAACGTATGTGAGTACCTATCCGCATACCCAAAGGCAACGTAATCCCGCTGTTGTTGTCTACGTTGGTTATTGTGGTGAGGGGGATTGTCGTACCGTTTACGTTTGTTGGCCTTTGCGTAACCATACCCAAATTGTTGGCCAGTACTATATTGCCCAAGTTTGGTCCGGTGTACGCGCCAGTGTTGTTGCCCGTAAGGTCCACACCTTCTACAAGAACCTGAGTCGATCCACCAGAGGCTATGTTTATTCCATAACGTTGATTACCTCCAGTAGCCGCGGTATCCGTACCACCAATCTTACCGCCAATCACAGAGAAGTTACTAACACCTGCTGCAACGTTTATGCCGTCATACGTGTTAGCAGTCTGCGCACTATTCCCTCTAACGTCACATCCTACCCAACGGAAGTTAGTGCCGAACTGATGGAGGTATCCGTGCTGCTGATTATTCAAGAACCGGTCATTTACATGGCTGACGCCGTCAATGATACCGCCTGCAACACCGGATGTAACTACACCAGATGTGCCTACGCCTGATACGGTTCCGCAATACCAAGACGTAGTGGACTTGATGGCCTTTATGGTACTGGTAGCTGTAGACGCGTTGAGGTACAGGCCTGCTATGGTATTAGAGTCACACAACACTTCATTGTGAAATCCGAAGCTGACAATTACACCTGCGCCTGGAGAAATTACAATGCCGTACTGAGATCCTGTGAGGTTACTCTGGTTAACCTCGTAGTGACCAGATGCCACGACCTGAACGCAAGCATACCTACGGTTGGTACCCGTATTAGACATAACTACGTCGGGGCCAATGTAAGTGTCACCTACAGCGCCGTTGTTTACGTAGATACCTACGCTAGTAGTGCTACCGTTTGTTTGACTATGGACTGTCTTTGTTATGCTAACCTTGTAACTGTTGGCATTTATGTTGATGTCATAGAACTGACCAACAAAGAACATGTCACATATACGAACGTCAGAGGCTCCATTAGTATTGATACCTGAACCTGCAGTATTAGGCGTCCCGCTCTGATATATGGCAAATCCACTAAGGCCAATGCCGTCAGACCCTGAAGCGAGTTTTATATAGTCGGCTGTGGTGCTCGCAGGCTGATAAAGAACAGTATTGAATCTTCCACTACCGACGATTTCTATCGGTGCTGTCGAAGTTAGCGTGAAGATACCCGCAGACATAAGAAAGACACCTGGGGGTATTTCTATCTTACACCTGTTAGCGAACGTGTTCACGGCGGCTATCATAGCAGTAAACGCTGCGTCACAAGAGACGGAGCCATCGTACGTTAGGGTACCGTAGTCTTGTGGACGGAACACCCTAACGTTTACGCTAAGTGCAGACTGCCCTACTTTAAGGGTAGGTGCAGATGTAGTGCCGCCTACCACTATGGTTGTGTCTGCGGCTGTTATAGTAGTACCAGAAGACCTACTACCGAAACCTATGTTTCCTACTGGCATGTTAAGATCCTATGTAGGTACAGCTTTGAGCTGCGGCAGCTATAACGTATACTTGAGACAGGTTAGACACCGTTAGGGAAACTGCCTCTCCCGGAGATAACTCATAACCAGTTGTTGTTGAAACAGAAGAGTTGCCCACAAATATGCTTGCAGTATTGGCACCTGATGCTCTTACCACTACGCCAACACCCAAAATACCTAAGCCTAAAGACGCAGCCGTAGCACTTACGCCAACTTTACCATTCTGCAAGCCAGTAGGCATAGCCTGCGTTACAGTCTGAGCTAAAGATAGTGGTAGAGGCCCACTGCTGCCTATGCTGCCGTAGTATACGTTAAGGTTGAATGTTCCGGAAGACCCGCTTGTGTTGGTAACCACATATTGGTAGTAATTACCGTTGGCAGGAAAGCTTACTTCTAAACCTTGATTCTGAGCCAGAGTGAAAACTACAACCGGTTGCTGATACGTACCGTTAGAGTCAATAGAAGCATACACTGATAAGGTACATGCCTGTGTGTTGGTTAGAAGAATCGATATGTTAGAACCAGCCAGTACGTTTTCCCAGCCAGTAGTTACTGGAGATGTACCTGATGCCGCTATAGTATACACGCTATTGTAAGCACTAGCCGCGAATACTGATCCGCCCACTGCGGTAACTTCACCGTACAAACTAGCAAAGGACAGAGAGCTAAGAGGGTTACCACTAGCGTCTATGTTTACGGTTTTTGACGCCTGAACTACTGTTGAGGTAGAGTCAGTATAAGTTATAGTAGCTACGGCTGTTCCGCCGGAAGCAGCCTGGAGTACATTAAGGTGCGAATCACTCATGACATTGTTATCCTTTTTGTACCCTGAGACGACGCAAACGATAGCTGAAACGCGCTTTGCACTGTCGGGGTAACTACAGGAAAGCTACCTATGAACGCTTGAAGTGTTCCAGCTGCATTTAACGTGGTATTCAGCACCCACGCCTGTCCGTTAATGGGTGACGCGGGGTCTGAGGTTAATTCTGGTATTATTAAAGCGACGGAATCCCCAGACTGTAACTGCTGAGGTTCTCCGTCGTCACCTAATACCAGAGGAAGTCTAGTGGTCACAGCAGAATAGGATCACGCAATAGAACTTCAAGTTCTGTGGACGAAATTGCACGACCTACTAGCACGTTGCATTGACCCACAGTTGTAGGGACAGTAGACGTAAGCTTACCTACGTTGGCTGGATCGAGAAAATAGTTGGTATTAAACACAAGGCCACCACTTGTACCTGCCACTGCGTCCCACTGCGTTGTAGTAGCAACCAGAACACCCGATTGTGCGATGTTACCGTTAGCCGCGGCTGCAATTGTGGCATCGTAGACTAAGCCTGCTAGATAGCTAGTAGACTTCGCATTGGCTTGACCACGTTTTACGGTGTCCGCCGCACTTGCGTATACAGGCATACCTATAGTCAAGGCAGCAGAAGACTCGCCATTAGTGACAGACCTAATGCTAGGTGTATTAGAAGGCACAGAAATAGTATCGCCAGACTGAAGCTGTTGAGCGATGCCGTCTGAACCGAGAACCAGGGGTGTACGAACTGCCATGATAATTGCCTTTTATAAAAGGATTGGAGAAGAAGGTTTGACTATTAGAGTCTGGGAGTCAGCAGAGTATCCTACTAAGCAAGAGCCAACGCTTCCTGTAGAAACGGGAGGCACGGTGGTTATTCCGCCACCAATGTTCAAAAAGTAGGGGACGCCTATGACTAAAGAAGTTGAGCCAGCTATAGAAGTCCAATCGGACAACGTAACTGGACCTGTCTGCACCTGCACAGAATGACCTGCAGCCACATACGCTTGGGTTAGACCCATCACAAAACACTTGGTATAAACGGACGCGTCGGCCTCGTCTAAGTGACCGTCAGAGCGCCTTATGTATACAGGTACGCCAGCGGTCATGTCTACAGTAGCCACGTACGGACCGTACAAAGTACTGCTAGAAGAAGATGATCCTCCTCCAGAGCTGCCACTACTAGAAAAGACAGTTCCGTCAGGCTTAAGTGCCGTGTTATTTAAAGGATTATATCCTACTACACTTAGCGCTCCTTCAATCATCTGGGCAGATGTAAGAAGTCCTTCAGGAGCTATAGAACTCCATAGCACACCCGCAGGATATAAGAAATACCACTGCCCACTGGTGTAGACGAATATCTTTTTATACTGACCTGGTACTAGTGGGTTAGCTCCTACAAATACCGTACCCTCAATGCTGGCTGGTAGAGAATACGCTACGGTTATTTGTGTATAAAACGCAGGTGTGCCCGCAGGATTAAGGACGTAGTAGTTAACCACTACTGACGGTGTGGACGAGCTTAGCCCTTGAGCTGCGGCAAGAGTTATACAGTCCGCAGCAACCTGAGTATAGTAAGAAGCGGACGGCATAGGATGTTAGGTATGATCTAGCACTAAGCCGTCACGCGTATCCGTACAGAATATGTAAGCTGGATCTTCCACAGAGCTAAATTCGTAGCCGGCAACATCAAAGACGTTTTTGTATACCAGTCTGCCGTTTTGCTCGTAGAAGGTGACAGGGTCGCGAGGGTCTATGTGTCCACACTTGCCTACTTCTTCATCACAGTAAGAGCAGTGATACCCTCCTACATAAGCGCCCATGCTATAGGTATTCTGTTCACCTGCTTCAATGCGTCTAGCAAGGTCAGAATTCTTTGTCCTATCGATAGCTATAAGTGCCATCACCTTGTATACCTTGCCGTTGGCATAACCGACTAACGGAGATAGAGACACGTCTATGACGATGCCTATAGCCGTTTTCAATACGTCAGAGCGGTGCTCTTCAAACATTGGCTTGCCTATCCAAGTGCGATAGGCCTGCATCCCATGGTCAGAGTTCCACTTGATAAGTTCTTTCAAAGGAAAAGCTACACCATTTCTATTAGGGACATCCGACATCATCACCATTGCAGGATGAATCAGATAGTCTTTCACGTTGGTACTGAGATTGTACGCTTGAGCAGCGAAGGGTAACCATTTCTCAAACCCGAGTTCACTACTGCTATTGCTTTCGAGGATAGAATCGGCCATAGCCTTCTCCGTATTTGTTATCGTTGATGCCCACTGATAAGCCCAAGGAGGTAAGAACAGGTCAACGTTCATCTTGGGGTGTTGCGGACGCGGCTTATTAAAAGGATTCGCGTAGGGAGGCGCAGGTCGCGTACGGTCTTTGAACGCGGGGTAGTTTGTAACACCAGGCAGCATAGACAGGTCTTTGACACCGTCGTCCAACTTACGTTTGTAAACGTGTTGAGCGGATTCAGGGGCTACGGGGCATTCCTTTTCATAGTACAGTTTCCAGACCTCGGTATGCGCGTCGGTAACTGTAGGTACACCCAAAGCCCTCAAGGCCATAGACAATTCTTCGGACTCTGCTATCTGAGGTACATACAGCTTAAGATCAGGCCACTCATGCTGCATGGATAGAACGTCCATGATAATTGCGTTAGCAAGTCTTGTGGTGGCCGTATCCCACAGAACACCTAGTGTTTCCATGATGATGTCCTTACTTGATTACGTTGGGCATACGTCCAACTCGTTCAATGATCTTGGCACGGACACGGGCACGCGTTTCTGGGTCACGCAAGTTCTTAGCAGCCTTAGCGATGATCTCATCGTGCTTGCGCACAGCCTTGTGTTCGTTATAAACCGAGTGAAGTACTTTACCTGACTTGGACGTGCGCAACGGTACAGCAGATTCTCCGTAGTCACGCTGCAAGATAGAACGGCGGCGGTTTAGAACGGGGTTAGCCAGCGAACGTAGTTCTGCACGGGCTTCTAGCTTTTGCAAGGAAGCTTCAGAGTAACCCATTCCACCGTCATCATCGCCACCGCCACTTCCAGGATTGCCTGAACCTTGATTCGACGCAGGCATAGGCACCCCTGTCGCAGCGGAAATCTTTCCCCTAATCTCTCTATCTTCCTTTAAGTCTTGCAGTAGGCTGCTTAAATCAATTCCACCGGCAGCAGCCAACATCTTCAACGGAATAGGCAGACCCTTTTCACTCAGCTTGTCCAGCAGATCGAATTCACTAGCGTCCTTCGTGATGAGTTTCTTATGCCACTGCAAGTCAGGAATCTTAAGATTAGTACGATCCGACAGGTTATACATCAAGTTTTCGGCAGTGGTATTTGCCTTAGCCTTAGTAGGATCTTTGAACAGTCGATGCATGACGGCTATAAGAGGGAACATCTTTGTGTCAAAGGTCTTGTACTTCACAAAGTCTCGAAAGCCTTCCATGTTTTCGAGGAACACTGTCATAGCAGTTTCTGCTGTTGCGTAGGCGGCGTCTCCTGCCAAAAATGCTTCAGAGATACCTAGAGCACGAAGCTTATGTGGGACTAACGTGTCGATAACGTCTGTCCACTTCCACATTTCACCTGCCTGGCGAATGTCTTGAACCTGAACGCCTTGGCGGGTAACTACCCACGCGCCAAGAGGATCCATTTCAGACATCTGGAACTGAGCTAGAACCTGCTGCATTTCCTTAGGCGTTGGCTCCCAAACGTCTGTTCCTAGCTGCACATGGGTAGTAGCCCGCATGCGTTTAGTAGCCTCTATTAGCGTTCCTCTAAACAGAGTCTTTTCTAGAATGTAGAAAGGCAGCAAACGTTTCAGGTAAGAAGTTGTTACCTGGTCTACCTGCGTGCGCCTAGGCACATAGATAGTGGTGACAGGGTCTAGAACAGCTTCACCTTGCGTAAAGGCATCGATCACGGCCTTAGGATAAGACTCCATGATCTTTCGGACATAAGGAGAATCCGAGTGTATAAACGCGTTAAGGTACTGCGCAGAGTTAGCCTTGATTATAGGCTCTTGAGAGAACAGAGGCGAATGCGTTATCGAACAGTTAAGACGGTCATGAACCATGATGTCTTGAAATGTTGATGTCCGTGCGTCATATATAAGAGAGCCTATGAATGCACCGTCTTTGAGATAGCAGTTAGATATCTCTGGTAGCAAGGCTCTCATATTGATACGACTAAGCGTATCGTTAAACGGCTTCATTTCCTCAGAGTCAATACCTGTCAAGGTCCAGTCCGAGAAAGGAAAGCTGGATATGATGTCAATAGTTGCTCCTGCCACCGCGTCGAACTGGTAGCAGTCCCGGTAATACGGGATCAGGGACTCTTCTGTTTCCGGAAGAATCCCTGTGAACATACGATTGAAACCAACACCTCCAGCAGGCATCATCCCTACTGGAGTACCTGCTGAAACATCGGGTAACATGTTGGCAGTCACCCTAGCACTTTTCAAAGCAGAGTTGTCTCGGGAAGAAGGCTGTGCGTAGGGGCGAAGCGTGCCTCCAGTTACGGAGTAGCGATTTTTCAGCATAGGAGGTTTCGGTTAATCAGGTTGAGGAAGGACTACTCTGTCCTTATGGCAGACGTACACAGGGATACCGTGTGCTTCTGCCTTTCCCATCGTAGCTTTGCACACGGGGCACTGATCTGGTATTGATATATCAACACGAGAGGTTACCTTGGTAGGTGCAGAAGCCGAAGAAGCTACGCTATCGTCTTTGGGTTTTGAAACCCACCGTGAGAAAGCGGTATCAATGCCTTTAATCATGGCAGTGTACCAGCGGCTGAAACGATCCATCCGCCTGCTCCTATACAGCGCATTTTACAAAAGCCACGCGTGTTGCTGGCAATGGTGTAGGACTTACCAGAGGTAACGTCACTAATTGTTAGAGTAAATGCACCCGGTGTACCTGCGTCTCTAACGATCTCGAATTCCATACCGTCCTGGCCGCCTGTCACTGGGGTAGCGACAACGGTATTCGCTGTAAGCGCGTTATTGAAACGCTGAAGTCTGTTGCTAGCCGTGGTCAACTGTACAGTTCCGGACGTAGCGGTAGACGACGTGGTAGCGTTTGGCGTTACGTTAGTAGCAGTAACGCCAACAATGGACGCTGGATTATATACTAGGGAACCTGGAGGAATAACGTTCCAGCCACCATTGGTATAAACTAGAAATTCCTCGTAAGTAGGGGACTGGGGTGATACATTTAACCAGACTTGGCCAGCTGTACCTGTTGGCGCTGAGAAAGCTACAGTGACGGCCTGATTCTTAATTGAACCTGAAACAGGATCAGACAAAGGGATAGTAACATCAACAAGAGGAAGAGTGTTGACGTTAAGCTTCCTCTGAAGTGCAGCACCTAGAGCAAGCTGAGCGGACGCGTGATACGCCGCAACTTGTTGATTTGTAGAATTAGTCATAGATGCCTCTTGGCTTGAATTTGTTTCCGAAAAGCTTCATGAAAATGAGGTCAACGATAGCCCATCCCGCTTCGACCTACTACCAGTACTACCGATCTTATATCCTGAGCCTCGCGTTCTACGGGTTGAAACTCTTTAAGGTACTCAGAGATTTTGGGGTTGAAGTGGTGAACGGCTGATATAACTGTAGCTCTAAACAAGTCATCGGTATAGCCTGAGCCTTTGTCTAGAATACCACCTATTTCTTGCACAGTAAGATGTTGCAAATACAAGTGAGCTGCCGGGTACTGAAGCAGGTCTTTCTTATAGTCAGTCACCACTTCCACACGCTCATGATCTAGTTCGAGCTTAGGCATCAATAGTAGACCAGCGCCTACAAGTTCTATGTACGCGTCAAAGTCCTTCTTGCGTAGTGAATAGATGCTGGTCTTTACTACACCCTTGAAGTCAGTGTCAATGCTCTGAAGGACATGAATAGAATTCCATCTGTCAGCTACTACCCACTTAACGTTACAGTGCTTGATGATAGGCTTGATGATATTTTCGTATAGGTAAACGAAGTCGATCTTCTTACCTGGTTGTGGAACTACTTCCAGAACACTAGGGCACTTGACAAGACCTTCTGGTGTCTGATACGTCAGAGATAAACCAAAGGCATTGTTTGTATAGCCTGCGTCAAGACCTAGTATAGCAGGATAGAAGACGGCAGGCTTCATAAGTTCTATGGCCTTGCCTTGTGTCTTGTCTGAGCCCACTCCGTACAAGATGGCGTATAAAGGATCTAAACAAAACAGGTCTTTTATCTGTTCCTTGTTGAATATGGTAGAAGACAGGGAAGGAGGATTAGCCCCGTAGTCTCGATCAGCACGCCTGGCATTACTGTGGTAGGCTTTAGTAATTACAGGGTGGTCACGCGTGAAGATGGGTGATATTTCCCAAGTGGCAGCCTTAATGGCTAGAACTTGTTTAGAGCCTTCCGACTCTTTATACAAACGACAAATTTTGTCTTTCCACGACGCAGGAGAGGAGATGCTTATGTTCAACGCTTGAGGAACAGTAAATATGCCCTTCTTATAGAAGCTCATAACTTCTGTTTGAACTGTAGACAACGAGGTATTAAGGACAGTATGCACTTCGTCCGCGTTAGCCCGTTCACGTTCGTCCTCGTAGTCTTCCTGGTCAGCTTTGGCGTCAAAAGGAAAATGACCCAATTCGTCTGTCGCTGCAACCCAGCGAGTTGACCCCCGAAGTGTTCTCTTGCTAGGGCCTTCGGGATATAGGTCGATGTTCTTATGAAAGAAGCGAAGGTAGGTCCCCGTTGGCGTAAACTGGAAGAACTCTCTACCATATCTACGACCTGCGTCTTTAAGCATGTCAAAATAGTTGTCGAACCATGCAGACGCGGCTATCATTTCTCGGACAGGCTTCCACAGTAGGCCTGTCGCCTTAGTAACCGTCAGAGCTACAAACGAGCCTACTAGCGGTGTAAAGTCTTGAATACCTCGTGCTATAGTGGATAGCTTTGGAGCTGTTAGCATGCGGTGCAATGCGTAGGCTAGCATGCTGGCAGTAAGCGTAGATTTCCCCAGACGCTGGCCACCGACCAATACCAACTCGGTGTAGTCGTTAAGGTAGCCGTCTCTAATCAATTCAAACTTAGTTGACTTGCAGCTTGGACATTTTCCAAACCTTAGAAAGACCATCTTCCTATTTAGAACATGAGGGTCAAGGTCAACTGGTACATTCCACATGTCTTGTGCTTTAACATGCGTACACTTGTTGCATACCTCACCAAACAGGTACATCGCTATCCATAGCTGCCTAGCAAAGGGCATCTTGACGTTCTTGCCGGCATGGTTGGCACAGAAGTCGTAGAAGTTTGCAGCAACAGGTATATGAGAGTCGTCTATCTTTAGATCCCTGACGGTATTGGTTATGGGATCGTATGCTCTCTCCATGGCCTTAGCTATGAAGTTATCTTCCGCGTCATCTGGTATGTCAATGGCGTCATCGATGACGATGGTATCATCAGGTACGAGGATTCCGCTTGGAGACTTCTTTAGCTTTGGCTGCCGTCTTACTAGCAGGTCCTCGTCTTCCCCTCGGGGAATCGTTAGGCTCATCTCCGTCAGTTCGCTTACGTCGTGAATCTCCGTTAGCCTTTTGAACTTCTCGCACGAGTACCGGGGCTTTGTCTTTTGAGGGTCTCGGCAACTCAGGTATCTGCTGCATTTTGCGCATGAGGGCTTCGGCAACGTGGCCATGATCGGCGCCTTTTAGTGTTCTAGATATAAAGGTCATCATAAACAACGTGGCTTGTTCTTTGTCTAGGCCAACGTAGTTGATGACAAAAGACGTTAGCTTTATGGCTAACGCTTCTATGGTTGCATCGCGTAGCATGCTTTCAAAGGAACTGGCTGAGGGTTCATCGTCTAAGGTAAGACGAACCACGTCAGTTGCATCGTCCATCCCTGTGTCCAGAGCAAGGAATAAGGGGAGTACTTCCGTTAAGAAATACTCCCTAACCAATATTATCTTGTCGCTTAGAAGAAAAGGGAGTTCCTTCCCGTATTCAACCGACCTAGATATCAAATGATTGTTTAGTGTCTTTGACCGGTGTTGTGGCTCAAGGTCACCTGTAGGAAAAGGAAGAATGCTGTTTTTCACGTCTTGTCCTTCTTTGCTGCTGCCAGTTCGTATGTTCTAAGAACAGACTTTAGATTAGCCTTACGTTCTAGCCTTAGCACTTCCTCTACCCTAGTGATGCTAAAGTTACTTAGCGAGCCGCAGGTGCTTAGTTCTCGGTACAAGGCCTCGTAGAAACGTTTGTTTATGTGAGACCCCGTTTTGATACCTATTTGTAGACGGGCCATTATGATAGCGGCCGCGTTACGTTCCAAGGTATAAGAGTCATACCGGGCATTGAAGTTGCTTTTCTGCTTTTGAATAAACTTGTTTTCACCGTCTATCAAAGTTAGGGTTAGCGCACCTCCGATCAGGATGCCTAGTATCAAAAAGGACAGAGACACTATAAAGAAAAGCATACGAGATCCTTTAGTCAGAGAGGTCGGGTACAAAAGATTCTTCGTCTGGCATGTCAGACTTCTTTTTGCCAGATTCTTCATTAGGCATGTTACTAGATTTGTCCATGTCAGAAGGATCGGGGTCGTACAGCCTAGAGTATTCATAGTCGATGCGCAAGGTGAAGTCAATCATCTTTTGATTACGCCCCTTTAGCATACTGAAGTTAAGGAATCCGCGTTCACGAGATTCCTTAGTAGCAACAAAGATCCAGGCCAAGGAGCTATGTTCTTTGATGGCCTGACTATAACGAATCTTACCTGTTTCATCGACCTGACAAGCTAGCACAACTACCTTATTGTGGTTGTTTGCGTATACCTTAGCATAACGAGAAATCTGACCCAGCTTACGCCACTGGTCATCTCCATCAGCACCTTTAAGCAAGCCTATGTAATCGATGTAGACGGCGTCTGCACCATAGCTGTGTACCGCAGCCATGATCTCTTCGATGGACATATCCGTATCAGGTACATAAATACTGATACGACCTCCAGCCCTGTCTATCTTCTTTTGAGCGTTGGCAAAGCGTCTTTCGACAGTAGCCTTCTCTTCCGAAGTTAGCTGTTTCCTACTGATACGTAAGCTATCGGTCTTAGAGACGTTAGCCATTGTTCGGATGAGGTATTCTTCCTCTGTCATTTCGAGAGGAACAACCACAACCTTATAGCCTAGTAGCGCCTGATTAAGAGCTAACTGAATGACGAGGTGGGACTTACCAGAAGACGATGCACCGCCTAGCGTTACTAGACCACCTCGTGGAAAACCTCCATTGATGTCATCGAATACGCTAAACCTTGTGGGTATCCAGTTATCGGTGTCTTCACCATGGATAATGTTGTGAACAATCTTTGCAACATTGCTTTTCTTTCCAATGTGGAACATCCGATCGTCAACACTACTCTTTTTGGCTTGAGCTTTATTCTGTTGTTTACTGACAAGCTCGGCTAGCTCTAAGGGATCTATCTTAGCGGCTTCCAGCTTAGTCTTTAGAGACTTGGCTAGGTCCCAGTAGATTCTCGTCTGTCTGTATTTCTGAAGGTTATCAATAAGCTGATCGGCTTCCTTAATTCGCTTAGGCTGTACCTTTGCTTGCTTAAGGTGTTCTCTAGCGTCTTCGGATAGAGATACATTCTCTACCAATATGTTGAAAGGCGGTGATCCACCCTTCTCACTTACATGAGCAAGGATGTAGTTATAGGCTTCTCTTGACTCGTCCAGGTGAAAGAAGGACTGGTCAACTCTAGCTAACATGTGACCTGCTATGACACGATCAGGACTACACAATGCACGAAGCGCAATCGCCTCGGAAGGACTACTAAACAGTTTTGCCATGTTATAGACTTGTGACTTTCAATGAAGACACATTAACAATAATCTTGTGTCCATGTTCTCTCTTGCACACCACTAGATTTGGATTGGCATGGTTGTCTATAGACGTAGCTACAAACTCCCCAACCTTGTACTTTACCTTTATCATCAAGCTGTAGCCTTCGTCAGTCTCTATGGCTTGCATAAACTGAGAATAAGGTACAGAGTCTATGGACGAAGTACCCACCTTCTTATAGTATACCGCGTCGTCTTTGAACGCCACCTTTGAAACTGGTATGGTAAGGGGGTACCATATCATTACGCTAGCTTTTTTCTTAGCCATCAGACAACCTCCACCCTACGCTTGATAACGTTCTTGGACTGGTAGTATACCTGTGTTAGCTTTTGGTGAAGTACAGAATAGAAGAAGGTGACAGGGTCGACTCCAGCTGTCACCACGATGCGAGGTATGTCACTGTAGAACTCAAGAAGATCACGACACTTCTCCAGCCTAGCCGCTGTGGAATTAGGGGCCATGCCAGTAAGAACGAGAAGGCTAGCAGGTTCTTGATTCTCTATAAGAGGATTACTGAAGTTGCCGTACACATGATGCCAGACGACACGGGAGTTAGGTACTTGTCTGGTGTAAGCCTGTGCTAGGAAGGCCGCAAAGTACTTCGCGTGTGCGTCATCAGGAGCAGAGCCAACCCCGTACACCCATGGATGCGAAGGGTTCTTCAGAAACGCTTCTAGTCCTCGCGTCTGAGACTCACCACTTATGATCTTATCCTTTATAGTCTCGTTACCTATGCCAAAGTCATTAGGTGCAAAGTTGAAAGGCGCTTGTCGGTGAACACTCCCAGGTATATTGACCTTGAAGTTGTCCTTGTCTAGCTTTATTAGAAGACGCTTTGCCATGTTATCTCTAAACGTCGTTAAGGTCAGATATGTCAGACTGAGACTTGCCCTTGAACCATTCCATTAGAATAGCTCTGTCTCTGGCGTCCATCAATGGTCGGTGCCTTGGGTGGATACACCCCCACCACTCTGTACGGGCTGTTGTTTGCATTATCTTGCTATCGTCCAGCACGTAAACTATAAGAGGTTGAGGCTTACCGTCCATAGGAGTAAGGATACGGGACACGCGCTGATCGCAGTTGGGTACGTTGGAAGATACAGTGACCCGTTCGAATATGCAAGAGGCTCTAGGAATGTTCAAGCCTACAGATATGAGTTTAGCGTTGCCGACGAGAACCTTGATTCGATAGTCCCGGCATCGGTTGATTGTTTCTTTACGTCTTTCCTTAGTCATGTTTCCATAAAAAGGAAAGGCTATCCTCTTAGCGTCTTCACCTAGCATGCGGTTGATAACTTTGCAGTATAAGTCAACCGACTTGACACGTTGGACAGGTAACAGAACCATATGACCTTGGTTAACCAGCTGAATCACCCGCTTGCATATCTTCTTGATTCGGTCAGGCTCTTTCTCGATGGCTGTGACGAACCTAGTGAAGGCTGCCTGACCAAACCCATTTATATCTTTCTTGCACTCGGTATTCAGCAGTTCAACACGAGGACGTAGTCTGTCTATCTTAGCCTCGTATATAATAGGACCAATGAGGTTGAAGAAAATCTTTACGAGGTCGGCTTGTTTACGCTCAGGTGTACCAGTCAAACCTATTCTGTATTCAGCGTTGAACTGGGCGAGAACACGGCTTGTTTGCAGCGCCGACGCCAAGTGAACTTCGTCCACCATCAAGACAGGAAACAAGCTGCGGATTCTTCCAAGCAGGTTTCTGCCAGCTGGGCTAAAGAACTGTGCAAACGTGGCAAGGCATACGTCTGTCTTGACAAAGTCCTCATACGTCTTACAGAACCCTATCTGACGGGCACTAGCGTTAGACATAGCCTCTTGATTTGCGTTACCCAGAAACGTTTCTTGAAACCCTATAAGCCATTCTCGCTGAGCCGCTAGCACAATGGTCTTCTGACCTATAGTGCATATGGTCGCTGTACCAATAACGGTCTTACCTGAACGAGGCGGCGCTTTGACAATACCTTTCTTCTCCCTCAAGATAGCGGTCTGAGCGTCTAGCTGGTAATCTCTAAGCTGACCAGTGAACTTAATAGGCCTAGAAAAAGGTTTGTCTTGAGGATGCCGGTTTACCACTACATAGGGCTTACCTAGTGACTTTAGGAAAGACCGTACTTCTTTCTTAGCCCCGTAAGGTAGAGACAAAAGAACTTGATCGCCTCGTTCTACCTCTTTAGCCAAAGCTCTGTGACCCATGAATGCGGCACAGCCGTCACATATCTCTGAATGTCTACTGGCCAGTTGTTCACACTTGTCACAGGCAGAATGGTCATACAGGGAGAAGGTAAACCTATCCTTAGCGTCTTCTATCTGAGACTCGGTCAACTTCTTTACATTTAGGAGATAGCCGCTTTCTTTGTAGACAGTCAACTTAGACATTTTTATGTCAGACGTTTTACTAGGATCAGACATGAAATCTTACACCTTCAAGCACGCCGTCAAGGCAGTGGTAAATTTTGGTGAGTACACCAGCGCTAGAAAGCTGCGTGACGTGGTCAGACAGAACTGCCCGTCCGACCTGAACATATCAAACAGTGAGAGCGAGTTCATTAAGTTAGCCATTGTTGCGGGACCCAACTCTCCGGATAGGTCAGAGTACGTTAACAGCAAACGGTTTGGACCTATGAGAGACAGATGGCTTAAAGTATACCTTATGGCGATTGGGGAATACAACTGTCAGTGGTGTAAGACAGGTCGTACTATACCTTTGAGTGGAGGCTATTTATTCACTAGGCCTAAAAACAGATTTTGTTCTATGGCTTGTTCAAAAGAATGGCAAGGCTCGGAAGAGTATCAGTCCAGTCGTAAACGAGACATGATGAAGAAGTATGGAGTTAATAACCCTATACAGCTTGATCATGTCAAGCGAAAAAGTTCGGAGTCCCAAAAGCGAAACTGGGAAGTAAGAGGCGATACTATATTAGCTGCCATGCAGAAGACTTGCAAGAAGAACCATGGTGTTAAAAGCCCTCAACAATCGTTAGCAGTTAAGGAAAAGTCAAAAGCAAAAATGCTAGCATTATACGGAGTAGAACACGCACAGCAATCAAAGGACATTAGGCGAAAGACTGTTGCGACAAACATGAAAAGGTTTGGGGCGACCTCAGCTATGAAGAACAAAAAAGTACGAGCTAAGGTAATGGCTACATGCATGGAGAAGTATGGCGTACCCTTCTCCATAATGTCAGAGGACGCTAAGTCAAAGTCAGCTAAAACGTATAGGGCAAGAAAACTCTTCACAACAGTATCAGGGCGAGTGCTGTCATTACAAGGATATGAGCCTTTTGTAGCCGCGTGGCTAGAGTCAAAGGGCTTTACCGTTGATTCTGCGGAAAGACTTAAGATATACATTCCATATTGGAATAATGAACAGAAGCGATACTACTTTCCTGATCTGTGTGCAAAGTCGTCTTCTGGTGTAAAGCACCTAGTAGAGGTAAAGAGCACCTGGTGGGTTAAGCAAAAAGGCGTGCTTAACAAGTTCAAGTACGCCCAACTAGCTTCAGAAGAACGTAACTGGGGAGACTACGTTTTGATAGTATGGTGTCAAAAACTTAAATCACCACTTAAAGTATTTAAGGGTAGACAAGGGTACAAGGAACTTGTATCTTACTTGAAGTCAGCTTAAGCCTGGCTTCTACCGTCATACTTCTACCTTGCCTGCACTATTAGGAGCCATCAATAGCTTGAGGACTTCTGTGATGTTCTTGATGGCAAAGCCTGTTTGGTCAATGTCTTTGATATAGAGGTCTATCTGTTCCAGGGTGTCATCAAACTCTGATACCATGTCCAAAGCCTTACTAAGTATGCGATCTAGTACTGCCTTACGTTCCTGCTGTGTCGTTGCCCGACTTTTTATAGCCGTGGCATAGCTAGTAGATAAATACGTGCGCATGCCAGTCGTGGCTCTTGCTATTACACGGCGTTGTCTGTATACCTGAGCACGCACCTCGACTAGCCGAGACCGAGCGTTAACGTCGTTAGCCGCAGCGTTAAACACCGCAGTGGGTTCCAGCTTAGTCTTATACAAGTTACGTGAAGGCCTACTGGAATGAATCAGCTTGGCTTCATCTAGAATGGCTTCGAGACTTATCTTACCTTCGGCTATCTTTAGGACCTTCTTGAATTGAAGGTACTGCTCGTCTTCTCTGATGTCATTCAAAGAAGCCATAGACCCTCTTTTCTTTTCATATCGACGTGAAAGGCTAGAGTCTTACTGAAAACAAACTCACGGGTTTTGTCATTAGCCTTCTTGAAGTCTAGCCAACGGTTGTTTAATGCAGATACCACACCTACAACTTCAGGCCAGTGAGGAGCTAGTCTGAAGTTGGTTTTTAATACGTCCGGAGTGCATTCGAGCTGACCAGTGAGAATTCCCTTATAGAACTGATAGGCTTCTTCCGTATTGACAATACTGGTAAAGTCAGACTTGGGATTAGCCGTCAGTTTTATTGTTATATCATGGCCTTCAGGTAGCAATGGACGAGGAAGACCTGTAGAGACTACCATGGCGTTACCCCTGTATAGTTAGGAGCTTCTCTACGCTCAAAGGAAGAGAATCTATGGTTAAAAGAGTTGCGGTGTTTTCTACGTTGTGTAAGTAGAAGTCACCTTTGAAAACCAGGGATACCTTGTCTTTATTAACGAAGGTTTGATCGTCGTTTATACGAGAGTTGACAACAGCCATAACGCCAGTGGGCCAAACATGTCGGCCTAGAGTCTTTGGCTTTATTAGATAGCCTACGTCTTCGCAGTGGTATATGTCTAGCAAGATAGTGGTAAGAGCTTGCGTAGGCTGAAACCTATCAAAGACGTAATGCCCTCTAGCTACAGTGTGTCGCGGGTAAAATATTCCATCGTCAGTCTCGTATAGAATACCACTAGGGTAAGTTATGGGAAACGTTACCCCTATCATGACTACTCGTCCCCAGCCGACAACAAAGCCACGTATACTACGTTAGCCTTTGATACCACGTAGGTATTGTCCACAATAAAGAAACTAAGTTCGTCTGTTGACTTAAGCAACAAGGCTTGAACGAAGCGGTAGTCCAGTCCAAACTTCTCATGTTTGTTGGCGGTCTTCAGGCCTAGTGTTACCTTACCTTTAGGTGAATCAACGATAAGCGTTGTACCCTTCTTTGACGGCACGAACTGAACTTCAGTGCCAACGGCTACAAGAGCTTTGGCATTGTCTAGGAACAGTTCCATTTCACCTTTAGAAAGAGTAACCGCAGTGTCTGTCTTTACCTTCGATACTTCTTTAGCCTTCTCGTACACCTCATCCGGTGACGCGGCTGAACTTTCATCCACAACAGGCACGGCTATTTGAACTGAGAACGTTTTAGTGAACGCAAAGATTGCCTCAGGTGTTATGACAATCCTTGAGTTAGCTACAGGTAGGTCTTTAATGAAAGAAGAGAACCGGGTGTAAGGCAGTGTAGCTAAAAACTCTGTACCTGTCTTATTAGGGCCAGTAAGAAAGCACAACTGCATAGGATCAAAGGTCACAGCGAAAGCTTGTTTGGCCGTAAGGCGCAAATGTACTAGAACATCAGGTAGCGCGCTGTGTACGCGTTCAATTCGGAGTTGAGGTAATGTCTTGCTTAGGTAAGCATGCAGTTCAGGTGTCATGTCAAAGACTTGACCTTCTGAAGGTTCGCCTATAGCTAGGGCTTCGCGCGAGTCAGTAACGTTAACCTGCGTCTTATAAGAGCCAGCTACGATTACAAGCTGGCCATCAACCAAGGTCACTGTACCTTCTTTGCGGCCTTTAATGGCAGACAAGAACACGTCCTTCTGTACTTCGATAGGCCCTTCTAGACCTTCGAGTATTCCTGGTACGTTAAACGTAGCCAAGGACCCCGCGCTAGTTCCGGATAGGACGGTACGCTTCTTTTCAGGATGAATGAAGAATGACGGAATGGGGCCACAGGCGGACTCAATAACCTTGAGACCAACTTCGAATGCGCTTAAATCCATGTTAGTATAAACTCCGAGTTGTAATAGACTGAGGGGCTATAACCTGATTAACAGTTATAGCCCCTCCATAGACACCAATTGGCTAGTACTGCCACAGGTCTGTCTCTCCAGAGAGGTACGACTCCATGCGAGGATCAAGCCTTAATTCTATGGGTTCTTCTACGTCATCGGGGTGTGGCTGAGGTACCTGCGGTTGAACAGGCTGAGGCGCAGCTACAGGCTGCTGAGGGGGAGTTTGAGCTGGTGCTGGTTGGGGCGCGGGAGCTACAGGCGCAGGTGGGGCCGTTGGTTGTGTAGGCTGAACGGGTGCTACAGGTTTTACCGGAGCAACAGCCGGTGGTTGTGTAGGCGTATCTACAGGTTTTACAGGAGCAACAGGCTTAACAGCAGGAGTACCGTCAGATGCAGTAACCAGTGATGCTATCTCTGATCCACCCACAAGCTTTTCCAGGTAAGACGGCAGAGGCAACCCGTAGTGTAAGAACAGTTCTGCTTGTGCACTTGGGTCAATGTAATTCTTGATAGCAGTATTTGGAGTTACGTTTTCGCTCCCGTCTGCCGATCTCTTGACGTGATTAAGCTCTTTACCTACTAGTGTGGCGCCCTTGCGCAGAAGTTCCATCGCGTCGCCGCTAGAAACGTTGGTGCGTTTAGAAAACACGGAGGCTAGATACTCACGGAAAAGCTTTGTGCCTTTATAGGTACGAAGCTTATGGATAGTGAGGCCTCCCGACATGCTACCGAATACTGCGTTAACGACTTGCGGAGTGAGGTGTTTAGGTTTACCGCCTTTAGTCCAGTAAGTAAACAAGGCGTCTCTTGGCTTCTTGTCTTTAGCCATTTCGTGAACGACCTCGCATATCTTCTTGGCTATCTGGTCCACGTTAGGACTAAGCTTATAGGTGAACTTGACGTTATCTTTACCAAGGTACATGAACTTTATTCCGCCGTCAGTCTGAGGGTAAAAGTGCTGCTTCTGGAGCGTGCAGATACCAAAGCCCCCACCTGATGCGTTACCTCCAGTGGTTCCTACTCTATGTGAAGACCTATACAAGAGTTCAATGACTATAGCTGCAACGCACTTGGGGTTATAGTAGTCAAAGCCCGTTATTAGAGAACGCCATTCACCTTTAATCTTGTCGGGATTGAAGTCAGCCACCTTAGCAAATTTCTGCTGAGCCTGATTACGTTGAAACTCCAGCGTGTAGAACTGATTACCCAGTTCTCCGGTGTTTCGTACGGTCTGAAACACCCAAGGTGCATGGTCAGGCTTAGGGTTCATCTTAACTGTGGGGAAAAGAGCCGCAGCTGGTACGCCTTGAATTTCCTTACCAGACGACGTATACCAGGTACCCTTAGCATCGATGTTACCTGTAAACCCCGTGGGCATAGTATGCTGAATACCTAGCGTCTTGAAGTACGCTTCCACTTCCTTAAACGGGACCATGGTTTTGCCTGAGTTGCGAACATAGTTCGACAAAGCGGTCTTCCAGGACTCCGAGTACTGCTTTCTAAGACTCAAGTAGGTCTTATAGAGATCAGGATTTTTTACCTTAGCCTCTCTGGCTTCATCCGGAGTAAGAGCGGAGCCAGAGCCTCCGAGCTTCTTTACTACCTTAGTCATCTGATCTTTAATGGGCCCTTGGTCTACTTCTTCCTTAGTGAAAGCCGCAGGGATTGCCTGGTCTTTTACTCTAGTAGATAGCTTCTCCAGCTTAGTAAAAGCAGACGCACTGCCTGTTCTAAACCACAGAGCAAAGGTCTTGAGGATGTCTCCGTAAGAAGCCTTGGCATCAGGCTGCTTAAGGTAAGCTGCGTTAAAAGCCGATACCAAGCTGCTAAGCCCTTCCCAGTCCAAGTCACCTCCACTATTATAGGCGTCTATGTAAGGCTTCATTCCAGGTATCATCTTTAGAAGTGTGCCTTGATTCTCCTTCGACATAACGGTAGAGAGCGACTTGACTGGCGACTCGCCTTTGATATAAGCAATGACAAACGCAAACAGAATTTGTATGAGGTTCATTTGAATTACCAGTTAGTTGCGTCGGCTACCAGGGTAGGGTAGTTGACCGACATGTAGGACGAAGAGGCACGCGCAGCATACACCGTTATTGTTGTCTGCCTAGGCGTAGACACCGTGAAGTTTCCTGCCGCGTAGTCAGAGTAGGCTAGTATGTTTACCCAGCATTCTAGCATAATTACCGACGCGGTTGTACGAGTTGCATATATGCCTATCTCAAGAATCTGAGAGCCTGCGGCTGAGCCTCCATCTGTACCAAGAGGTACCACGTAACTAAATACCTCTGCGCGCTGACCTACTGAAAGAGAATAGAACCCTAGGAATGACTCTGAGCTGTAGCCAATACCGGGGTTACGATTACCACGATACGAAGGGCCGGATGGTGATAGGCTAAAGGAGTTACGACCCTTTACCTTAAGTTGTCCTAGCGATTCACAAGCCAATCCATGGAACCGAATTGTGCCTAGCTGACTTAGTATAGACCTTGTCATGTACTCCGTATAAGTCTGTGCCGGTAGGTTGCTTATACCGTCTTCTAACTGGAAGCATATAGACCCGCCTGAGTTAAAGTAAGCGTACTCTGACGGTTGGTCAGCGAACGTGGCCGTTACGTTGTAATGGATTCTATTGTTGTTAGTGGTGGCAAGAATCTGATTTACGAAAGCAGAATACTCAAGATTCTTGGTAGGTATGCGAAGCCTGCTCGTGGTTATCTGAGACAGGAGGGACTTTATGGTGTCGAGTTGGTACTCGTTGTTGTAAGCCGAGAGAGCTTGAGCAGAAAATCCTGTGAGGTTAACGGGGATAGGTAGGCCTAGAAGCGTGGCCGTAGACGTAAGAGCCTCAATAAACCCCTGCCACTCAAGGGGGTCGGTCACGTCAGTTAGGTTAGACACAGCCGGCTGGCCGTATCCGTAGTAAGGAAGCGCACTGTCGTTTATACCAAAACGCGAAGGCCCCGTAGCAACGGTACCTGTAGGGGCAGACCAGACCTTGTTTATCTGGGATACAAAGCCGTTAGCGTCTGATACACTAATAGCTGATTTACCAGTTCTATACGAGGTCTTTTCATACAAGGTATATGAATTAGTAACGTATAGCCAGGTAACAATTCTAGGAAGTAAAGCCGTACTGAGGTAAATTGACTGAATGGTTATAAGGTTACCAAGACCATCGCTCAAAAGATACCTACCGCTAGTGCTGCCGTCCAACTGATCAATGCCCGGGAAAGACAGAGAGTCGGGATCGACAAACGAAGGTACTACGGTAGCGATAGGAGTCCAGTCTATTGGGGACCAGTCTGTGCTATTGGCTACGAGAGTTATAGGTTGACCGTCAGCCGTTCCTTCTCTAACGACTATGACATTAGGTTGTCCGACCATGCCAGAAGGCTGTGTCACGTAAGAGAAGTCAGGGAACTCTGGCACAATAGGTGAAACAGCGTTGGACAGAAAGAATATACCAGTGCCTTGAGTTGCTTGAATTAAAGCACTGATGGTCCAAGGGTTAACAATACCAGATGTGGTGACTTCTAACTTATTCTGCAAGACTGGGTAGCTGCACAAGGCAACTAGCACACCGGCATCTGTGTAAAGGCCTACTTCGCCAAAGCTGAAAGGGCCCACATTTGGTGGTAGTTGAATAGTGACCCTAATGGTATCGTGATCAAACTGGGTGACGCTTGTTATAGTACCTTGATATACGAGAGTTCCCCTAATGTCATGATCGGTAGACTCCGGCTGATAGTTAACCTGACTACCCAGCTTGAACTGAGATATTCGGATTGTAGGTATTCCAGTTGCGGCGTTGTTTATAAGGTTAACGCCGTCTCCAACAAGATAAAAGGCTGTAGGTGTTGTCATCGGTTAGTCCTAGGCTGAGGGTGTTGGCGCTATAAGCGAGGGTATAATCTGAATGCTATGGGTTATGTTACCCGTAAAAATGATGGGTGCTGCTTGTGGAACTGAAACTGGCACCTGATCTGTCCTTATAACTGCCAAGTTCTGAGAGCTATACACTGATTCTATAACAAGGTTGTAGGGACAGATGTCGTAGAATAGCTTAACCACTTTGGTGACAGGCGTGCCAGCAAAGTTAGAGTTGTCGTACAAAAGGCGAACATGAGTTGTTGGATACCAGGTTCCACCGTTTAGCACGGTAGTCCCTATGCTGGGGTCACCTTCAGGCACAAAGTTTACGTAATCTTCTGTCCACAGCTTAGTGACTGTTACGTTGACATTAAGGCAGAAGCCTAGAAAGTCAATGAAGCTAGCTTTGCCTTTTTCAAACCAGTACGAGCCTATGTTTTGAATGAACCTAGACGTGTCCTCCGGTCTCAAGATATCGGGCTCAGATATGTTGAGACCTAAAAAGTTCAGGCGCTGAATATCTACAGTCTGGTCGTAAGTGGTCCAGGAACTAAAGTCTATTAGCTGCTGAAACTGCGTGCTGGCTATAGTAGCGTCAGACGGTATGTAGGTAGTTCTAACCCACTTTAGAGCCGTGTGAATAACGTCTACAGTTGGAGCAAAGGTGGCGTCAATAGCAGAGCCTAAGTCCTGCCATACCGCGTGCCCCATGTAAGAAGGCCACAGAATTGAATAGTTCATCAAGACCCCCGGGTAACGCGCGTCGTGTAGGCAGGCGTTAGTGAAATACTTACCAGGTTGTTGTACTGAATGGGTGTTGTGTTTGACGTTGGTGGTAATGTAGTTGGTGCTACACTCCCCGTGTCTGTCCAAGTAAGAGTAGACGCACTAACAGTTGTAAGTAGCCCGTAGCCTGCGGATCCCTGACGGCCATATACTTCATAAGACAAAGCGCCAGGATAGGGCTTCCAGTCTACTTCGATGGAAGACGTTAAACCTGTAGTCGTTATGGTAGCCCAATTTTTTGGTGCGATTACACCATTAGGCATAACTACGGCTATGGCGTATGAATAGGTATTTGGAGCCAGTGCCCCAACGGTAACTGGTATACTTAGTGCAGGTGCGTCTAGGGGAGTAGAGCTTACTATGGAGTCCGTGGTAGGCGTGTAAAGCTCAAGCCAGTCTATCCCCGTGTTGGCAGCCTTTACCACAGTATGGATGTCATTTATAGTTATGTCATAGCTTAAACTGCCCGCTTTCAAGGCGTAAAGGTTTTGCAGAGCGGTAGTAGCATCTGCCAAACTCTGACTAAGGTTTGCAGTGTTGAAACAGTGCAGCTTACCTGAAATGGTAACGTTATTAGGTGTACCCCAGCTAAGATTGAAGTACGGCGCATACATGGTTGAAGACTGAAGATACGCTATGTAAGCAGCCTGTTGAGCAGTAGTCCAAGTAGTAGACGTTAACAGGACTACCTGAATAACGTTCATGAGGTGAACGTTGGTAGGATCTATGTCTCTCTGTGCAAAGGTTATAGCGTCTACAACACCGGGGTAAGTAAGTGCTACTTCACCGTATTGATTTTTGGTTACAGCAGAGTTAAACGTACCATAGCTAATTGCACCAGTATGCTTTAACTGAGCGGGGCTAACTTCGTTTGCACCGCCTGCGGGGTTAGCTAAAGCAGAGAAAGACAGGCCCGACACTTGGCCTGTCACTTGAGATATGCGAGCTGTTAGCATACTGAGGCTATTAGCATCAGCGCCAGACGTAATGGCGTATACAATGTTTACGCTGTCAGAAGCAGTAGGTTTCGCCCCGTAGTAGTCATTACCGAATTGAATGAGGAGCTGCCCCGTCGGAGAAGTCCTATCTACAAAAGCAGACACACCTTTATAGTTCCAAAGACCTGAGGGGACACGGGTTAGTTCTGTAGAGTTAACGAATACATAAACGTCTTGGTCAGCTACCACGAAGCCGGCTTCATTAGACTGAAACGTCTGATTGTCTGAGCCTAAGCCTGAAGTAGTTACCAGAACGGTATATCCTTGATACATGTTGACCGTTACTGTAGCTCCAGTTGCCACGGTAATGGCGTCTCGTGTATACCAGTAAGTGCCTCCGCCTTGAAACTGAGAGAACCTAGGTAGAGCTACAGTCTGAGGTGACGTAGAACTAGGAGCGGTGTAAGACACCTGAACAGGCATCACAGCAGGTAGCTTTCGTGCGAGGCGCACCCCCTGCATGTCAGCTATGGAATATATGCCACGGTCTGAAGTGGCGGTATCAGTAAAGGCTTCTTGAAAATACCTTAGACCCTTTACGGCTGCGGACGAGCCTACAGCAGACGTAAAGTCTAGGATAGTAGTGCCTGTCTGCGTGGTCAGGTATCCTTTCCAAGAGCTGTAGTTGCCTAGGTTGTTGCCGAGGGCCGTCTTTATAGACTCGAAGTCTATAGCTGTTACTGGTAACTCAATGCTTGCCATTTTGTTCCACCGTTTCAAGTATTACCTCGTCAGTTAGCGTGACAAGTATTGGTTTCTTACGAAGTCTGTTTTCAAGCCTAGCAACAGAGGCTACGGAAGCCTGAGAGGTTACAAGGATCTCGTCCTCCAAGTCCTTGAACACTGCGCTTAGGTCTCTCTGTGTTGTTCGTTCTCTTAGGCCTCTCGACTCTATAATTAAGCCTAGAGAACCATTCGGATGTAAATAAGCACCGGTTATGTATACGGCTAGGTTAGATCCTATTTCATTGAACTCTCTATTACCTAAGGCGCTATAAGACTGTATGTAGCAACCGTACCCTGGTCTAACTGAAGGCGTTATGCCACAACTAAGACATACTTCATGAACCACTGCTAATGAAAACGTGGTTAACCATTGAGCTACTATAAACGTTTTTGTGTTCATGACTTAGGAAGTAAGAAGGTGTGGTTAACCAGTGTGCCGTCAATGTTTATGTTAAGGCTTATGTCATAGCCAACGTTTAGGTAGTTAGGAGACACACTAACATCCGCTGGCACCCAAGTCACTCTAGGCTCCCACTTGGACAAGCTTTGGTATAAAGCTATGGACATCTTCGTAGAAGTTATGTCGTCAAAGGGTTCCTGTAGCAACTCGTATAAACCGCTGAAATAGTCAGGCGTGAATATACGACCTCGGGTACCGTTGAAGCTCTTTATCAAATTGCGGATAGACGCGAGAACAGCGGCAGCGTCTATAAGAAGTTCCGTAGACCCGGGGTTAGGAAGAGGATTTACATCAAGGAAAGTGGCGTTGGATATTCGTTTGGCCGGCGTCAGGAGGTTAAACTGATCTACATTGTCTATTTGACTCATGATTTACCTCAAGCATTAGGTATGTTTGTGATATTTGGGTTACCAGCGTCGTCATACTCATGCTGATGGTTCATCAAGCTGGTACTAACCGCTATTATGTCATCAGACGACTTTAATAGCCCAGAGTGTGTCCAAGAAGAGGTAGATGTTGTAGTAGACCCCGAGACCAGGTTAGAAAAGTCGGATGAGACTGTTACCCCGTATGAGCCTTTTACACTTAGAACAGTGCTTCCATATGATAGGGTAGAGTTACCTTTTACCGTTTCTATGTTGTCACCTTCAACAACCCTAGTATAGTTACCTTTCACGTATTCGGTGTAGTTTCCAGCTACCGACTTGAATACATTGCCATCGGCGTCTACACGAATAGATGTCCCCTTGTTATGACGGAAGAACCACTGGCCGGTGTTAACCTCGTAGTAGAAGACATCTCCCGTTGGCGTCTTCAGGCCAACTCGATTAGGATAGTTAGTCTGAAATTCTTCAGGAAGAGTAAACTGTGTGTTGATCAAGTCGTGATCAACTAGTCCATACTCTGCTTGTCCATTCTGTAAGTAGACTGCTACTCTAGAGCCTATGACAGGTATGCTAATAGTTCCGTAGTTATCGCCTATCCCAAAGAAGCTACGATTCCTAGGACCTATCCACGGTAACAGGTCTACGGGGACGTCGTCGCTAAATAAACGCGGGATGACGACTCTAACTCTCTGAAGCATTTCAGGGTCATTGTTATCAACTACCTTACCGGTAAGATACCTATCGTAGCCGTCTTCCGACTGTTGACTTAGTCCTAGTACACTCATGTTGTAGCCGCCGTCATTAGTTGTGAAGCATAGTTGGAACTGGCTGTGTTAAGGGTAGTCATAGCACTGGAAGCCTGAGAGATAGCACTAGACAACGCAGACTGCGCACTAGTTACCTCAGAGGACACAGACGCTTCCGCAGAAGACGCGCTACTTACGACAGACCCAAAAGATGTGTGTAAGGAAGCAATAGTAGTGTCGGCTATAGAGTCCATAAGCCCTGTCATTTCAGTGGCCGCAGCTTCACAACTACTGGTAAGCTGAGAGGTTAGACCGTCTAGCTTAGAACTAAGGGCTTGCTTGATACCGCCTACACTGATAGCTCTATTCTGTTGTATAGCTATGGCTGACGCTGAAGCACTTAGAACACCTGCGATAGACGCACTGGCTGAAGTGGCTAACGCTACGAGGTCTACCCCAACAGGAGCTGGAGGTATACTCCCCGCGGCAACCCATGCGGTATGTGCAGCCAAATTTGCTGCTTTGGCCGCGGAAATAGACGCTAACGCTGAGGTGTTAATCGACGCCATGGATGCACTTACCGAAGAGGTTAGAGAAGTAAGAGCTGACATAGGGCCAGACACAGCGGATGCAGCAGAGGACGCCAATCCTGATAGCGTTGACTCGGCTGAGTCAACGGCACTGGAAAGACTGTCAGGAAGACCGTTAGATATAGATCCTACTAGAGATATAGCGTCCAGTACAGAGAAGTTAGATAGAGAGGGTACCTTGAACTCGATAGGTATGTTTAGTTGAGCCCCTGCGGCATCTCCAGTAGTAGCAGAAGGTACCAGGGTGTTTAGAGTACGTCTAACCAGCTCAAACTTTTCTACGTACCTTGCGTTTCTAATATAGATGGTCTTTGACGTTACTCTATAAGTACCTGAGTACGTGTCTATGCCTACCACAGTAGAATTTATTTCCTGTGGTGTATTAAACCTTACTGTACTTAACACGGATACATCCGTCATGGAGTCAGTAAGTATCTCAAGGCCGGACGTGAACAGGTTAGCAACACGCTGATTTTGGTAATAGGCTCTCTGAAATTCATCGTGCGTGTTGCCTACATCTATAGGCGCGTAAGCAACACGGCTTTGAGGAAGCTTGTCTCTTATATCGTTGTTAACCATCAGAGACCCGGATTCGTTAGCCTTAAACTGGACAGAAGTGAAGACACGGGTGTCGGCCTTCGCCATACTCTGTTCTACAGACTCGAAGCTGTACCCTCCAAGTTGGTTGAAGGCGCCTGAAGCCACAAACGGCTTGTATCCAACCACAGTAAACACGTCAGGATTAGTAAAGTCATACAGACCAAAGTCATACGCCTGGTCATCCATCTGGGAAATGTCCCGGAGGTAAAGATAACCGTCCATACTAACAGCCATAGATAGGCACGAATTGTCTGAGACGTATCCATAGCTTGTTACCCTCTTGGCAAATTTGTAGAAAGGCTCATTTCTAGGATACCATATCTGGCTATCGTTAGTGCCTTGCGCGTCTAAGGTAAGTTCTGTGGCATCGCATATCTTGGATAGCACGTCGTAGGCTGTTCCCTTAACAGGCGTTGAAGTTGAAGCAGCCCAGTAGATAGGTACATTATAGTAACCGTCTATCTTGTATACCTTACCAGCTGTAGTGGCTGTCTCATTAAAAAAGTTCAACGCGAACTCAGTAACGGTGTTGTTTGAGTTGTCGCCGGAGTTACGTGTTATGTCTACACGAATTACAATGCCATCACCTAACACAGGGTTGTCAGTAAACCAGCCTGAGGTGTCCGTTAGGCTAAGGTGAATCATAGGCACACCCAAGCGCGTGGACTCGGCCATGTGCAAAAAGTTTAGTATGTTGCCTTTGCTAAAATCGAATTCTTGATCAGCAAAGTATATGGCAACACGTACGCCGTTTTCAAGTTCGTAAGCCATTATGGTTACAAGACAGTTGATCCAAGGTTCAGACCTACGTTGCTAACAGCAGGCGCTTGCCTTAGATAAGTAAGCAGAGCTTGAGGGTCAGGTATTGCTAGTTTAACGCCGGGGACAACATCGTTAACGCTGTCGTCCAGGCCGTTATACATTAGTAGGACCCACCATAAGTACTGGCTACCTAGTTTTGCTGCGGCTAACCCTGGAAGATTGGCTTGCCATTGAGCGTCTACTACAACGTATTCTGACCGCGGTACTTCAAACCTCATGTTAGCATACTGAGCAGAGAATATATCAGGAACACCTGAAGTCTCAAGCGTGTGAAAATTTTCAATTGCGTAAACAGACATGCTACTATACTCCTGACGCGTTCTTTAATTGTGAGGTCATATAGTCCCTAAGAGTCTGATCCAGAAAAATAGACTGAAGGCTCTGAATGGTCAAGTCGAAGAAAGGCTCGAATTCTAGCTCAACGTCAATCCTCTGCATGTTACCCGTCGATGATCCGTATAGACCGCCAACTGGCTGAACCTTGTGAGTGCTAGACACGTTGCGGATTACCACGTTGTCAAAAATCATGTACCGGCCTATCTGAATAGATATCTTATTCTTGATAGCTGAGTCCAGGGTATTGAAAGCCGACGTGGAAGCAGACTCTATGGACGATATACCTGATGTTATTTGGGCCACAGTTTTGTTGTCGTTAAGGCCTCCTATCAGACTAGACACCGTGTCCTTTACGCTTGTTAGACTCGATAGGCTAGGCAAGGAAAAAGAGCTTGCAGCGTCGCTAGCACCTTGAGCGACCTTACGAACAAGACTGTTACCAGCTTGAACAGCTTTGGTAACACTAAAGCTTGGACCAGGGCTTCTAAGGATAGAACCCAGGCCATTAGGAGCCGAAGGCAGCATAAGAGTCATGAGGTCAGCGAACGGCTTTAGAACATCGTTGACCTCATTAGTCTGAGCTTGAAGTACTATAGGTAAACGAATGCTTCCGGAAGACGACCCCGACCAAAAGCGAGCAGTCAAGGCCTGAACTAGAGGCTGCATCCCAATTAGTTTTGGAATACCTCCAATCATACTAGCCTTGTTAGGCAAAGTATCAGCAAAGGGCCTGTCATATTCTGCGCTAGAGCCTAGTGTAAACTGATCAGGCAAGGCCGCCGCAACGTATATCTTTCTATCATTGCAAACTACAAAGCAAGCGTATTCTGGCAGAAGAGACTTGGTTTTGAGTATGCCTTTTAGAGTCTGGTTGGTAGACAAGTCTGGCGGCATGGTAGTAGTTGCCGCAGTGGTAGGGCTAACGGCTGCACCTATAGACGCGCCTAGCGCGTTTGCCGCCTGCGTCAGTATGCTATCTAAAGACATGGTGTTACCTTTAACTTACGGCAAGTATGCCTGATTTCGTTTTGAATATAGTCTGAGGTGGTAAAGGAGATGTGGTTAGAGAGACGGGAGGAGCTGCGTTTTGAGCGAGTCTAACAGGTGGGCTTAGAAGTTTGGACAAATCCACTTGAACAGGTCCAGAAAAATCGTTAAGGCTTAACTTAACCCCAGCGTAGTCAGCCTCGTCTACAAGTCGTCTATATAGACCAGTCTTCAGTTCTATAGAGTTGGCTGAATACTTATCAGCCCTAGCCTTGCTGATAGCCATCACTATGTCAGACGAGCTAGCACCCTCTCCGAGAGTCATTACAGACTTCTTGGCTAGAGCCGGAGTGTTTACTGCGGCGGAAAACAAGAACTCTTGGGTTCGTGGTGGCAAGCTGTCAAACTTGATTCCTTTAGCTGCAAGCGGTTTTATAACATAGGGCTTGAGAAGCTTTTCTACCAAGTAGTTCTTTTGATCTTCTATGAATGCATCGCCGTCTATGCCATTTGTTAGCTCTGCCCACTTATTAGTAAACGCGGAGCTGCCAGGCTTAAGTCCGCTAAGCTTAGCTCCATACTTGGAGCTAGCGATGTAGTCCTTAAGCGTAGTGCCCGTCATTTGAAAGGCACCGTAGCTAGCAGTGTCAATACCTCGTTTCGTAGCAACCGTATTAGTAATAAGCTTACGGTTACCATGAGCCTCAGATTGAATAGTCAAGGCTCCAGTTATAGAGGCTCCTTTGTGTGGAGCTAACGATAAGGGCTGGCTGTCTGTCGTAGCTTGCACTGCAGGCTGTTGCACAGGAGCAGAGGCGTTAAGTACTGCAGGTGATACCGAAACGGGGCCTGATGTTGGCGATGTCGCTAGTTTGGTATCGTTGTCCTTCTCTATAGTCTCGGCCATATCGTCTATAGAGTCCTTGTGCGCATGCATAAGCGCGTATACCGCAGCGCCTACAGCACCAACAACCATGGTCACAGCACCGCCCGCAAGTAGTGTAGGGTTCACGCCTAACGTCTCTGCCACGCGAGATAGCAAAGACTGTTTCTTTGGTACGTACTCATCTACCTTACCGTTATGATATTGAACAGCCTTCGCTATAAGACGCGCGTTACTGAGTCCTAACATACTATCCGCCTATAGCGCCGAGGTTGAGAGCAAAGAATGAATGGTCTTGATAAGAGAAGGTAGGTACGGAGTCTATAGATATACCGCCTAGGCCACTACCTCCAGAGTTACTAGTGAATATACTGGATGGAGCGGCAGACGTGGACTGATTTCCTGACGCTGACGGAGACCCTGTAGCACTTAGAGAAGCCTTTATGTTTGAGGCATTATCTGAGGACCCTGTTTCCATAGCGTCTTTGCCAATAGACGCTCTTTCAGACACGTTATCGCCTGCGGTAAGCCGGTTCGCTTTAGCGAGAGCAGAGCCGCCCTTCATTTGAACGTGCTGACGTTCGTTGCTACCTCTTATGCCTTCCAACCCGTACTTTTCAAGCAGGCCCGCAGACTTAAGCTTATCCACTTGAGACGGCTTGAAGTCAGCGGCTAGACCAACTTCGTGCAAGGACGTGCCTGGACGCGCGGCTCTCTTGGGATCTTTTCTATACAGCTCTGCCTGCTTTGAATACGATCGGAAAGCAGAGTTCAGGTCTAGAGGTTCACCATACATAGCCTCGTACTCTTGGGCCATGGCTAGCAATCGGTGCTGCATTGCGGGATGCAGTTTATCTACATTTATGTCAGGGCTGGTCGGCCTAAACAGTTTGCCTAAAGCACTCTTTACTGTTTTGTAAGCGCTACCCGCCCCTTCCAAGACATAGTCGGTTGCACTCGATACGGCACTACCTATACCTGAAGACAGGGACGATACGTTAGCAGCTATAGCGGGGTAGTCTCCGTTAGCTGCGGCCACTGCACTACTTATTGCGTGCGATGCTGCGCCGGTCGCTGTAGTAGTTACGTCTTCCGCGTAGTTAACTGCGGCCTTAGCGCCTGAAGCAATAGCTTTTTCGGCCTTTACCGCAGTTCCCTTTAACTTTGCTAGCAAGGCTTCCTTATCAGGGAACTTCTGAAACTGTTCGTATGCAAATATAGAGGCTTCTATAAGCACGTATATAGCGAGGCCTCCTGCGCCGCCTACGGCTATAGCTATACCTGCGTTCAATATCATCTTGACCAGGCTAGCCGTGGAAGGTGATAGACCTAGCGAGGACGCTACCGTGTCCACCAGCATGTCAACAAGAACGCCAAACACGACACCAGTAACACCAGCAGATATGAGTTTTCTAAGACCTGTCAGTGCAGTAGCGGGGTTTACCTTAGCGAACAAGCCTTTGACAAGATTCAGAAATCCCGACTTGCTAGGGGCAGCCGTGAGAAATTGAAATACACTGCGGCCAGCCTTCTGCATGAGTTCCATAGCCTCACCAGGTGCTGATCTGATAGTAGAGAGAACACTACCCCAAGCCTTACTAGACTTAGACAAAGCGGATTCAATGAGGTCTTCCGCTGCATTCTTTGCAGAGGTTACCCAAGACTTAAACGTACCTACGGGGTTGGTAATCAGATTCTTTGCTCCTCTATATAGAGAGCTAGCCCCATTGGACGCCGCTTCGGCTGCACTGGCAACTGCATTCTTTACTCCGGGTGCAACCTTACCAAGCAGGCGGCCTATAACATTACCTAGGCCTGATATGGCCGCTGGTATAGCTGCTGCTAAAAGAGGCAGGCCTAAGCCAAGCTTTTCTAACAGGCCTGAAGTCTCTTCCTCTTTCTTGTCTTTGCGCCCTCTACCTATTGACTGCGCTATCTTTTCTAGGGCACTTACTTCACGATTAGCCAGCTGCCCTTGCGCTTGGTCCTCCAGAGTTCCACTAGCAGCCTTTGCTGTAGGGTTAAGCGTTAGCTTTTCAGCTTCGGACTGGGCTATCTTGAACTTGAGTTCATCCAGATCGTCCCTACGCTTGCGTTCCTTATCAACGAAGTTACTGACAGCCGTTATGCCTGTCTTGCGCTTTATGTTTGACCATTTCTCTCTTGCTCTATCTTTGATGTTTCCTATCAAAGGATCTACCGCATACCTGCGGAGAAGACCACGCGACAACATTTGTTGTTGTTTGCGGAGGTCGTTAAGTTCGTTTTGAAGACGAAACTCCGGGTCGTTGTCTTCCCTGTGTGACTTAATAAGTTTAGCCTGTTCGTCTCTGTACTCTTTGCTGCGAAGCTTACGCGTACGTTGGAAGTGATCCTCGTAAGACTTGGACAGCGCTTTAGCTTGCGCTTTGAGACCGTCTACAAACTCTTCCTTCAAGTCCTTCAGCTTTTCGTCAAGAGACTCCTTCTTGTCTCCAAGCTTTTCCTGTAGAGCGTCTATACGATCAAAGACCTTAGCCTGAAACTCGTCTTCAACGGCTCTACGTTTTACGTCATCGTCTCCGACAGCCTTTAAAGCCTTTACAAGCTCCGCGTTGGCCTTACGTTGCATTGCGTTGACTTTATCCGATCGAGACTCAACGCTTTTACGCATGTTCTCGATGGACTTAGTGATGGCTGAAGGCTTACCCCCAGTCATTTCAGAAAAGAGGGCAGCCGTGTCTTTAGCCAGGTGTTTAGCAAGGTCACCAGCAGGAATGGAACCTTGTGAACTAAGGTCTTTCGTTACTTGTTTCCAACGAGCTTTTGCTTTAGACTGGTTAGCAGCATGGACGCCGCCTTTTCTGTTCTTAGCCATGATTGTTACCTTCGTGGTCCGGTATTACCTTGGGCTTCTAACCGCGCTCTTTCGTTCTGTGCTTCCCCAGCCAAATACATTATAGTCAGCATGGTATCATCAGGACTTATTTGAACGTTTAGATACTGGGCTATAAGGCGACGAGCAACAAACATATAGTTGTCGTCTACCTTATCAAAGAAAGGAGTGTGCGGAGATAGACACTTCTGTCCTGATCTCCGCACCACACCCCGGGCATTTAACTTTGATGGATTCTTCAACACCGTAGTCACTAACGGCATCTGCAAATTTCTGAATCTCTTCAATGGCATCTAGGTTAAGTTCATTGTACACCGCCATGCGATCAACGTAGGACAGCACCTTACCTTTAACTGTGCCTATGTAGCCTGCGAGGTTGGCTGCATCTTCTACTTCCTCGTAGTCAGGGCGCTCAGGGTCCATAAACTCACTGTAGTTCACAACGTCACTCATAAGGACAGGAGTTAGCGTAATGCCTAGTGCCTTTAAAGCAGGAAACTCTAGGTGAGCATACTTGTCCTTATCAAACGCCTTTTCCTCAAGCACTGTGCTATTAATGGTGTGAAGACTTCGCACACTTTTCTCGTCAAGCCACTTGGACTCAGGATACTTCTGGTCTTCCTTAGCTCTCTTGGAATCTAGTATGCGGTCTGCGTGCTCGGCGTTAGTACAGACGGCCAAGTGGTTCATTGACTTGTTAGGGTAAGAGCCAAGGCGCAGCCAATACATGACGTAGTAGAAGTCCTTCAGAGTCAGGTCAAACGCAGATATGTTATCACCAAGCAGACTGGATATAGCCTCTACTGTATACCGCAAGGACTTTTCTTTTGAAGCGCGTGTAAACTTGCCTTGGGCCCGTCCGTTAACCAGTTTTACTGACAACGTTTTGAAGGAGTAAAACACAAAACCGCTTGGAAGTTGGATAGTAAAGTAGTCCGGCGATTCTTCCGCAGAAGTCCGTAATTTGGTGAATTCTGCGTCTTTCAGTGTATTTGCACAATTCGACGATTTTGGCACCGTTTGACTGTCCCTAGAAGGCTCTGGGGATAGTGCTTTACCTGCTTTAGTCGGGAACGGCATTGATACTGTTTCGGGGGTTTGATTGTCGTCAGATGTTGCCATGTTCAATCCTCATAGGGAGTGGCGGTTGATACAGCATACCACTTGCGTTAAACAACGTCAAGGAGGGTATGAGTTTTCAGATAATATTGAAACCCGTGTCAGAGCCAAATATACCTGATATAGCAGACGACACGCCGCTGGTTAGGGCTGTCGTCAAGTTAGCGATACCTGCATTAAGACCTGTCGTCAAAATGGAATTGAGAGAGGACTTAGCCGCAGTGAAGTCGCTATCGTAGTTCATGTAAAAGTCATCAACGCTCAGGGTCAGCGAAGTCTCTAACGGAGTGTCGGACGAATCCAAGTTATACCCATTCCAGTTAGTTACCGTGCATCCTACTAGCCTGAAGTCAACTATGATGCTCCGAGTTGCGTCGATGACAAAAATCTGGATGTCTTTCTTGTACGCTTTAGGTAAGTTCCAGAAGCCGTCTTGCCTATATGCAGATCGAGCCCACGTATTAGCGAAGTTAAATCCTAGACCGTTAACGTCGCTGTAGATTTTTATATCTGCGGTTTGAACGTCATACTTGGTAGCATACTTACGCACACGACCATTCATGAAAACTTCTTCAGTGGTTATACTCACAGCCGGGGTTGTTATGCCGTCTATGTATTCCCAAGGTAGCTGTGCCGACGTGGATACTGTGGGGTCAAGTATTAGGCCTATCCAGTCGAAAGACAGTGAGGGGTCTGGTCTACTAGATATAGCTTTGATGAAGTCTTGGTGCGCTAACGACTGGCCCTCTTTACGAGCTAGTGACGTAGTGGTTGATACCTTGTTTATAAAGTCGTTGATGCTTTTGATGGGAGGGCCAAGAACACCTTTGGTAAGTGCGTTAGTGACTTGATTAACAGCACTTGTGACATCAAAACTACCTAAGTCAAAGTTGGACATGCGGGTAACTCCAAAACGATAAGAGGGGCACGAGGCCCCTCTTGTTAAGCTGCCCCAGCAACAAACTCTTGAGTGTAATCATAGCTGAAGGTAATGTCATAACGAATGATTTCGTCCGACTGATCAGCAGCAGGTTCGCTAAGTTGTGTAGGCCAAATATTCACAAGCTTAATAGTACGTTGGACATTGTTCGAGTCATCCAAAAGAACCAATTCAGCGGGCACAGCATACTGAGACTTATACGCACCAGTGTTGTTGTCCCAGCTACGAACCAATTCGAACCAGTTCCATATAGAGTCACGCGTGTTGTTTTGACGGTCTTCAACAATGGTAACATTCCAGGTACCTTGCCACGTACGGCGACCTGAAAAGTGAACCGCCATCCCGTGAGCCTCTAGCTTAATCTGAGCTACAGATGAACCAGGGATGGTTGTTGAGATGGCTTTGTAGGTAAGCTGACGGGAGTCATTGACCCCCGGAATGTTTGGAATAGAAATCTCCCAATTGAAAGATTTCTGAGGATCCAAAACACTAAACAGATTTTGAAGTGTTGTAGTACCCATATCAGTTCCTGGTTATTTAGACACCACGGCACGAGAGCTTGTTGCACTCATGTCGTCTATGCGGTCTAAGATTCTTTTACCAACGCGTTTAACGTCTGCAAGAGTAGACGATACGCATTGGGCGCCTGGACAATTCCCTGGTTGCGTAACAGGGCTTGTGGCCACGCTAGCAACAACTTGAATTTTCTTCTCCGCTCTATGACGGCGGGACAACAGTATTAGGGAAGACATGATGGTTTGTCCTAGGCTATTAGAGTGTCAAGTTAGCGATATCTTGTTCCGTCACGTTCAACCCCTGCTTACCTATCAGCAAGCTAAGGTTAATCTGACGAGTGGCCAAGATAGGCACGATGTAAACAGCAACAGCAGTTATACCTGAATTGGTAAGGATAGCGGGGTTGTTTACAGCAGACACTACAACGGTAGACGAAGTTATACCTCGTGCACCTTCCACGTAAGACAAGTAGTCTTCAAGACCGTACTTGATTTGTTTGCGAAGCAAGTCGTCACCAGGCTCTTGCAACGAGTACAAAAGGAAGTTATACATGCTTCGTTTGATAACGTTGCACAGCACACGTACGTTCAAGAACTGCAACGAGCTAGCCTTAGCATACAAGGTTGACTGTTCCCATAGCGGAATGCCTTGACCTACAAACTTGCGCATGTAGTTGACTTGATTCTGATACAGGTACGTAGAGTCACCGTCGTCATACGTGTTACGCACGTCAAGCGCGTTAACGAGACCTCGGTTAAGACCTGCCATGGAGAACCAAGGTTGACCTACTCGGGTAGTACGGGCCATAAGGGCCGCCATAGCACCGGATGGTGGTATGTACAAAGTCTTACCGTTGTCTGGATCTGACTCTAGGAGGTCTGAGCAGAATAGAGCAGCGAAAGACGAGTTCAGGTTCAACTGAAGGTTACGGAAGTCGACAGCCTCTTGTGCTGTTTGGCTAGACGAAGGTACGTCCAAGAATGCAACAGAGTCAAAGCGAGTGCGTACAATCTGTTCCATGTTCTGTTGAACTGCAACAGAACCGCGACCTGCGTTGATAAGGACATCCAGCACGTAGTTTTGCTTATCGGAAAACACGTTCCAGGCTGCGTTCACGTTAGCATCAGTAGGTGCACTACCTGCTGTACCAGTACCTAACAATGCAGGTCCCGCGGAGTAGACACGAGGCAAAGTAACAATAGCGGGGATGTGTGACTTACAACGAATGTACTGCGAGAACGAGTTAACGCGCTGGGCAGTTTCCATCTGCAAGCCCATTTCGTCTACTTGCTCTGTCATGGAGCAGTCAAACGTTTCGACAGGGTTCTGTGTATCGAAAGTCAAGTCGTAAACGTCCAGGCTAAACAACACAGAAGCTGGAGGCAGTTGACTAACATTAGTGAAGGGCGCAGCTGACCCTACTGTGTACAGGCCGTCGTCCAGCAATGTCGTCGTAGCAGCTCCGACAGTTGTCAAGTACTTGAGGTTAGTAGACAACCTACCGAACACCTTATAAGCTGTAGCACCTTGAACGGGATTCCAGCTAATAGTCACCGTGTTTGTGTTTGTGCCTGAAGTGACGACAATCTGCACAGGAGTAGCGGATAGAGAGTCACCGTTAGGACCTACAGCGCAAACCGTGTATTCGTAAGTGCCTGCAGACAGGGTGCCGCCAGTGGACGAAGACAACGTAGCGAGACCTGAAGGTGCCGCCAAGTTTTGACTGCGCAGACCAAGTTTAATATTCGAGCTAGAACTACCGGGACCCCGTTTGTAGTAGAACAGGTAAAGAGGCGTGGAGCCAGCAGGGTATGTAGTTCCCCAAGTCACGAAGGTAGTAGGGTCGAACATGGTAGCCTGGTCGATGACCGTGTTACCTGTGTTATCGACGTACACGCGTGCGCAACCATATAAGGAGTCAATGTTGACAGCTCTAATTGCCCAGAGTGTATTACCTTCAGCGAAGTAGTCCTTAGCGCAATAGCCGTCATAGCTAACCAAGGAATTCAGGTTACCGAAGTCAGCTTTGTAGTTATCAAAACTAGAATAAAGGGTAGGTCCGATTGGGCCCTGAGACGACACAGCGACGATGGCAGCAGTTACGTTGGAGTTTTGCGCCAACGTAGTAGACAGATCGATTTCGTTGATACGGACGTCAGAGCCTTGGCGCGATAGAGCTGCCATGTGTGTATCTCCAGTTAGTTAAGGCGTAGTAGTGCTAGGAGCAGGGGTATCTACTGTTTGAGCAACTGAGGCTGGCGTATCGGCAGGTGCGTCAGAAACGACCTTGAAGCCAGGATTGCGAAACAGGAAAGTAGAGTCTGGCACGAAGCCGTCAGGCAGCTTAGGCTTACCACTAGGCTGAACAAATACTTCACGCTTTTCGCCTGTGTCACTATTGACGATAGGTACAGCGTGAGCGTGAGCTGTAAGGTTGACAATACGATTGGACATTTTTTGATTCCTTGTTAGCTCTGTTTGATCATGATACATAAGGCGTGAAACTCTTCTCCAGACAGCCCTAGCTTCTTAAGCAACGCTATTTTCTTTGCTGGATCCTCAGATATTGCTTTACCGGCGTCCCTAACCTTCTGAATACCTAAGTGTTCTTGTTCAGAAGCGTAGTCCTCAGCGAACTGCTTGTAGGTCAACTTTCGCAAAGGCGTGAGTGCTGCCTCTGCTGAATAGTAGCCACCTGGACCACCTTTTCCTTTAAAGGCTCTACCAGCTTCGTTAAGACCATCTTCTAAAAATTCTCTATTCTCTTCTATAGCCTCAGAAAACCATTTAGTGGCATACACAATGTCACCACCTTTAGACTTTACGGTGACTAGAAAAGTTTTTAGTAGAGCTTTAGATTCTTTGTCATAAGCGGTTAGTTCCTTCTTAACCTCAGCACTGCTACTAGGCCTACGGATAAGGCCCCGCCCCATGCCAGGGCCACCAGCAGCACTTTCTAAGAGCCGGCTAGCAATTTCATTAAGGTGAGACATAACTTGTCCTTGTTTAGGAGTTAAGGTGAACGTGAAAGTTAGTTTGCCTATAGGCGCAATTGGCATTTTGTAAGTCAACGTGTGCGGCTTACGCAGAAGGTGTTCAAGCTCTGCAACTTCGTCAGGCATATCGCTCCAGCCTGCACGTCTGTCACCTTCACCTTTTTCGTACATGGACTGAAGAAGAGTAAACAACGCTTCAGGCGTAATGGACTTCACACTTTCACGCAGGTTACCTTTGTTATATACTTGAAAGGTTACGTCCATACCTATCCTTGAATCAGAGTTACTTGAATAGGCAAAGTGCCGTTGTTCGTAAACACGACACTAGTAACTGCGTCATCAAGTAATAGAACCTGTTTGATAAAAGTGAGATACGTCATTGAGGACCGTACAGGAGACGTTAAAGCACCCAGAGTGACGCTAGCCTGCACGGTACCTGTTGTTTCTACCAAAAGCACACTAGTAGGAATGTCGGGTGTAAAGGTAAAGGTAGCACCTGCGGCCAACGTCTTTACTTTTACGTCTACAGATCCGTCCGGCGTCTGGTAATTGTGAGTGAACGCAGACAGAGACCTCCGAATGTTGTTATTGGCAACAAACACTCCGAGGTTAAACAGTAGAGCCCTATTCTGAATTTGAGACATTCTGTTTCCTCAGTTAGTTGAATTCGATACAGAGGCTGTGGGGTCTGGAGGTGTTACGTCTGTCTCAGGTGAGGACAGAGACCAGAACACGGAGCCATCCGGTAGAGTAAAGTTAGCTTCGATGCTAGTTGTCACCTGTTGTTCTATTAGAGTCGAGCTACTTATGTACCCTTGTATAACTAGTGTTTGGCTTAAGGTATACTCCGAGGGACCTTCAAGCTCTGCTTCCCTCAAAGGGATCTGAATCTGAGCGTCTGGCCTACAGCTTATAGCAAACGTGGCTCGACCATAGACAACATCGAAGTTAAGGAAGCCTTTGTGTCTAGAGAACAACCAGAGCCTAGCAAACTTCAATACTTCTTTATAGTCATTCGTAACGTACTCGACCGTCACTGTAAAGTCTACGGGGATGTACTCGACCCGAAACGATCTCCGATTGTCGGAAGACGGTACAACGTTGGCGATACCTCGTACTGCCGTCGCCTTTAAGTTAGCTCTATCTGGAGACTCGGCCAATGTACCGCAGTACATGAATATATAGGGGTACGTTACGTTTAATTCTGAGGCCTCTTGTGAAGGAGACCCGAACAACTGCTGAAGTGTCTTGGTCTTGTCTGTTGAGGTGACCCAAGCAGACTTAGCTTCAAATACCTTCAGCATTTGCTTTTGAAGACCAGCAAAGATGAACTTCTCAACAGGATCGAGGGTGAGGTTGAGACCTGATTTTGCGGCTTCAGTACTGTTGGAGAAGTTCGAGGTTGTCATTTAGTCGTCAACTAAGGCTATGACAACAATGTTGTTGCCCTTGGAGAAGGTAAACAGTACATCGCTGTAGGCTTTAAAGGTGAAACCAGCAAAACTAGGGAGTTTAGGTAACAAGCCTAAGAAGTCGTAGAGGTCATTTATGTTTTTATAAGGCTTTACTGCACCAGAATATACAAAGCCTCCACTATCTCTATGGTTACTAGAGTAGCCGCTTATAGCACCGTCAGCGGTCTTATACAGTTTTTCTAATTCAGGGCTCGGGTTACTGTCTTCTAAAAAATCGTGAAGGTCGTCGTCGTTAAGATATTTTATAGAGCCTGTTATAAGATATACGCCTGATTCCCAAAGTTTAAGCTTTCGCCCTCTAACTTCAGTAATAACACTAGGTGGGTGTGCAGAGGTAACTTGCAAGCGTTTAGCAATCTCTTGAATGTGTGACATGGTAGTTCCTGATTGACCAAAAGAAAAGGGCTAGGGCCGGAGTTGGCACCTAGCCCTTTAGCTTTGGCGAGTTGTTAGACCTGGAAGATCAACCTTGACGGGACAGATTAGCAAGAGCGCGAGTGAAGCGGGCAGCTGCAACAGCTTCCTGTTCTTCACCTTCGTCTTCATGCTCGTCTTCATCACCGTCGATGGCGTCAGCTTCCTGAACAACGCGAGTCATCAACTCGTTTTCTTCAGGCTCGATACCGAAGTCTTCGTTTTGAACGTCAAGCACGTCAGAAGGAGCAGCGTCAGCCGTCTCAGACCAAGGCCAAGCGGCAGCCTTTGTAGGCTTAGCTGGCTTTGTAGCAGGCTTAGCTGTAGTAGCCTTTGCGACGCGGGTTGCTATGTTAGAGGCCAGAGCTTTCTGATTATACAGATTCACCAGCTTCGATGCTTCTGCCATAGACTTGTCCGAGGCAGCTTGAACAAAAAGCTTCGCAGCTTCATTAGATTTGCCTTGACGATGCAGGGCAGCGGCCATGACAAGAGTGTCAAGAGCGCGATTATACTTTGCCATGTCGATTCCTTTGTGGGGTTGGTTCAATAAATTAGAGCTAGTGCCCTAGTGTAAGACGTTCATTAGAACTTTGCGAGTTGGATTCACTATCGTATGAACCCCGTCAGGAGCAGATACCACAACCACGTAGTCTGCACCATTTCTTTCGCACCAGCGGCTAAGCTAGTTTCAGCCACCTTCAAACATTCGCAAGGTATCGTCTTACACTAGGGCACTTGGCCCTAGTCCGTATAGTTTATGTACTCACTGTCTAACAGCAAGTGCAACTGAACGGGAATTCGCCACAGTCATCGACAACGATTCCGACAGCAACCAACCACGACCCATGATCTTTTCAGTAGTTGGGTTGATAGGAGCACTGTCAACACCACCACGATCAGAGTAAGCACCGTGTTGCAGAGGATCCGACACGCAAGCGAATTCACCTTGGTTCAGAACCTTGTGTTCTGGGTGACGATAAGCTTCCGAGATCAGAGTCATCCCGTACAGCACAGCGAGTTCACCAGTCATCACCAGTTCGTGACGAGCGACAGGTTCAATAGCTTGGATGAAGTCGCTGTCACCAACGATGTCGATAAACAGGTCAGAAGCCATCAGACAGTAAGGAACCTTCAGACCCCACTTAGCAACTTGCTGGCGCACGCTCATCAGGGAGTAAGGCGACAAGGTACCAGCGATGACCGACTTGTTGTTGTCGATACCGATAGTGTTTTGTGCCAGTTGGTACCACAGGCGGTCTTCCGACACCATGATGGCTTCCAGTGCTTCGACGTACTTTTCTTCCAGCACGTCGCTGTTGCTTTGGTTGATTTCGTTCTGGGGCACGTACACGCGTGTTGCCAGTTGGAATTCAGGAGGGGTCAGCCATTTGTCAGTCACGACTTGGGTTTCAAGACGCGATGGGCCTGTGATGAAAGAGGCAGTAACGTTCTTCTTACGAACTGCGAAACGAGGGATGTCACCTTGCTTCAGTTCGATACGGTTCAGGAAGCGACGGCTGAAACCCTTACGGTTTGAAGTCATATAGATTTCTTCGGCGATGCGTTCACCAAGAACACGGTGAGACATGTCGTTGCCAAAAGCAGCAGTCAACAGTTCCTTGTTCACAGCGGCGCGTTCGTCACGAGCGCGTTGGTCGTCTTCCGTAACGATCAGACCGTTAGACGCTGCTTCCATCAGACGCATGGACGATTTCAGCAGGTCTTTCTTATCGTTGGCGTTGATTTCGCCATTCGAACCAACGACACGAGTGTTGGAACCTTGGAATTTGAAGTCAGTCGCCACGGTAGCGTGACGTTGAGCGCGAATTGCAGAAGTCATGAGTGTTTCCTTGAGGGTGTGTTACTGGCGGGGTAGTTTTGTAGTTATCTACCCCACCAAGCTAGATTACAGGGAGAAGTCCAAGCCGAGGTACGGATAATCGCCAGTAGGTACGGCGCGAATTTTGGCATTGATCTGCACGCCGGAGCCTGTTTGGTCCTGCAGCTTGCCGCCAGCACCCAGCTTCACAGCGGTAGCAGCGCGCCAGTTTTTCGAAGTGTCGATCTGGTCATGATAGATGGTGCCCGATTGGCTAACACCCACTTGACCCAGCGACAGACCAGCGTAGTTGCCTGGCTGAATGTCACCTTGCAGAGCGCGAGCTTGCGTAACGGTCAGAGCGTACACATAAGTGAAGATCACTTCATGGTTGGCAGAACCAGTAGCAGTCACGTTACCGTATGCATCGATGGTGTAGCCTGTAGTCACAACGACAGGAGCACCAGCAGTCACGTCGTACACAAACAGCGTGCCGGAGACAGGGACGAAGGCCAACGAGTAAGTACCCGAAGCACCCAGAGTAACGTCTTCAACCTTGATAGCTGTTTGTTGCAGGAAAGCAGCAGCCGAAGTTTGAGCGTTAACGAAACCAGCGAATTGTTCGCCAGCGGCACCAGCAGAAGGTTGCACGCCAGCGATACCGTTGACCAGAGTGTAGACCAGCGATTGACCGTCAGCGACGATAGTGCTGGAAGCGCCAGCCGCCAGAGGCAGCTCAGTGCTACGGGTAGACGAAGACAGAGGTTGATAGATCATGGGAATACCTTTTTCAGTTAATTAGACGCCAAGATTGAGACGAGCTGTACCATTCAGGATGGCATGAGCACGGTCATAGGTGCTAGCAGATACACGGGTTGAAGATGGACGCAGCAGAGCAGCAGTCACTGTGGCAGGACGAGACAAACGAGCTTGAACGTCTTCCACTTCGGAATAGTCGTTCATTGGCATGTCGTCAACGTTAGAACCAGTGGCGATGTCAAACGCAGGGTCGATACCGTCAGTCATATCAAGAGCGGCAGCAAAGGTCTTGCGATTTTCTGCGCCGAGAGCCTGAATGGAGTTTGCGATTTCGACAAGCGACTTGGTATATTCAACACCGTAAGTCTTGAACAACGAAGCCGATACCACTTGAGGATTGCTTACACCCAGATGAGCCAGTTCCTTTTCGAAAGCAGTCTTCATCGGATTGGGTTTATCGCGCCAGAAGTTACGGGCAAGACCTGCGGCGGCAAGAGCCAGGCATTCAGCAGTTTCTGATTCACGCTGGGCCGAAGCCTTTGCGATTTCAGCAACCTTAGCTTGTACCTTCTTGTCAGTAACGATTTTGCTGGACGACTTAATGCGAATCAGCTTGAATCCCATAGAGGCCAGACCTTTGCGCAGACCTGCTTGTTCAGCCTGGCGAATTATAGCAGAAGCCATCACGTCAGAGTGCAACAGATCGGCATTCTTGCCTGCGTCTTTAGGAGACAATGTGGCGATAGTGACAGTGCCTTTCATAGCTACCAGCTTGGAGCCAGCAGAAACAAAAGCAACTTGAGCACATGTATCGTCCATGTCAAGGTTGTCCATCAAAGCATCAGCCGTTTCGTCATCAGCAGAAGGATCAAACATTTCGCCGTCGTCTTCTTCAGTAAACTCTTCCGAAGAGTGAACTTCTTCCTTGCCTTCCAGCAGGGACAGATCGTCAGCGGCTGTTTCGCCTTCTTTGATTTCGTCAGGACCAAAATCCCACGAAGATGTTTCCACTTCGTCAAGGCCGATGTCGTCGTCAGCAGGCGCAGAAAAATCAAAGCTTTCTGCGTCAGCCTTTTCAACGTCAATACCTTTGGGGTTATCAACGCCAGAGTCGTCAGCAGGTTCAGGTTCACGAAGCTCAGGCTCAGTAGTGCCGTTTTTCAGCACAGCCGGCAGTGGCTCTTCAGTAGTTGCTTCCGTTTTCTTGACGGGAAGATCATGTTCGAAAGGCTCATCGACAGGCGTGTCGATTTTGAACGATTCGATGTCAGGAACACCTAGTGGTTTCTGAGAAACGTTAGGCGAATCCAACTTAGGAACATCCAGTGCAGGTGGAGCTTCAGCGGCTGCTACCATATCGTGCCCGCAGTTGATGCAGTGAACGTGATTAGAAGCGGCTGCAAGTACTGGTTTACTCAGAATGTTTGCAGACGAACACTTACCACAACGCACCGACACCAAAGTGGTCTTGTCGATTTCAGTCTTCACAGCAGAGCCCGTAGCTTTGACATGGTGTGAGCCGCACGTAACGCAAAAAGGTTGAGGCGTTTCGGCGCTTGCTTTCACCATTGTGCCGCAGTCACCGCAAGTGTGTTCAGCGTAAGACGCCTTCAACACTGCGCTTTTCTTTGGCACACTACGATCCGTTGCGGCGAAAACGAAAATCGAGCCAGCAGCTTTGATAGCCGATGCTCGTTCTTTCAGTTTTGTTGCCATGTCAGAGATCCTTGGAGGTTGAAAAATATGTGTTTAAGCACAAAATTAAAATGTGATATGCGTGATTTATTTGAGAACAGCCTGACTTTCGAGTAAAGAGGAAGTCCACTATAAGAAAATCAGGACTATGTTTTGGTTAGCTCACAATAGAGCCTTTATCTCGTCTACCGTAGTGGCCGCTTTAGCCTTTTCAATTAGCTGCATTACTTCCAACACACGACCTCTAGTGTGGTAGTAGGCTATATTGGGTAGGTTGTTTACACTAGGCTGTAGGTTACTTAGTTGTAGCCTTAACCTAACAAGCTTTAGACCAAGGTGACTTATCAACTCGGACTTAATGGCTTGATATTGAACAAGGTCTTCATCGATTGCCATTAGTTTTCCTATCAATAGAGGGAGTCAGACCAAGAATCAAGCTGGACAGTAGTATTGTTAGCACCAGGGTACAACATAAAACCGGGGTAGTTGCCTGTTGGCGGCGACGAGTCAGACGCGGTGTAGGTAGGTGTCGTACCACTTGAGAACACAGTAGCACCTGTTGCCACATAAACGTTTATTGTCCCCGCAGTGGAATCATACTTTAGAGCCGCTTTAATAGAAGTGGTCGAGATGTTTATCCCATGGTTACCCTGTGTAACAAAACTACCGGCTTTGGTAAGCTGCCAGTTTGTTGCACCCAAAACAATAGCGTACCCCGTGCTACCAAAAATATATAGGTAAACGGTGTTACCGGCAGAGCCAGAGAAGCCTACGCCCCCAGCTACCACTCCACAACTTGCTTGCGTCGCACCTTGTCCGTTTTCGTATTGAACAACAACGGAGTTAAAACCGGCAGCCGAGGTTGTTTCCAGTGTACCTGTACCACTTGTTTGATAACTACCTGGAGTAGACTCAATTAGCTTTGAACTCAAAGTAGGTAGTAACGCGCCAGAAGCCTCATTCCATTGGAATATCCCGTTGGAGTCAGGTTCAAGTGCAGGTGCGGCCGCGATGGATGCGCTAGCGGTAGAGGTAGCTGTGTTATATCTACCAGACGAATCATATACAGAAGCATGAATGGTAAATGTATGACCTTGATCCCCAAGGACGAAGGTATAGCTAGTTCCTGTAGCTACGTTCACACCGTCGTCCCGGATAAGACTATAGCTTTCGCCTGATAGAGAAGTAGACCAAGTATCCGAACCCCAAGTTGCGGTGCCTGTTACATAGAAGTGCGAGCCTGTCAAGAAAACAGGTGGGGAGGTATTGGTAGGTGCACCGGAAGCGGCTGTTACGTTGTGAGATGCTGAGTTTATCGTAGCTGTCTTAAGTGACGTAGGGTTCTGAGCTAGAACGGCTATAGCTATAGTTCCTCCACCTGCGCTGTTAGGAATAACGAAAGAGGTACCAGTCACCGCCGTCTGAGCTACCCCGTTAACTAGAGGAGTAACTGTAAACGTGTAGCTAGGGTCGTCCCATGTACCTGTTGTGAAGTTTACCGTACCTCCTGCTACGAAAGACCCCGATAAAGTGGGTAGCACGGTGTTGACTGGTGCGATATAGCCGTAAGGAACATAGACAGAGGAATCATCACACACTAGACCACGAAGAATGGCATCGTTGTGAAGGCTACCAGTAAGGCTGTAAAAAGGTGACGTGCTGTGTAGGCGTAGATCGAGATTCGGAATATCGTAGAAGCCAGGGTCAGTTACGTTGTCAGCAGCAAGACCCCCCAAGCCTACACCTGTGAAAGGTACACCGTTAGCCAAGTCACCGTCCGCTACGGAAGCATATGAGTTTTCGTATGTACCGTTAATCCAGTTCTGTGACCAGTTGGCATACCCTTGGCAGTAGAACAAGGCGAAGTTCGTTGGTGTTCCACCTGCGGTTGCTGTTGTATAGAAAAGATTATTTATAACGTATGTGGTTACAGGACCTGCATAACCTCCTGTAGACGTACCGTCAGTAAGAACGGCAGACGCGTCGAGCAAGTTAAACAAGGGCATGTAAGGAGCCTGAGCCGTGCTGGTGTTGTTCAGCATTATGTTGTTGTAGTAATGGAACGACCCAAATCGATACTGGGTATTGCCTTGGAAAGGACCATCACCTACAGATATGTGGTCTTCATTACCGTTGTAGTAATTCAGACGATCAATGACAAACGTATTACCATAGATAAACAACTTGGATATAAGCTTTTCACCCCAAGCGTCTACCTGTGAAGCTTCAAACAACGGGTTGTTTTCTGGCTCCATGATCCATATGTTGTTAGTGCCATTTCGAATGAAGTTATACCTGAGTATAGTTCCACAGTCTCGGGTCTTTATGTTGTTGGCATCGCCTGTGTCTACAGGAGAGTCCAAGTAGTTGTATTCGAATATAGCGCCTAGAGCTTCGTTGTATATATTGTGTTGACCAGCACGCCCACCGTCCAAATAAGGAACGCCACACAGGTCTATGTAATTGAACCTGTAGTGGGTGCCAAAGTCTTCCCGCGTGGAATCATTCTGCGAGTTGAAGTTGATGGAACGACTGAAGATGCCCCATCCACAATTGGTGATTCTGCAATAGTCCACGTGCATACGGTACGTACCGTACTGTGCTATGCCTGAAGCACCTAGTATCCAGGCCGAGGGTGAACTCTGGCCCGTAAGCGTTATCTGGCCCTGACCAACTTTTGCGTTTTGGATCTGTATCTTGGTTATCCATATCCATCCAGCCTTATAGTTGGACGGACGTGAGTAAGGAAAGTTGACAAAAGGAGGTGCGCCATAAGTAGGCGTTCCCACTTGAATCATCGCAGCACCGTCGGTGGAGGAACTAAGACCAGAATTCGGTGGAGGGCTAGTGGCCAACGTACCGTCAAGAATAGGCAACTGACCCAAGGGGCCAGGTACACCTTCAAACTTGATCCAGCGATTTGGTTCCCCCTGGCACGGAATAAAGATTGACTCGCTGTAAGGGGTTGAACGCCAGTACAGCTTGACAGTGTCCCCAGGCAGAAGATTCATGATAGGTACGTCATGCAGGCTCGAATATGCTTTACCAGGGCCTACCTCATAAACCGTCCCAGCATAAGCTGAAGTCATTCCGTTCTGATTAGGCAACGGATGCTCGTAACTCCAAGGCTTATAGTTTACAAAGGGGTCCAACGTATAGTCCACAACGGTGCGCTGTGTCGCTGGACCTATCTCTATAGGATATGTACGAATCTGCAGAGGCACTGTAGAAGAAGGGTACGTAAGCTGCAAACTTATGCAATACCAAGTGTCTGCGGTTGTAGTGGTATACGTAGTACCTGTAGCCCCAGGAATGGCGTGCCCCTGGCGCATCCATTGCAAGGCCGGCGCACCCGTTGCTCCAGTAACGGTACCTGCCACATATGTTAGAACGTCACCTGCGTTGCCTGTACCCGTTATACTAGGGCGCTTTACTAGCTTGGCCGCACTTATGCCTTGAGGAATAGCAACAGTCAGCCCAAGGGTACCCGTTACTGTCTCGGTTCCGTTAGTTACCGAATACGTTACTATAGGCACAGGACCATAGTAGCCAGAAACAGGAGTAAACGTGTAGCTCATGTTAGAGCCCATCGTTATGGTACCTACGCCTGTAATAGTAGCCGTAGCGCCGGCAGTAAACGTACCAGTGACCCCAGCTACCGTAAATTGCGTCAAGGTCACAGTAAGAGGAGATAGTTCTGTGATGGAACTTGCAACACTACCAGTCACTGGGGTATTATATTGAACACCACCATTGGTAGGCGTTATAGTTGGGGCTATTGCACTGCCCTGAATGTTTACCGTAAGTGTTCCAGGAACCTGAGCGCCCTGACCATCAGTAATAAGATAGGTGAAAGTATCCGTTACGTTTTGACCAGCAAGCAAAGCCCAGGCGCCTGCTCCTGCCACGTAGGTCCAGCTACCATTGGCATTAATGGTCATGGTACCGTACAGCGTGGTGAATGGTGTACCTACTGCAGGGTAACTAGCACGCCAGTCTATCCACGAAACAGTACAGGTGTTGCTGTCCAGGTCCGTAACGTAGCTTGTTATGATGTTCCCAGAGCCTACTACTGAGTTAACGAAAGAACCAGAAGCAGGGTTGACCACAGGTGCATGGTTAACGCCAACAAATTGAGCTTGAAGCTTACCAAGTGCAGACAACGTTGTGTCTGACGAGGTAATCGGTGTTGGTGTTGAAGTTGATAAGCCGGCCAACGTGGTTGAAAGTACACGGGGCTGCGTGAAGTAAAGGTTCGTTGTCCCCTCAGGTAAGCCGTCAGTGCTAGTAGGACCACTGCCTCCGCCGCCACTGCCTGATACTGTAAGGTTACCGCTACCCAGTATAGAACTGCCATTGATTGTCTTTATACTTGTTCCAGATACTAGAGTAGGCTGTGTATTGGTTAACTGGGCTTGTAACTTCCCTAGAGCCGCTAGGGTTGTGTCTGCTGCCGTTATAGGCGTAGACACCGCAGTAGAAACACCTGTTATAGTTGTAGCCAGAACGCGAGACTGTGTGAAGTACAGGTTAGTTGTACCTTCACTCAACGCGTCTGTAGTGGTAGGGACGCTTATTACTAAGTTACCAGAGCCTAGTAAAGAAGCTCCATTTATAGTCTTGACATTGGTGCCTGATACTAAGGTATCTTGTTTGTTTGCTAGGCCAGGGACTGTAGGCGAAGCAGACGTTCCGCCGAGATCTCCAGTCAACTGAATAATACCGGCTACTGACGATGTTGCTGCAGGAAGGGTTTGTACCGCGGTTAGAGCCTTAGCTAGGCCAGTCTGGCTAGCAACATCCAAGTCAGTAGAAGGAATGCCCGTACCTGGCTTGACGTACGCTCCTATGTCTGACGGTAGTAGACCAAGGTCTCCAGAACCCACCAAAGACTTAGAGCCAACTGTCTTGATGTTAGTACCTGATACGAGTGTAGCCTGCTTGTTTGCTAGACCAGGAACTGTGGGTGAAGAGGCAGTTCCTCCGAGGTCACCCGTAAGCGTTATTAAGCCTTGAACGGATGACGTGGCTGACGGAACAGTTGGTATTGACTGAATAGCCGAGTTAGCCTTGCTTATAGCCAGTTGAGTAGCTGCGTCCAAGTCAGAAGTAGGGATACCTGTACCTGGTTTAGCGTATGCGCCAATATCTGAAGGTACAAGGTTAATGTCACCAGAGCCTAATAGGCTGTGACTTCCTACAGTCTTTATATTAGTACCTGATACGAGTGTGGCTTGTTTGCCAGCCAAACCTGGAACTGTAGGCGAAGTAGACGTACCTCCAAGGTCCCCAGTTAGCTGAATGACACCAGGGACCGATGCCGTGGCGTTACTAACTCCGACACCACCTGTAGCTGAAAGCTTACCGTCTAATGTTATGGCAAGACCGTTACCAACTATAATACCACCAAGGGTCGTTGTAGTGGCGGGGATAACCGATACTATGTTCTTTGTTATGGTTGACGTGGAGTCTAGTTGGGTGCCTGCCGGTACAACTGTTGTACCGTTACCCACGTAAAATGTTTTATAAGTAGGAGAGGTGCTGTCAGCGTTGAGCCATACGAGACCAACAAAAGCGGGGGACGGTGCGGAAAAGGCTACTGTTACCCTTATGTTTGTTTTGACTCCGTTAGGCTTTGTGGGGTCTATAACACCATACTGAATATCTATAGACGGTTTTGTAAAACGGTTGAGACCCAAAGACAAAGCTTCGGATAGGATTTGATTGATATCGTCGGTGCCGAACTGTGACATGCTTTATAACCCCTGTGGTGGGTGTTCTGACGTGTAATCAGAACACCCACGTTAGTTAACCTCTTACTTCTTAGGCCAGTTAGTTTGCACAGCAGTAACTATGGCTGCACACAGTCTTTTCTCTGGATCGTCTACCAGAGTGGCTGGATTAGAACAGTCGGCTGTACGAGATTCTGTGATTACGGTTTGACCCCAGTTAGTCAAGTGCATATACCAGTTCTTTAGACCGACGTTTTGCGCCGCGATGGTAGCATGGTACTGCCAAGCGGTAATGACGCCCTTCGCATCTTGACAATACCAGTAGGCACCTGATCCGTCGGCAGTGCTTATGGTAAGAGGCCCCCGCTTGTCTCCTACTACCATAGAAGGGTTAAGGACAGGCAGTACGTTAAAGGCAGGCTGGCAGGGGTAAGTTACAGCAAACGCAGGGCTAGCCGCAAGGAGTGCCAAGGATATAATACGAGTACGGAGTTTCATGTTTTACCTTAAGAGGGTTGGTGATTAAGCATTAGCAGGTGGCGCCATCACGAGTACTTGAATTTGTCTACGCTCGGTTTTTAAGGAGTTAGCGTTCATAGTTAAAGTAGTACCTCCGCCTGTGTTTATTTTTGAATTGGGGGATCCTCCAGAGTCACCTAGTGCAAATATGTTGTCGGTGTACTGGTCCATAGGAATAAACGCGCCAGTAGGAATTTCTGTAGTTAGGAACGAACTGGTACCGTCGTCTGCGCCTACACCAGTAACTGAAGGAGACCCCGTGGTAAATTGACCAAAGACAGGGTACTGTGGCGTGTAAGACCTACAGTTCAAAAACAAAAACTGTTCTGACGGCGATAAGGTTAGGGTTATAGGGTTTATTAGTGTAGCCGACGAGGCATTTCCAGTATGATTATTCTGCAAGGTAGCATTTACCGTTAGGCCCGTACGTGCATGAACAAAGAATACTGATCCTGATACGATGTCAACGATGGCGTCACCTGGATTAGGCCCGAATAAGGCGAACTGCATCTCTAGTCTTGAGTTAAACACAATGGTCAATTCAAGATTAGTAAGAGATATAGAAGCTAAAGACACTTTGGTGAATGCTTGCGACAACGCAGGCGTATAAACAGGTCGTTGAGCAAACTGCCGTGAGCCGCTGCCTACTGTCTGTTTAGCCCATATGGGGAAGGGGGTGGTAGAGTCAGATAAGGGGTAGTCAGAGTTTCTCTTCATGTAAGAAGCACCAGTGCTGGCGTTGTAAGCCAGATATTTAGACCTGAATTCTCCACAATGACCAGATGACGTAAATGTAATTGCGCCACCTAGTGCCGTGGCGGCAATTTTCTCGAATAAGCCAGTACGAACCGTAGTCTCCTCGAAAGCCACGCCATTGATGGTAAAGTTTTGAGCTTGTCCTAGAATAGCAAACGCACCAGAATAGCCGAAGTAAGTACCTCCGTTCATGGTAATCATGTGATAACCACTGTTAGTCTTAATTATGTACGGTGGGATACCACATGCCCCCGTGTGGTTAAAGTTTACAGAATTGCTGTTTAGAATAAGACTGCTGTCACGCGCAGCGCCTCCCGCCCATTCACCCAGTGACCATACGTTTTCCCCGTATACGTTCTGGATAGTAACGGGTCCGCCTCGTGGATTAGCAACGTCTTGAACGTTAAACCATTTTATGCATCTGTCAAATGCGCAGTTTTCTATAGTAGATCCTATTTGTCCTATTTGCCCACCATTTATAGAGCCTGTTATAACGGTGTGCATCTGGTTAAGATAACTTCTAGTAACCGATACTACTCGGCTATCGGTATTTCCTATAGACACGCCGTATATCATATTTTGAAACCAACACTGGTCAACTCGGGTAAAGTCTGACTGACCAGTGTTACCAGAAGGCGCGACTGCAATACCTACAGCAAATCCACCTGCGAAGCAGCCTTCGATAACGGTATCCGATGAAGCGGCCTTAGCGTACTGTCCTGTACCAGCCAACTCAATAGGAAAGGTTACATTGGGATAAGTTATAGCCGGTGCTGTAGCAACAGAGTAGGGGTCCACGGCTACAAAGCAGAAGGGTGCTGTTTGAGAATTTGCGTTTGTTGACCAAGTTGGGTCAATCCACGTTGATACATTATTAGCGCCTAATACTGTTGGAGGATTAGTGAGACCTTGGGATATTATGTAAGTCTCACTACCAGTAGCCCCTATGTTTCTTATCTTTGTGTGACGACCGCCCGACACGGCAAACACTGGCCTGTCAGTAAACTGAGGGAATAACGCTGCGCCTGGTTTACCGGCAGTCGTGTTCTGGGCTTGAGAACCTACATCGCCTTCTATACGGATAGAGGCGTAGGGGCTAGCCTGGTAGTTAACACCATAGCCTAGATGAATAGTATCTGTTGTTGCGTAAGATCCAGAAGGTACTCTAACAAGGCACCCTGGGACATTGAATATAGCGTAGTTGACAGCCTCTTGAATACCGGTCTGATCGAGGTTAGCGGCCAAGTAAGCTGTCTTGAGCGGTGTGGTAGCCTGTGCCGCAATCCATTGACCTTTGGCACCAAACATTAGGGGGGTTACATATTCAGCGATACGGAGCTTACCATACTTACCATTTGCAAACTGAACAGTGTCTCTAGCCGTAGACGTGCCAGATTGAACGTCATACACCAAAGGTACTATTGGGCCACTAGACCAGTAGCGTTCACATTCTACCACAGTAGCTATACCGACGTCTGACCCCGCAGCCAACTCTCGGGACTTAAATCTAAGCCTGCCAGTAGATCCTGAAAATATTTCTATGCCTGACATTTTTACAGCCGCTACGGATGGAGTGTCTAGAGGACCTCCTGAAGACACGGTAGCAAGAGGAAAGTGTGAGGGGTTAGAACTAGTGTAGGCCGTTGCAGAAGTCAAAGATTGGATGGGTACGTAATAACTGCCATTACTTACCGAGAACTGCTTGTACGTAGGTGTCTGGTTATCCGCGTTCAACCAGATTATGCCAATCGCTGGAGACGCAGGCTGAGTATAAGATACCGTAACCACAACGTTAGTCTTGACACCGTTTGGCTTGGTTACATCTGTTATACCCCAGGTTATATCTACAGAGGGCTTTGTAGTGCGGTTCAAGCCCTGTGACAGAGCCTGACCCAGTATTTGGTTGATATCGTCTAGATCGAAGTTTGACATGTCTTGCCTTTTAAGTGAATGCTAATGAAAGTGAGTTAGTTGCCGGTCAAGGCTCTGTCCTGCAACCAGTCAGTGTTTAAGACGTTACCGCTACCTGTAGTGACTCTGATCCAGCCTTTGATAACGTATTGACTGCCAGCTGTACCTAATTGCGTAGGCGCGGTGTTGTCAACGTAATCATTTGCTGTCCATGAGCCAGTAGTAGGCATCGCGCTGCTGGCATAAACTCGTTTTACCGTCCACCACTTGCCACCAGCTGCGTCTTTAGTACCTGCGTAGTATTGGAGATGCTCATTAGTGGCCGACAGGTACAAGTCTGACCTAGGGTTAGGCATACTTGCGTCAGCTGACCCAAACGCATCATATTTATAAGGAAGAGAAAGTCGAGAGTTGATGCGAGCCGAATCGAAGTTTGAACTCCAGGTGCTAGTCCAAGTAGCAGTTGAACCTGCATCAGGAAGAACGTAAGCTGCCGACACGTTAGCCGACACCATATGCCAGTTAACCCTTAACTGCGTGACGTTTGTTGCACTCAAGTTTTCTATAGCTAACCTGAATACACCAGTTGTCGCAGAGGGTACAGCAGTGAGGTTTATAGGCGCGCTGTGAGTTCTATTAGGTTGAGACTGTAAGAACACCTCGTCGTATATTTCACCTGTCGTATCGTTCTCAAGAGCGATACGAATGGTATCGGTTGTTACGTTAGAAAAGTTAACCCAGGCGTCCGCTTGATAGAACAGAGGAACACCCTGCGTAGGTGTGGCTCCGGATATTACTTGTCGCACGCCGGATGTTGCATTTATGCGTAGAACACGGGCTTGCGGTGTTCTAACGTCTGAAGGCTGATCCAGCCTATTAAGCGAGGCTGTCGAACCAAAATGTACCCAAGGTGAGGGTAAGACTACGTTAGCTGCTCCGTACGTACCTCCAAAATCAGGATATGTTAGTAGGTTGTTAGGTAGACCAGGGTAAGAGTTAATGTTATCTCTGCCTATACGAGCTTGCATAGGCGTAGACACAGGCTCACCTAGTCGTTGACTCATTCGACGAATCAGATAGGTTGCATTCGTACTGAGGTTAGATATCTTTTCAGAGCAGTCCCTAAACTCTATGCATGAGGTATTGATACCCTGCAGCAAACGTTTTCTACCACCGTGTTCTAGAACGCATTTATCGAACAGAACGTATATGCCTGTGCTATACGAGCCCGTCGTTGCAAAGTACATACCAAGGTTGCTCTGTTGCCAAGTGCCGCCGTTCATGTATATGAAACAGGACTCCAGCACAACAGATGATGCAGTTGGTGTAGACCCCGTTGGATGCGCAGCTTGTACCATAGGGGCATTAACGTATGATGCCAGCGCAGCAAACGTTGTTCCCTTAAACAGTATGCGTTCCTCGTAGCTTTGCTGGGTTATGTCAACAATTCCGGTAAGGTTTTCGAGGCGACCACCATAGAAACTAGTTGCTTCATTAGTACCGTTGTCTCTGAATGCGTAGATAGGCTTTCTCCACCCACCTGCAGCTCCAACGTCAACACCTACAGGTACAACGCTACAGTTAAAACCAAACGCGTCTATACCGTACCCTCTTATACCACCACCTATTTCCATACAGGCTTCGCCGTCAGCAAAGCGAGGGTTAGAGCTACAGTTTATAAACGTGGTGCGTAAGGCCTGTCCTGTTTCACCGGTGCCTGGCATGTAGAAGAAACGTTTGCAGTAAGAGCCTTCGCACAATTCGAAGTGCCCAAACTCGCCATTAGCACTATCGGCAACAGCTTGCATGGTAATGCTATTATCAGCACCAGTAATATTTATCTGTGTCGCTCTAGGAGACGTAAGGCGCGTGCCGTCATAAAGTAAGCCGTTTATAGCTCCACCCCATGCGGACACGGTTGTTGTACCAGTAAACGCACTAGATATAGGGACCTGAATGTTAGCTGCTGCGTTAGCTGGATTAAGCGCAAGGCTAAACTGGTCAGTGCCTGCTTGATTTATAAGGTAGTAGATAACAATACCGGAGCGTGTGACACCTGTAGCGCCACCGCCACCTGACAGCGTGACGGGAGTTCCAGTTGCAAACCCGGCTAAGTCACCTCCAGGCATAGAGAATGTATTGGCTGCTACGGTCTGTGCAGGAATGGTAAGAGTTATAGGCGTACAGGTAAGAGAGAAGTACTCTAGTGTTAGGTACGCTATCTGTTGTGTACCGTCAACCCTTAGAATCGCGTTGTACTGACCAATCGAAGTAGGTACTAGCCTAATCTGGGCACCCGGCTTACCGGCCATACGTTGTGGTGATGTACCCTTAACCGTAAAGGGGTTAGCTTGATTAGGCGTTGCAGTGGACGAAGGCGTACCTATTACTGGAGGTGTTGCACAAGTATAGGTGTAGGCCTCTAAGTTAACTACAACCCCTGTGTTTTGTGCAAGAGCCCAGGCAAAAGCATTGTTCAGAAAGGGTGCGTTGTCATTAGCACCAACGCCATATATGTCGTCTGGCTTAGCACCAAAGTCTGTCGCTCTGAAGTTAAGTTGATCTTTTCTATACCAACGCCTATTCAAAGCATCGACGAATATAGATCCACCATTATCTACAGACGTGGTATCATTGGGGTTTACGTACAAGAAGCCATCGCCGCCATGGCCATCTCCGTAGTAACTTTGTAGATAGACTGAATTGGCAGACGCGGTAGCAAGAAGTCTAAGAGCTGACACAGACGGTACTAATAGGTCAGCCTTACGACCCGATAGTAAAGTAGCTAGCCCAACAGGTGTGACAAAACTAGTGTCGTCTACAGCGGCCACCACAGCACTGGACGAAGCTTTAGTAGGAAGACTTCCTACGTTAGCAGCCACGTAATTTTCGGGATGTAGTGTTAAGGTTGGGCCTACCAGGTACCAACTGCCCGAGTTGAATACCCAAAATTGCCTACTAGAGTTAGTCCCCGTAGAGCTTGCATCCAGAAACACCTGCCCTTGAATACCAGAAGGCTTAACGTAGCCTACCGTTACTAGCTGCGGTACCTTAACGGTTGGTGTCTTCTGAGGATCGTCTAAGTAAATGGTTACGTCAACAGAAGGATTCTTAGAAACGTTTAGACCTGCGGACAACGCCAAGGATATGGCATAGCTAGAGGTATCAGTATAACTAGAAGACGAGGTCATCAAAGAGTCTCCTCCTGAGGTGAACCAGTAGACGCGCTCACCTCAGGTAAAAGTTAAGAAACTAGCTTAGCTGGTGAAGGGGTTGTTGATCAGCTTTTCAAGTCTCATGTTGGACATTTGGAATGCCAACGTACCGGCAGCTTGCATGGCAAACTGGAAGTACATGTAGAAGCTTGTATACGTGGTGCCAGGAGGAACGTAGAACAGAGCACCAGTTAAGTTGATAACGTCGCCAGCAATGAGAGTAGCTGGCTGGTTAGAAGTACCAGTCATATCGCGTTTGATAGCACATGCGACGCCAATGGACTCAAACGTAAAGAAGTTAAACGTACGGAACGTGTTAACCGTAGATGTAACAACCATACGACCTGTCAAGCGATACCAGAAGCCAGCTTCTATATTGGCGTGCAAGTCAGAAGACCTCACAGTCAAAACACCGCCAGCCGAGAACACCGCGGAAAGATTAAGGCCATAGCCTGCCAGGGGGTTGATTATTTCACCGGTGCCCGCAACAAGAGGTTGCTGCGCAGTTGAAGTAATAGCACAGTTGGACGAAGAATTGTCCAACGTCCAGCCTGTTGGCATAGTGCTACCACCGACGATGCTCGCCGTGGCGCCTAAAGCACCAGCAGTCTGAGCAACAGACCCAGTCATCATACCGTTCTTAAGAACGTTTGAGTTCTCGGTAGCACCAGGGTACGTGGCAGTGTCATCGAATATGCAGACAGGTTGAGTGTTTTGAACACCCAGCGCACCACCTAGCTTCAACTGATAGGCACCCAAACGACCGTGCTGAATAGTGGCCGCGTTTTGAGGGTGCAGACCGTCATTCAAAGTAGCCATGCCTGTTTGCAGATAGCCGGTCACGTCCATAGTGTTGTACAGACCGTCAATCAAAGCTAGATTACGGAAGCGGATTTGCAGAGCATACATGCGCTTACGCAGTTCAGCGAAGGCTTGCAGGCGTTGTTGCTGATACGTGATACCGGTAGCATTGGTGTTGATACCTGCAGGAATAAAAGCACGAACTTGAATACCGTGCTGTTCCATAGTAAGCAGGAACGTGGTCAAGTCGGAGATAACTTGGTCCACAGCGGCCAGAGACGAGGTCAGAGCTACGGCCGCACTAGTTGCTGGAGTTGCTGTGTTGATGTTGTTGTAGCCAGTAGAAACGTAAGCCAGATTAAAGGACGGGGCGCCAGGAGCAAAAGCTCTTGACAGAGGAATCAACAGGTTGCTAGACAGCGAACCACCAACAGCGTAAGAACCAACGATGATGGATGGCCGTGGGCTGAACATTTCAAGACCCGCAATCCAAGACGTATCCGACATGGAATTGAGGAAGTTGAATGACCAGTTGACGCCATTAACCTGAGCAGGGTAGCTACCGTCGTTAATACCCTGCGTTGCAAACGTGATCTGGTTGTTCTGTGGAGTAGAAAGGATTGTTGTGTTGTAGTTGAAGTTCGACTGAGCGACTTGATCCGCCAAATTTGTGGTTATGATAACTTGAATCACTTCACCAGCGTGACTATTGTGGTTAGAAGTAAGAGTAACGGTAGCAATACCGTTCAGGATCACAACGAACGAACCGGTAAGGGCTGTATTGCCCACAAAGGTCTGATTGGCGGTCGAGTCACCAAACAACACAGATTTGAGATCAGCACCATTGTCTGTACGTGGTACGAATCCGCTTATACCTAGTGACGTGGTAGAGTTAGCGTCCACGAGTCCACCCAACGAAACTGCGGTCAAGGGGTAGTTGACAGGAGTAGAGTTAGTATAGGCAGTAGTCGATGTCAGTGAAGGCACAGCCACGAAATAGCTACCGTTACCAACAAAGAACGTCTTGTAGGTATTGGAGCTTACGTTTGAGTCCAGCCAAATTTGACCAGCAGGTGCTGAGGCCGGCTTAGTGTAGGCACAAGTGATGAGAACGTTCTTTTTGACGCCATTAGGCTTAGTGAGGTCTGTGATACCCCAAGTAACGTCTACGGAAGGCTTAGTAGGGCTCAAGCCTTTTGTCAGGGCTAGGCCCAAGATACCATTGATGTCGTCTAGATCGAAGTTTGACATGTCTATCTTTCAGTTGTTAGTCGGAAGAATATTTGGAAGTAGAACGGACGGTTAACTTAATAGTGCCTGTTCCGTCGAACGTCCCAGCCTGAGCAGAGAAGACTACATACCTATCAGAGCCTGAGCTTGCAGTACCAGGGCTGCCTATAGCTTTAGTACCACTAGCTATCCCTGCAACTGATCCTATAGCAGAGAGTGACCCAGTAAAGCCAACGTTGAACCCCGTAGCTAAACCTTGCGTGGTACCGAAAGCAGTTATAACCTTAGCTTGAAAGTCTGCCACTGTCATACCTGCGGGCACTAACAAACCTGTTACTATCTGGGTTGTGCCGGCTAATGGGGTAACGTCTTGAGCGTCGGTGAACGTTTCGGTAACAATGCCGTTTTCCATTACTTGCATTACAGCATTGGTCTGATCGTACTGGGTTACATACACTCCGTCGCAACCAGCACCATATGCAAGTATCCTAGGCTTGATATTAGCGTAGTCTGGATGAACGTCACGCCAGCCTATGATACGCGCGTTATACTTTACGTTTTTCAGGTTTTGGTTGTTGGCACCGAGAAAGCAGGCTACACCAACATTAGTAGAGGTAGACGTGTGTGCAAGTAAAACGAAGTCCACGTCTATTTTATGACCCTGACCTGCAAAGTAGATAGCTGGATATACTGTAGAAGAACCTGTACTTCCTTGGAAGTCGTTAACCTGTACTTTAACGTTGTTAAGAGTGATACGTGCATTGGCCGAACTGCCATTAGAACTAAATGGCGCGTTAACAACGTAAGGGGCTTGATCAATGATAACTATGTTGTCGAAGGTCAGATCAGTGTAAGGGCCGTTAGGTAAGCGAAGGGCTACGAAAGCGTTGTTGTTAGCCACATGCAGCGAGGTGTTAGCCACGCAATACATGTTGCGGAACATGATGCGGTTGCAAGAGTTAAGGACGTCTAGAATACCGTCACGTCGGAAGCTTACATACCCGTCAACTACGTTGTCGTTACCTCCTAGTTTGAGAGAGTTAATGTATCCGCCGTTCCCTCTATATAGGTTGTCACCAATAAATGTGCCAATGTCCTTAACGTCTGTGATAACGGAGTTATTCAACTGCATATAGAACAAGTGGGGAGGAGGTGCCTGTGTTCTAATAGCCGATCCATCGGACAGATAGTTATCACAGAAACGACCCGTGGTAACATCGTGAAAACTTATGTTATCGCCTTCACCTTGGAATCCCATGTAGAATCCGTCCAGGTATACACGACGGAACTTTATGTAAGAAGGGTGGGCAAAGTCACCTTGTGCCAGGCTGGAATTAGTGGTAACAGTGACTCCAGTCTTGGCATTCTGAGATAGCCACGATACCCAAGGACACAAACGTTCCTTAGGAGTACCCAAAGGAACATCAACGGTTAGTCCATCAAATTCTATATTACTTGAAGACCCTGTTATGTGAAGTACCGCTTGAATACCCGCTGGGTTCCAAGTAGGCATGCTGCCAGAGGCTATAGTTACGCCTCTGTTGTTTATCATGTAGTTACGGAGCGTTATATCGTTGAACGCTTGTTGAACCCACGTGGCGGCAGGGCTAGTTATGTATGGTGTGTCAGTAGGGAAGCGATTAAGACCTTGCCATGTTATGTGCATGTCCTTAAATTTTATATTCGAAGAGTTGTTTATGCTTAAGAAAGGCACGCCGGCGTTGTCGGTTATGAACCTGCCGTTACCCGTAAACACAACATTCAAGTTGGACTCTACAAATATAGGACGTGTATAGTCATAGTCGATAGCTATGTATACAGGTACATTTATAACCAGGGTGTAACCTGAAGCACAGCAGTCGGTAAAAGCCTGTACCAGTTGAGCCCGTTGATCTATGGTACCAGTCAGATCAGTAAGATAGGCAGCTATGCTTACCCAGTTGCTACCCAGTTGTTGGGCTAGCTTCTTAGGCGTAACGGCGAGAACGTCATTGGTACCACCTTGAACCTGGGCTAAGCTGGCTACTGCCACAGCAGAAGGTGGTGTGGGGTTAGCTACGCCTAGGTCTGTGCTGGGAACCCACGTTGTAGACGCCGTTAAGTACACCTGCATCAAGCTGTTAGACGGATTCAACCATCGCTGTCCGTTTGTAGGCGATGCCGGTTGAACAAAAGATACCGTTACGGGTATAGTGTGACGGGTACCGAAAGGCGTGGACGGATCAGAATCAGTATAGGAGACATCCACGGTAGGACGTAGAACAGGGTTGAGACCCTTGCTATAAGCGCTGGATAAGATTTGTTGAATCTTATACGCTACTGAAATAGTCATCGGATGTCCTTATTATGTTGAGGGCCAAGAGCTGAAGCGTCAAGAGAGGTCTTGACGCTCCAGGGTTATCAACGACCCATAGAAACTATGGCCTTAGTGAAGTCAGGAACAGCTCGTCTGCCAAGGTATTCAGCGCCAGGCACCGAGGGGTGAGTGCCATCAGTACCTGTTACCCAGTATGAGTTACCTGCAACGCCTGTGCTCTGACCAGAGTACTTAGTACCCCATACATAAGGGTTAGACCCGGCTACGTTGATAGGAACAAACTTGATCAAAGGATCGTTCATAGCGGTAACGCCCGCAGAAATAGCGGCGTCCGTAGCCAGAAGGTTTGCACTGAAGTTAGCAGCAGCGGGCCACGCACCAAATACCACAATAGGCACTGAAGCCAAATTAGGCAAAGCACGAAGTGCTGTTAGTGTGCTAGTTACAGCAGCAGCAATACCAACTCCAGCCAACGACGTGTCGTTAATACCTAGCGCGATAGCAACACCGTCAACGTTTGAAATGAGACCTGCGTCTCCGATACGCCAGCTATTCGACAATACGTTGCCTGTAAGCCAGCCAGAGCCACCAACACCTTGAGGGATAACGTTAGTACCGCTGATTTCGCGGAAGGCAGCAGGGAAAGACAGACCAGCCAAGTTTGCTGGTGCCATAGTATTCCCTACAAAGCTATCGCCAATAAGGAGAATCTTTGTAGAAGGCTGAGGCGCCGCGTAGATAGTATCGTCCTGACCTACAGTGATATTCCAGAAGCCATGGTCAGCAAAGAACTCAACTTCGATAAGACGGAGTGTGCGCGAGCCAAAGTTCAGAGTAACGGCTGTAGCCGAAGGGCAAGCTATACCTAGTGAGCCTACGGTAGCTACGAATACCGCGGTTGTAGTACCTGCACCTGCAGCAGGAGGCAAGGTAAACGTAGGAGCAGAGGCATAGTCTTCACCAGGGTTAGTGATGATTATGCTAGCTGTTACCACAGCGCCGCCTGTAACTCTGGCTGTAGCCGACGCGTTTTTACCCGTAGTGCTAGTTACTACAAGGTTATACAGACCATCTGTGTATCCAGCACCTACGTTTGACGGCGTAATGTTAGTAACACCCGAGTCAATGTACTGACCGTTTACGCGGAAGCGATAGTTATTCGTCGAAGCTCCGCAACCAACTTGAACGATAGGCGCATCTGTATAGAAAGGCAGAACTCCATTAGCGGTTAGCGACCACGTACTAGCCGCAGTTCTAGGCCCCTCAAACCGCAACAGACCGGCGCCACTGAAGTTATAGAAGAACGCGGGGTCTACACCGCGAATACCAGCGTATATATCAGGGCGGGGTGTAGTGCCGTAGTAGGTATACGCAACCGGGTTAGCAGGATTTACCGAGTTATCCGTAGTAACGATAGGAGGCGATACCATCATGCCACGGTCAAAAACGTTGTTACCACGGGCGGTGTTAGCCAGTGTAGCCAAACGCAAACTCAAGGTGCTAGCGTTAACTGTGCCGTCAGGAGCTATGACAAGATTATTACCTATCTTAATGCCTCCGATAGAAGTTGTGCTAGCTGGAGTAAGAGTGGGGTTAGGAATGGAAAACTGAGCTTCAGTACTAGTGTCAACACTAGCGCCTAGGGGTATAAAAGAAACGCCGGTACTGACTGAGAAGGTTCTGTAACTGGAAGAGTTGGGGTCAGCGTTCAGCCATATAGCACCTTGACCTACAGTAACAGGATTAGGTGCGGTAAAAGACACCGTAATAGAAACAGTAGTTCTAGCACCGTTGGGGTTGGTTGGATTGACGATTGCGTAGCGAACGTCAACTGTTGGTTTAGTGATACGGTTAAGGCCCTTGGACAAGGCCTTAGTGAGCAAACGACTTGCGTCGTCATTGGTATAGATGTAAGCCATGTTAGTTCCAGATCAGAGGTTATACAATGAAGGGTCTATGGAAGAAATGTCAGATACTATTCTCTTACAACCGTCTAGTGTGTCTAGGCCTAAACGAGTTAGCAGTTGTCGAAGGCTGGTGCAGTCCTCACTTACCTTAGTCTTATCTACGTCTAAGTTTACCCTAGACATGTCTAACGTTGGAAGACCCTTACCATCGATAGGTGGCAAAGGACCACAGGTACTAAACCAAGCACTTGTAATAGCAGGGAGTGAACTCATGGTTAGACCACTACAACACTAAAATTAAACGTGGCAGAGTTACCTTGCGAATCGGTAGCTGTCAAAGGCCAAGTGTAGGTACCAGGCGCGGCTGGACCTTGAATGATCTTGACTATACGAACAGTTGTGTTGACTATCAGACTGTCCATAGGCTGTGGTTGTTGCACAAGGAACGCGCGCAGGCTAAGGCCTGATCCGGGGTCAGATGTGGCGACACCTAACGTAGCTACAGTAGGCGCAAAAGCAGCGGCGTTAACTTGCAGCTCTTCCATCCAGTTAATATCAATGAACTGGCTAGCACCAACGTTGCTAAACGGAGAGTTGACAGCCCAGTTACGAGAGAAGTTATTGCCAGTCGGCGTAGTAAGAGTGGGATTAGACGCTTGGATCTGAGCAGCTTGCGCAAAGAAGGCTGCTAACTGACCTACATACGTGATCTTGAAAGCAGTATTAGGCGCCATGATCCACTTGTTATCAAAGGCGATCAGGTTCAGGCCACGCATGTTGTTTTGATATAGCTGACGTTCCTCTTTAGGAGAAAGATCGATAGCTACAAAACTCATCTGATTACCGGCTTGCCAGGTTTCACCAGACAGCCTATGATAGTTTACCGTGCGTAGTCGGTAAGTGTTGGCACCGATCACTTGGGTAGCCATAGCAGCCCGCATAACGTCTGTCACGTCACCATCACTAGGATAAGAAGTAACGAGGCGAGGCTTAGTTGTTATTAAGCGGCCTCCAGCAGCCTGAAGCGTCAGGCTACCTAAAGAAGCTGAAGCGGCAGGCCCGATTCGACTATTGGAGTTAACCACTGTCTTTCTAAGGGAACCTGCTGCGTTGTAAGTAGTAATGGTGTCCTTCACCTCTGAGGTAATAACGTCAGTATAGGTTGTAGTCGCAATAGGAACAACGCCTAACGTTCGATTGTCAGAGGTCATCAAAGGAAGAAAAGATTGAGTTAGCATTTGGTAACCCTTGAGCAGTTATGAATAAAAATGTCGCAGTACAGAGAAAAGTACCTACTATGCAGGACTGACACTGAGTAGGGTACTAGACCAGAATCCAGCTATTTAGAAGAGGAGGAGCTTCGAACGCTGTAAGTCTGTCTATCAGTCTAAACTCTGAATTACGCCAGGAGGTGGAAGTTTTTAACTAGCAGAAGGGTTGCAGGTATCGCGGCTGTTGCCAGAGTTTTACCTACGCACATCAACGGGGTCTCTTTCTCCGCAAAGTAGTCATCCGCTTTCTTAGCCATGGCTACGAGGAGGACCATAAGACACGCTACTTCAGGGCGCATAAAAGGTAAACAGGCAAGACCAAGTAGGCCGCCGTATACGATATGGTTGGCGTAGTCTTGGGGAATTTGTGGAACACGGTCGATTGAATTCATGATGAGTCCTTAGTTGATAGAGCCTCTGACCACGTTGAACTTTATGATTACAGCTTCAGACAGTGAACCGCCTGTCGTGTTCCACAAGTCAACGTAGAAACCCCCAGCTTTTGTATAGACACTGGTGTAGTAACCATAGCTCATGGTAGAGTCTATAGATACCGATACGGTGTCGTTCACGCCAATAGTGGAGTTAACGCATTGAAATTGAACATGGGTGTTGGCAGCCAAGGCTGCGTTGTTCATTATGATCTGACCACTTGTAGTGTTCAAGGTAACCGGCGTGGACTTGCTTGTCGCTTGAGTAACTGTGCCGCCAGAACCAGTGCCATAACCAAGACCGCCGCCTCCGGTAACTAAAACGTTCCCAGAGTTATCTATTACCATACGTTTAGTAGACGCACCAGCAGTTGAGCCTGTTGTGAATATTACCTGACCTTGTGCGCCTACTTCCAGGATGTTACCACCACCTTGACAAAATAGTGCCCCCGTGCCTGTGGCGCTCAATCCCAATAACAGGTTACCACCACCAGTAGGGTTACTTATATTCAACACGTCATAGGCTGTGGCGCCCGCTCCATAGACTTCAAGTTTTCGACCGCCAGTTGGCGCTGCCCCAATCCCAACGTTACCATTAGAGGCTATTCTAACGCGTTCAACTCCGCCAGCATAGAATGATTGGCCTACGCCACCTGAGTCCAAATACGCGAGCGTTCCGTCTGTATACCATTTAGCCGCTTCAGTTGTTCCGTCATTGCTAAGGCCGATAGCGCCCCCGACAAACAAAGCTCTGTTATTCGGGTTGTTAACGCCTGTACCTATGTTTACGTAGCCTTGACTAGTTATGCGAACACGTTCGTTAGCATTCGTGACGAACTTAATAACGTTTGGACCGTCTGGGCCTATGTTAAGGTCATTCGATCCAGAGTATAGCCAGGCCTGGTTAGGGCCAATGCCAGAATAGGAATAGGTAGACCCTGTGATGCCAAGCATCACCTTTTGTAGCAAGTTTCCGTTATATATGAAGACGCCGTCAAAACCATTCGGGTTTGGCGCAGCTTGAACAGTTACCTTTTGAACAGCATTGGTCGTACCAATACCAACAGTATTGGTATTAACGTTCCAGAACATTGTCGCGTTAGTTGGAACAGTTCCAACAACAGTTGTGCCACTAATGGCAAGCCCTCCGTTAGACCCACTCAAGCCAACGTCATAGAAGGCTGCGTAGCTGTTACCATTCACGTTTATAACGTATTGATTGGTAGCCACGTTGGTTGTAACAGCACTTTGAACCAGATGACCATTAGCGTCTAGGGTTAGGCGCCCAATACCGTTGATCAAGAAGTTCAATGGCCCCGTACCTAGTGCTGCAATGTTTGCTACGGTTAAAGTAGACATGCTGTCCCTTTCAAAACTGAGTTGCTACTGTAGGATGATACTCTACAGGTCATATTGTATCTTCCCAACCGCGTACAAATAAGCGAGCTGTCGATACGTTAGACGCGTAGGCTACGTTGAACGATTCTAGTGGCATGTCAAACGGTGTTGAGACACCGTAGGTAGCATTAGCTACGAATGGTGGGGCACTATTAGAGTTATAACCACCATACAGTGAGCTTGGTGCCACAAGTGCGCACCCTGAACTTCCAGTCATCAGTGTAAGATGGACACGCTTTGCTGTAGGAGGCACGTAGTTCAACAAGGAAACGTTAGCCCAAGCTGGTGTAGTAACGTCTGATCCAGAGGAAGTGCCTGTAACTGGCTGAGGTAGAGCGGGTAAGAACGTTGTGCGAATAGTCCAGTTGAACCTTGAGTCAATCTGAGTGAAGGGGACGGGGGCCGCAGTTGTAGCATTTGTGTAAAGCATACCAATACGACAAGCATAGGTATAGCCTGCTAACGTAGGAGCTGGAACCCACACAATAGTTCTAACCGAGCCTGCGGCAGAGGGATCAATACAGGGGTTGCTTACAGTTATGTTGGTACCAGCTATGTTGGTTATAAACGTACCGGGAGGCAGAAGATTGGAAGCCACGTAAGAGTTTATAACTGTACCAACAGACATACCTGTCGTGTCACCAACGCTGGCTATAACGCGAGAGCCTAGTGTAAACACACCAGTAGAACTGCGTGTAGGTGTTCCTACAACACCGAACGTTGTTCCGTTAGACATGACCCACAAGGAATACAGGGTGCCCGTAGTCAGTGACCCAGAGTCTCGACCATTTAAGCCTACAGTGCTGAGGTCAAGTATAGTGGAGAAGTTGCGTGCAGCGAGGTATGCGCCGGTCGATGACTTAAGAACTATGTCCTTAGCCGAGACGTAGACGCTGTTAGATGCTCCGTCGGAATAAATAACAAGATCACGGTGCGAACCGTTGATAAAGTTAGATGTTGACGCAGTGGTCTGAACAAAGGCCGTAGATGCAACGTTTGTAGAGTTATCGTTAGCGGGAATAGCGGCTATAACTTGTGGCGGACCACCTGCAACGAATCTGAATGTCTCTACTCCGTTGTTTGCTACGCCGATAGCGTTGGCTACGGGTTCGAACAACCCCGTATTTCCAAGAGCTATTTCGTCGCCAAAGGCTATACCGGGTGCAGATACCGTACCGGCCTGGAGAAAAGCACGATAGCGGGAGACCAAGTAGGAACCTGCGTTTACTGTGCCGTACAGTCCGGTAAAGTTACCGGACGACGGTGTAATGGACCCTATAGGTGAGTTGTCAATTGACAAAGAAGACAATTCTGATACCGTCGTGTTAGCAAGTACCAGAGTAGAACCCAGATTAAAAGAGAAGCTGGTTGACAAAGCGGTGACCGCTGACATAACAAAGCTAGTTGTTGCGGCTTTGTTAGAACTGTCTCCGATAGTCGGTGTCGGCATTATAGGCGACACAAAGAAGTTAACGGGAGAACCTATGTTCAACCCCGAGATATTAGCTACAGCTAGTGTGGACATAGTTAAGACACCACTGGTTGAGTAGGTACTGTAGGAAGCATAGCCAATAGAGCGTCTTTAGTAGGCGCAGGAATAGTACCTGCTGTAACCTGGCTATAGATCCCGTTGGCTGTTGTCCAGCAAGACGATCTAAAAGCTCTCATGGCTAGACCATCTGCGTTGAATTGTGCGAAGGGGTCACCTATATAGGATATACAGGAGACCGCGCTGTCATACCCCCAGGCTTTAGCCGGCGCGTCTATGTATGCTTGCACGTAACTTTCAAATAAAGCCTTCTTTTGGGCTGTAGTAAGTGGAGGAGTAACCTCCGTTAAACTTGCGCCTGTTGGCAGAGGTGTACCTCTAGTTTCTATGGTCTCTGACGTGCCGTCAGCATTCCAATAGGTAACACCTTGATAGTTAGGAACAATAGTCCAACTATTGCCATCAGCACTACGTTGATATATCTGATAAGGCTGCAGCGCGGTAAGATCAGGTGCGTCGGCGTAAGACCCGCCTGGCATGATAAAAGTACCTGGACGTACGGGGTTTTCGTCCGCGTAAGTAGTACCTGCGTAGTAGCCTTCACTATCCGTTTGATAAACTTGTTGTGTGGGCATGTTTTACTCCTTCTTAGTACTTAATGCAAGCAAGCAACGCAACGTTTATTGGCCGCGTTTCATTTCCGTTTGACGTTCCGCCCGCGCCAGACGTGTATACAGTTCCTTGGTACGATCCGGAGTAACCAGAAGCCACGCCACCGTTAGCACCACCAAAGTCAGACCATTGAGAAAAACTGTGATTGTGACCTGTAAGTTGGAAGCCTTGATAGGACCCAATTGTACGACCAGCATCGACTCCTAAGCCATCGTCAAAGCACCGCAAGAACTGACCACGTAAATCGGGGATTGTGAAGTGAGTGCTATTCCCACCAAACATAGCGCCAATAACAGCGTAAAGGCTTGGAAAATCTGTTTGTAATACAGAGGCGCCATTACACTTGAGCCAACCAGAAGGCGCGGCTGTAGTAACCTGCATAGCAAATAGGCACACTGCACCAGGTGGAGCAGCAGTGGCTATGAAAGTTGAGGACACGGAAGCTATAGCAGTAGAAACAAATGCGGTGCTAGCCACTACGGTAGACACCGTACCAGGAGACGCAGTAGGTACGGTTACAGTACTTGCCGTCATGTTGACGGTGCCTGATGTTGTCAGGGTAGTGAAGGCCCCAGGCGCTGGGGTAATATCGCCTATTGACGTGTTGTTTACGTGACCGCCATTAGCTATAAGCCCATTAGTGGTAAGGGACAACACAGACGTATTAGATAGGTTAGCCGTTGATGTGCAGGACAGGGTTGTGAAAGCTCCAGCCGCTGGTGTTGTCACCCCTATGGTCGTGTTGTTCAGGGCTAAACCTGAAAAAGCAGAATGGCTTGACCCCCCTGCAATTGACGTACTACCTATGGTAATTGGAAAACCTACTACGGCCGAGGCCGCAATGGCTGCTGTGACAAAGGCGGTAGTAGCGACAGACATAGAATTGTCCGTAGGGGACGGCGTAGGCGTACGAGGTGGAATAGGAAAGTATACACCTGCGTTGAGCGCGTCTGTAATGTTGGTTACGGTTAGTGTTGACATTTATAAGTCCTCTATCAAACAACAGACCAGCCCTGGCCAGTAGGAACGATAACAGTTATACCGTTATTGATAGTAACAGGTCCAGCTGTAACAGCGTTCTTTCCCGAAGGTAGTGTGTAGTTTGTGGTGATAGTCTGTCCGTTCAACTCAAAAATCTTATCTGTACCTCCGCCCGTAGGACCACCACTCAGTGACGACCATACAGATCCGTCTACGGTGCCTTCAAATCCGCTAAGAGTAGTATTGAGGCGAATACTACCAGGACCGCCAAACCTCTGAGCACTTGAGCCTTGTGGCAGTTGCAGAGATCCTATAGAAGAGGATATGAGATTACCAGCATACGTTATATCAGTGTTGAAGGTCGAACCTCCATTCACTATAAGCGTATGTGTAGTGTTATCACACAGGACAACGTTACCCAGTAGACTTGCCGCTCCTGTGACAGTTACCGCCGCCAGGTTTACAGACCCCGTTGATGTAAACGAAGTGGTAGTTAGAGAACCGGTGGTAATACTAGCCAGGTTAGAAAGACCTGTAGACGTAAGAGTAGTGAAGTTGCCAGGCTCAGGATTGCTGGCCCCAATTGTTACGCCGTTAATCGAGCCACCTGTAAGGGCGATGGCACCTGCGTTCAAAGAAAGGAGACCGGCCACTATAGATAGGCCAGAGCCAATTTTTACTGTGCCTAAGGTGGTTGTAGTGGCAGCAGAGCCTGGGTTGCTAGACGCGATAGACGCGATCTGCGCCAGGGTTACAAGACCATAAGTTGTGGAGGTCGCAAGCGCAACCGACACCTTGTTTGTTATACGGGTACCAAGCTCAAAATCAGTGCTTAGGTCACCCGGGGTTACGACAGCAAAATCAGTCATTGTTACCCCTAGAGTCAATTAGGAATTAGGTTACGGTATAGAGCAAGGCGCTGTGCAAGACCTTCTTCGCTAGGCCCATTTATTGCACGCGTTATGCCAGCTATGTCTTTCTTGTCAGCCAAGGCATTCAAGTTATTACTCATCCAGTAGTGGATAGCGGTAGTAACTGCGCCGTCAGGCTGAGCTACGAGATCGGGGTTGTCTACTAAAGGCAGACCTAAGTCATTGGCAGCCTTAGCATAGTTGTTTTTGAACGTTAGCTGAAAGAGGCCCCGCCCCCTGTACTTCCAACCGTCCCCAGAGTTAGCATCTCCGTTACCTCCTCTGTTTGCATAAGCAAAGTTAGCCAGTTTTTGAGGGTTACGGAGGAGGCTAGGAGCTAGATTAGGGTCACGACCTACAGCAAACACGTCAGCAAGAACGGAGGCTGTTGTGTAATAGAGGTTCTCTTCCAACACAGTGAAGTACCTACTCTCATAAGCAGCTTGGGACAGAAACGCGGCTATTCTCAAGTCAGAGTCCAAGTCGTTAAGAGCGAGTGCAGGTGCAAGAACTGGTATAAACTCATTGGCAACGTTATCACCTACGTGAAGACTGGCCAAGGCTGACTTGAGGTCTAGCATAGCTTAGGCCTTCTTGGAGAATATATTAGAGAAGAAGGAGCGCACAGACTTGACAATAGGAGTCAGGTCGTCAGGAAGAGCGACCTTTAAGAAAGCACTTACTCCTGCAGCGGTCATAGCCACGGCGTCAAGGCGGTCAGGTTTAACTACTAGGCCAGCGACCAGAGTTAGAGCGCCAACGAAACCCCGAACAGAAGAGGCTTCAGTAGAACGGTCTATAAGGTACTGAATGGCTTTGGATACCTTAGTATCTGTATCTTCCACAGCAGGAGCTGGGGTAACTGTAGTGTTGTCATCAGACATGATTTTCCTTTCAGTGGTTTCCGTGATTGTTTCGAAGATTATCTATCTTATCTTCTATCTGGTGCATGACAGCAAGAATCTCTTTGCGAACTTCTTGGAAGCGGTCATAACTAACGTAGTTCTTTGCCAGCTCTAACTGGGTGGCATTCAAGGCCTCTACCAATGAAGACAAGGACTCATCGGCAGATTTCTTGTTGTTCTTTATATGAGTCCACATTTCATTAAGTAGAAAGCCCATGAGGATCAAGAACAATCCTATCACGCCTTGCACTAGGCTGGTAAAGTCGAAAGTGGCGGTCATACTCATAAAGGTGTCTTCCTGATTAGTTATGAGATTAGGTGGGCAACGCTCGGACGATAGCCTGACCGAATGCGTTTGTTAGCCTAGGAAACGCACTGTTACCTACGGACACAGTAGTCATTGCGGTAGCTAAACCTGTTATGTTGCCCGCAGGCAAACTTGCTATTGCAGTAGCTATAAGAGAGGTCAACTGAGTTACAGTAGGAACCTCAGAATTGCCTGCAAGAGGAGCACCTGTAGCGTCCCTAAGAGCATCTTGTTTTGTACCAAGCTGAGCCAGCGTAGGCGTAAAGGCCTTTATCTCAAAAGTATTACCTGCTTGCAATCCCGTTGAAAAGGGGTTCTCAAGTGTTATGGTATTACCTGAAATAGACTGAATGACTCGCAGTGAACCTGCGTTAGGACCGTCCTTAGACTGAAGCACGAGCTGACCAGCGAACGACGGTGTTGCCGGAGCCGGTGTGGTCCAGCTAGACACAGTAACGGTTGTACCGGAAGACGTAGCCGCGCCTGAAGAAGCGTAGTCGTTGTAGCCTTGGAGTGACCATAGCCCATTTACTACGCTAGCGACTAGAGAAGCGACGTTAGGATTAACGCGCGAGGGCACAATGAAAATGTTAGTCTGTGCTAAGGACGCTTGAGGAAGAGAGTCTATAGACCCGGCAGCCAGAACGTTAAGCGCGATGGCAGAGTTGGCTATAGAAGTATAGGCATTGTAGTTAGCGCCTACTACTGGTACATAACAATCTATAACGAGGTTGTTACCATTGCCTGTGTTCTTATAGGTAAGAGCAGACTGGGCGCCTATAGCGAATAGCTGACCACCGGGGAGGTACAGACCCAGTTCACCGTAAGAGAAATTGCCTACGGTACTATCAACGACTACCGTGTATCTAAGCAGGTTAGGTCCTGCAGCTACCGGCAAAGCAGGAGTACCGCTATAGACAGCCGTTCCGTTCAAAGCAGTTTGGCTACTAACCGGTGTGTAGTTGAAGCCAGAGCCAAACGAGTAAGCAGAAAGGACAGGGGGTGTAGGTGAAGCAAGGACAGCGGCTTCACCTACAGTAGTGAGAATGAAAAACATAGGTTATACCTCGTAAGCAAGACGAAGACGATACAGGGTTTGATTTAGCTGAGACAAACGAGCTTCTACGATGTTGATAACGGATGCCGGTGCATTGTTAACCTTTAAGCCTTCGTGAATAACAATGACCTTGTTTATAAGTGAAGCCAGTGCGTCAATGTCGTCCTGACTTTCAAGACTTTTCGCTAGGCCGGGAGCTAAGTAGTAGTTAGGAACAACTTTCTCTTGTGGGTTAAGTGCTAGAAACTGTTCCCCTATGTCGTCAGCAAAGTCCTCACACAGTTCGTAAGCTTCCTGTAGAACTATATGGACTGCATGAGACTTAGCATTGAAGTGCCTAACGTGAAAGGCAAGATTACTAAAAAGGAGAAGGGAGGTTAGTGCGTTTAGGGTGTTCATACTGATTATCCTTGATTAGCACATACGGAGGAAGCTTGCCAGTTAAATTGCACAACACCCCCGCCAGTCCAGGCTATAGTTATGTTAGTACCGTCATAATTTATAGTCATGGCTGTTGGAATACTATAGGGGTATACAGGTGCCACAAACACGGTAGCAGGCGTAGTATTCAAACCGTGGGCAAAAGGTACGCCAGAAGCTATGGCTGCGGTAGTCCCACTAGCAAAGGTTTTAAATCCTACGTTTGCTTTTACAACATTGGTACCGAAGTTACCTTGAGAGCCACCGTATACACCTGGATGAATAGGCGCATCCAGTACATTGTCAGTCCATACCCCACTGCCACCGCCTTCATGATCTATTGAGTAGGAACCGGTGGTTCCTGTAGTAGTACAGCCTCTAATACGAGTTCCTGTACCATTCTCATAAATAGGCAGAGCGCAAGCGTTAAAGATGGTATCAGTAATGCTTGTGTTTTGAGGCCCGTTGTTGTTAACGCCAACGGGAAAACTCTCTATAAGGCACTTGGAGACTCTAGTGTCCCAAGCCGAGGAAGTTAGGTCGATAGCAACAACACCAGAGCCAGATCTACCTACGAAGTGAGAGTTGTCTATGGTATTAACCGAGTTGCCAGACACAGCATCGGAATGTACCCCGTACAACGAGGCTGCGTTAGTTAAAGCTACAAAGCCTTTTTGTAGTACGTTTGACCCGCTAGCACCTGCAAAGCGTATACCGCCTACAGAAAAGCCTTCAAAGTGAAAGCCATCCACGAGCCCCTCGCCCGCGTCCTGATTAAACAAACCCCACGCACAGCCATCGCTCTTTAAGTTGTAAGCACGTAGCCATTTGCTGCGGTTATAATAAGCATTGCCGCTGCAGTTATTTACATAGAGGTTGCGCAGTTGAAGTTGACCTGTTACGTCTCCAGCAGATACTCCGATGGAAAAGCCGTTACCTCCACAAGACCACACGTTGCACTGCTCTACTACATAGCTACCGACTTGATCAATTACAAAGCCGTCGCCTGTAGAATAGATCGTAGTGTTGCTTATGACGGTAATGTTGTATATACCAGCACCTTCAGAATATGCACCCGAGCCTACTACAGAAATACAGCTACTGGTGTGATTTTTTACAAAGACCACGCCTGATTTTTGCAACGTAGGGTTATATCCTGCGACAGGCATAGGCGTGCCCTGTCCTCGCAGCGTAACATTTCTTGGTACGTTTATAGTTGCGGTAAGTAGGTAAAGGCCAGCCGGTACATAAATTTCCGAACCTGCCTGCCCGGCCCAAGTAACGGCAGCTTGAATGGCTGTAGTATCGTTAGCCGAACCGTCACCCTTAGCCCCAAATTGTTTTGCACTGGTAACCGCACTTAAAACAAGTTTCCAACGACTACCATCTGTTGCTACAATTATAGAGCCACCGTTGTCTGTACTGGTAGTGTCTACAGGATCCAAGTAGTAGAAACCGCCACCGCCGTCACCTTGGTAGTAGTATCCAGACACGAATATACGCGGCGAACCGGTGTGTGGTGCTTGTCTAAGCTGTGCAATACTGTCCAAACACCTAATAGCGCCACCTACTAGAGATACGCCTTTGGTTAGAGTAGTAGCGTCTGCCAAATTAGATACACTGACGACACCAGTCGTCAGTGTCGTCGACACTAGGCTTTGAACTTGACCCCATGTTGCGGCGTCTCCTACGGCTACACCGTTAGCCAGGCTGGTTATTTTATTACCGCCAGCAATAAGATTACCGGTAAGAGCGTTAACGCCTGTCTTAAGTAAAGCCGTAGACTCAAGGTTACCTAGGCGTGTGCTAAAGGTACCCAGAGTATTTGATACTGCTTGGGTGAAGTCAGTTAAGGCCTGAAGGTTAACACCGTCATTTGGGTTGACGGGGTAAGCAAGATTGGTTATCTTGTTATAGTTGAAGTTCAGAGGCCCAGAAAGTATAACACTACCGTCCTTCTTTACGAATGTAGTAAGGTCTACTCCGTGTAAGGCATTAACTTCGCTAGCCGTCAAAGCAGGGTTGAGACCTGATAGAAAAGACGTAGCTACTCCAGGCAACTGAGATGCACTATATATGGCAAACGAGGTGCCACTTGGAACGTCAATAAGTAGGCCTGAAGCGAGTTGAACAGTAGTCGAGCCTGTTGTATTAAGAATGCGTAGTACACCGGCTACAGGACCTGTCAAGAATTGCAGGACGTACTGACCAGAAGCCGTGGGTACAACTGGAACGGAAGATGTCCAGGCTACGTTAATGGTAGAGCCTGAAGGTGTATCCGAAGACGTTGTGCCCGTAGCCACTAGCGTAGAGAATCCGTTTATAGTCCAGCTAGTCGAGGAAGCAACAGCTAGTAGATTAGCGCCAGATCCGTCAGGACTAGGAACTACATACGCGTTAGACGGAGTATTTGTAGCAGGAGGAAGAGAGTCAACAGAAAAAACATTAGGTACAGTTAGTTGCGCACTCGAATTAACTATCGAAGCGTAAGCAGCTCTAACGTTTGTGTCTGTGGGTATGTAGCAGTCTATAGACAGGTAGTTGCCTGCAAAGCCGGCTGTTGTGGTCTTAAACAGAGGAACAGAATTAACGCCTATAGCAAACAAAGTGCCATCAGGCAAGTATAGACCTGCTTCTCCAAAAGAGAAGGGGCCAATACTGTTGTCCAACACTATTGAATAACGCAACAGGTTGGTGCTTTGAACACTAGGCGCGCTAGGTGCACCAGTGTACACGATGTTACCAGTAAGAGCCGTTACTGAGGAGACAGGCGTATAACCGTAGGATTGACCCAGCTTGAAAGCAGGTAATGCAGGCGCAACAGGGTTCTGTGCTAGGTAGGCAGAGCCAGCGTCAGTTAAGATGAAAAGCACACGACCTCCAGAGGGGTGCCGATTTCAGGTAGAAACCGGGTAACAAGCATTGCGCTTGCTGGGAGGGTGCAGGTAAAAAGAAAGCCCGTGATGTACTACGTGTTGGTCAACACACATCACAGGCTTAATGGAAGCATTCGTATAGCGAGGACACAAGCGAGGAACATGAATGACGCTATAAGAACAGACCTAAGTTTGAAAGGAAGAGACCCCCGGCGAGCAAGCCCACGCGATATATGAAAATGTGGTGCTTCGAGGGGAATATAGCAATAGAGCCTTAACTGTTTTCTGAGGTAGACCCGTTACTAAAGCGTTCAACACCGTCAGTAGTGAACCTTATTGTGTCTTCCTGTCTTGAAGTGTTTGTGCAAAACCGAAGGGCCCGCTGTCCAGGTGACGCTATAGGCTTCACCATGGGAATGGTAGGCCCATGCTGTTGAGCAGATATAGCCCCGCAGCTCTTACACCTAGGTGTGGGTGGAATTATGCTCATGTATACTTGGGGTACAGACACCGGTCCACCGCAAAGGCTACATGTACCGATTATAAGTTCGTTGCTCATGTTTCGTCCTTGTTAGGAAAGGTTAGACACAACTGCCTGTCTTTAGATATAACTGCCAGGCGATATTTCAACACGTCAGATAGTCCTGAGCCATTAGTCTCGGATTGCCGAAGCGTTTCAACCAATTGGGTAGCGTTATCAAAGTCCTCATCGTCGCCTTGATACGGCAAAGTGTTAAACCTGACCGCGGAGTCGAAGGTAACCAAGTCTTTTCTAACAACCTGCTTCCATTCGTCTATGGGGTAGTGCTCGGTGGCGTCGGGGTCTACGGTGGCGTACTCCTTGCTAATACCGGGCCTTTTGCACTGAAATAAGTACGCAACTACTTCTGGTGTTGGGTTGACTACCGACTTATCCTCAGGTATAAATAAAAGAGTTTCTGTCTCAGGAGTTGGTGAAAAAGTAAAGCCTTCTGAGTATGAGTGGTTTGGAGGTCCGTAGCAGTAAGGTTGAAGGGTTTCAGTCCAGGGGCTACTCATACCACATACTACACACTTAAGACGGTTTTCGCCTTCACCGTATGTGTGGCTTTTGTATGAAGGCAAAAGTGACAGACCTCGGTGTTTATCACTACTAACCTCCGATAGCCTCGCAACAAGACAGTGCGGACATCTACGCTGGCCGCCCGCGTCAACAGGATGATCAGGCAAGAAAGAAAACTTATGGCCTAGGTTGCACATGTCGGTCATTGCGGCCATACTGGCGTCTACTTTTCTAGCTCTTTGCGCTATCATTTGACCTAACGTTTTGAACTGGTCAACGGTAAGCGTGTCAAACGCCTCGGGAACGTTTGGAATTTCAAGGCCTTCGCACAAAGCCTTAAGCTTCACGAAGTTAACGTCGGGAATTTGAGTTCGGAAGTCTCTTTCTTTTGAAACTTCACCTTCACTATGTATCCCATCGCGGCTGCTATGGAATTTATTGACTCCACTGTCAGCATCTGGCGCCCCCGTTCTATGTTGCAAATGCTCGTTCTCTCCAGGCCGGCCAGCTGAGCTAACTGGGATTGGGTTAGGCCTGAAGACTTGCGTAAAGCTCTTATGACTTTCCCCAGACCCCGGTTCCTGTCTACTATCGGGGCATTTTCCATTTGGGTGCTCCAGGTTCGTTTTACCACACAAGCGACATAAGCCGCCGACTGAAAAGGTTGGAAAGGTAGAGTACGTGTCAGAAATCATCGTCCTCTTCTTCCGAATCGTCTTCGTTATCCGGTATGGAGTCTGCGAGGCTTTCACACCTTGAGGCCACGTCTAGTAATCCGGCTTTGGTACTTCCTGCGCTACGAGACTTGTCTCCAAAGAATTCCATTACATGTTCAAGAAGTTCTTGCTTGGTCATATCAACCTCCTATCAAAGAGTAGTCGCAGCTACGTCGTCCGCCTATATTATAGGCGTCTACAACTCTGGGATGCTGCCAGTTTACACACATGAGAACAACATCGTTTTTCACTATGGTATCGGCACCGCATTTAGGACAGATGTGTTTAAGCTCCCGTTCCGATAGAGCGGTTAAACTGCGATCTTCGTTTACCCAACACGCGTCGGGCCTGTCTGTTGGCGAAGTAGGCTTATACCGGATGATAGACCCCGGTTTAATAAGCCCCAGGACGTAGTCAACCCATCCATTAGGCGTGCGCATTTGAAAGTCAACACCTGCTAGAGAATAGCCCTTTGGCACAGGGACACTAGTCAGGGTGTTTACGTCCTTGTCATGGTCTGAATGGTATACCTCAACGCCTAAGTGCTGTGCTGAGGGGTGAATAGTTACCCTTACGGCGTCAAAGCGTACCTGCTCAGTGACTAGGAAAGGCAAAGAGTAGATAGGAGAACCTGATCTGCTAGATTCTATGTATCTAACAACATCGTCTTTTTCAATTTGGTCTATGGTTGCTTCCACCCACCTACCAGTTGAGGGTGAAAGGACTTCCCATTTACGAAGGCTGTCTGCACTACGCATTGTGGTCTCCTCTGTGGCCATCAAGATCAGTCTTGAGCTGGACCCGGTAGCCTGCGCTTAACTCGAAGTACATGTTAGAAGTAACCTTATGACTAAGATTAAGTGTTAGGCTTTCAAACCCGTAGTCTCTGGACAGCAAGACGGTATCCGTTCTGTATATTTGTGAGCCAAATATATCGCAGAATACGATTCGAGGTGAGAACAAGAGTCCCGCACAAGGCTTACCTATGTCGTCCGTGAATCCGAATAGCTCGTCTACCAATACATGGTCTGGCGGTATTACACTACAGCATAGATGTTTATACAACGAGTTTGGAGCGGTATCAACAGCTAGAAAAGCAGGATTGCACACAAGGTAAAGGTGCTCTGTATAACGAGGGTTAAACGAATTCCATGTATCGGTATCGAAGTCTCTTTTCAAATCTATGTAAGAGGACAAACGATCCAGTATCTGATCCGTTATTTCCTTATGTCCTACTCGCGATGAAGGTCCATCTATAAATTCAATTCCTGCCGTTGGGGTGAACCTGCATTGAACAGCTATATTTGCCTCAAATGACTGGGCTCTGGAAGAAGCATGGCTCAAGTAGACTATAGGAAATCTAGAGAGCGGGTGGGGAGTGCTAGTGGAATCGCGCTTCTTAAACTCAGCGTTAACGTAGTTGTCAAGGATAGAGCCTAACTGCCACCTTACAGTAGACACCAGGTTGTTAAGGTCAGCGTTATCAGACTCAGGAAGCTGACTCACGTTCACTAGCATTCGTACCTGATTGAACAGGGCCAGAGTCTTCGTCGGATTCGTCGTCGTCATAGGAATCTCCATTGTCTATCAACTCACAGTTAAGGAGAATCTGGGTTGCTATGTGTCTGCCCAGAGAGGTATCCATTACTATGCTAGACCCATTCACGTCGAGACAGACTTTGTGACTACCGTCTACGTTTGAGGTGCCTACAGCCCATCTGGCTTTCGTATACATGGTTAGCCTCCTGTCAGTGAAGGGTTTCCTGTTGAGCGCGAAGTGCGTCTTCACGCAGTCCGTCAACCAGAAACTGCAAGAACTCCAAGATGTTCTCAGAGAATGGATGATCTGCGTCTAGGGCTATGCCAGTGAGGTTAGCAGATATGTCCTCGATAGACGTATGCTTGTTGTCATACGCGTCACTGAACCAGTCCAAGGCAGACTTAAAGGTACCCTGAAACCATTCTCGCTCAGGGGATACGTGAGCCAAGTCAAATATGTCAAGCCTGTCCCAGTCCTCATCACCAGAGTCATAGGCCTCTTTAGCCTCATCTGACTGAAACACGTCAAGGTCAGAAGGGGACTTGCCGGTCGTGCTTTCAAGAAAATCAGATAGCAGTGTCCAGCGCACAGCCCAAGTGTTCTCCACTGTAAGAATGTGAACGAAGTCCTCAAGTAGGATGCCAGTCTGCTCTAAAATAGCTTCTACCAGCTCACATGAAACACTCTTGAAGTGATCTTCTTCAAGGAGCATGTGCAGCTCAGTCAACCACCGGCGTAACTTAGCCGCGGTTATAACGTTGTCGTTTACTTCTAGTCTTTGGTTCATTTCGATTCACCGTCCTCGTCCTCTTCACCGTCCTCTTCACCGTCCTCTTCGTCTTCGTCTGGACCATCATAGTATTCGTCCGAATCTACTGTGGAAAAATCTAGTGTATAGGTTTCTCCAGTATCTTTATTCGTGATACTAGGGGCGACCACAGCCATAAGAGATTCAGAATCAAGGATCGTTGAGCAGTCGGACGTGTCCACCTGATGAATAGAATAGGCCAGCTTGGTGAACCAGTTGCACAACAATGATATGTTTACGTCGGAGGTTCGCTCGGAAAACACCTTGTTGAGAATCTCTCCAAGCGAGTACTCGCTGCCTACAGTCTCCTCCGTATTTATTTGAAAGGTTTGAACGAACCAGTCAGTTACTGAAGCGTAGTCTCGTTGTAAAAAGCCGCCAGCGTAGAATGCCTGATCAGAGAACGTCTCCCAGTCGTTCATTACAGGACCAAGCGTAAACAAGGGGTCTTCGGCGTTCTCAATGTGTTCTCGTAGATTAGCCTTCCAACCTTCAGGTTCCTTCTCTTGCAAGTCTATAACATACTTCCAGGCCGCGTCACACGTGGGAAGGTCATGCAAGGCCATGAAGTATATGAGGTTCTTCTCTGTGGAAAGAGGACAAATGCCTTTGAGCATATCGTCTTGGATAGCAATGAACCTAGCGTAGTTGTCTGGATAGCTAGAAAAGACATCCACAAAGTACGCCTGATTGGCAGCTCTGGTGTCGAGATTTTGCTCCTGACGAACGCGCGCCCATAAGGAAGCTAACAGGTCACCTATTGCCTGATTAAGTACTTCTAGGTTTTCGGACGTTTCCGCAGAGAATACGTCAGATAGGCTGATAGGAAGGTCTAGCAATTCCATGTTGTGTCCTTTTATGTTGTGTATAGACTATTTAACAGTGTCATTAGTTTTAAGAAATTGGCCTCTGTGGTCAGGAATCTTAAACTTGGGTGGAAACAACTTCCACCATAGGCGTTTGTACCAGGGATAAGATTTATAGGCGTTCTTAAACGCAGCCGCTAACTCTGGATAGTCCCTAGCAGTATAAACCCGGCCCTTAGTCTGTTTCGTCATAGGTCACCTGAAGTCGTAATTGCTGATTTAAGCATAACCGGAGGGACTGTCATGTGTTCTCCTGCATGGAAAGTGAGGTCATATGTTCGGCAGTGGCGTATTCCCAGAGCTTGTATGACTCCAGTTTACCTTTGTGGGTAAACGAATACACAAGGCGTACCTTTACGCGTGCTCTGTCGTCGTATCCAAACATAGTGTAGTAACGTTCACACTGATACTTGCCATCAAGACGAACGGACGTGGTACCGATAGCGTTGAGCCAACGAGGCTGACACAGCTTAGTTGTATCAAACCCCAGGTCAATAGCCTCGTTAAACGTAGCGTCACGCCATACTTTGGCCTCGTGTTGAACAGGCGAGCCTCTACCTTGATTCGGGTGTTCTACATACAGGTAGTCTACTTCGACCTGTAGTAAAACGACAGGCTTGAATATAAGCCAAGGTCTATGTAAGCGAAAGCGCGTTTTGCCTGTAAGTGTGTACTTGGTTGAGTCAGTCACGGCTGTCCTTTTGATAACGAGTTAATAGCTGTCTCCAGCCAGAGCTTATCTTCCTTTTCACACACGCGTGCAATGGCAGCTTCTAGGTCACCTGGAGTGTGAACGTAAGAGGACTCCTTAAATGAGTGAACAGAGCATGGTGGTAATTTTTCTTTGGTGGTCTCGGTTATTTCACGCAGGTAACCTAAGTCATTCATTACGAAATGATGCAAGTCATCGCATATTAGAAGCTTAGAAGATATTTGAAAAGTTCTTTTAGCCATTGATACCTTTGTGAACCATAGTTGTGTCCTTCATAGACTAACACCACACAATAGTACCGTCGTTAACCCAGTAGTGGGAGTGACAGGGCATTTGTTGATTGCCTATAGACGGCTTAAGCGTAGGTTCATCGTTCTGGTTAAAGGTTAAGGTCCAGCCATCCGGAAAGTCAGAAGAGCTTATAGGTGTTACGGTTTGCACTTTGCAGCCGCAAGCGCACAGATGAATGGCTAACTGAAACCTTTCCGAGTAGTAGAGGATACCATCTTGCAGTTCCTCCGATATGGGGGGTCACTCTCTTGACAACGAGCTTTTCAGTTTTCATAACCTAACCTCTTATTCAACCACGGAAGTACTACATAGGAATACAAGCTGCCTAGAGGCAAAGGGTTGAAGGCTATGTCACGCGGGTATTCAAAGTCATCGAAAAAGTAGTCCAGGAAGTTGCCGCGCTTTGGAGCAGGGATTGGTAAGGTCATAGCACGGGTTCCCTAGGTATAGCAAGATTATGAACTAGGTCAGATTCATTCGCGTCACGCCAGACCTTACGCAAGAAGATTCGCTTTACAGTAGCTTGTCGTGGAGGTGGGGAACGAGTTTCCTGATAATAGGCTATCTCTACCTGCACTATTACAAGAGTACTGCCAAATAGCCCATGGTGAATCCGTAATCGAGTTTTACCTGTGTACTCGGTTTGTGTAACTGGCACGTCGAAGTTCATGCTATTTCCCCGTTTGATTCAGGTACTTGAGTCAGGGCTCTATGCTCTCTAATGGCGCAACGACTACAGGAATAAGTTTTCATTTGATTTCCCCGTTCGTTATAAAGCCGTGCCAGTGACCAGTCTGTGACGTGTCTACCGAGGGCGTGAGCGTGAGGTCGTCAAACGTAGTGCCTTCCACCGTCCAGATGTGGTCTGTGTGGGGAGCGTGCGCCAGGATGTATTGATCTTCGATATCCGCACGGTCCTTATGATGATAAGCTACCGCGAGGCGTGTAGTAAGGCAGTGAGGGCATAGGAAAGTTATGCCTATGTGCGGCCCGTTTTCTTCTAAGGCCAGCCAGTGAGGGTTTAGGTCTGTGAGTTTCATGTTGATTCCGGGTTAGTGGGTATATGCTTCGCAGCTTCGTGATCTCGCAGTATGGACTCCCAGTTTCTATGACTCCAGAGCCCCATTTTGTACTCCCTACCTGTAATGGGCTCAACAGGTAAGACAACGTACCCTGGACGGTCTACAGGAGATAACACTGTGTATAGATTAACAGGCTTGAAGGTACCTAGCACCTGATCTGCCTTAGTAAGCCAGTCTCTTTCAAGTGTATGCCTGTTCCTGTGGTAACGAATCTCATGCAGTAGCGTTAGTGCCGCCTTAGCCTGGTCAGTACAAACTATGGCGTCTTCTTCAAACGCAGGCTTGAAAGTATGAGGGTCTACAGGATTTAGGATACTGTCCAAAGCCTCGTTGGCCCACTCGCTGACCACTTCGTTTTCCTTTTGGCAGGACTTGTCTACGTCTTTAAGACCGTGCCAGTTGTTAGCTGCGCGAAATAGTAGCTTCCAATGGAGAGTCCGGGCACCTCTCTCGAAAGCCTCCGCTTTGAGTTTGTCAGCATTAAGCTTATGTTGGGTAACCAGGTCAAGAATCTGATCAGCCAGACTATCGTTACCCGTTACCTTGCGAGACAAACAACGGACTTCATTAAGCAAGTTAACGAGGTCTTCTTTAAGGGAAAATTTAGTCATCCTGTTATCCAATCTGAAAAGTAGCGAAAGGGTATTTCATAAGCTGGCTCAGAGTTGGGGTAAGTTCTTACCATATTATTGGTTCTAGCATAGGTAGTGAACAGATGCTTAACCTGATCGTCAGAGTCATCCGTAACAAATCGACCTATGCTGCAATCCGAGCAGTCTTGGTCATACCAGAAGAAAAACCATATTGGAGTTTCACTAGTGTCCTGACCCTTAGCCTTGGCTAGAATCAGTACGTCATCCCGGAAGTCGGATAGTCTAGCGTGTATCAGTAGTCTGTTGTGCACGAGGTCAAGCACTTGTCTCTTCGTCTTAACCTCTACACGTTCTGGATCCGTATAGAAACCTTTAGACGTACGTCTTACCCAGACCTCGTGTTCCTGATCTGATATGTCTTCATCCCAATCGTGATACCTGTTTATCACGAAGGCCTTCTGAATGTTGACATAATTTATAAACCCATTCAGAAACGTGCTGCTGACATAATGGTATGAGGTACCAATAGGTAGAGGATCAGCAGACATGTTATCAGGATAATCTACGCTATCCGAAAAGTAGTCCATGAACTCAGGAGGTCGAGTGGCGCCTTCAAAGCTAGGGAGCTTTAGGTCGTCGACCAGTTTTCTATGACCAGTATCGAAGCTCATCAAGTCTTGTAGGTACGCCTTTACATGGCCTATGGCATCTTTCAAAGGTACGCAGCTCGCTTTGTAGAAATGGTAGCCAGCGTACTCACTAATAAAGGTGACAACACTAGGGTACACGACGGGATAGCCTTTAACTTCCCACCTGTCGGCTTTATTTGTACCTGCATGGTCAGAAATAGCTTTATTAAAACCAGCTTGTGTCCACACTACGTATCGGCCGACCAGTAGTTTGCGCATGTTCTCATCTATGACTAAGGCTGTTGTCATGTTTGCCTCTCCTCGTATATCCAACCGCAAACCATACAAAATCGTCGGTTCACTATGCGAAGGAACGCAACACGGTTGCTACCTGATACGTGAACAGGGCGCCAGGCAAACCAAGGGGTCAAATGGTCCGTGTGATATATCTGGCTGTGAGTTAGAGTGCTCATTGATTATCCTTGAATCGTTTACGATGGGCCAAATAGTTTCCTACTGCCCCGCCTAGTACAGCTACTACTACTACGCCTAACCAGCTTCCTCGGACAGCTACTATGGCAACGCTAGCGTAGATGGTAAGTTTGAAAGCGTCAGATATGGACGCAGTGACTATGAATTTGAAGGTGTGTTTGTCAATAGCTGCATGCAAGGTAGCATTACTTAGATAGGAACTTACTGCTTGCGCCAGTCCAAGGGTGGCTAGTCCTAGTGGAGTAATCACAGAATTTCCTTGAGGGCATCGTAGCCTTCTTTCGATATAGGTACGGCGCTAAGAAGTTCTACCGAGGTCTTGCGCCTGTTGGTGATGTTATGACTTGAGTTTTCATGTTTAGTTAAGGGTTGACCTTGGTACTTATACCAGGTAGGTTTCATAGCGATCTTTTCTGCAATGCGTGACCTTATTATGACTAAGGCTTTCTTGGTAGGTGCATAGTCTTTATTAAAGCCTTTACCTGTCAGCGAAGGATAGACTTCATCCGGATCAAACTTGCTGGCTACGTTGAAGTTGATACCTCGGTGTAGAAGCTCTTTCTTCAAGGCCAAGTACCTTTGTCTAAGATAGAAGCCTTTGTCATAGAAGAATAGAACGTGACCAGTATTCAACGTGTATTCTTTAGGGATACGCCTTTTGAACTGCTCCAGAGTCTCACCACGAGCGTAGGCTGCCTTGAGGCTGCGGGCAAGACTTTTGGGAATCATCTTGATCTCACGAAATTCAGCGAACAAATGTTGGTCGGCTAGCTCTTCAGGAGGGACAAGGTTAATGCGGGTCATTTGCTTTCTTCTTATCCCAGTTGCGACCACGAATCTGCCACAGCTTGCGGGCACGTCGGGTTTCTGACTTACGCGTTGTTTTCAAAACGCAGTGCTTTACGATATTGACCCCATAGTTGCTGTCTTCCCCGTCCGCACCGCAGTAGTATTCGAACCAAGGTTTAGCAACAAAGGACAAAGTAATGCACTGACTGGGTTTCAACCGGCGTACGCAATTGAGATCGTCAAAGTGACACAGCATGCCTATGTCCTCTTTGATCATGTCAATTGTCGGCCAGCTAGAGTCGCCTTTGTTGCGAAACTTTAAGGACATTTGCTCAATTCCGTATTCACCTTCGTCTGCTTTGTGCAAACGGACTACACCTCGGTACCAATCAGAGGTTTTGAGGTCAGAAGGTTCTTCTTTGGCAGTTAGTTCAGGTAAATCAAAGAGGGTCATTAGTTGTCCTTTCCTTTAGGTAAGCTTAACGCAGTCAGCAGCCCTTGCTTAGAGGACAGGAATAGCCAGCCAGACAAAAATTTCTCAGTGGCTATAACACCTTCAACGAAGTCGTGCTTACTTATGCAGCTTGACTTGTTTGCTTCCCACAGAAGGTCATGATGAATGTGAGTTAGCTGGACTGGAGTCTCGGGCAGCAAGGTAGTTATATCTTCTAACCGAACATAGTCTTCCAGTGTTCCCAAAGCGTTAATGGCACGTAGCATAGTTTGACGCGCGTTATCCGCTTGGTTAGTGCGCTGTGCTAACTCTTCACGGTCTTCTGGTTCGTCTTCAACTGTTTGTATATACCGATGGCAATCTAGCCGTTTATTCTCTGCCTTGTGCCATTCGTCAATAAGGTTTATCAGTTTGTTGGTAGTCACGTTAACACTCCACTATGTGAGGATAGGCGTATGCGCGTATGTTGCCGTTTGGTTTAGCGAAAACAGGCGTCATGGTGCTGGTGTCACGCGTAAGGTCACTCCAACCAAACACCTTGTGAAAGGTACGATGGACAGGCGGTACTACGAGGCCAAAAGGGATAAGCATGTATCCTCTTGGTACGTCTACGTCTTCTCCAGTTAACAACTTTCCGTACACCTCTTTCATCTGAGAAAGGTGTTCCTGAATGTCGCGTGGCTTACTATGAAAGTCGCAGCACGGTATAAGAGTCGTTGGCATACGTTTCCTATCTCAGAATAGTTCGAAAGGCTCATCAGGAAATTCAAACTCGGTAAGTATCTGCGTTGGAAAGCCCCGCAGTCTACAGTTAGCTGCTTCATCCAAAGCCTCAGACAAAATCTTGGGTACACTGTTGCGCCACCACAGAGGTGCTGAGTACCCGCAGTTACTATCAATCCATACCACAAATAGAAGAGGCTTATCATTCTGCTCACAAGTCTCACGTACCTTGTCTACAGCAGTGTCCATGCTCATTTCCTGTACTCTGGCCAAGGAATGACCTCTAGTCCAGTGATGACCTCGAGGTTCAGTATCACGCACTGCTGAACTCTGTTCATAGGACCTTCCTGCACGAGTAGAAGGTCACCGTCAGCTACAGGCGCAGCTACAACGTCGATTGTCTCAATCCTATTCATCTTTCTTCTCCAGTTAGTCCTCGTAGTTGATAACTCGGAACTTATCATCGTTTTCACACTTGATGAACAACTGAGCACACTCTGGGTACTGCCACGTAATGGACTTGAAGACTTTAATTAAGTCTTCCTGGTCACACCCATTAATAGCAACACCAAAGATATCTGCTTGCATAGTTTTGTTACCGTCCATGTCTTGGCTAACTTTAGACAGAGCACAACAAGGCCCATACTTTTTATCCAAGTAGTCACTTAGCTTGTCAGCGTTGGGTGTAAGACCTCTTTGATAGAAGCTACCATCGTCAAGAAACGTATGCAGGATAATGTCAGTTACGCTGCTCATACCTTTTCCTCTTCAGCCTTATCTGATTTGAGGTTGAAGGGCAAGCCATTAACTTCAATAACCTTAGCCAAGAAAAGTCTAATAGCGGTGCTAGTGTCTAGGCCTCTTGACTCAAGGATGACAGTGGCTTTGTTCTTAAGGGTGGAATCAATCCTAGCCCGTACTGTAGTTGTCTTACTCATGTTTTTCCAATATTTTCCAAGAATTAGAAGGCTATACACAGTCTTAACAGATAACCACTACCTTATGCGCAGGGTAGTTGTCTTGTTGGGTTTTATGAACGCAAGGTCTGACTTCAATTTTTGAATACGTGACCTTGCCGTCGCTTTGGTCTTGCTGATGGTGTCAATCAAGTCCCGCTCCATCAATAGAGCCTCCTTTCTCATCCCTGCGTCATAGAGACAATCTATGTCGTATTCCATCGACTTGATCTTGGACCTTTCCCCTTGATTGAAGGTAGCTTGGCACAGGGAGTCGTGTATCAGAGCCAAGGCTATCTTGGGAACACGATTCAAGTCGAACCCCCACTTAACACGAAAAGCCAAGTACGCAGCTTCAACCTTTCGGCTGGAAGCGTCCCCGAATAGCTTTCTGTTGAAGGCTTCCCTAGCTCGTGGCAAAGGCGAACGAAAGTCTTTCAACCACAAAGCTACAATGTCTGACATGAGCTTGCTTTCCTCGTCAGCCCACGTCTTTATATCCACAGCAGAGGGCGGGCTGAACATAGTGGTTATGCTGCTCTCTTGCCATATCACTTGACTCAGCATAACCCACCTTTTCTCCAAAGCCTCCTGGGTTGGAAACATCTTACTTAGAGTAGACACCCAGCTACCTCTTTCCACCATGTCTTCGTTAGTAAGCCACCCCTGCCCCAACACAAACTTACGAATGGCATCTATCTTGAATAGGTCAGACGTAATCCTAAACTCAAGCCTAATAGAAGACTGAATAGCTGTCTTTACCTCTTCGTCGTCTGTTCCCCCTTCGTTGTTTTCCACCTCCACGTCTTTTGGATAGAACAGAATAGAGTATAGCTGCTTGGAACGGGTAGACGAGTCCACGCTCACCCGTGACACATGCACGGACGGCGGTTCGTCTGAATTCTCTTTATTCTGATAGGTTTTAACCTCTAGTCTAAATAGGTCTTTAGGAGAATACTGAATCTTTTGTTTCCCTATTCTTTCAGACCAGTGCCAGTCCCAAGCACTGTCTATAAAAGTCAAAAGACTGTCCCTCGTCTTTTGACTTTTGCAGTTTACAAGCTCTGCTAGGTGTGTGCTCTGCCAACGTAAGTTTTCAGGCTTTACATACTTCTTTAGATCAACGCCGTGTTCCCACAAGTGCAACCCTAGTATGTTTAGACCCATCTTCATGTAGCCCGCAGGCGTATGAACTATAGGTTTATCGAACCAAGTTTCCTTGTCCTTTATAGGTAGAATATTCTGCCCTGTCAAGAACTTTACAGGGGTGTAGTGCATGTTCAAGAACCACTGATTCCCAGACTGTACTAGAGATACCCGCATACCCCTGTACTTTTCTGTAGGCTTATTCTGATCGTTTACCCAATTAAGAAAAAAGAATGAGCTAGGACCTAATGCCTCCCTTTTCTGCTTATACTTTCTTTCCGTTGTCTTCCACGAATCTATGTCTACAGTTAGAATCAGTTTTCCAAAAGTCTCTCCCGTGTCTAACACAAGAGTGGATTCCTTATTTACCAGGCTGTTCATCAGCTTAACTAGGTCTAGGTATTCAATCAAAGTTAATTGAATACGAGATTCGGTTTCTAACTTCGAACAGTCTAGGTTACTCCAGCTAGACTGTGTAACGGTATCAGGTATCAGTCTGCTCTTTTTCAGATCAGGTTTATACGCTATGTCTTTTTTCATAATTTACCTTATTAGATAGTCCTGTAAACTCTAACTCACGTTTTAACTTAACAGTTTCATTTTAAGTGAGAGTGTGTCAACCTGGCTTCTATTTGACACACTCTTGTTTCCCCCATTACGTCTACTTCTTTTTCTACTGTGCATTCTAACTTTATTACTCTTCAACCGTGCATTCTGTCTATTCATAATAAGGGTACTGCACGGTAGCTTTCTTTTGGATTCTACTACCTTCGTTACTGGTGGGCTAGTCTACAGGACATACACGGTTGCGAGGCACTTCTGTTAACTCAGTAGGTACGTGTAATCACGAAAAGAACATGACCGAAGCACTTAAACCATTAACCAGTTACTTCCATTCCACCGGTCTTGTCCTCCTTAACGGAAAAGACGCTCTAGGGCTTGCCCCTCGTCTGTTGGCAGAGGAAGCTAAGGCTCTGACGGATCACCAGTACGCAACCCTTGTGGGATCCGTCATACGGTCACTGAGAGTACGAGACCTCAGCCTTAAAGAAAGACGCCAGCTTCTTGAACGAGTTATCAACTACCACAAGGCAGACCTCCGTGGGGATCAGCCACGAGCCTTTGATAAGATCCTGACTTGGGTTCAATCAAGAGAAGAAGGCAGCTACTTTCAGTTGAAGGGTTACGCGGGCTCTGGCAAAACGCACCTCGCTAGAAAGATACCCGACATACATGAACTGGCCAAGCTTCTAGGTGGAGAGAACTACACCTTCGAGTATTGTGCACCCACACACAAAGCCAAGAATGTACTCTCCAAGTCTCTAAACAAACCGGCGCGCACCATCTACTCGTTCCTCAAACTGAAGATGTCTGAAGGTGACTCTGAGGATAAAGAGCTTGTCGAGACTGCAGGTAGGGACACCCTTCTAGCATCCCAGAATGTAATGGTGATGTGTGATGAAATGTCCATGCTTAACGAGGTTGTAGTAAACAGCCTAAAGAAGAAAACGAGCCTGTACGACCTGCGATCTATATTGATGGGTGACCCCGCTCAGTTAAACCCCGTAGGTGAAGACTTCAGTGAGGCCTTCTCGCTGCCTGGGCCTAAAGTAATGATGAAGGAAATTCTGCGCTCTAACAACACACTAGTGGGCTTGAGTGTGCAGGTCAGGGCTAACGACTATAACTTCAAAGCCACGGACGACATTCATTTGTGCAGGGGTTCTACGTTCAGACAAGCCATCTTGGAAAACTATGATCAGGAGACTTGTCGCGTACTGGCCTGGCGTAACAAGACCGTTGACGCTTACAACAAAATCATTCGGTCACACCTAGGACGAGGTGACGAACTAGAACCAGATGACATCGTTTCGTTAGGATCGCCTGTACTTTCTGAATACGGTAATCAGATACTCGCTAACACTGGTGACGAATTTCTGGTGTCTTCCGTTCAGGTTCAAGCTGCAACATTCAACTCTATATACAATCAAGCCGTGGTAACGTCAGAGGGTATGATACTCCCTGCTCCTTCTGGCATAAGTATCCCGCCGTTGCATGTCAAGCGCGTTGAACTGGACGAGTTGGCTCAAGACGTTTTCATGCCTGTTGATCCCGAGGCGTTTCAGAGTCTCCTTTCAAAGCTAGCAGACTTGTGCCGCTCCAAGCAGTTTCACTGGAAGCACTTCTGGACAATCAAGAATGCGTTCACTCCATTGAAATATGCCTACGCCCAGACAGTTCACCAGAGTCAAGGTTCAACCATGTCTAGAGTGTTTGTCGATGTTCCCGACATCATGGCGAACTCCGATGAACGTGAAATGCAAGCTTGTCTATACGTTGCGGTAACCCGTCCTAGTCACGACATCTTCTTGAGGCAATAACCTATGTCTGTGTTAGCCGACTACTTCGACTTTGTTCGATTTTCCAACTTCGTTATGGACAACCTTGACTACTGGTTAAACCACCATAGTCCACCTTCTTCTGAGCAAGGTGTAGTCCTGCTTGAGAAGTATGTGTCAGGTATTATACTTGGAGAAGAAGTTAAACGTTACGGCAAGATCCGAATTGACCCCATGACCGAAGTGGTGAATATGTCATTCGTCCGAGGGTCTGACCCGCGTAAGGTTATAGGCAAGTGGAATGTCAGGCCCTCGGTAACACCTCCTTACTACAAAGACCCCGGTCCACATTACGTGTTTGTAGGCGTATACAAGACTTATTACCTGTATGTGAGCAATAAGGAGATGGAGACGTTGCAAGGTAATCAGCAGACCTTCTTAGTTACGCGTCCGGGATCAGAAGGTCAGGCTATATGGTTAGAAGAAGGACTGACCAGAGTACGCGTGCTACTAAACCATGAACTGAATTTATATACCACAGATAGAGCACTGGTACATTGTTATGACATGGCCCGGCTACTAGGTCAACTCATATGAAAAGCAATAGCCTATGATTACAAAACTTGAAGCCAAGTCTCTTATATTAGACTACCTGATTAGACGCCTTGAACAAAACCACTTTTGGGATAGTAAGGACGTAAACAGTACGCCAGTTATTCTAGAAGCTAAGCAAGAGTGTCTTGACCTTCTACGTGAAGCTAGAGTTTCTACAGGTGAACCTCTTAGCTTAACCCATAGGCTCGTTGTGACCCCTCTCACTTGAAAGGCTATGATGACAAAACCAGCTAACCAAGACTTCATTCCGCGTGACGGTGCGCAGCGTTTTCGTAACGAGGACGGCACTTGGGTCTGCTCTAATCCGGGAGACCCCTTGTTCTCTACTGTTACTATGATGGCAACGGAATACTATTCCTACAATCGATGGAAACCTATCTTTGAGGAGAACAGCAATGACAATAACTAACTTCGTTGGCCTGAAAGCTCCTGACGTTCTCAGGCCTACTGGTGGTGTTCTTACCACAAAAAGACGGCTCCGACCTAACCGCCTATATTCATAGCATGTTACCTTTAGCTGATAACCTTCCTGTCTGCATTGTTCCTCGCGACGTGTTAGACGCCCTATACGCTAAAGCCCTCGAACTTCAGGCTATTAACATGGCCAACCCCCACTTCGCGTTTGCCTCTTGAAAGAAAGACTCCTATGCTCCACTATAAACAACGCAGCAGTTACGACTGCTTCCTCGCTAGCATCTGCACTATCCTGCAAGAAGACGTTTACGACAAGTGGCCTGTTAGCTTTGTCGAAGACATCGAAGCCAAGAAAGGTACACATGGCCCTGTTATTGACAAAGCTTTTGGCTTCTTAGGCCTTGTCCGAGATAGAGACTACTGGTGTCAGTATATTCCTGAGACCATGTCAGGTAGTCCCATTATCATGAACCTCCTTATGGGCAGACGTGTTATCGTACAGACGCCTTCCTTGAACCACGAAGGCTCTTACCATGTCGTGCCTGTTATCAATGGGAAGGTACTCGATCCTAGCAACCTGCAAGTCTACCGCTGGGTTCGTCAACTGTCACCCGCGTACGTTTGGCTGTTTAACGAGGTAAAGGAAACACCTGACCTGCGTAGTGCTCTCATTGCTCAATAAGGTACGTGTATGAAAGTAAGGAAACAACGCAGGTGCACTTGTAGGTTGGACGCACAACCTTCTCTACTAAAACGTGTGTTGGTCTTGAACCGCGAAACAGGACAACGAAGCTACGGATACTTTCAGGAGTACTTTACAGCCGTAGTAGCGCATGTCTTTTCAGAATCCCTTTACCGTGACATGACCCGTCCGGGTTTCGCTAGAAGGCTTTTTGATCCTAACTGGCGTGACGCTTACGTTCCTTACGTGGCTAAGCCTTTCGTCTTTGAGAAGCCTGATCCTACTAGTCAAGAGATACCAATATCTGTGGCTAAGACGTTTATAAATGCTGCTTTTGAATGAGCACCCTGTCCAGTAAATAGTAGTCCTAGGGAGGCTCTAGGGACGTCTAAAAGGCGTCAAAAACGGCGATCTGAGAAAATGTACTGAAACAGTGAAAATGCTTAAAAATGTAGCAAAAAGTGCTTAAAAATGTAGCAAAATGCGCGTTTTCTGTCGTTTTTCATCAAAAATGTAGCAAAATGCGCGTTTTCGCTGGTTTTTCTGTTAAAATCAAGATGAGGAAGCACGTGCCTCACAAGTCAATTCACGCGCAATCACACACGCATAAGGATGCGAATCATGCTCATGGCAAAGCAAACAAAATCCCAAGCCAGTACGAATGACACCGACCACGCTTTGAACTTCAAGCTTCAAAAGGCTTTGACCAAGAAGGCAGCACGCAAGCTGAAGCCTGGCGACGTGGTTGAAGTTAAGTGGGAAGACAGCCCAAACACCCGAGCTGTTGTTGTCGAAGGCCTGGAACGTACGCCACGTGGACATATTTACAACTACCTCAGGCTGTTTCACTTCAACACATGCGACCTGTCTCATGAGAACTACGACCAAGTCGTCGCACACGTAGGTCGCCTGGACAGCAACGGGCACTTCATTCCAGTGTAACTACGTGAGGGCCTAGGCCCTCCTCACAACTCTCTAGTAGGAGATTAATCATGTCTACAAAGTCCACGACTAACAAAGTTAAGCACATTCTTTTGGTGCCAACGGCACAAGGCTACGAAGTATACGGCCCCTACCCCGACTATGCTTCAGCTAAGGCTGCTGGAGACAATTGCCCCTGGATGCCTGTATGCGTGATCCCCATGCAGAGCCCTGATCTTGTGAAACAGGTCAAGGCGCTCTAAGTCTCTCAACTCTCAGGAGATCATCATGATCAAGACCTCTTACGTCACGTCCCCAAAGACTCGTTTGCTTGTGTCAGCTCTGTTTGTGTCAGCCGTAGTAATGTTCGCTCCAAAGGCTCATGCACAGTCTTACGACAAGTGGGGAGACACGCACAACTGGATTCACCTAGGTGTGCTGACCGCTTCTGGCGGAGTTGCGCATTACTTCATCGCGAACCCTTACGAGGCATTTGCTGTTGGCTTCATCCCGGCTGTCCTTCGTGAGGAGTACAAGCGCGAACGTGGTTTTGATCACTGGAGTCGTTCACGCACTACGTTTGACCTGGCAGGTGACGCTCTTGGTGTCTGGGGCAGTCATATGATCTTCTACAAGGACGGGAAGCAGACCGTCATCGCCTACCAGGCGTCATTCGATCTTCACTAAGTCTCTCAATTCACTCAGGAGGCCACCTCTCCCTTACTGCACAGTCAAGAAACTGAAGCCAGGCACAGTGGTAACGGTCAAGGCTTATGACGAGCCTGATGCGCTGTGCCTGATTATAGAACCAGAGTCTTTGATGCAAGGGTTCTGTGTCTTTTCGTTGACCGCGGGTCGATGCGTTCAGATACGATCCTTTCAGATCGTGGAGAGCCACGGGCGTCTCACATCAAAGATCGCGTCTTCAGCCACGTGTCTTCACAGTGACGCTCTGACCTTAGACAAATAGGAGTTTATACATGCAGGTCAAATCTATTGTCAATCCTCTTTTGCTCGTTACTTGGTCCTTTGTCATCCTGGTGTTTGACTTAGGTATCTTCTACGGAGCATTCCGGCTTGGTCTTTTGCCCCAACTGGCGAGTGTCCTCGCTGTTCTCATAACTCTGGTCTTCGTGCATACGATTGTCAAGACAAGTCTTGCATCAAAGGCCACACCAATAAATAAATAAACTTGAGTAAAGACGAAAGGCTAATAGGAGAACTGATATGTCTGTAATCACGTACCAACCAGGTGACATCATCGACTTCAAGCTGGGGTTCGATAATCCGTTTCTATATAAAGGTATCTTACTCCAATTCGCTGACAGTGACATGCATCCCAACATGGGGATCTCTGTCTTCGACCTGACGGCTATGTGCAAAGAAGTGATCCTCTTCGACCAGATTCTTTGCCTCCGGGGTCATATTAATGACATAGGTCTGGAGCTTTTGTCGGGCCAGCGTTTAGACTTTTAATGTGGAGGTATACTCATGAGCACTAAGCTGTCCAGGACGACCATTGCTACAATGAAGGCTGATCTCACCCGCGCACTCAACGCCGTAGCTAAGAAACACGGACTTACCGTGCAACTGAGCGGCGGCATCTTTTCCGACACATGTTATCAACCGAACGTCAAGTTCAAACCACGAGAGGACAAACGAAATGACAACGAAACTAGAACTATCTGATACCGAGTACAAAAATCTTTTAGATAAGAAAGACTACGCGTCACTCGCCAGCTACTTCCGTAACGCGTTCACTTTGACAACGCCGTTGTCAAGCATTCGGTCACGGGCACTCACTCGTTATGACCTGCTCGATTCCCGTCAACAATCTGAATTAGAGAAAGTGAAAAAGTCGAAATGAGTACACTCAAATACCCTGAAGTTTTGCCCGGCGACGTGGTTCGCATTCTGAATGGCCAGAAGGCTACTGTTCAATCTGCAAGCCCGCTAAATCGTCTAGCTTGTATCTCTGGCCCGGAAGTTCCTTTTATGGAAGTGCGCTGGGACTTCTTTGAAGTGATCGAGCGCAAGGCCTCTGTTCTAAAGGAGCAAGACTATGCCAACGAAGTCTCGTTCCAACTTGCCCCGTAAGCCTCGCCTGCGATACATAGTCTTAGTACCAACTGAGACTTCGCAAGTAAAAGTATACGGACCTTACACAAACTTCAAGACAGCAGAAGGTGATGCTAAAGCTTGGAGAGGGTCTGTTGAACTCGTGTTGTCACCTAAAGAAGGTATCAAATGATCATTCTCGCTTTTGCTATTTGTGCGTTTCTGTTGATAGGCTACATCGTTCGATGCGGTGTCATTGACGAAAAGAACAAGGCTGCTCACATAGAACGCATGCACAAGGACGGATACGAACAGGTGTTGATTACGCTGCCTCTCGATCCTAATGAATTTAACCGCGTTTTACTCGGTCCACCTAAGTCGGAACTGGTATGGCGCAAGCGGCAAGGAGAAGAGGCATGATGAGTAACTTTACCTTTCAGCGTGTGGTTCAGCGGGCGTTGTTAAAACTCAAGTGGTATGACGAAGAGAGTGACAACCACCTTTTGTTGCCACAAAATGCCGTGGCAACTCTTAAGTGCATAGTCTTGTATCAACAGGCTCAGATCGAAGGTCTGCAACAGGCTGTTCAGATCCTGGCTGACAAAGCTGGCTTAGACGCGAGCCAGCTCCTGACTTTTGCAACACCTCATCTTTGCCAGCCGCACGACGAAGGCACTCACTTCCGTGTGGCTCTCTCTGAGCCTGACGAACAGGCAACTCCTTCTACAGAGAGCACTTCATCATGAACCACCAATCAACCGCAGTCTTCCACTTTGATACACCTGTCAACGAATTCAACCCCAAGAAGGTTAAGAAGCACACACGGGTTATAGACGATGAGGAATGGACAGACCTCTTTGGCCGTTACTCAAAGATCGTACACCTTGTGGTCAAGTGCCTTGAGGCCAGCCCTTTTGGCGACGACATGGACGACTGGAATGTAAGCGCAGCTGGTGTCCACACCTGGCTTACTTCAGGTAACAAAGGCGACAACTCTTACGAGTCCCGTGCCGTGTTGGCCGCGATTCCAGACGAACTCAAGGCAGAGTGTTTCAAGAACTACAGTCTGGAAGGCACCCGCCTGGAAATGCTCATCGCCATCCTGTGGTTGAACAATCTCAAGATTCCTGATGGCACCATCCCCCGTACGAAAGAAGCTCTCCTAGAAATTGGTGCGCTTCAAGCTGCAATGATGGATACCTGTCATGCTTGGGCTTTTGACAGGAAGCCTCACATTAAGGCTAAGGAGTTTAAGAAACTCAAGCCTGGCCAAGTTATTGTTATCAAGTCTATAGAAAGGAAGAACTACGAGGCTATGGTTATAGAAGCGTCTCCTCGTGAAGGCGACGAGACTATCCTCGCTGTTTCTAATAAAGGAAACCCGCAGGAGGACCTTATACCTATTAGGGTTATCCGTGCCAACATCGTCCACGCAGGAGGTACCGTAAACTTTAAGACGTTTGTTCGACCCTAACTTTTTCTCACAAGGAGCACTAACATGCCAATGGACTTTCCTGATATGAACTCTCTCACGCGTCGCGCTGAAATGCGAGGCTTTCGTCAACCCAATGATGGCGAGTCTGAAGCCTATTACCGCACGGCATTAGCTGATCATGTGCGCTTACAAGATCCTATCGAGTCGGCTGAAATTCGTTCGGGTCTGGGCTGGGATCGTCAGTCCCCACAGGCCCTTCTCTTTGCTATCACAGGCAAGAACCCCGCCGACCTTTTCAAGAACCTCTGATTTTCAACCCCGGAACAAGAACGTTCCAATCTTCGCTAAAGGAGCCTACAATGGCCAAGAAAACCCCAAAGACCGTGGCACAATCCGTCAACATCTTACTGAACATCGAGGTACCGCTATCGGATTCTCGGGTTAGCGCGGTATTCGACAATTGGCTGAAGTTGTTTGAGACGATTCACCTAAGGGCAGTTCCAAAGGTTAAAGGCAAAGCAAAGAAGCCTTTCGACTTCAAGAGCTACCTGGACTCGTCTGTGGTCGCGTTTTTCAATGACCTGGACGTCCTTACAAAAGAGGACAGTGACTTCCGTTACTACGACAGCGTGGTTGAACAGGTTGCGGCCATGCCGCTCGATATTTCGGATGTCAACAGCCTACTGGCCGACTCCGAGAAAAAGAACCTAGTTTATCTCGCTTTGAGCTACTTGAAACTGTCACATATGGCTACGCCTTTGGAAGTAGCACTGTCCCAGTACAACGCGGAGGAATTTGTTCGGGACGTCGAGAGTATGTTCGAAGACTCGAATACGCTTGAAGACAGATACCCGCCTCTTACTCACGAGTTACCTCAACTGGCGATAGCAGAAACCATTCGAGACGCCTCTGCTATTATCGGGCCTATTCTGAACCAAGAGTACCTGCCGAAGTTTAAGGCTTACGTTGCGACCAATGCCGAGCGTATAGCGCAGGAGCGCGAGGCTAAGAAAGAACAAGAACGCGAGGCCGCAGAAACGGCCGTACAGCAGGCAGTCCGTCTGTTGTCAACGAACGGCTACCACGTTTCTAAGAAGGTAGACACGGAAGCGTCCGCCTCGCTGCCATCCGACGAGGCTAAGGCAGCGACCAAGGCGAAGTCTCGCAAGAAGTCTAAGTAACAGGAAGAGGCGTACACAGATTTACCTCGTGTACGCCTCTTGTTCATTCCTCAGGAGAAACACATGAAGAAATATCGCTATGAAAGGCCTTAGCTTAACTCTGTGGTGCCGTAATCCCTCCTACACAGTGTTTGACGTGTTTCCTCAGCTAAAGACTATCTGGTCAGAAGACTTGACTGAAGCAGCCATTGAAGGCACTCAGGACTGGGAGACTGATCCCAATGAACCAGGCGAAGTATTTTTAATCTGTCTGGACGACAACGTTATAGGCATGACGGGCTGGTACGTCATGAGTGAACGTAGTGTAGGTCTGCGTTGGCACGGTATAGTTCCTAAGCACCGTCGCAATAACTATGCATCAAGGGCTCTGAACATTCTCTTGAATGAGTTTGTCCCACCTTTGACACGGGAGGTATTTGAAGTAACGCGAAGTACTATAGCCAAGTACTTCTTTCTGAATAATGGCTTTCAGATGGAGCTTGACCCCAAGGTTAGGAACATCGCTATAGAGGCATCTGGTTATACCAAGGCCTACGCTGACGGCTATGTTATGTGCAAGACTCTTATCCCCAGAAAGGAATCGAAATGACAACCGATCTTCACTGTTCTCACGGGCCTGTGTCGTCTATGCCCGGATCTTCCCACGACTTACCTCCTGGCACCATGTGTGACCGTCATGGTGACACCCCTGCCGTGCGTCGCGTTCAAGGTGAAACCGATTCTTTCGGAGCTGAGTATCATTGCATGTGTCAGAAGTGCTATGACGAATACCTAATCGAGATTAACTCTCCAGAAGCACGCTCTGGTTACTGCGACTGGTGCAAAGGCCTCGTAACCGATTTGGCCAATCTTCGTGACCCTGACGAAGGCATGGCAGGCCCTGTTTACCGGGTATGTGGGCCTTGTCGTGACCGTCACTACAAGCGTCTTGCCGCGGAATTGGACGAAGACGACAATCCATACTATGACCACGACGACTCTGGCGAATGTGGTTGTGATCGTTCGGACTGCGCAGACTGTAGTCCTAGGGGGAGTCTGTATGGTGGTTAACTGGACTGACGCAGCACGAGCTTGCTACCTGGATGGGCGTTCTTACTGCATTATTCGAGAGTCTTTGTGTACTTGCGGTAAGTGCTCCGTGGTTAACCCTGTCGATGACGACTGTCAGGACGACAAAGACCTTGCAACTGACGACGACCGTGTCGACCTTTTCTTTATGTAACGGAGGACTTATGCTTCATCCCCTGATCCCCTTGTTCACAACGCCTGTTGAAATAGCTTTGACTGTTTCGGCTGTGGCTGACCTGTATGAGTCTTCCTACGACAGGAAGGCCGCGGACGAAGCTACTTCAGAACAAAACAAAAAGGTTGCGGAACTGGAACAGCAAGGTAACAAACCGGCAGCTCGATACCTTCCTAGGGTGGACTACCGCAAGTTTTACCCTATGTCCATATATGAAGTCTGTAATAAAGTCAACCCCGCGTTGACGCCACTTGTTGGATACTGGCTTCACTCGGACTGGAATGGTTCTCTTGCTTGGGCTAAGGACGTTCTCTTTGACTGTCTGACCCTTAAAAGAGGCCCCATTCCGTTAGTCATGACGCCTATGTCAGGAGAAAGTCCTGAAGGTCCATTCACAGGATACTACGTTGTCAGCTCTGACCTGTACTGTGACATAGAAAAACAAAAAGACACCTGGAGTATATTCTTTCGTGATAAGAATACGCAAAGAGAAGCTTATTCAGAGTATAGTCTGCCTATGAAGGAGAAAGTATCATGACAATAGACTGGATCTGGTTTCAGCACATGTCAGGCACTGACATTATATCGCTCATGGCTTTCATTGGTTTTGTTTTCATAGCGACCCCATTAATGTGGCTCGTCATTCAGCCTAGCAAGGCTCGGTCTAACGTGCCTAGCCACATTCGTGCAGCGCCATTAGCCGTGTCTGTTTTCATTGGCCTTATCATACTAGCCGCGTGTGTCGTCGCACTGGTATGCGTTTCTATTTACCATCTTAACTGATTCCTAGGAGGTATCACCATGACTTTGATTCACATAGGCTTGACCTTGGTAGTAATGTATCTGATAACTTATATGCCGGTTACTCCAGCACGCCAAGGTACCTTGCTCGGGTACGTAGAAGGCCTGTGTCTTCTAGTGATGGTGGCTATCGGTTTTGTTGTGGTAGTGATCGCCGCCCTACCATTCGTTCTTTACTCTCTCGTTAACGTCAACAAGGAACTGTCATGACAACCTTTTACCATGCCAAAATCGTAGAAATCGCGTTCACCTTTGACGAGTCCAAGTGGACCGTAGAACAGAAAAGGGTGGCTGACGGCTTCAAGTTCAGGATGGAACCTACTTCTGTCTGTACCAAGTACAAGATTGTTACCTCTCTTTCAAGAGAGGACGCTATAGACCGTTTACGCGAACAGCTTGTTAAGGAGCTGTCTGCGTTTTCGTGCCTTAAACCTGTCCTAGCTTGTTTCTCGTTTCAAGTGTCTTGCTTTTCTACTAACGGCGCTTATTGGGAAGGCTCCTTCCCAATGAACTCTGAACTCTGTCCACTTATTCCAGCCATAATCGAAATCGATGATTCCTTTGTGGGCTAAAAGGTTTTAGTGTTAAATAACTAAAGAAGGAGAGACACATGAGCAAAAAGCAGTTCAAGGTAAAGTACAACTTCGACGGCAGCGTGCCTCGCTGTGGAATTTGCAAACACTTTGTACCACAGGTAGTTGCGGGTAAGAAACGGGCTTACCAGCCACCTCGATGTGGCTTGGGTAGTATGCACACTACTCCTGTAGGCGTATGCGACGCCTGGGTAGACTCAACTACAGGGGACACCCTTTATTCAACCAAAGAGATACCATCTTATGCCTACACCTGAAGAGAAACGCATACTGGTAGTATGTGATGCCGTGAATTTAGTCCCACCTAGTACAAACGACACGGTCCTGACCTTAAGGGCCTTGCCTGAAGAAGACACCAAAGACTGTGGTAGTAGTATGCCTGATCTTAAGTTGAAGGACTGGCATACGCACAAGCATAAAGGTGGTCACAAAGCCAACGTACGAAAGCGAGGTCACAAATGACAACACCAGAAAAGTTCGATCAACTCACCGCACAGTTGACCACTATATTCAACCTGCGTAGTTTTACCTATATACAAGACCACCTGTTACCTGTATATAAAGAGGTCCACCCTGAGGAAGAGTGCTTTACGTCTATGACTGACTCGAACAGCCTTGACGAAGTTCACTTGCTTGCGGCAGAACGTTTGAAAAGGTTGTGGGCAGAACAGGCATCCCAGATAAGAGAATTCTTGGCCAAGCCAAAAGGTAAACCGCCGGAGTATTGGGAATGAGCAACGCAAATTTTGTAAAGGTAGCTGAAGCTCTTACTGATAACAAGGGGAACATATTAGGTATATACAAAGAGGACCTATCCCAGTTGCCTCCAGACGCCGACGTTGACCTGTACATATGTTTGACTTACACCGGTCGCAATATCAACACTGGTTTACCTATGGCCATTAGATACGGTAACACTGTCACTAATCCTGCGTTTGAGTCACCGTATAAGGTAACCGACGTCACCGTCACTTGGAGAACTCTATGACTTTCTTTATACTGGACCTGCTTATGAAAGCCTCCATTATAGGATTCATAGCGTCCATGACGGTATTTGTGCTGTTGGTAGTCATAGATAACTTCCGTGGTATTAGTTCATTCGTCATGAGTGCTAGCATATGGGCAATTTTGCTGTTCGGTCTATTGATGGCCGTATGCATTGCGCTATCACTAATTGACCTTAGCCATTTTCCTAACCTACAAAGGTTTGTGTATGCTTTCTGACAACTTTGCACCTTTCCACGCTGGCCTGTCTCCCCAGGAAGCCAGCACGTTGTTTCGCAATCCGTATGTGCTGGCTCAGTTAATAAACCAACTTGACTGCTGGGAGTCTGAAGACGCTGCTGTGCGGGAGCCTGAGGATGGTCCTTGTCACTACTTCAAGGACAGAAAAGCCTATCTCAAGTCGGTAGGAAAAGCTATCGTCGAAGAAGACGTTGAAATTTGGGAACCAGAGATCCTGGAGGCCTTTGGTGTTCTAGCCTCTCCTCTATATATGGAGATGAACCGCCGACGCAACCAGGCGGAGCCATTGTTAGACTTCATATTCAAGGCCTCTCAGTGTGATGGCAAACATGGTAAAGGCCTGGTGATAGGTGACAAGGATAAAGCCAAGGTAGCTATGCGCATATGGTGTACGCCAGAAGAGGCTCGCGACCTTGTATTAGAAGCGTGGCGAAAGTCGTGAGCATACCTGACTTGATAATGGCTAACGGCTCTGGCTACTTCAATGACTCTGTTACAGTGCCAAAGACGGAGATGTTAGTTCTATGGGCCGTGGCTAGGCATTGGCCTAATGAATGTACTAACAGCCTTCTGTTCGACACGTTAGCCGGTAGTGTTAGCAAAGCCAGTCTGTTTACTTTAGTCTCCAGGCTTGAGAACCGAGGGCTGATAAAAAGGCGTAGAACGTCTACCCGAGTGCACGGTTTAGTGGTAGACGTGTTATTAGTATCAACTTCGGAGTCTATAGCAACCTTTTTCAAGGACCCTCACCATGAATCTCAAATGGTATTACACTTCAATCGGCGCAAAAGCTCACAAGAGTCTGCCTGAAACATATGACTCGATAGGCGGTGCTCAAAGACTAGCCACTAAAGACTGTCACGAAGGCCATGCTGTAGGGTTGCCTAAGTGTGAGATAGTCTTAGGTGAACATCGAGGTTGGTTTCTCGCGCGTCCATGGAACGGCTACGGCTTGCCATGGACGCGCCGCCTTTATTACTGCTGGCTAATTCTTACCAACA